ATGGTGAAGAATATACAAGTGAAATTCATCAACAATTGGTGTGTCCTAGATGTGGCTTAACAGCTACCGAGGAAGGTCATGACCCATGTATTGCTAATTTACCTGAAGTAGAATATGCTTGCTGTGGTCATGGAATTGATGATTTCCAAAAAGCGTATATAAAATATTCAAATGGTGAAGTAATTCGATTCGATACCACTGATGATTTATTAAAACATGTAGACAGATTATGAAAGAAAATGGTAAAAAAACAATAGTAGTTAATATATTTGGAGGTCCGGGCTCAGGTAAGTCCACACAAGCTCTTGGTGTAACATATAAGCTCAAGTTAAATGGTATTAATTGTGAGTATGCCTCGGAGCATGCAAAGGATTTGGTTTGGCGTGAAGACTATGGTTCATTAAAAAATCAAATTGGTGTTTTTGGTAAACAACACGATAAATTATTTCATTTAAAAGATAAGGTTGATGTGATTATAACAGATAGTCCAGCAATTATGGGTTTATTATATTGTGATTGGACCCTAGTATCACCAAAACTAAAAGAATTAGCAGTAGATGAATTCAATAGAGACGACGTTGTTAATTTGAACATCATGATAAAAAGGGGTGAAAGACCATACGACCCAAATGGACGTGAGCAAACTGAGGAAGAAGCAAAACAAAAAGATAAAGATGTTAGAGCTTTGTTGTCTGATTTAGGAATTCGGGTAAGACATTTGCCAGCTCAGGAGTCAACAGTAGATTACATTTATGTTGAGGTTATGAAAAAACTCGACATATTTTTGGCAGATTAAAAAATTATACCTATCTTTGTTCATTATGGTGATTAGCTTGACAATTTAACCATATTCACTACCTTTAGGTTATGGCTAAAAGGTTGATAAAGAAAAAGAAAGTTGGTGAAAAGGCACCGACCAAGGTTAAAAAGAAAAAAGCTAAAACAAAGGTAAATAGAAGACCAAAAAAACAGGTTGTTAAAAAAACCATAGTTAAGAAAAAACCGACCAAAAAAAAGGTTGTTAAAAAACGAATAAGTCGTAAAGGGAAGCTTAAAAATAAAAGACTAAGTAAGACTGGTAATAATGACAAGTTAATACCTAAACCTACTACCACTAGACGTAAACCACTTAGAAATAAAAGTTCGGAAAGCAAATTTGAAAAAATTAGCAATGTTGGGAACCAAGATAAATTCAAAGAGATGGGCAAACGAGTCCAAAATCACGAATTACTTTGGTCCCATTTTGCAATTGAAAATAACATAGGATACCATTATTACCTTAAATTAAAATGATTAGCGAATTAAAAGATTTACTTAAATCAGCTGAATTCAGAACTTGGTTGGCAAACCCACAATTATGGGAATCATTGGATGTAGATTATCATCCTCCAAGAGTTGAAAGAGTTTGGATGAAATACAACGAAATGCGAGTTTCTTTGCATGTTATTCATCCATGTAAGGATAATGAAGCATTAGTCCATCCACACCCATGGAAATCGGCTATGTATATTTTACCTATTGGTGGAATATATGAACATGCTGTGGGATACCAAGATGCAGATGAATTTGGTAACAAAACATTTAAGATTGTATGCACCCAGCAATTTAGGGGTGATGCTTACTATGAGATGCTGGAAAGAGAAAGTGTTCACTATGTCAGACCAATTGGTTTGCCAGTATATAGTATAATGATATCCGGCCCAAAAATTTGGGATGGTAATGGAACAAAGGTAGATAAAGACTTAGGACCTTTGAGTGATGAAAGAAAAGCAGAAATTTTAAACATTTTTAAAACTTATTTCGAATGAAATTAATTGAACAAATTGGTGCAGACTTTATGGCTGCGTATAAAGCAAAAGAAATGGAAAAAAAGGATTTCCTAGGTGTCTTAAGAACTGAGGTAACGAAGGAAAGTAAAAATCCAGAAGATGCTTTTGTTGTCAGCAAAATCAAAACTATGATTAAAAATGCTGAGGCAACAAATAGTCTTACTCCATTTGAATTGGATATCTTGAATGGTTATTTACCAAATCAACTAACCGAAGATGAATTGAGAAATATTCTTAAGGATGAGGTTGCTAATAGCGGGTATAAACATATGTCCGATATGGGTAAACTTATGTTGTTTTTGAAAAACAATCATGGTGGAACATATGATGGTAAAATGGCTTCCATCTTGGTAAAAGAATTCTTAGTATGATAATTGATTTATTGTTCCTTTTTATAATCCATTTTATTGCAGATTTTGGTCTTCAATCTAGAAAAATGGGGTTAAATAAAGGTAAGAGCCTAATGTGGTTAAGCATGCACGTTGGTGTGTACTTAATCACATTACTTATATTTGGTTTAATATTTGGCCAGCACTTACTAGATAGCAATGACATGTATCCAATATTCAAGTATTGTTTATTAAATGGTGCTATTCACTGGGTGACGGATTTTATCACCAGTAAGGGTAGTGGTTATTCTTATGTTCAGATGTTGAAATACGAATCTGAAAATAATGATAAAAAGAAATACCAATGGCAATATGTTTTTTGGTTAGTGATTGGATTTGACCAATTATTGCACATCATAACCTTGATGTTGACCTACCAATATTTTTTCATGTAAATTTTATAAAAATATTTGAATATCCATTGTGAGCTTCAAATATTAAGTATATCTTTGCTGTATAATAATCGAGTTGATTAATTTAAAATTAAACCAATACATGGAGTCAAATAGAATTCACAAAAAATTAGATGAGTTATATAGTAACCCGAAATCAAAAAAATTTTTAAATCATTTAATCCAAGCTTATCTACCAATCGATAAAGCGGTTAAAGTCTGGGAAAAACCACAATCTAAATTCAGATGTGTTTTAACTAATGCTCCTTTAATTAGTATCTCTGAGGCATTAGCTGGAATGAGTTCAGAAGAATTTAAAACAGATTTTATGAATCACTTAAAGGCTTGGGCTAATTCGGATTCTAGTGTTGAAAATCCAGTTAAAAAAATGTTAGCCGGAAAAGTTTTAGGATTCACTGGTGAAGACACCACAACATTTATGTCACAAGAAGCTTATCAATCATTTTATGATTGGGTTGTAAATAAAATGCTTCATGGAGATAAACACATTAATTGGTTGATTAAATCAATGAGAAATGATAGCTTTGTTAAGAGAGCCGAATCTGTTGCTAATGATGATGAATCTAAACAAGTCTTAGCGACAATGAAAAATAATATCAAAGAAACACAAAAAGTAACAACTACTTTTGGTGATTTAACTGCACTACAAGAATTAAAAGCTAAATTCGAATCAAACAATAATTAATTGTTATTTGAATAAAAAATTGAACAAAGAAAAATGGAGTTAAATAAAAAGATTATAGAGAAAAGAGAGGCCAGATTAGAGGAGGCTAGAATTGCACTAAAAGCTCAATTTATCGGTATTGATGAAATCATAGATAAATTTATCAATAGTATAAAAATCTGGTACATTATTCCAGAAATTCAATCAAGACCGCTTATTATTAATTTATGGGGTATCACTGGTGTTGGTAAAACTGAATTAGTTAGAAAATTTATCAAGGCTATTGATATGACTGATAAATTTACTGAAATACAAATGGATTCAAAAGATGGTTCAGCCACTATTGAAGACTATCTTGAAAACACCTTTGAATCAGAAGATATTCAAGGCGTTTTATTATTGGACGAGATTCAAAGATTCAGAACTATTCGAGAAAACGGTGAGGAAAATAACTCAAATAAATTTCAAGATTTATGGATGTTATTATCTGATGGAACATTTCAATCCAACTCAAAGGTGAAACAAGAATTGTTAAAAATGATTCTTGAAGACGATTATTGGGCTGAAAGAGGTCACGATGACGATGATGATGATGGTTTCGATGATGATGAAACAGAAGATGATAAAACAAATTCTGGTGATAAGAAAAAAAATAAAACTCCTAAAAAAAGAATTTATTTGACTTCTTATTGGGAAGCCTCTAGAATGAAAAAACTACTTAAATTGACTGAATCCATTACTGAAATAATGAAATGGAGTAAAGTTGAAAAAATGGATATCATTAAAAGTAGATTAAAAAGTAATGATACCTATGAGGGTAAAAAATATAGTAAATTATTAATTATTATTTCTGGTAATCTAGATGAAGCATTTAGTATGGCCGATAATGTTAATGATGCTGATAGAGATGCTGACGTGTATCACGAATACTCTAAATCAATTGATATAATCAATATCAAAGGTGCATTAAGAAGTAGATTTAAACCGGAGCAAATCGCACGATTAGGTAATATCCATTTGATTTACCCAATCCCAAGTAAAGCTGCTTATTATGGTATCATTGAACAAAAAGTTAATGATATTATTAGAACAGTTAAAGAAAATAATGGTATCGAAATCGCTATTGACCAATCAGTTTTAGATGTTATCTACAAAAATGGTGTATTCCCAACCCAAGGGGTTAGACCTGTATTGAGTACAGTATCATCTATCATAGAAAATTCATTACCAAAATTCTTATTTGAACATTTAAAATCAAGAAAGAAAGACGTAATTAAATTATCATTTAAAGATGGTTTCATGGTTTCTAAAATCGGTAAACGATTGGTTACTTATGCTATTCCTACTGTATTGGATGATATCAAGGATAAACAAACAGAAGATAATAAAGCATTGGTTTCAGTACATGAGGCTGGGCATGCAATATTATATGCTCTATTATTTAAAACTGTACCGACTCAAATCGTTGCAAGTACTTCTGATGAAGATACTGGTGGATTCGTTGGTGTTCACCCATTGATTGGAACAAAAACACAAATACTAAATGATGTAATTGTTTCTCTAGGTGGTAGAGTAGCCGAAGAAGTAGTTTTTGGTTCTGAAACAATATCATCTGGGGCAAGCAGTGATTTATCTCACTCAACCAATATGGTTTCAAATATGGTTAGAACTTGGGCAATGGATGATACCAATTTTGGTTATTATGCTGCACCGTCAGTAAATAAAGGTGGTTTCAAATTCAGTATTTCTAAAACTGATGATAGAATTGAAGAAATTCTTAAAATCAAATATCAGGAGACCCAAAAACTTATTAATAAAAATATAAAGTTTTTGTTGGACGTTGCTCAAGCATTAATGGAGAAATCTACACTAACACCTATTGAGTTCCAAAAAATAGCAAAAAAACACATGAGGGTTACAATACCAATTGTTAATGCTGGAACTACCATTGAAGTTGACTATAAGGATAAATTAGATGTTAAACTAAATGAAATTTTTAAATAACAAAAAAAGGAGAAAGTAAAATTTCTCCTTTTTTATTTGGTATTATTAATTTTATTTGTATCTTTGTATCAAACAAATCTATATTATGGACATTAAACCCGAAATAAATCCTAATGATATCGAAATAGGGGTAATTATTGCTCGATTTCAAGTACACAAACTACATAAGGGCCATATTGAATTAATCAATAAGGTATGTGAGAATCACAAAAAAATCATTATGTTTTTAGGAGTTCCGGTTATTGGTAATACGAAATCGAACCCATTAGACTTTGCATCTCGTAAAGCTATGATTCAAGAAATGTATCCAAACATCGTCATTTTACCACAAAAAGACCAACGTTCTGATGAAAAGTGGTCACAAATACTTGATAATGAAATTAAGGTACCATTTGGCGAACGCACTGCCTTATTGTATGGTAGCCGTGATTCTTTCATACCTCATTATAAAGGAAAATACCCAGTGATAGAATTAACGACAGATATTTTTTATTCTGGTACTGAAGTACGTAAACAAGTATCTCGTGAAATTCTTTTATCAGAAGATTTTCGTGCTGGAGTAATCCATGCAAATTACGCACAACGCTCTTGCACATTCCCAACGGTTGACATTGTTGCTTATAATGAAAAAGAGCAAATACTTTTAGGTAAAAAACCTAATGAAAATCTATACCGATTTATTGGTGGTTTTGTGGATAGAACTGATACCAATTGGGAGCATGCTGCAAAACGTGAATTCATTGAAGAAACTGGTGGTTGTGAGGTTGGTGATTTAGAGTATGTTGCTAGTGCATCGATTAATGATTGGAGATATTCTAAATTAGAATCAGGAATTATGACAACTCTATTCATTGGTAAATTCTTATTTGGTGCAATAAGACCGTCTGATGATATTTCTGAACTAGCTTGGATTAATCTTAGTGATTTACAAAAACCAAATGCTATTGAACAAAATATCATGGAGGAACATGTTCCATTGATGAAAATTTTGATTGAAAAACTAACAAAAAAATTCGATAAATAATTATGGAAAATTTAAATAATAAAAATCCACAAGGAGACCAAGGTGTTATTTTACCTAAACGTAAAATTTATAAAACACCTAGATTATTGTTAGGTGATGCCTACACAATTGGTTCAAATAAATTTGAAAGTGCGGAGGCAAAAGAAAAATCAGTTTATTACATTACGTTTAGAAGAGCGTTGCATGAAATAAACCCTTCAATCTACAATGAAGGTGATGACCGGATTGTTTTTGTTGGTTTACAAAGAATCCTAGAAGAATTATTCTATGAACCAATTACTCATTTTGAAATTGATGAAACTAAACGTTTCTTGGCTCACGCAAAAGTGACCACTGAGGGATTCAAAGAATATGAGTTCCCAGAAGAAATTTGGCGTAAAGTGGTTGATGAATTCAATGGTCGTCCACCAATCTCAATTAAAGCCCTTAGAGAAGGTTCTGTCGTATATCCAAACGAACCAGTAATTGAAATTTCCTCAGAAGTAAAAGGTATGGGCGTGTTGGCCGCTTGGTTCGAATCTAAATTATTACAAGTTTGGTCACGCACTGAACGAGCAACCCAAGACGAACATTTTTTAAATAGAATCAAAGAAAGAATTCTACGTGTCGACCCAGACATGGCTCCAACCATGGTTGATTTCTATGCATCCATTATGATTACTGATTTTGGTGATAGAGCTGGTATGACATCAAATGAATCAGAAGAACTAGGAATGGTTCATTTATATACTTTCGGTGGTACAGATACATTCTCCGGTGCTTATCAAGCTTGGAAGAACTCTGATGAAGCAATTGGTATTTTTTCTTCGGTCAACGCATTAGCACACAGAAATGTTCAATCATATGAACTTGAGAGTGATTGCTATAAAGCGATTTACGAAAGTTGTAAGAATGGTGAAATCGTTTCGATGGTAGATGATTGTTATGACGCTAAAAATGCTGTTAGAAATCATCTATTACCATTAGCCTTAAGAAGCCTTAAAGAAGGTAATGGTAAGGTAGTCGTAGCTCGTCCAGATTCGTCAAAAGAAGGCTATACCACAAAAGACCAAATCATTGAAATATGTGATATTTCGGTTGAGGCTGGTTTATTTACTGAAATGGTAACTAAGACTGGAACATGGAAATGTGGTACCTTAATGAGATTCCTTGATGGTGATGGTAAAACATTCGAAGATATTCTTGATGAAATCGATGCACTAATTGAAAGAGGATATGCATTCTATACTTGGGGATTATTTGGTCAAGGTGGTGGATTAAGAAATCATTTAAAACGTGATAACTTATCAGCTAAATATGCATTATCATCAGTAGGTGATAATGATAAACCTGTGGTTAAATTCAGTGAAACACTTGGTAAAGGAACACTTCCGGGTCCATTTAAATTACTTAGAACACCAGAAGCACTTGCAAATAAAGAAACCATTATATTCCATAAGGAAGACGGTGTCGATTCTATGATTGAATACTTTAATGGTGCAAATATTTACAAACCATTTGGTGATGCTCAAGATGATAATTACTTGGTGATTAAAGCTATGATTAAAGAACAAATGGCTACTATGCCACTTAGTCTTAAATCTGAGACAAATCATAATTATCCAGCCAGTAAATTAGTTTTCAAAACTAAACAAGAATTGTTGGAAAAATATGCACCAAATAAATCATTGAAATTGGCTTGATAAGTTAATTTTTTATGATATCTTTGTTGAGTGAAGATTATTTTCCTCGATATTGATGGTGTGATGGCTTTAGGTTGGGTAACAAGAAAACCAACTAAATGGGGTAACATATATAGATTTGATAAAAAATCTGTTAAATTACTTAATGAAATATTAGCCATTACTGGTGCCGAAATTGTCTTATCATCAGACTGGAAGAAACAACATTCTTTGCAAGACATGAGGGAAATATTTGAATGGAATGGAGTAAATAAATTACCTATTGCATTTACTATAAATTCTGACTTGTATGAGGAGGCTGAAACAAGAGAGTGGCAAGCTGGTGGTAGAGCATATGAAATTAAGGAATATGTTGAAAGACATCAATTAACTGAATGGGTAGCTATCGATGATTTAGAATTACATAAGTCAGGATATGCGGATTTTTTTGAAGGGCATTTTGTACATTGTGCTAGACCAACGGAAGGTGCAAAACAAACTGGCCATAAAGAAAAAATACTTGAAATATTAAACAAATAATGAGCGGTAAAAGAGATTGGGATAAACAATTCATGGCATTGACTGAGCATTATGCTGGTTGGTCCAAGGATAAAAGTACTGGTGTTGGTGCTGTTATTGTTAACTCAGATAATACTGATATCATTAAAGGTTATAATGGATTTCCTAGAGGAGCTGATGATGATAAAGAAGAACGACATGAACGGCCAGCTAAATATGTCTGGACAGAGCATGCCGAACGAAATGCAATCTATAAAGCAGCAAGAGAAGGGATATCAACCAATGGGTGTAAAATATATGTGAATTATTTTCCATGTGTTGAATGCTCAAGAGCAATAATACAAGCTGGAATCAAAACAGTGATTGCACCAAAACCGGATTTAATACACTATAAATGGGGTGAATCGTGGAGAGTTGCAATTGAAATGCTTGAGGAATGCGGTGTAGAAATAAAATTTTTTGAAAAGTAATGGCAAAAGAAAGAATAAGTGTAGCATTTGCTAATCAACCACCAACACAATTAGACGTGGAAGAAGTTAGTAAATGGGTACCAAAAAAAGTTAACAGAGTTAGTGGACATGTATTTTTTAACGTTGATGGAAAATATGTCTCTATGGCAACAAAGGATTACGATAAAATTTTTAAATAATGGGAGTAGTAAAATCTATTGAAATTAATCATTTTCAAGCAATTGAAAAAAAAGGTTGGGATAAAACTTATTGGTTTTTTGACCTACATAGTACAGTAATAAAACCTAATTATGAAGTTGGAAACATCCCAACTGAATTTTATCCACACGCAAAAGAAGTTCTACAAATGCTCAGTAAGCGTGATGATATTTGTTTGGTAGTTTACACTTGTTCACATCCACACGAAATTGAACAATATATTGAATACTTTAAGGGTCATGAAATTAATTTTCAATTCGTAAATAAAAACCCAGAAATTAAGACCATAGCTGGTGGATATGGTTATTATGAAGATAAGCCTTATATGAATGTTCTATTTGAAGACAAAGCCGGATTCGACGCTGAGACTGAATGGGAAGAGGTAAGGAATTTTTTAACCGCTAAATATGCCAGCAGCTAGAGGACATAGACGTTGGATTGACTCCAATGATGTTGATGATTATCAAAATGGACTAAATAATTTTGATGTATCCGATGTTGGCATTTATAGTGACCCGTATAATAATATGTCTGATATTGATTTATTTTCTGGTTTAGACCGTAAACGATTTAACCATCCTCAAACATCTGATGTCGTTAAAATTAAAAATGATAGAGGTGAAACTGTTTATCTAAAAGAACATGAATTACATGCTATTTTAGAAAGGTTATTAGATAAAGTTATTAGAGAAAAGGGTTTTGACCTTTATAAAGAAACTCAAACACGTCTTTTAGAAAACATTGATAAAGAGGTTCAAAAAATTGAAACCAATACAAATCGATATTTTCTGGATAAAATAGATGCCCTTGCTGAGAAAATAGCTGAAAACATGCTTAATTCTGAAATCGAAAGGCGAGTTAAATTAAAGGTTGAGAAAAAGCTAAGTCAAATGAAAAAACTACTTGACGATGAGTAATCATTCTGAATGGCATGAAGACCAAAATCTAGCAGCACAAAAGAATGCTGAAGAAAAGGCAAAGAAAATTGCTGAACGTGAAGAAATATTGAATTCATATACTTGGATTAAAGTTCCCAAGTATTATGAAATCGACCCAAATAAAGAAGATGTAGACTGGAAAGCCGAGTATCAGAAATTGATACAACATCATAAATTGGAAACTGAGTTTCTAATAACAAAAATAAGAGAATTGGTAAAATGAGTGTACTAAAATTTGAATTAACTGAAAAACATATTTCATTAGTAAAAAATGTGAATTGGGAATGGCTTGGTGAAGATGCATCTAAAGATGATATTTACGAAGAGCTTGGTTTAATCCTATATGGTAAACCGGACGTACCATTCGACCCAACAAGTCCTGACGTTAAACCATACACCCAAGAACAAATGGATGAGATGGATAAACTTCATTCTGAGTTACCTAGGGCACTACAAATTATGTTGGCCACAGGTGAATTTAAAACAGGACATTACAAGACTAAACACCATGATATCAATTGGGTTAAGATTGGTTGATATGTGATGAAAAATAATTATAATATACCCAAAACAATTGAAGCTTGGGTTGATATAATTGAAAAAAAATTCAATTTAATACCACTAGGTAATGAAGATGAAATGCTAAGTGTTTTAGGGATTGAGTCACAAGATGAGATTTATAAAATTAGAAAAGCATTTTTGATTGCTTATGGTAAAAGAATAGGTATCCTATCCTATGAGGATGCTTGTTTTAAATTAGGTATCGAACCAAATCCCCCAGTAGACAACAAATTCACTGTTGCTGCTCATAAATTAAACATTATAATAAAAGCTATTAATGGTGGGCTTGAACCTAACTGGACCATCATTTCGGAGCCTAGATATGCCCCATTTTTTGATTTAAGTTCACCGGATAAAATCATTGAGTTCGAATCCGTAGTTAAGCATTGGCATTTTAGAGGCTCAACATCTAGTTCAACTTTTTACTTTATGAGTTCAGAATCAGCTTATTTTGTAGGAAATTATTTTATTGATTTATACCAAGATTTCATGGTAAATTAAATCAATTATTTGGAAAGTTCATAATTAATTCCTATCTTTGCCATAAATAATACATTATGGATTCAATAATATTTTCGGTGGATGGTCGTGAAGACCTTTTGGATAAGGTTGCTAAGCAGCTTTTAACTACAGAAAAAGATAATCAACAAACTAAGATTGGTAGGGGCCATGTACAAGAATTTTCTGATGGTGAAGTTTGTTATGATTTTTTGGATAGTGTAAGAGGTAAACGAGTTTATTTACTGTGCTCCCCGAATAATTCAAATAAAATAATGCAATTGAATTTCGCAATTGATGCAGCAAAGAGAGCTGCGGCAAAAGAAATCATCCCAATCATTCCATATTTCCCATACGCTAGACAAGATAAGAAAGACCAGACTCGTGGCCCAATCGGAGCTAAAGTCATGGCTGAAATGCTAGAATTTCGTGGGGCAACTCAAGTAATTACATTTGATTTACATGCAGACCAAATTCAAGGTTTTTTCAATATTCCAGTAACGCACATGGAAGGTAAATACCTATTCGATTGGCAAATTTATAATTTGCATATGGATGGTGGCCACGATGTTGTTTTATGTGCACCGGATGCTGGAGCTGCTAAAAGAGTTAAACGCTTCAGAGACCAGATTAAAGATAGGTACGCAATTGATTTGCCAATCGTAATGATTGATAAAACCAGAAAAGAAGCCAACAAAATCGAATCCATGGTTTTAATTGGTGATGTGAAAAACAAACATGTTGTTATTGTTGATGATATGTGTGATACAGGTGGTACCTTAGTTAAAGCATGTGATGAATTACTAACATGTGGTGCCAAATATGTTACCGCTGTTGTAACACACGGAGTTTTGAGTGGATTGGCTTTAGACCGAATCCATGCATCTAATTTATCTGGGTTTATGTGTTCAGATTCATTACCAATTAAACATTCTTTTATACCAGATACTCATGGTGAGGCTGTTGAAGTGGAAACCAGTAGTTTCATAACACAAGTTAGTACTGCTAGTCAGATTGCATTAGCAATTAAAGCGATTAATAACAATTCTAGTGTTGATGAATTAAAACATCTTGGTTAATGAAAAGCGTTACTGACCCATTTTTAGATGAAGATTTTGCAGTACAGCGATTGCTTACTGATTATATGCGACATGGAAGTATTATCCTAGCATATGATTATGACAACACAGTTTTTGATTGGCATAAGAAAGGTTATTCGTTTGAGTTAGTAGTGAATTTAATCAAAGAATGCAGACCATATGCAAAATTCATAGTGTATACTCACTCCAATGATGATAGACATGATGAAATCAAAAAATATCTTGATGAGCGTGAGATTCCTTGGGATACTATTAATGAGGGCATCGTTTGGGTTAATGGGAAAAAAGAAGGTAAAATATTTTATAGTCATTTTTTAGATGATAGAGCCGGATTAAAAAGTGCTTATTATATTCTAGAAAAGACACTGGCCATAATTAAAAAAGGTCCAAAAACACTAGAAGAAGCTTTAGAAATTTTAACTCAAACAAAATGGAATTAGTAGACATCATTAACGGTTGTAAGATTAAAGACTCATTACTACAACAAATATTATTTGAAAAATACTACCCTAAAATTAAGGGTATTTGTATTAGATATTGTGGTGACAATAAGATGGCTGAAGACATGGCCACTAATGGTTTCATTTTAGCTTTTAATTTGATTAAAAGATTTAATGGTACAACAGAAAAACATTTTATCACTTGGTTTAAAAAATTAATGATTGATGAACACATTGCATCAATTAAAAAAACTGGTGCACTTAAAGAAATTGAATCTGATTTTATTTTAGAAGACATACCTGAAGTATCGGACACTGCTTTCAAATTAAATAACATAGAAATAAGTGATATCCTATTAGCAATGGAGTCATTAAGTATTGGACAACGAACCATCTTTAATATGCATTCTATTGATGGGTTTGCTATTACTGTAGCTTCAAAAAAATGTGGTATATCACATGAGTGTGGGCATGCAAGATATTCATCGGCAATTAAGAAAATAAAATCTCTTTGTGTTGCTAATAAAGAATTAGAAAACGTAAGTTAATATGGATGCAAATAATTACAATGTTGGTAACGATGAAAATGGTAAACCAAGATTTAGGGCAACAATTGAATGGTATGATGAAAATGGCAAACAGTTCACTACTGAATCTACAGATATTGAAGAATCAGAAACACTAATTGGATTGTTGAGTGGTAACATATGTTTAAGTGATTTAGAACCATAATTATGATTCCTAAATGTTTAATATGTAATCAACCAATGGAGTTGGTTAAGGCCGTAACTGCGAAGAAAAGAAGATTAACTAGACCAAAAGCTCGGTCTGGTGTTAAAAGATATAGGTGTGATTTATGTACTTATGCAACAACCATCTATGCAAGTGGTATTCGTGATTTAATTGGTGAACCATTAGCAGCACAGGATGAAATTGAAAAAAATTATAAAAAAGAAGAACAAAACAGAACGAAATGAAAAGTGCAGCAGATAGATTTAAAAGGTATGAAGCGTCATACAGTGTATTAATACCACCTAGGACTTACACAATAGTAAGGGTTGATGGAAAGGGATTTTCAAAATTTACTAAAAAAATGGTTAAACCATTTGATGATAAATTTTCTGAATCTATGAATTATGCTGCATTAGAAATGTGCAAGTATTTCAACCCAGACTTCGCTTACACCCAATCAGATGAAATTAGTTTGGTCTTTACTGACTTTGGTATTGAGGCACAACAAATGTTTGATGGTAAGGTACAAAAATTATGTTCTCTTACTGCATCGAAGGCAGCAGTATCATTTAATAAAAAAATGCTGATTCTAGATGCGGAAGAAAATGATATTGACATGGGTGATTTTATGTTGTCAATAATTAATGGTAAAGCTATTTACGAAACCATTTTTGATTCTAGGGTTTTTATCATTCCTGATTTCAGAGAAGTTGGTAATTATTTTGTACACCGTCAGCAAGACGCTACTAGAAATTCAGTTAGTATGGCCGCTAGTGCATTATATTCACACAAGGCACTTGATGGTAAATCCGGTTCAGAAAAACAAGACATGATGATGGATAAAGGTGTGAATTGGAATGATTATTCTGTTCAACAAAAAAGAGGTGTCATCATTCGTAAGTTTGATGTTGAGGTGCCGATTAGCAATGGTCAGGCATTAAATACAATTGAACCTGATGCTACTGTTATACGTAAGAGATGGCTCGTTGATTACGACACACCAATATTCACACAAGACAGAGAATATCTAAACTCATTAATAAAGACAATTCCTTGTCCCGATATGGATTAAAATAATTTAAAAAACCTATGTAAAGCTTTACATAGGTTTTTTTTTTTTACTTTAAATTACTTGTGAGGTGGTAATTTTTTGTGTATTTTCGCTGAACAATAACATAGATGTTAAAAACACATTGATGAAATTTAAAGAATTAACTGACAAGGATAAAAATTATTTCAAACAAATTTACTGGAATCAATCGCTAAAGTGGGATGAAAGAATGAGAACACTGTCCAACTTTATTGATAAAGATGAAAAAACTGTCAGAAATTGGGCTAAGAAATTAAGCCTTACAAAACAAGAGGAGATTGAATCTGCTCAATATGAAGAGGCCAAGAAGAGAACACTAGGTAAGAATACCAAAAAATTCATGGTTACTTATGCACAAAATAATACTCCAGTACATAAGGGTTTCTTAAAGCGTATGGAAGCATATGCGGAATTTCATAAAGCAGAACTTTTAGTTATTGCTGGTAGATATAAAAATCCGACATCTCTTTGGTCCGAACAACAAAATGAAGAAGAATTTTGGGATAGTAGTCTAGTAAAATATTTGGATGCTAATCGACATGATATCCATAAATATGTTTCGATTTTATCTGATATCAAAATTCAACCAACAGCGGTTAATCCAATGACTGGTATGAATGCCTTAAGTGGTATTAACTCATGTATATTTGGACACCCAAAGGTTCAACTTGAAATGATTCCGGTTCTGGAAGGTTGTAAACCTAAAATGATGCTTACCACAGGTGCTTGCACTCAAAAAAATTATACTGATTCTAAGAGTGGTAAAGTTGGTGATTTCCATCACACATTTGGTTTTGTAATTGTCGAAATTAAAGATGATAAAACATTCTTCGTAAGACAAGTAACCGCTGATGATAAAACAGGTGATTTTACTGATTTATATTATAAGGTAGATGGTAATGGTGTTAATAAAATTGATAGTATAGCTGGGATTGTCTTTGGTGATATTCACTATGGTCACCATGACCAAAAAACGCTTGATGCGTCAATGCAGATGCTTAAGAAAATAAAACCAACACATGTGATTCTTCATGATGTTTTTGATGGTAATTCTATTAGCCATCATGAAATGAAGAATGCATTTATTCAATACGGTAAAGAGGTTGCTGGGACTAATGACTTAGGTAAGGAATTGGATAATATGATTGAGGGATTGAAAGCATTCGAGAAATTTGATAATGTTGTTATCGTTAGAAGTAACCATGATGATTTTCTTGATAGATGGCTCGAAAATGAAGATTGGAAAAAACAACCAACATTTAAGAACTCTAGATTATACATGAAATTGAGTGATAAGTTGTTGGAACAATATGCTATTAATCCACACAATGTAATTGGTGTTATTCCAAGTATTATAAATGAGAAATTCCCAAAATTCATTACGCTTGGACGAAGTGCATCTTATTTGGTTAAGGGTTGGGAACTTGGACAACATGGCGATATTGGTTCCAATGGAAGTCGTGGGTCATTGCTTCAATTTAGAAAATTGAATACAAAAATTATTGTAGGACATTACCACTCTCCGGGTCGTAAAGATGGTGCATTATCAGTTGGTACCTCCACTAAATTGCGTGTGGGATATAACCGTGGTGCAAGTAGCTGGTTGCAATCACATGTAATCATACATAACGATGGGCGTTCACAACACATCAATTTTATTGATGGTGAATTCACAACGTTTAAATAATATTATAATGACTAGATTGAGTAGAAAAAATAGAGAGGATATTATATTCAAAGGACGTGGTGGCATTACCGATGTATTTGATGATGCAATAAAACAACAGTGGCGAATTAATGACGAGGAACTTAATTGGTTTTGTGAGAATGCTACCGATGAAGAAATAGGTTATATTGTAATTGATGCACCAACTACATATGAAGAAATGCGAAAGGCAATTACATGTGTGAATAGTTTATTAATTCGATTTAACAAAGAAAAAAAGATTATATGAGTAGAAAAAAAGATTTTTTAGAAATCTGTGTAGATTTCGATGGAACACCAGTAACCCACGAATACCCAAGGGTTGGTAGGGATGTTGGCGCAGTTCCGGTTTTGAATAGATTAGTACAAATGGGTCACAGACTAATTTTATTTACTATGCGTTCTGGTAAAGAATTAAAGGATGCTGAGAATTGGTTTAAAGAAAAAGGAATTCCATTGTATGGTGTCAACACGAACCCAACACAAAAAAGTTGGACATCATCTCCTAAAGCATATGGTCAACTTTATATTGATGATGCAGCACTTGGTGCGCCGTTGATAGATAATGGTGTAGATAGACCGTACATTGATTGGGTTAGAGTTGAAATTATGCTTGAAGAAATGGGTATTTTACCTAAAATGGTCTACCCAATAACACCTAATGAATTTAGTACTATCTTTAAAGAGTGTACTGAGTATATTATGAATAGCGAAAAAGCGATTAATGTTGTTATCAAAAAAGAAAATGGTGGGTTTAAAATTAATTTCGATGTAGATTGTGAAGATGCTGGTATCCATAAAGGTAGTTATGTTCTTATTAATGGTGCTCAGATTGATATAAATCTATCAGAGATAATTGAATTTGCTGGTATTGAAGAAATGCTTGAAGAAAAATTAAAAGAAATATTTAAATAATCATTGTGAGTACGAAAATTTAAATATAACTTTGTGAAAATATTAAGAAACATATGAAATTAAAAAGAAAAATCTGGGCCGAACATAATGGGTGTTTTTATTTAACTACACCATCAGTTGAGCATGAAGAATTAAGAAACATCGTTTATACTGTTAATGTGAATCCACAAACAGGTCAATTCTTTTTGACGGAAGTTTGCGAAAGTTTTACATTTGACTATAAAATTTATGGTCTTGAATCAAAATTGATTGATAGGGTTATGAAAACCTATACAACAACTAATTCAGGTAATCTTGGATTATTGCTTAATGGTGTTAAGGGAACTGGTAAAACTGTTTCTAGTAAGATTCTTGCTAATCGCCTTAATCAACCAACTATTGTTGTAAGTAAGGCTTATGAGGGAGTACAATATTTTCTTAATAGCATTCCACAAAACATTACTATTTTCATCGATGAATATGAAAAAATTTATGGTACATCAAATGATATGTTGACTATCATGGATGGTGCGATGAATTCTCAATATAGAAGAATGTTCTTGTTAACAACAAACAAACTTCACATTGAGGATAATCTTAAAGAAAGACCATCAAGACTTCGTTATATTAAAAAATTCGAAGATTTATCACCTAGTGTTGTTGAAGAAATTATTGATGACATTCTTGTTTATCCTGAATTTAAAGATGAGTGCATGAAGTTCATGACCGGATTATCTTTGATTACTGTTGATATTGTTAAAGCAATTATCAATGAGGTTAACATCCACAATGAATCTCCATTTGAATTCGGTGATGTATTCAATGTTTCTAAAATTGAGGGTAAATATAAAATTTACGAACTTGATGAAAACGGTAAGGATTTGGGTATGTTGGCAGATAATGCAAATATCTATCCAAGACCAGAATACAGTGTTGATGAACATTCAAATTATTGGTTTGAAATCAATAATAAAAGCATCGGTATGATTGATGAAATATTAGGTCCAGATACTGTCGCAGTTAATATTGTTACTGAAGATGAAAATGGTGAATCTAGTATTACTGATAGAATTATTTTCAAAGTAATTAAATCATACGGTACACATTACAACTATGCTTGGGGTGACAACGGTTCAAATGCTAACAACTTACAAACAAACGATAAGCTTAGTAGATTGATGAATCTTGACCCTAAACGAGCTAAGAAAAAGAAATCTATCAGTATTAAACTTGAAAAAATGGCAAGTGGAATATCTGATATGCCTGATATGTCAATGCCAATGCCTGATGATAAATCAATAAGCGAAGGGTTTATTGTTGGTGGATAAAATTTTATAAAAAAATGAAAATGATTAAAAATTTATTATTATCTTTGACGCTTGTATTATTAAGTACAATTGCAATATCACAAAGTGGTTGGAACACTGGCCAGTATTATCAGAATCAAGGTCAAAGTTGGACTGAATGGCAATATGAAATTGTTGGTTATGATTACTACGGTAATCCAATATACCAGAAATTTTGTAGAGACACACAATGGTACAGTGAGTATTACAGTGGGTATGTTAACGTTTGGGGGCCTAATGGTTGGTACTCTCAATGGTATGAAGGATATTCATGGTATTGCAGATGGTCACTTTGGTATGCTTGTTATTAAACAAATTATCACATAATGGCAATAGTAGAAACCGCCGGAATCTTTTTTATAAATAAAGACTCAAAACTATTAATAGCACACCCAACGGGACATGACTTTTGGTCAATCCCAAAGGGTAAGCTAGAGAAAAATGAGGATTCACTTAGTGCCGCATTAAGAGAGACTTGGGAAGAAACCAATGTTGATTTAGGTGAGGTCACTAAATGGTATGAATTAGATACAATCAAATATAAGCATGGTAAGAAAAAATTAAAACCATTTATTGCTTTAGAGATTGAAAATCCTAAGATTAATTCTGATGAATTTGTTTTCAAATGTAATTCAATCATTGATAAAAAATCAAAATGGAATGTAGGCTTACCTGAGATGGATGACCATAGATGGGTAACCATTGATGAAGCTAGAAATCTACTTCATTACACTCAAGTTGAATGCTTAGATTTTATAACTCAAATAATAGAAGAAAAAGATGTCGAAAGGCCACAATAAACCATCGAGGGAGGTTAAAAAAAATCCTCATTTAATCAATAGAGAAATTAAAGCCACTGAGGTTAAATTAGTTATTGAAGGTGAAGAACCGGAAGTGATGTCATTTAATGAAGCAATTAGGTTAGCTGAATCTCAAGATAAAGATTTGGTTCTAGTTTCAGCTAGTGTTAGTCCACCAATTGTTAAATTGATGGATTATTCAAAGTATCTTTATGAGTTAAGTAAAAAAACACAAAGCAAACCAAAACCAATGAAAGAGGTCCGGTTTACTCCGAATACTGATGCCAATGATTTGGCCTTTAAAACCAAACACATTATCGGGTTCCTTGAGAAGGGACATAAGGTTAAAGTATTTGTGTTCTTCAAAGGTCGAGAAATGACATACAAAGAACGAGGTGAAAAACTTCTTTTAGAACTTGCTGTTGCATTGGAGGAATATGCTACGGTTGAAAGTATGCCAACGATTGATGGTAAAAAAATGAATATGTTCCTTAAGCCAAAAACAAAATCCTAAATGGGTTAAGATGAAAAAAAATGATTCATTAAGGAGTGCCTTAGTAGGTAAGATAAGACAGTTACAAATGATAGTAACTGTCTTTGTATTTACACTCGTAGTAATGCTATGCTGGACAACTACTGACCTTGAAATAACAGAGATACAAGTTTCTGCTTGGGGTGCCAGTGAGATAGGTTGGATTTGGAATACATCAGTGGTTCTTGTATCATTAGCGATTTTATTTAATGTTATTTACTGGATTCATAACCATCAAAGAATGGTTAGTAAAAAATTGTTTTATGGATTATTTATAATTCCATCGATTTGTTTATTGATGGTCGGATTATTCCCAACAGTTAAATATGATTTATTACATAATATACCAGCTGTAATTTATTTTACTACATATCCATTAATAATATTCCTGATGGCTTTTCTTAATAGAAAGGAGTTCCATTACAGGGAGTGGTTAAATCATTTAATAATAAGTGTGATAATGATTATTTTACCATTAATTTTCATTAAGGTATTCAATGGTATGGCCATATCACAGATACTACATTCATTTATCGTAATAATTTGGAATATTAATATACTAGGAAAACATGGAGTTAAAAAATAAAGTTCAGTCTACAGTAGATAAAACAATCAAATACATTTTTCAACTTAACAATCAAATTGTTGAATTTTCGTATATCGACAATAATTCTGGAAAAGATATTATTTGTGTTCCATGTCAAACCATGTGTAACATGAGTTGTAAGTTTTGTCACCTAACTGACCATATCGGAAAAATTTCTTTGAAGGATATGACTGCCGATGAAATCATAGAGGGTACTAAGTACATCATTGAAGATTTAAAATTGGGTGATAGAACTATTTTAATATCCTATATGGGTTGCGGTGAGCCTTTAGATAATATCATTGGTGTAATCAACAGTATGGTGTTATTATCAAAAGAATACGGCGTTGATAGAATCAGATTTGGTTTAGCAACAATGCTCCCAAAAAAGAGATGGGTTGAATTCTTCCAATTGGTCGAACGTGCAAATTATAATGGTTTAAATTTAAAGATACATTTATCATTGCATTTTGTTGATGATACACAACGAAAAGAATGGATGCCAGCAGCATTAAACATTGATGCATCACTTAGTGCATTAAAATTTTATCATGAAATAACTGGTAATCCTATTGAAGTACATTATACAATAATGGATGGTGTTAATGATTCCAAATCGGATATCGTAACCTTAGCTCAATTAATCCCAAAGTACTGCACAATTAAATTTATGCGATATTCTGAGAAAGATACGTTAGATACTAAAGCAACCTCTGTTTCATTAATCAAAACACACATGGATTATTTATCTAGCTGTGAAAACAAGGTTGAATATTATGAACCACCGGGTATCGATATCGGTTCAAGTTGTGGTCAATTTTTATTAGATTTATAGTTATGAAAACATATGGTATTATTGTCAAATTAGGTGTATCAGATAATGCTGAGTATCCAGATTCTAGTGCAGGTAATTCATCAAAAACTGGATTCTTTATTGAAAAACCAGAAGTTGGTAAAGCTTTCTATTTTTATGAAGATGAAGAAATGAATTGTTTATTCAGAACATCACGGATTGTAGAAATTATAAAGGAGACTGACACCGATATTACTTTTAAAACAAATAATTCAGTTTATCAACTTACCTTTAATCTATTTGATTTATAATCAATGGAAGAATTAGTAATAAAATATTTGTCAGAAAATTATTGGGTAAGTCATTATCCAGACATTAATACTATTCGAGATTATGAGAAGAAAAATAAAATCTATTCAAACGAATTATTAGATGAAATAACCGAAATGTTTGATATAAGTCAAATTACAGCTAGGGCTTGTATTGAAATTTATATTTATGATATCTGCACCACTTTTGATATGGAGGGTTTTTGGTCATTAAAACGCCATCCAAGGGGTTGGACATCATATATAGACGATGTCATAGATGTCCAACCCATGGCAATACCACATGGAAATTTATTTCACTTAGATTATGTATACCAAGCACAAGCGATTGGTAGAGAAGATAGAACACCAGAAATCCAAAGAATACAGGATTTAAATGATATGATGAATAGATTACGTCGAGATATGGCTGATAGGTCTATGATACCATCACAATTCTTTACTAATGACCAAAATTAGTTACTTTTTATAGGCTTTGTAAGGTATTTATTATTGAATCCGGTTAGGGTTTAAAAATAAAATGTGATAATGTTGTGTAAATCAATTATTATTGCTAAATTTGTAAAGTTATTGTATTGATGTTTGATAAACTGAAGACCAGAAAAGGTAAACTAGAGAATAATATTAGATTAGAATTGGAAAGTAATTCACCTAAGCTAAAAAACATCATCCAAGCAGTTGATGCTTACCAAAAAGATGGTGAAGATACAATAGAAAAGCTCAAAAAAGCCAAAAAAATTGATATGGCTAAGATTAATGGAGCTCTTAAACAAACAATACATGCTCATGGCCCTATCACTAAAGAATTGATTGGGTCGGCAGGGAAAAGAATATATGGGGCCTTAATTGTGAACCCAAACCAAGAAGTTAAGAAGCCATTAAGGGTTTCTTTGAGAGATGTTTTAATCGGAATGACAATTGGGGCAATAGTTACCATAGTCACTCTACAATTTTTATAGATAAATGAACAAACCAGAAATCGAATTCTCAGAATTCATTCAAATGGCTGACAAGCTAGAAATCCGTGTTGGGCTAATTACAGGTGCTGAACGGATACCAAAATCCAAAAAATTATTGAAGTTAAACGTACAGTTTGGTGATGAAGTCATTAAAACTTGTGTAACTAATTTAGGTGAAAAATTCGAACCAGAAAAATTTCTTATGGTTCGAATGCCATTTATTATGAATCTAAAACCATCGGTTATGATGGGTATTACCAGTGAAGTAATGATTATGGTTGGTGAAACCAACTCTGGTGATGTTGAAATAGAAAATTGGTCAATAGGTTCAAAACTCATGTAATCATGAAACACCCAAAAGTAATTGCCTTCACTAGGAATTTAATCAATGAAGGGTTAAAAGAAATTCATAATCCTAATCATATTGATAAATTTAAACGCATGTATTCACATGATAATTTAGATAGACCTTTAGACGAAATCGTTGAGAATATGAGTCCAGATAAATTGGAATTTGCTTTGACACAAATTGAAAACTCTATCGAAAAAAATTAATTATGAATTTTATCATTAAAATTGGTAGGTTTTTTCAAGAAATGACCAATCCGGTCTTAAAGTGTGAAAGACTCGGCCACAAAATCCTTACTAAGGAAATTAAGATTCGAAAATCCACAAAAAGGGTTTGGGATAGAGCAATTGTTGAAGATTTTAGTGCAAAAAAAGATATTTGTACTAGATGTAAGAAATACCATCCAAAACCATATTCCTTGAAGTATATTGATTCTTTTACGTCATGCTCAATGCCTACCAAAAAATGGGATGAGATACGTATTAATGGATATGTTGAATTATAAAATTTTATCTTAAATTATGAAACTTTTGAAGAACACCGAACTTTGGAATAAATTACAAAAATTCAATCTGGATGACCCAACGTCTGAATTCTCTCTATCACAAAGATTATCCAGAGAAAATGGTTGGTCGGCAAATTATTCTAAAAGAGTGATTGAAGAATATAAAAAATTTCTTTATCTATCAGTAATTGAAAGAAAATCATTAACACCATCTGATGAAGTGGACCAAGCATGGCATTTGCATATGTTATATACTGAGTCATATTGGAATGACTTGTGTAATGAAATCCTAGGGATGAAGTTTCACCATGGTCCAACTAAAGGTGGAACTAAGGAAACCGAAAAGTATCTTGACCAATATAATAAAACGTTAGCGTTGTATCAAGTTACATTTGGTAAAAAAGCTCCAGAAGATATTTGGCCAAGTGCTGAAAAAAGATTCTCACAGACTAAATTTCAACGAATTAATTTAAATGAAAATTATGTGTTGAATAAATCTAAGGTTAAAGAATACATGACGGTATATGTATTAACGCCGTTATTAGTCATTATAGCGTCATTATTCATGTTTGCATCTAATATTGATTGGGGTAAAACATTTCTACTGATATTGATTATTGTTGTTGCAATTTTTATCATTAGGGGAATCTATCGTTATATTAATAGAAATAATCGAGGTGGTGGTTCCAGTTCCGGTGGGTCAAGTTCATCAACTGGGTGTTCTGCCATGGGTTCATTCTTTGGTTGTAGTGGATGCAGTTCTGGTTCAAGTGGTTGTGGAAGTTCTTGCGGAAGTAGCTGTGGTGGTGGCTGCGGTGGTTGTGGGAGTTAAATTAGGATATTAGAAATTTTATTTGTATATTTGCATCCTAACCATTAAAACCAATACCATGTTTGATAAAAAAATCGCTGAACAACACTTAAACAAATTATTACAAGAATATAATATAAAAGTAGTTAAGTGGAGTGTTACTTCTTCTGGTTGTGCTTGGTGGAATAGAAATGAAATTAAGATTCCTAAACCAACTAATTCAGACCGTTTTGCTGTCTGCATGCATGAGGTTAAGCACATTATTGATGGTAACAAAGGTAAACGATTTGAGCAAGAATTTGCTTGTGATATGTATGCTAGGGAACAATTAATTTTCCTTGGGTTTGATGGTGTTGAGGAATGGGATAAAAGAACCAATTGGCATTGTCTTAGCAGAATTGCTATGGCGGTCAACCGAGGATTAAATGTTGGTAAAATTGGTGAAGAAATTCGCACTTGGTTTCATGATGTTAATTTTGATGAGTGGCATGCCATGAAGGTTTTTGTTAGTCATTCTAAAACCAATAAAAAAGGTTATAATATTTCATTAACACAAAACATTACCAGAGAAGAGATTGAGTTTCTTTTGAAGGAAAAAGGGCTTATAATTGAGAAATCGGTTGCAGATGATAGCACATATAACCATTGGATTGTCAAGCGACCTAATGAACACTATGGACCATTCTTCGCAAATTTAACTCAAGTAATAAAACATTACGAATTAAAAGTATAAATTATGGTTGATTTAATTCAAATGACCTCAAGAATGTTCTATCGCAGTTTTGTTGTTGCAATGGCAGTACTAATCTGGGACCAAAGTGCCTATTGGGGTATACCACTTGGTTTATTGGTTGGTTTTGGTAGCGAGGCAAGAAAATTAATTGGTAAGGAATGAATTGTCCGTTTTGTAATGCCGACCTAAGAAATGAAGGTCCTTGGGGATTTCTTGCTGCTCACCAATCTGGTGAAGTAATAGGTCACACTTATAGATGCCCAAACCATGAAGGTTTTACTGATGAGGAGTCAGCTGAAGAATATTTGAGGGTTTCAGGACAAACGCTTGAGGGTTTAGGGTTATCATCATGGGAAGAGCTTACTTGTGAGAGTTCTATGCATAGCGTATCCGGTTCTTTCTATACTGATAAAAGAGAAGAATTACATAATGGATACCCTTGTTAAAAATTTGTTTATGAAAAATAATGAAATAAAAAATATCTTGCCTGATGGCTCAATTGAAGGTGAAACCTTCAGTGGTAAAGATTACAAAGGCGAACACCCACGTCCAAAAGATAATGAAACATATGCTGAATATAGAGCGAGAGTTGATGAGTGTAAGGCTAATGGTTTTAACTTAGGTGATTTGAGTTGGAGCAATTGGACAAATTATTGTATGGGTAGTGGAAGCTATGAAGGTGTTGATTCTAATGATATCATCGAATAAAATCAATTAATGAAATGAGTATAAAAATATGTCCTAAGTGTAATAACAAATCCTTGGTTAAATCCCCAACAGGGAAAGTTATGCAATATAGACTTAGTACTCAAATTCATATTGCTGATGAACATAAAATGATTTGCTTATTTGATGGATGTGGCTATAAATCAAATACAATTAGAATTAATACTAAGATGGGTGCTAAATTAGCTAAGCCTTGGTGGAAAAGAATTTTTAGTTAAATAATAAAAAATAAATTTGAAATTATGGGTTGGTTAAGCAGATTATTCGGCAAAAAACAAGAGCCAAAAAAAGAGGAAAAACATTCATGTTATGAATCTCGTGCAAGACATGATGAGAGAAATAAGCATCGTATAAATAATTATGGTAATACACCATCAAATAATGATACATTAGACCCTACTAGTCTTTTGAATCCACTGAATCCATTAAGTCCATTTTCTGTTTGGGAAACCACTGAGAATGACCATTCATCGAACAGCAATCATCATGAAAGTTCATCCAGACATGAGGATTACAGTCCTAGCCATGACAACCATTCAAGTCATGATAGTTCATATGATAGCGGTAGCTCATCCAGTAGTGATTCCTCTAGTTATGATTCTGGCAGTTCTTCTGATAGTTCATCTAGTTCATTTGACTAGTAAATCATCCGATGGAAAGAGATTTCGAAATACTAGATAAATATAAAGACTATAAACTGTATCGACTTAAAGATGGTGGTATTGTTTGGGCTGATAATGCTGGTTGGTTGGGCTGTAGTTTCGATTCAGAAGAAACCGCCAAATACTTTATTGATAGAAAAAAATTATTCACCGATAATTTTTACAACATTATTAATGAGGCCCAAGTATTGGCCAATAAAGAAAATAATGGATACGTATCCATTGAAATAATTAATACCTTTGAAACAATACGATAATATGGAAACAACTAGTTTAAAATCATTTCATTATTTGGAAAATGGGGAAGTAACATTTTCAGTTATTGATACTATTAAAACAGAAAAAAAATTAGATGCCGGAGTCTATAATTTATCATACTATGCTTATCCTAAGTATGTGAATATCTTAACTAAAATTTCGGATGAAAAAATCCATGAAATTCATAATTTTCCTGATAAAGGTAAAATAGATTTATTTTTTACTTCATTCTTTTCTGATAAAATGTCAGAAACAATAAAAGAATTAGGTTTTATGCATAAAATTGGTCTTTTGTTTCATGGTAAAGAGGGGACTGGTAAGACATCAATAGCAAAACATTATTATAATATGGCAATTGAAAAACATAATGCCATAGTGTTTTATATAAATACATATAATGAGGATTTTATCCGCTGTTGGGAATTCATTTGTGATATAAGGAAGATTCAAAATAATCCGATATTTGTTATTTTTGAAGAATTTGATGGCTTCATTGATAAAAACGTAAATCAATTAAAATCAATTCTAGATGGTAACTTATCAATAACGAATTGTGTCTTTTTTGCATCAACAAATAACTTTGATAAAATTCCTAACGAAATAAAAAATCGTGAAAGTAGATTTAAGTTTGTAGTTAATATTGAAGGAATTCAATTGAAATCTGATATTATTAATATCCTCAGTAAAATGCTAAAAGATATTATTACTGAGGAAGAAATCGACAAATTTTCAGAAGAATTATCTGGGAAAACATTAGATGAAATAAAACAATTTTGTTTGGATAAAATCATGGAGTTACCAGTATACGAAAAGACCAGAAGTAAGCTCGGTTTTAAAAAAATGGAAAAGCATTAGGATAATTCGATTTAAGTTAGTATATTTGCATTATGTTTGAAGAAAAAATTATCGAAGCACTTAGTAACACAAAAATCAAAACTGAATTGATAGTATATGATTTTGATGGAACCCTAGTGGATACCCAAATGCCTGAAACTGGCAAAATCATCTGGAAAGAAAAAACTGGTAACGATTGGCCACATATTGGTTGGTGGAGTAAACCAGAATCTCTGAGCACAGAAGTATTTGACCAACCACTTATCAGTAGTGTTGTATCTGCTTACAAAAAACATATTCTTGAGCCTAATGCTATGAACATTATGCTTACTGGCCGTCGTAAAGAGGTAGCTAAACAAGTTCAAGCTATCCTAGATTCTTATGGGTTGAAATTCGATGCATACATGTACAATTACGGTGGAGAAACTGCTGATAACAAAATGCAACAGTTGGAAGGTCTCTTGAAAAATAACCCAAGTATTCAAAGCATCATAATGTATGATGACCGTGATGAGCATATCCCAAGATTTCAAGCATGGGGTGATAACCTTGTAGCTAAAGGCGTGATTAAAAAGTTTAAGATAAATCATGTTCTTGGGCCTCACCATGGCGAAACCCCTTAAAATTCAAATTAAACAATTTATGAAGAATATTATAATATTATCATCAGTAATGTTATTTGTTACCGGATGTAGTAAATGCGATACTTCTATGTGTCTCTTTAAAAAAGGTGATGATGTGGAAATTAAGAACAAACAATTTCATGATGACGCAGTAGTACTTTCAGTTGATTGTGGCTGTGTTTATGAAATTTCTTATTACAGTTATTTAGGGACCAAAAGACATAGAATTGTCGAGGAGGTAGAAATTGAAAAGGATTAAGAGTAAACATTATTGGGCATTGTATCATGGGCATAAGTTACCACGCAAAGTAAAAAAGGCTTTGTTAGGTAAACGGATGTCTACTTGTGCAATCAATAGATTACTTAATCAAGTAACGTTAGGACCACCAATTAAGACGATGTATGAACGAAGGGAGATTTTACCCTTTGCATTTTGTCCAAAATGTGGGTGTTCTGAGTATCGTGGTACTGGGAACTTAACTACTTATCCAGAACACTGGGAGAAATTTAAATGTGTACGCTGTAAAACATTAGTTGGATACATAGACAATAGCCCTTTTATTCATGCGCTTGAGTGTAAGCATTCAGGATATGACCCAAGTTTTTAATTTATTTTATGAAATTAAGAAAAGGTAAAAAATTAATTTTTAAGGACCGGACTGAAGTTATAATTTCAGCATCTAATAATAGAATCACAGGTATGGTCGTTACTGATGGTAATGAATATAGTACTGATTTTATCATGCGATGGTTAGAATTTGGATTCGTTAAACTTAACTAAACTCATGAAATTAATCAAAAAAGCATTTGAATGCACATTCAATGAATGGTACGATGTAGAGTCACTTGGTGTGACTAGACATCATGAAACTGATTGGATTCATTCTATGGTTATTTACGCCGAAACATCTGGTAAGGCAAAAATTGAATATCTTTATAATATTCAAGATTATGATAAAACTTTCATTGACGTTAAAGTTCGTAGACGAAAAGGTGTAGACCTAGTTAGTCGACCACAACACCCAATGCTATCTAGTATTTCACAAGAACAACAACGTAAGATGTTACATGCTGTTGGTTATGATGAAAGAAGACCAGAATCAGTTGGTTATCGAAATTATTTCCAATGTAAATCTGATGATGATTGGGATGCATTAGTCCTTCTAGGCTTAGCAGAAAAAACAGAAACTACAACTGGTATGCCTTATTATTTTTTGACTGATTTGGGTAGAGAAGTGATTTGGAGCCGGATACCAATTCAAAGAAATCAATTAGAAATTGTTGAAGCTTAATATGAAAAAATTAAAATTTTATAAAGAAACCAGTGGTCGATGGTACATTGATTTACCAGAGTGGCAAGGACCAAAAGCAGACCTTGAAATGGTTGAGGGTGCAGATACAATGTTAAATGTTTTGTCGGAAGGTAATGACCATGTTTGGTTGATACTATCAGAGGAAGAATTTGATGGTTCTGATAAGATAGAATTCATTCGTATGGCAACCGAAGTGAACAATGGTGCATATTATTCTTTAAAAAACTACATGGGGATTGAGATGAATATGCAGATGTGGTTATGTGATGTAACTAAATTTGTTTTTGGTGGATTTCCAGAGATTATTTACATGGCGAAAGAAAGTCTTTAAAATTATCATTGTGGTATTAATAAATTTATCATAACTTTGTAGTATGGAAGCTTTAAAATGCCCAGAATGTGGAGCACATAATGATGGTGCTGCACCAGTGGATGGTGGAACATATTCACCAAAAAAAGATGATATATCACTTTGTATGTATTGTGGTTCAATAAATTTATTCAATGATGATTTAACTATCAGGCCGATACCAAGTGAGTTATTACTGGAAATTAAAAAAAATGAACCAGAGACATATGAAACTTTAATGAGTGCCGTGATTTACATTAAAGCTAACAAGAAACAAATTAGGGCTAATACCACTGGGTGGAAAGGTGACAACCCAACAGAATAACACGAAGTTTGAATTAATTTAAATGAAACTTGTTGATGAAGGATTAAAAAAGGTTTTTGAGAGAAGTAATATAACTTGTTTTTTGAAAGCATATGCTCACATGATTAACAGTGGATGTTATACTCGTGCTGAAGCTATGAGTAATGCTTTATATTATTTTGATATTAATAGTATTAATGATTATGATTTGATTATAATCAAAAAAACTAATAATACTCGTGATATGAAGATTCGTGAGGGTGAAATTACATCTAATATTCAGTTTTATGATAGTATTGAATTTTATAAGTTAGGAGATGTTCCACACCTTAATGGATATATTGCTTTTTGTTTAGCACATGAAAATAAAGATGTGAGTATGCTTCATGAGGATGCTTATACTAAGGTACTTGAAATTGATAATATCAATGTGGTTGATTTTGATTTTATAACTCAAGGCTATAAAGGACTTATTAGTAAAACAATTATTGAACATTGTAATTATTCAGTGAGAGCGGGTGTTATTGGGGAAGACAATGCGATGGAAGAAAGGATTGAAGATGCCCTAGGATATGATGATGTTGAAGGTGAGGAAGCACCCGACGAAGAAGTTGAAAATGAAGTAGATTTTGATGTCCATACTGATATGGACGGCATGGTAAGGATTAGAAGACCACGAATGGGACGTATGGTACCAATTCGTCCAGATTTGAGGAACCTAGATGAATATTTTGTTTGGGATGAACAACAGAATGATGTTGTTGAACATCGTTATAATGCACAAGAATTTGCTGATAGAACTGAAGAACAAAGAAGAAGAGAACTTGATGAATATAGATTGAGAAACCCAGCGGTATTTGATGAAAATACTGATGAGGAGATTGAATCAGAAAGAAACCGAGAAGCTTCAATGCAAAGAATACACGAAAGTCTTGATAGAATTCAAGACATAATAAGAGGAAGAAGAAATGATTAAAATAAATGATATATTGGAAGGACAACTACTTTTTAATGCAAGTGGTTCTGCTTATTTAAAAAGTAATAACCTTCCAAAGGACATATATGTCCACAAAAAGAATACGAATAAAGGATTACATCTTGACCAAGTTAAGATTGAAATAATTGCTGGTAAGGGCCGACCAATTGAAGGTAAGGTAATTGAAGTTGTTAAACGATTCAAAGAAGAATTTGTTGGTACACTTCAAGTGTCTGACAGATACGCTTTCTTGGTACCGGATAGCAATAAGATGTCAACTGATATCTTCATACCTTTAAATAAACTTAAAGGCGGAACGGATGGCCAAAAGGCCGTTGGTAAAATCACCAATTGGAAAGACGATGCAAAATCACCAAATGGTGAAATCTTAGAGGTTTTAGGTAATGCTGGCGAAAATGAAACTGAGATTCATTCTATTTTACATGAGTATGATTTACCATATAAATTTGATGAAGATGTAGAAGCCGAATCAAATTCTATTCCACTTGAAATCCCTGAAGAAGAAATCGCTAAGCGTAAAGATATGCGAGGCGTTCTTACATTTACAATTGACCCAGAAACTGCTAAGGATTTTGATGATGCCCTATCACTTGAATGGATGAATGGTAAAATGGTTGTTGGGGTTCACATTGCTGACGTGAGTCACTATGTAAGACCTGATACCGGATTAGATAAAGAAGCATACAAAAGGGGAACATCAGTTTATCTAGTTGATAGAGTTGTTCCAATGCTTCCTGAGCGATTATCTAATGGCTTATGTTCCCTTAGACCTCATGAGGATAAATTATGCTTTTCTGCCATCTTTACACTGGACCAAAATGGTCATGTTTTAGATGAATGGTTTGGAAGAACTATCATACACTCTGATTGTAGGTTGACTTATGAGCAAGCACAAGAAATGATATTATGTGAAAGTACATTCGCATCTCAATGCCCAACAGTTATTGGTAGTAATATTACTGATAAAGTAATGGAGGCAGTTAAAATATTAGATAAGACAGCAAAAAAAATGCGTAAACAACGATTTACAAGAGGTTCAATATCTTTTGATAAACGTGAGGTATCATTTAAGTTGGATGAAAATTCTAAACCAATTGGAATTAATTTCAAGGAAGCGAAGGATTCAAATAAATTGATTGAAGAATATATGCTTCTTGCTAACCGTCGTGTTGCACAATTCCTCAAATCAAAAGGACCATGCGTTAATAGAGCACATGATGAACCGGACCCAGCTAAATTGGAGAGTCTAAAATTATTTATTGCACCACTTGGTTATACAATCAAAACGAATAGTCCTGAAGAAATTACCAGAACACTCAATCAATTACTATTGGATGTTAAAGGAACGCCGGAGGAAAATATGATTAGCAGCCTTGTTGTTAAATCAATGATGAAAGCAATTTATACTGCTGATAACATTGGCCACTATGGTTTAGGCTTCGAGCATTATGCTCACTTCACCAGCCCAATTAGAAGATACCCAGATGTAATGATTCACCGAATGCTTGGTAGATATCTGGAGGATAAAACCGTAACAAATAAAGCTAGGTTAGAAGGAAAATGTGCTTACCTTTCTGAGAGAGAACGTAAGGCACAAAAAGCCTCAAGAGATTCAATTAAATATATGCAATGTGTTTACATGGCAGATAAGGTCGGCAAGATTTATAAGGGTGTTGTCATTTCTGTAGCAGACTATGGTTTATTCGTTGAGATGCCGGAGGTTGGTTCTGAAGGTATGGTAAGAATTTCTGAAATAGGTGGGGACACTTATATTGCAGATACTGATAATCATTGTATAAAAGGATATAACACAGGTCAAGTTGTTAGGCTTGGTGATGAGGTTGATATCGTTGTTAAGGCTGTTGATGTTGAAAAGAAAATAATTGATTTAATGTTAGTTAGATTATGATGTACGAGATATACAAAAGTGATAAAACTGGTATTAAACAAATTAAATTAGTTAGTACTGGTGAAATAATAAGTGAGGGTGATTATTTGTTATCAACCAAATATAATAAAAAAATTGGTCCCGTTGTATTTGATGATGTTTTAACTGGGACTGATAAATTTTGGGGTAAGTGGTATGATAGTCATGTTAGATGCCCAGATGGTATTTATCATTTATCAGAAATAAAAACTCTTAATAAAGCATCAAAATATTTGTTGATTGGTTTATGATACTAGAAAAAAGATTTAGAAACTTAAAAGCAATTAGTACTATTAATATTTGGGTTATACCAGTTATTATGTATTTAGTACTTAAATTTTCTGGAACCCATTTAAAACATGAGTGGATTTGGTTTGTATTTATACCAATTCAATTTATTTTTTGGGTGTTATTTAACTGGAAGATTGCATGGAAGAAGAAATAAATAAAGTAGTTGAAGAATTACAAAAAGGATTTATTGTTATTGGTGACACGCACGGAAATCATAGATTTATTTCACATAGAATTAAGTCTTTGAAGTTAAGTAATTTTATTTTATTACATGTCGGTGATTTTGGTGTTGGTTTTGAAAAGAATCATCACACGGAGCTGCTTGAATTGAGAAGATTGAATGATACACTGGCTAGTTTTAATTCACACTTGTATGTAATTAGGGGTAATCACGATGACCCAAATTATTTTACTGGTGAACATAACTATAGTCATTTACACTTAATGCCGGATTACTCAGTTATTGATGTAAATGGTGATAAGATATTGATGGTTGGTGGTGCTGTTTCTATTGATAGAAAACAACGTAAAAATGATATGTTGGCTAATTCAGTAAAAGGTATTGACCAACCAAGTTATTGGTATGATGAGATTTTTAAATTGGATGTGGATAAATTGAAAGATTTAGAAGACATCACATACGTAGTAACCCATTCATGTCCAAAATATGTTTCACCAATTAATGATTTCAATAATCATTTTGGTAGCCATGGAATGTTAGTTGAACACTTTGTTGTTGAAGGTGATTCAACATTGAAAAATGATTTGAATATTGAACGTGAAGATATTGCTACTATGTATGATATCTTAGTTCAGAAGAATAAAATAAAAAAATGGTTTTATGGTCACTTCCATACATCGAATGCGGAGTACTATGGAGAAACTGATTTTATTACAGTGAATATTAACCAATTTTATAATGTTATTCAATAGATGGATACTGATGTTACTTGGCAATTAGCTAAAAAAGAGGAAAATATTTATGTATCCTCAAAAGAAATATTATGGCTTAAATCTGGACCAAAGAAGTTTAGATGTGTTCATGATATGATTAAGGTTGGGCTTCGTTTAGAAATGGTTTGTATTAATCAATATGGATATAGTTTTAGGACTGCTAAGGTAAAAGAAATACTAAGCATAAATAATACTGTTGATTGTATTACAATTCATTTTAAAACAAGATTTGATGAATATAAATTATACTTCGGTAGTAAGGAATATTTTGCCTCGGAAAAACATTTTGATGAACTAAGTAATTTTTTTGAATAATGGATGATAAAGCAATAATAAGAAGATTCATAACGAAAAATTATGATATTGAATTTACCAACACTGTTGTTATAAAGGATAAGTATGGCCGTGGTGAACTCAGTGGCGTTTTTACTTTAATTTCTGAAACATCAGATGTCTTTAACACCAATACTACAGATATTTGTAACGATTGGTTTAACAAAAAAGTTAAAGAGATGACTAATGAATTGCAAGTATATTTATCTCGCTATCGAGTTAGACTTGGATTAACCAATTGGGAAGTTATAGATAAGGATGGTAATTTATTTCAAATTACGGATATGGTGAAGAAATTTGAAGATAAGTATTCAGAAAAATTTATCAGAGCAATTTATAATGATTGGAAAATCAATCTAGTAAATATTAAAAGTGAAGAATTAATCAGAAATGCTGGTAAAATCAAAATTAATTAAGTACTTTTGCATTAAATACCCAATAAAATCATGGACAAAATTTACATCCCTAAACGTTTAAACTGTGGCTATAACAAGCGTGGTGATACCTATTCAGGTAAACTAGCATATATCATTTATTGGGATGACAAAGGAAAACTCAGAAAAGAAAATTCTTGGAGAGGTTGGATTGAAGAAGAACTTGGTACCAACGAGTATGATAATGTTCCTACCGAAGGATTTGTTTTAAATCGACCAGTAGGTGGTGTTAGACAAAGTTATGGTTGGGATGCTAGGATTGAAAAAGTGAGAGTGTTTGACCCAAGGGGTTTCGAAATAGAAATCACAATGGAAAATTTATTATTCATTCTGCAAGAAACCAATTCAATTGTTGGTAAAGGTCTTGAGGGTGAATTTGTTTATGGTTGGGCCGGAACTGCATTAATTTTAATGCCAGTTAAATCTAAGGAATATCAAGATTCAAAAAACTATACTACTTTACAAAGTACTAAGGTTGGTAAATCAGATATGGTACCCGGTTGTACCTATACGACCAAAGATATGGATAAATTACTTTATCTTGGTAGGTTCGATTTTTATGGTACTGAGAGTTGTATGCTTGATAATGTTTATTCTTATCAAACATCAATCAATAAAGTTCATATTTTTAAAAATCTTAATTATGTTGAACCACAACCGGACCCAGTTTTTGAAACTGATGAAGAAGAGGAAGCATATTACGATGCACAAGAATATATAACCCATAACACTTATGACAAATATATTACGCATAAGGGTTTCACTAAAATTTCTGTTCGTAATACAGACACACCAGCTGATGATTATGCTGATTTATTGGAAGAATTTTATCAATCAGAAAAAGGTAGTGCTCCAAAGCAATTACATTTAGTACCAAAGCAATTACATGAAATCCTTGAACCAGTAAGTAGGGATACTATGTATGATAGGGATAACAATACTGAATATTATAGGATTGAAAATGGTAATTTTGTAAAATTTAGTATATCCGAAGAATGGGATTGGAGTTATAACTCAAAAGAAAATACATTTAAAGGTTATAGCTTAAGTACAGGAAATGATAAAATTAGTTTAAAGGATGGTAGATTAATTTCTAAATATGTGTATGATTCTAGGAATAAAAAACCAAAATATTATACTATTGAAGAAATAAAAGCTATGGAATTTTTTGATTTAATTGTTGAATTGGAAAGTGGTAAAATGGTTCCATTTAATGAATTTGGTTTTTAATTATGAAGCAACAACTATACATACCGAAACGAATTAATGTTGGCTTTAATGAAAGAGCTGACACCTATAACGGATTATTAGGTTATGTTATCTATTGGGATGACAAAGGTAAGCTTCGTAAGGAAGCATCATGGGAATCTTGGCGACATAAAGTTGGTGAGAAAAAACGTTATTGGGATAATAAATCAAATGAAGTTTATGGTGAAAATGTTGCACCAAGGGCATTTGATAATGTACCTACTGAAGGGTTCGTTTTAAATAAAGGTGTTGGTGGTCAACGTGAGAGTTGGGGCTGGAATGCTCGTAATGAGTACATCAGAGTCTATGACCCAAGAGGATTTGAATTTGAAATTAGTGTAGCTAATTTATTATTTATTCTACAACACACTTCAGCGATTAAAGGTAAGGGTCTTGAGGGTGAGTTTGTTTATTCGTGGGAAGGTAAGGATTTAATTCTACTTCCGGTTGATTGTTTTGAATATAGAGCATCAAATAATTTCACTAATTTACAGGTTAAAAAAATATCTGCTAAGGAAATGGAAGTAGGTCATACCTATTTAACAAAAAAAGAAGAAGAAGTTATTTATATTGGTAGATACCATTGGTATGAACGAACAACTAAATATCATCGTTTTAAATCAACACATGTGGGAAGCCGTGACTACATATACGCCAGAACATTAAATGTTGCTAAGAAACATATTTTTTGGAATGTAAAAAATAATAAATTTGTGTCAGAAAGTGGTTTTACTCATTTGGCAAAAAAAACTGGTACTTCACCTGTTGATAATTTTGCTGAATTGATAGATAAGCTAATGGCATCTACCAACGGCCATAGCCCAATCGGAGTTATTGCCAATATTATTAAACCAAAATTATCAACAGATGACTACAATAAATTCATTGTGGCTTTAGAAAATGATGATAAAACACATACGATTTATGGTATAATCCCAGTAAGAAACAATTATGGGTATTCTTATGGCCATAGAAATTATGTTAAAGGATATATTCTTATTCCGTTGTACGATTTTAGTTATAAAAATGGACCTAACATGGTTCCAAGTACAAAAGAATTTACTGATAAAATTTATGCACAACATGAGCTAGATTCATTGACTTTTAAACAATTGTCATTACAATTGGAAGGAGAAAAAGAATTAATAATAGTAGAACAATAAACAAAAAAGTAAGATGGCAATGGCAAAAGAAAAATCACCAACAGCGGATGAAAGAATCCAGAAATTATTTGATAAGGTTCAAATAAAAAAAGCAGAGATTGCGAAAGCAGAAAGACCTAATTGGTTAACCAATTGTACGTTTGGTTATGATGAAAATTCAGTAGGTAACAGAATGAATCTACATACAGTAAGTGATGTAGATAGAATTGTAAAAGCGACAGCATTCTTAATGCTAAATGCCGATGCTCATGAAAGAGCATGTAAGGAATTAGGTGTTGAATCTAAGTTTGAATGGATGGGATATCCGGTTAGCTCATGGATTGAAGATTTCAAGACTAGAATCTTCAAGATTAAAATTGCTGACAAGAAAAAAGAATTGGATGAATACGAAACCAAATTGAATAAATTGATTTCTCCTGAACGAAGGAAAGAAATGGAGCTTGATGATATTGAAAAAGGTTTAGATGATTAATCATTATGGTTTTTTTAGATGACTATGTCGACTTATCTAAACCACATAATTTGAATGAAATTGCAGTTGTAAACACATTTGGTCCAGCATATTTTTGTTATGTAAAAGAAGATAATGAGTTTAATTATATTTTTTTGCATAACTTGATTGGAGGGACAGTATATTTGCTTGGTTCAGCATTTCATGTGGTTAATCTTAAAACATATTATCATGGGGATTACGTTGATAATGGGATGAAGTATAGACTTGGTTTAGAGAAAATTTATTGTGAAACTTTTGAACAAATTAAGGAAGCATTAATAAACGAAATAAGTTGAAATGGTAACATTTTTAGTTTTAAAGTTAGATAACATTATAATGGGTTTTAGAGAACTATTTAATGCTAATCAAAATTCACCAACAGTAAAATGTTCGATTTTATTTGATGCAGCCTTAAATGATGAATTAATAAGACATATGGACTCTGGTGGAATAGTTTATGTTGGGGCTAAGACTTATCATATAGATTCTGTTCACAGAAGTAGTGTTAATCCACATTTATTGTGGTTGCAATTAAGGTTTTGTTATTATGAAAAAATTGAACAAATTAAAGGAGCATTAAAGGATGAAATTGTTAACTAAAAATAGAAAAGCATCATTCGAGTATAAGTTTTTAGAAACCTTTACTGCTGGTATAATGTTACTAGGTTCGGAAATAAAATCAATACGTAGGAGCAACGTGAATATAACACATGCCCACTGTTATTTTAAAGATGAAGAACTCTACGTAAAAGGAATGCATATCGCCGAATACAAAGAAAGTGGTACACACCAAAATCATGACCCACTAAGGGAAAGGAAATTGTTGTTGAAGAAAAAAGAAATTAAAACTCTTTTGAAGGCAGTAACCACCAAAGGAATTACCATAATACCAGTTGCATTAGTCATGGCAAATAATGGTTTGGTTAAGTTAGAAATAGCATTGGCACAAGGTAAAAAATTACATGACAAACGTGAAGATATCAAACGTAAAGATATTGAACGTGAAACACAAAGAAAATTGAAATAGTATTCACCCTCAAACAAAATTGTAAAATGGCAATGAGAGCACTAGTTATTACAGAAAGAATTACAAAAAGAGAAACAGAATCATTCAAAAAGTATCTACAAGAGGTAGATAATATTGACCGATTAACTCCAGACCAAGAATATGAAATTGCTCTTAAGGCTTATGCCGGAGATGAAGACGCTCGTACCCAATTGGTAACAGCAAATCTTCGTTTCGTTATTAGTGTTGCTAAGCAATATGCTAATAATACAATCAGCCTAGAAGACTTAGTAAACGAGGGAAATTTAGGTATGGTAGAAGCAGCAAAAAGATTCGACCCACACCAAGGATTTAAATTCATTTCTTATGCTGTTTGGTGGATTAGAAGAAGTATTTTCGAATACTTAACAAAACACTCACGAACAATAAGAATCCCAAGCAATCAAGCGGCTAATATCACTAAGCTTGGCGAAATTGTTGCCCTATTGGAACAAAAATTGGAACGTGCTGCCGACTTAGAAGATATCATGCTTTTGCCGGAGGTAGTTGAAGGTAAATTCAGTGAAAAAGATATTGAATTTTTCTTAGCCTTGGAAACGACTAACACATCATCATTAGACAAACCTTTTGGTGATGATGGTGAATCTACATTGATTGATACTATTGAATCAGATACATTTGCTTCATCTGATTCATATACCAATAAAGCTGATGAAAAATTCAATGCTGATGCATTGATTGGTTTATTAACGAAGGACATGCAAAAGTATGTCATCATGAGATTCTTCGGGTTAGATGGTGAAGAACCACAGGACCTAAGACAGATAGCTGATAGACTTAAAATTTCTCGTGAAAGGGCTAGACAAATAAAAGATAATGGTCTTAGAATCATTATTGAGAAATCTAAGAGTAAAAATCTTCGTTGGATGCTTGAGAAATAATGGCCTCTTTTTATTTTTCTGATGAATTTGGTGATGTTAAGTATATTGCCTTATCCGGCAATATAAAATATTATATTCAAACCAATGATTATTCTCAAAATCGTAGATATCATTCACGTCATAAACGTTATGGTTTTAAAGATAAAGCTGCTGCGATTGAAGCTATATTAAAATTAGCTAGTGATGATTATGAATATGCTTTTAATGGTGCTGGCCAACAAATCTATTGTAAGAATAAAATAACAGGTGTTTGGTGGACCAAAACATTTAACAAAAAAGGAAGGTGTACCGAATTAAAAACATCCGGTGGGGTTTATTTTAGTGTTAAATTAGACTCTGATAACAAAATCATAGAATACGAAGATTCAGACGGTAATTGGTGGTCAAAAGGTGTTTTATCAACTTCTGAATTATTATTTCCACCGATAGTATTTGGGGATTGTTATTCATTTATAAATGACGATAATTTTTAATATTTACATTATTTAGGTAAATGATTATAATTAATCATGGACCAATCAATGAATAAAATAATATTATCTTATTTGAAAAACACCTATCAGATAGATTATGAATCTTTAGCTCACTATCAAGTAGTGGTTAAAAACTCAAAATACTCAAAAGGTAAGATATCTTTTAGTGAGGTATTCAATGACATTCAAGAAGTGTTTAACATTTCAGTTGGCCATGCTGGTATACTATACGATAAATGGATTGATGAATCGGTTGTTAGCTTGGATAATAAAGTAGCTGATATACAATATCAGATTTACGAGAGAACTGGTAGTGCGCTTCTTATGAATGCTGACCAAGAAGTAATAAAGAGTGTTGTTGATAGCTTGGTTAATATGGTTAAACTTAGGGTGGTCCGTGATGTCAACAATGTGTATAAATTTAATGAATCTGAAATAAATTAATTATGAATAAAGAATTATTAGCATCATTACTTAATGGAAACGAATATGGTAATGAAATGAATGACGAGCAAGCATTGATTGCTAAGGAAAATAACTTAGTTGTTGTTCATGGAGCCTCAGATGATTTAATGATTATGCGTGGTGCCATTGATGATGAATTTGGTACTGAGGTTTATTTTGATGCTAAGGGTATCATTGGTAATGATTGTCATAATGAGGATTGTCCATGTTTTATCAAAAGAAAATCAGCCGGAAAGCTAGTTGAAGGAGTATTTGGGCCAAAAGGTAGGAACATCAGTTGGGAAATTCGTACTGAAATTCCTCATTCTAAATTTATAATAATGGAAGATGGTGAAGAATTTTGTGAAGGTATCGTCTTTAGTCTTGATGATTTGGGGTAGTGATTGATAGAACCACCGATAGCGTATTTAAATATTTAGATAGTTCATACTATGTAAATGTTGATTTCTTACTTCATCCAACAGACGTTAATATGTCACATTTATTAATAAATAAGAATTCTAGTAATGCATCACCAAGTCCATTCATAAAACATCCTCCTGTTGATTTAAAGAATGTTATTATTGATGTTCTGGAAATATTCGATTTGGCTTATTATAGAACTTTAAATATCATTACTGCGTGGATAGTAAGAAAAGTGATGAGAAATCACAGTTCACCAACAATGCAAAATTACATACCAAATGTAAGTAACCATCTTAATAAAGTTTATGATATCATGGACTTCATGAAAATGTTTCATTATCCGTAATCATGAATAAAGGAATTTCAAATATTGCACAACACTATCTGGATAAAACATATTCTTTTGATTTCGATAAATTAGTTAATGCTCCGCCATATATCGTTGGTAGTTCAAAAAATCACGAGCATTATCATAGTTATAATCTTTTTATCGATATATACCATCAAACACACCTTGAATTAGCTAAGGTGATTGTTGAAGTTATGGAAATATTTGCTCTTAAACATAGGACCGCTTTAGTTTTAGTTAAAGATTGGTCCCTTCAGAAGTGCCGGATTGAAATAGAGAAAACCAAGGACCCAATATTGGGGTCTTACGATTTGATTGCATATAGCTCATTGGAGAAGATTGAGCGTATGTTTAATTGGATAGGTCAGTTCAGCCAAAGTTAAGCACTAAATCTATTTTATGGTAATTTTCAATGGTTTTGCTGGGTAATTTTACTAAGTTATGGTATATTTATAGTAATATACGTAAAATCATGAAAGAATTCATTAAAAGCTGCTTATTAGAGGCAATAGGTAAGGAAAAGAAGAAAAAAGAAACTAAGGAACCTGTGAAAGACAGTGGGTCTCAGTATCAAAAAATTCAAGCCCTGTTATCTAATGACATATTCAATCACTCAGAGATAATCAGAAAACTTTGGGGTGATACTGAAGATGATGCCACTAATAGGTCTCTATTCCGTAAAAAGCTTAATAGAGAGGTTAATGATAATGGTAGTCCGTATCAATTTGATGATAGTGAGCTAACAAAAATTGCTACAATCCTTATGAATACTTCAAGTGAGATTAGGAAAACAGTTGGTAGACAAGGTAAAAGTTAAAATATTATAAAGCACTCAAACGAGTGCTTTTTTTATTCTTCCTCCTCAATTTTTTCACCACATTCTAAACACTTTCCTTCGTGTTCACATGGGTCATCGCAAATACATTTATCAGACGCTTTATTTGCTTTGATAATATTATCAGCGTTTAAAAAATGTAATACATCACCAAGACTATCCTGTGCTAGGATATAATTTCTTATTTCTTCGACTGTAAACGTATTTTTCATAACTTAGTTAACACAAATTTCTGCTTCTTCAACTACTTTACTAAATGAAACTAATTTCAATTTTTGGTTTTGAACTGGCACAAACAAAAGCATGTTTTTTTCTTTCCAGATAATATCAAAATAATCATTAGGGTCAATGGCCGGATACTCCAATAGATTTACAGCCCAACCATAATCTTGTTTGAAATAACATCCAACACAAGTGACAACCTCTTTATTTTTGGGTCCAGCTACTACGTTATCATTGGAATCATACCAATCTCCATCGGGTGCAACACAAACAATTTTTTGTCCAGTATAAAAAGGTGGAAAATTATTTATTGACATATTATATTATTTTAAAATTACCACTTAGCTGGTTTATTGTTTTCAAGACCAATGAATATTGCAATGAATGCAATCCATGAAAATATACAGAAAATTAAAACACCCTTTCTGTTACCAACAGTCCATTGCCTATTAGATTTTCTATAATCATATCGACCTAATAAATAGGAACAGATATATCCACTTAAATAAATTGTCCAGAATAACCACATAATTATTTTTGTTTAAAATCCTCTAGTGATTTAATGTAAAAATTTGTTTTAGTTGCCCAATCATAGTCAACCGGAACCCCACCCCAAATATTAAAGCATATTTGAATGTAAATGGCTCTATCGTCTTTCGATATCTTTTCCTGAGATTCAATCTTCATTACTTAGTTTCTTCAATTCGAGTATCAAGAATATCCTTATGTAGTTTCACAAGTGATTCTAAATAATATTTTTCAAGTTCAGCATGTTCTTCAAATGTAAGCCATGCCCAAACTTCACCGAACGATAAAATACCACCTTTAATATAAAATGCTTTATTACATATTTTCTCATGAAGCAAATTATCGTTTTCAAAAACATGCATTTCACCAACGTCATTATGATTATAATGAATCCCTGAATATTTTACAGAATTTCTATACTTTTTAAGATTATCTTGAGCCCAAAAATGTGCTTTGGTATTTTTATTAGTATCTATATGCCCAAATACCAAATAATCTGACTCGTCATATGAAATTTGTCGTAAATTATATCCAGTTGGGAATGTAGGCATATTAACTTTTCTTGCAAAGAATTGTACTGGTTCCTTACGTTCTCTTTTAACTTCCTTACCCCAAAAATTTTTACGATAAGTTGTAATTGTTTTGTATTCTTCCTTAAATAATGGAAATTTAATTATTGGTCCGAAGGATGAAAAAATTCTTTTGATTTTAGTATGACAAGTAATACTTGCACTAAAAAATGCTAATGGCGGTTCAGAATCGAATTTAAATACTCGCCCACGGGAACCATCTGGTGAAATACCCTCATTAAATTTAAAATCTTCAAAACCAGACTTATTTAGAACAGTTAACTGTTCATGCGACATTTGTATTCCCTCTGATTTGAAATCGAATTGAGAATTAGGGTTTTCAACCAATGCTTTAACTTTGATATGTTTGTTGTTATCACAGCATTGTTTAAACAACGTAATTAATTTTTCTTTGCTCATAATTCTTGATGAGGGTTTTACCCCTCGTAGTTTAATATTGTTTGTCCCAAACGGTCAATTGTTTGTATGGTCTAAGTCTTACACCAAAACCAAATTTAATGAACCCCGGCCATGCTACTTGTACTGTAGCAAATAAATTATTACAAAAATGGAACTTACCACCAAATGCAGCACCAAACATATAATCTTTATAATAACTTTTTGTGCGGTCATCGTAACTGAATCCACCAATGAAATCTAAATTCAATTCCAATTGTGCCCATTCATCAAATTTAATTCCAACAACACCACCAATACGGTCAGTTAAATAAGGGTTTGTTGTAATGTTGTACCCATACGAACCACCAACAACAATTTTATCATAAATTGGGTAGGTGACTTCAATTGTTGAATAAACTCCAACGAATGAAGCATCACAAGAAAGGTCAATTTGAGAACTAGCCTCAAAGGTAATCAGTGTTAAAAAAGCAAAAATTAGATTTTTCATAATATGGTTGTTTTAATAATGAGTAACAAAGATAATACAAATAAATCAATTAACCAAATTTTTTCATTAAAAATTTTCATTTACCCATTTATCCACGGATTCATAGTCGAATTGTTGGGTATTAAATAGCTTAACAAAAGCAATCATTTCATCCCTAGTATATAATTTATCTGGAAAAGCGATTACGGAGCCATCAGGCTTAACTTTAGGTATTAATCTACCAGTTGGTTCAGATGGTTCATCAAAGTTAGCGTTATCAGGGTTATTATAACTAGGAACCCAACCCCCAGACATTTCCTCAATCATTTCTAAGAAAACATGTTTGAGTGGTCGCTTTGCCTCATGAGCTTGAACAAATATTCTAACAAATGCCAATGGAATCCATGCATTTGGTGTGATTGTTTTATCAGTGGAAGCTATTATCTTGGGTTGCCTAGCAATGTTAGCAGTTAATACACCATTACCTTCACATTTAGAAACTAAATTATGTGTTGGTAAACTAACAATGGTATAGTCTCCTTCTTCAAGGGCATCACCATAATTGTTAGTAGTAATATAAATGTGTTGAGGTTCCCAATACTTTACACCATTGATGTTAAATGAATCTACATCATGACATATACCCATGTTACCAACAGAACCACCGGAACACTTTTTAATACAAAGCATTGGTAATCCCACCGCCTTTTCAGTTTGGGCTGTTTGGATATTAAATGTGCCTCTCATTGGATTAGTCTAGATTTAATTTTTTTCGCAAGATACTTCCGCCTTTTGTATTTAAGGATTCAAATAGAATGTCTAAGTAATCAAGCATTTCTTTGTTATGCGATTTCTTATATGATTGAATAAACGTAACAATCATTCGCAATATTGGTTTGCGATGACCATACTTTGTCATGGTATCAATTGTCTTTTTGATTTTATTGAAGGCAATCTTGATATCTGGTTTATCGTATTTTTTCATGATTATAAAAATTTTGAGAATTCAGCAGCATCAAGTGCATACGTTCTAATTATTTTACTTAATTTTTTCTTACCGTCATCAGTTAATGAACCTTCACCCCAATATATTTCACCAGCATCATGTAGTTGTTGAAATAGTTGAAATAATTCAACGTTATTTTTTATGACATCAGGGATAATAATATCATTGTCTGGAGCAATTTTAATCAAATTAATGATATCACTTCCAGCATCATTATTAGCTAGAACTGTATCTGCTTTAACCCTATCTTCTGGTGTTAAAAATCTACCTACAAAACAACCATCAGTTTCTTTACCAATAGTACTTCCACTGTAATAGCAACCATTTTGTTTGGTTATTTCACTTAGACCAAAACATCTTCTTTTTGGGTCTTCAACGTAATAAGCTAAATTGTCAGCCAATTGTTTACTCAATGATACTTCCATAATTCTTTTATTTATTATAAAAAATAATACTAACTGCAACCATAACAGTAATCATTGATATGATTATAACCAATGGTATCGCATGATAAAATCCTCTTACGAAACCATTAGAATATCCAGCCGAATATGATTTAGTGTCAACATTTAGTTCCGAGAGGTTAGATTTATTGATATCATCTAAATCTCTCATTAATTTTTTTTTCAACATAATTATTTTTTATAAACATTGATGAATTCAGTATGCAGTTCTTTAGTGGTCCAAGCATTATGGTTACCATCTATCCAGACATCACTATCTGAATTCCAAACCTCAAAGTATTGGTTTAACCAACAACCAAATAGATAAGCGATATGTTCTTTGGTATCATTTTCTGTGAATTCAAATGACTTATGTAATCGTGCTTCAAAATCAGCCAATTCTTTTTCATCAGTAGTTTTAATCCACTTAGCAATAACCGGATTGTCTGCAACACGTTTATTCTTTCCTAATGTGAAAGCATCATTTAAATACTTTTCAATTTGTTCAGCGGAAAAATCATCAGGATTATTCTTGATATTTTGAGCTAATATTTTAAAATTCTCTTCCATCACCAGTCTAACATGTTTTTAATTTGCTCTTGTCTTTCTTCTCGCTTTGGGTGCTTATAGGCAATATTGTTGCACTTAGGACAAATCATATCCCATGTAGATGTGTCAATATTATTTATGGAGAAATCAGTACAACCACACTCACATTTAATGTCAGTTGGGTAATCAATATGACCACCGAATGTTACGTTTGGTTGATTAGTAATACTAGACTCATCACCATCCAGATAAATGGCAAGCAGTATGATTAATATGATAATTATCAATCCCATTAACGATTACATTTTTCGATGATGATACTAAATGCTTTACCTAACGCCATAGGTAATAATAAAGGGGCGAATAAAATATTCCATGTGGGTAATGGTTTATTAATAGCAGAACCAATTTGGAATAGGTAGGAAAAGCCGATATAGAAATATAGTAATCCCATAATTATTTTTTGACTATATCATCCAATAATTTATGCCCAAAGGCCATCCAAGAAGAACGACCTTCAATGCCTTGCCAATGTTTAACATTACCATCAGACCTAATGAATAATAACATTCCGAATACCGAGAATGTTAGAATCAGTGTGAATAATAACCAAAGACTTAACAAAAATATTTTTCCTTTCATAATTTAATTATAAACACCACTTTTAATTTTTTCTTTTACATGGTTAACCATTTTTAAACCACGTTCAGTCAAACCTGAATCACACCAATAATATTTATAATCATGAATATTTTGTAGGTCACCCCAAAAAGCAATAGAATGTCCATGATATCTATCATCTAATAGATTATCAATCCCTGTTACCAATTCACCAATAGGAATGTTGTTTTGTTTTTGTACCAAACGATAAACACCATCACCATTTCCAAGTAATTCAGTACCTTGCTTCAATAGTGATGGTTTAAGGCATCTACCGACAGCACAATGTCTACCATCCGGCGTACTATAGGCACATTTACCATCTTCTTTTAAAGCTCTACGTTTAGGGTCTTCAGAATAAAACGCAACCGTTTCATCAAGTATTTCTTCTTTAGTCATTTGCATAGCACAAAGATAGTCTTTTAAATTGAATTAACCAAATTATTTGTATTTTCTTTCTTGGAATAGGTCTGAATAAATTTTTGCTTTCGTTCCTCATCAAGGTATTTCAATGTATCAACCGAAACAATTTTATCCTTCTTTTTATTGTTACATTTAAAACAAGCAACAACCATATTATCTTCATCAAAATGGGCACCACCCTTGGACTTTGGGTTAAAGTGGTCTACCGTAGCCATTTGTTCGTGAGGAATTGTTGTACCAACGGCCTGAATTTTTAAATGTTGTTTACCACAATAAACACAAATCAGATTGCCATTGGAATTATTTAGGTTTTTTATCAGAAAATTAAAATGGTAGAACAATCTAATTTGCCATTCCATATTCTCTAATAAAAAATCAACATCCTGTTTTTTCAATTCATCCTTTAACAGAATATAATCAGCGAAGGAACCGGAAGTCGGTGTATCATATATGGTATGAATTTCCTTCGTCGAACCAGTATTTGACTTATATTGAATTATTTCTCTAACCATATTACATCAAAATTGGTTTAATGATGTTACAAATATAAGACAAATAATTTAATTGACCAAATACTATGGTCGTTTTTTACCACTTTCTTTATAGAAGGTATCCAATTCAAGCAATTTAGCTGACTCAACTTGCTCAACAATAAATTTACTGTGTGCTTTTATTAATGTGAGAAAATGCTTTGCAGAAGCAATATCATTACTTTTGAATGACTCAGTAAATTTTATAGCAAGTGTGGCTAATAAACTATCCTTTGCCTCACCAGATAATTCTCTAGGTATTACATTAGAGAGCTGACCAATCGGACAAGTATCCCAGCTATCAGAATAACTAACCAAATCATCCATACGATTTGGAGTGATGGTGCCGGATAATTCTTTATCCCAGTTAATAATTTCTTTTCCGTGTTTTTGTGCGTATGATACCATAAATTTTAGTTTAAATTAATATTGTTGAGATACTGGAATGTGAGAAATGCTACCAATGACAACCTGTTTACCGTTTTGAATCATAACGATTTTTTGACCAGCAATATGGCCCTTCTTACGTAAATCAGCAATCTCACTTGGTATTGGGAGTGGCTTGAAATATAGGATATTATCAAGAGAACCAAATCGTTTCATCAATTCAGTAATTATTTTCGGGCTGATATTCTTTTCACCCCAGAATAATAGATAGAACCAATAAATGTTTGATAGATGTTGGTCCTCTAATCTATCAATGAATATCTTACGACCATCGAATGTGGTCCAAACATTTTTGTGGTGCTGTGTTGTCATATTATTGTTTAAAAACGATTAATCCTTGTTCAACGTACTTATCAAAAAGTTCTTGGTTAACGATGCGATACTTACCACCCCAACCATTAACTTCAAGAGTTCCATTTTCATTGTCACCAATTGCCACAATCTTATCTAGTGTCATATCTTCAGAAAGTGATTTATGACCATATAAGAAATGAGTTGTGACTAATTTACCATCCTGATATAGCCCACTTATTTGTGAAACCATAATCTCATCCGGTACAGCATGGTCACGACACCCACCGTGGTATGTCCAACCATACATGATATGTTCATCACCTTTTAATTCTAACATCTCTTATAAATTAATTAAACAATTTGAAGAATTAGTATTGATATCTTCTTGAGTACATTCTAATCTTTCACCATTAGTATTATACACAACATCATTCCAAATGAAATAAACATACCCACTATCCTTTGCTCGTTTACGAGCCACATCAATAGTAGTGAAAGTACTTAATGTATCTAGCCATTGTTTTGTGTTAAATACATTGGACCAATTCAATTTAATAGTTTCTACTTTAACAACATCAGTTTTCACATTATCTGGAAAATGTTGTTTAAGCATTGCAGTGGTAATGTGTTTTGGCTTGCGTAGGCCAAGCTTGTAGTTGGGTCTTGGCAATGTTAAATCATCAACCAATTTATCAATCGTAGTGTTTTTTATCGCTGATAAGCAATAGCGAACAATCGCCTCATGATAATCATATTCAGGCAATGAATCATTTTCTTCTTTAGAGGTTAGAAATGGTCTATTATATTTGGTTTCATAACCATACCGCCAACCATTATCAGCACTAATGCCGTCAGCAAAACAACTTAGGTCGTTAAATGCTCTAATATCTAATCTTCCACAATGATATAATATAAGATTGGTGACATCCTTTTTAGTCATTATCTCACCGGAGTAATCATCAAGTGTTAGCATAACCTTAAGGTCTTTCCAGATATCTTGTTTGTGTTCTTTAAGATACCAACCTTTAGCGTACAAAGCTACATTGAATAATGAAAATTTTTCCATATTATAATATTATTTAACTTGGACACTGTGTCCAAGTTAATGTCCTATTTTTTCTTCTTACCATCCAGTTTGTCGTTTATCCAGAATATAAGTTTATATAACGGATACCCAATAGCAAATCCAATTCCAGTAACCACAATGAGAAATAAAACAGGTAAGGATGTTGCGGTCCACAAATGATTTTCCTCATCCTTATCGTAGATAATACCAATTGCAATAAGGCTACTGATACCATATAAGAAAATCATTAAATCAATATCGTAAAGGGCTGATGCAATCAATACAACATAATACATAGCATTCCAAAACAGAACACTATTTGGTGTTTCATTAATGAATTTTTTTATTTTTTCTTTCATTTAAAATTCTAATCTAAGTTGAACACCAATTTGTTTTTTAACTGGCTTTTTATTTAAAACCATATCACTCACACCACTATATAAAGACATCAAACCAAGGACCTCTCCTTTAGTAGGTTTATCCCTATAATTACCATGTTTGGCTTTATGTTTTAGTTGTGGTTGAAACATATTAATCTTCTCGGCGGTAATACGATTGAAGTGAAGTCACAGGTATAATTACTGGCTTAGCATCAGTAATGGTTGGGTTCTCCCACATTATTAAAAACATGGTATACATATCCACAACAACATAGAGTGTATCTTTCGTCTCATTAGTGACAGCAATACAAGGTTTCTGTATCGTATCTAATTGAGAATTCGCATTTAATGCGATGAAAAATGTAAATAGTAAAATTAATCGTTTCATAGTTTAAATTTAATTGTTGCGTAGGGAGGAATCGAACCATCCGGCGAAAAGCTCTACCACTGAGCTACCACGCAATATAATCAACAATCCCCATTACATGGTGACTCACAATGTCCGCCCATTTCACAAATTTGACTTCTACCAGTTGGAGAGTTCGGGTCATCCCAACTACCATGGTATTTGACACAAGCAATATTTCTACCAGCATCATTAGCTTTAGAAGACCACTGACGGTAATTGTCATTACGTTTGTCTTTACGTATTTTGGTACGTCTTAGCTTTTCAGCCAAATATTGTGGGTTCTTATTTCTTGACATGGGGCCAAAGATAGAGATAATATTTCAATTCACCAAATTTTTATTGAAGTTTTTTTAAAGCCTTAATTTCCTTTTCTTTTTGTTTAATCAGAAAATCAATTTTACCAATTTTCTGGTGAAAAAATTCAATTTCTTTTTTAGCCTTACTTAATTCTTCTTTCTCGACTTCCAATAAAGGTAATGTTAATTCATCCAAATAAGAAATTGGTAAATCCGGTGTTTTACAAGTTATATTGAATCTATCAACAATATCTTGTATTGTACCATCAACAAAAAATTCCATTACCTCTAATTCTGTTTTAAAGGAATCGTAGAATTTTGGAATGTCTTTTGAAAAATTCTGTGGGTTATACCCAGATTTAATTAACAATGCTTTAGTACCATTAAATTTACGACGAAATTGGTGCGGGAAGTCAGTTAAAATAATTTTCATCCGGTCAAACTTGGACCTGAGCTCAAGTCCTAAGACTTTCTCAAGACGTTCAGTACGAATCGCTTCAAATCTATTAGTTCGCTCCATCCAATGTTTTTCCTGTGTTAACAAGAACAATCTGAAGGTCTCCAATTCTTTTGAACGTTCAACCTCATGACCCATAAATTTATTTAACCTGAAATATGGGCAAGCAACCAATTGAATGAATGCGTCCTCATCAATTTTATTATCTAGGTCTTCTAATTTAAGGTCTAGTAGTTCAAGAATTTTATGAATGTCATTTGTAAGGAAAATGCGTTCTGACATATTATTGACTTGAATCAATCGGTATAAACCATCTTCATTTAATATAAGAGAAGATTGTCTGAAATTTTTACCAAGAATTGGATTTCCTAAAATATACATAGTTGGTTTGTTTTAATGATGTGACAAATATAGTGAATTAATTTGAATCCACCAAATCTTTTTTATTTTTAGAGAAAAAATCTAATGGTTCATCATCCAAATGGCTTTCAAAATCATTTTCAAAGAAAATAAATCCATCCACAACTCTAGAAAATGAACCACATTGGTCTGGCATCCTAATCATCATATCCATGACTACTTCTTCAGACATATTGTAAGCTTCTAGGATTTCAGTGAATTCACTATCAGCCACTTTATATGGGTGATATGAAGTTATCTCGATTAGTGTCGCTAGAATATGTTTACTAGTGTCGTATGTGTTAGTCATAAATTAGCGGTGTAACCAATTTGTACGAACAGCATTTTCAAACTTCATCACAACCTTATAGTTTTCAGCATAAAAACTTTTAGCGTCAGCCCTAGTAAGTCCTAAGTAAATAAAATAATCAATAAATTGACTCGAACCTAATTTATCTGTCCTACCAAAAATTCCAGCATTTGCATAGATATCATTTGACTTGGGGCTAACAAACCACTTATTGAACTTTTCAACACTGAATACATCAGGATGTCTAATCAAATCGTATTTGCGTTTAATACTGAAAAAATCATCAGTCAATTTCAATCGTTCTTTTCTATCTTTAATTAAAAAGATAATGATAAACGTCATTACGATGATAAAAACAACAAGGGCTAAGATGTTCATAAGTTTAATTAAAATATTATTGAATAAATTTTACTTCGGCACCAGCGGCAGCAACCTTATCAAGGTCTGGAATTTCCAGCAACCCTAGTAATTCTTCCTTATTGTGTGCAATGTTTGAGGTCCAAACTGAGTTCTTACCGAATCCTATACAATATACAGGTTTCTTGTTGGTGAATTGAATACCGATAACTATACCAGCAATAATTCTAGCACCAAATACTCCAGCATCAACAACAGCATAAATTGGCTTGTTCATTATTTCAATTTCCATAATTATTCAATTGGTGTACCACATTTATCACAAACATAGATTTCTGATTGTTTTACCTTATCAGGAATTAATCTGTCGGGATTTAATGGACAAGGACCTAAATGCGGTGCTGTTTCATAAATCCCTTCAAATCTAATAATTTTATCCCCTGACTTAATAATTTTAGAAATCAAGAACTTCTCACCAGTCTGAAATTTAGTCTGGTATGTTTTACCTTCTTCAAAAGGTAATTCATTATATATACTAGTAAGTTTTGCCATTATTTACCAATAAAAGAATAACCTTCATCAGTAATCCTTTTGGCTAATGAATTATCACCAGACTTAACCATAACACCATCTGACATTACATGAACCTTATCCGGTGTCAAGTACTTCAGAAATGTGGACAAGTGTGTTACAATAATAACAGTAGCTTTGTTTTCCTTTTGGTACGTAGCAAGTGTATTACCAATAGCAATTACGCTATCAATATCCAATCCGGTATCAATCTCATCCAGAAGAATCAATTTGGGTTTAATCAATAACAATTGAAGAACCTCTAAGCGTTTGCGTTCACCACCAGAGAAACCAACATTGAATTCACGAGCTAACATGTTATCATCAATGTCAAGTAATTTCAATAAGTCTGTGTGAGCTGCATAGAAGTCATCTGGCGAACCCTTAACCTTATGGTTAATATTCCATACCCTTGTAAGAATACTAATCGTTGTAGCCTCAAAGAATTCGTATGGTGTCTGGAATGAAATAAACATACCAAGTTTTGCTCGGTCAGTTGGGTCCATCTTTTGAATTTCTTTACCATGCAAAGAAATGGTTCCCTTATCTACTTTATACATTTCACTACCCATAATGGTGTTAAGCAACGTGGACTTACCACAGCCGTTTTTACCCATAATGGTGTGAACTTCACCTTCACCAACGCTAAGGTCAATACCATTAAGAATTGGTACTTTTTTAATACTAGTATGTAAGTTTTTTATTTCTAACATTTTTCACCGAATTTAAAGTTAGGCATATTTTGTCTGTGGTCATGAATTCTAAAAGCCATTTCTGGACTCATGAAACCTTCTTTAATATTATCAAACATGACCATCAAGTCTGGGTCAACTGTAAAGTGACAAAACCCTTTGTTTGTTACAGACTTAAACAATATTTGGTAAATCTCTGCTTGGTTGAATCCTCTGGACTTCAAATAAAATACTTTATTTTTATCCAGTTTAGCCGAAGAAGAACCCTCAACCATTTCAAATCCTTTACCAATGTTTTCTAACAATAAGTTAGCATCATGAATAACGACATACTCACGAGGGTGCATGAAAATCTCTTTGTTGTTAACAAGAATACTTGCGTACCACAATCTGTAACCACCACCATAACCACTATATGCTCGGCTTACTGGTGTAGCATAATGAATCGTATACTTAGCTGGTGCTGACTCCACCGGAGCATCAACAGTAATTAGAATCCAATTACCTTTTGGTTTAAGTTTGCGGTTATAATCCTCTGGGTAAAATGACATATAATCAAGTTCCCATTTATAACCATTAGGTGTTAATCCCTTAGTTGTTAAACACTCTTTTAGTTTTTCCTTTTTGTAATTGGTAACACCACCATTGTAAATAACCCCAAGAGCAGTTTCGGCTTTAATAATTAAGCTAATTACATCTTCAGGTATATCAATTAATCGGTAATCAGTTGCTGTATCAGTATGGTTTGGGTCTACTTTATTATTGTAGTCCGAAATCTCCTCAAGACCTTCTTTAATAGTCGCTAACCATTCAAGGTCATCTTTATCTATGTCAGATTCTTTTTTGTATTTACTAACGTTAGTTAAGAATCTAATATCCTTATCATCAGGAAGAAATTCAAGTTCAACACTTCTTTTAGTAAGTGGGTTGAAACCCTCGAAAATATTAGTCATAGGAATTATTTTAAATTATGAAGCAAACTATCCATATTCCCAACAACTCTTCCATTGTAAATGAAACGGTCACCCATAAATAAATCAAGTGTAGTTTCTTCTACTTTATAATCTTCAAAGTGTTTTGGTAATAAGGTAACAGTACATGCTGGGAACATAGAAACGCTCCAACAAATGGTTCCATCCTCTTTTTTAATTTCTTCTTTTGCTTTATAGACATCCATTTGAACACCATCAGCAATATTTACATAATAAGCACACTCAGTATCCGTTATCATGTCTTGACCAACAACAAGAGCTAATCTCTTCTCACGAACCTCATATTTGTTACCAGCAAAATCTGGGTTTTCATTAAGCTGTTTTGTGAGTTCTTCAGACATTTTTTCTAAGTCATAAACAATGACTTTAATTGCTGAACATTTTGCTTTGTATTCCGCTTTTGCGGTTTCAGACATTCCTCTCATACTTGGTTGGTTTTAATTAATGATGTAACAAAGATAATACATTTATTTGGTTCTACCAAATAAATTATCAATTAATTTCCATAAATAATTGCAATCGCCTTAGCCAGTAAGGAATTCATTCCGGCCAAATCCTCAGAAGTGAATAGCCTTTCACGCTTTGTTCGGTGAACTTGAATGCGTTGTTTCTTTTTTTGTTTTTCTCTGGTTGGGGTCCTGAGTATCTTACTTGCTATCATGTTCGGTGGTTTTTAATGATGTTATATTTTTTTCAAATCGTCTTTGAGTTTTTCAATCTTTTCTTGTTGATTTTTAATCAGGTCCTTTTTATCCTGAGCTCTTTGTAATTGTTCTTGAGCCTCATTAATTTTTCGTTGAGCATTACCTATCTCACGATTAATTTCTTCACGTTTCTTTTTGGCCATAGCTTTCACCACACGACCTTGTTCATTAAGAATCGTACCATTGGTGACATGTAATTCAATTACATCTGGAATACCAAACTCTGGGTAGTTATTGGAGAACCAAGTTACACGGCTTCTGGCCTGACCTAATTTAGTATAAATCTTTGCTGACTTAATATCATCAACCCATGTTTGACCATAGCCACCATAACCCTTGGACCGGAAGAACTTACCTTCTTGGTTTCTTACGGCATACAACATTAAATCAACACTAATCTTCATCACTTTCTTTTTTAAATTTTTCGTCCCATGTTTTTTGGTCAATCTCATTAGGTTTTCTATCAATATCATTCATATCAATTAAACCTAACTCTTCCATTCTCCTCATGGCTAATCTAAAGCCATGTGCCGCAGCTTTAGTTAATGCTGGTGTGATTTTATCACTAACATCAGTTAAATGAGAATAATCTAAAACATTATCTGGGGTAGATGAGCAATGCCACATCCAAGATAAATCATTTTTGGGTGATTGTTTTGTTATTTTTGTACTAAATTCAGACTTATAAATATTTACAATATCTTCTTTTGTAGTACCAATGTCATGTCCATAATAACCATGTTTTTTTTCCATTTCAATCCATTCTTCTTTGGACATTCCTTCATACCATTTTTCAGCGGCGTTCTCAATATTTTCCATAATTTATTTTTATTTGCCATCACCCAGTAAGAACTGAGCATTGGACATTAATTCAATAATTTTATCATCGTCAATGTCACCTAAGAATGTTTCCAATTTTTCATTCATTAAAACAAATTTGTTTTGCACATCCTTTAGGAAATCCTCACGCTCTTGGGTCCACTTAATTAATTGAAATTGTTCAACGACACCAATCCCGAAATAATACCACCCATCCTTATGTTTATTATGAATAGGACTATTTAATGCCCTATTAGTGACATTTGACTTAAAATTATATCGGTCAAGGCTATGAGGTGACTTTATAATTTTATGAACAACAAAAAATTGGAATGAGGAGTTTGTTAAAAAACCCATGCTGGCAAAGTTAAAATTATCTTTTTGGCTAGAATTACTTTGCTTAAATTTAATTGCAATATATTTCTCAGTTTGTGCGGTTTCTCTTTCTTTGGTGCTTAATGCGTCAGAACATATATTTTGTAAATCTTTAAGTAAGCCATCAAGGGTTGGAGCTGATAATGTAGTGGTAAATTTTTTATCTTTACGTTCAAAATAATGTTCTGGTTTAGGTGGGTTAGTGAAGTATTTAATATCACTATCCGCAACTACATCAAATATATATTTTGGAATATTACATTTAAATGTAAAGGTATTTACCGCAGGTCTGAATTCAGTATTAATCTGGATTTCACTGGCCACATAATCAAAACCAGTGAAATCTTTTTTAGGTAAGTTAATTGAAACTTTAAATGAATTCTTAATTATTTCCATAGTACAAATATAAAACAAAAAAACGACATAACCAAATAGTTATGTCGTTTTTAGTAAATTATTTTGGACCTATTAATTGTAATTGGTCTTCAAAGGTTTATTTGTTTTAACTGCTTTTACGATGGTAGTTCGGCTTGTTCTACTTTCCATTGCTCTACGAACAGTAAATGTCATTTTGTTGTTAACCAACCAAAGTAATGACTTACGTAGGAACTCAGGGTCATTTGTTTCTCGGCAATACTTTTGTACTTTTTTCGCATAACTTAAAACACGATAAGTTACATAAAGGTTTGCCAGTTTTTTCAAGTCTGCTTTACCAACGATTTCTTCAATCTCTTGGATTTCTTTTAAAGCTTTTGGTGGAATCTTACCGCCATTGACATAGATAAACATCATATCATTATTTGATATCTTTTTTTGATTTGTGTTTATCGCCTCAAATGCTTCATCCTTTGTCATTGATGTGGTAGTCTCCAACACAGGAACTTCTTTCAACTTTAAAAGTGTAGCAACTCTTAGTCTTCGGTGACCATCAATTAAGTTACCACTTACATCAGTAAGTAATGGAATAATTATTCCATGTTCTTGAATACTTTTGGTCAACGCCTTTAAGTTTCTACTTTCAGTACGTGTTTTTGGATTGTATGAAGCAGGTTTAATTTGCTTCAGATTCTTCATTATAATTTTCATCTTATTTTAATTTATGTTAGATATTATTCTTCGTCACCTAAATCAACAGGTGGTTTAGTCACATTCGGTTTGTTTTCTTCCCATTGGGCATCGGTCTCAGTTATGAATTCAGCCAATTTCTCAGCACCCAGTCGTTTAGTGATTTCATCCTCAAACGCTTTTAGACCAATCTCAACACCGCCACATTCGTATGGTGTTCCTTCAGTTTGTTCTATAATCCGGTGCTCAATTAATTCTAGGATTGTCTTGTTAAACTCATGATAGTACCTAGTTGATTTGTAAATTATTTCTAATCCATCATTATCAACTTCTTTAAGTAAAGCCTCAATGTTAGTCACTTCGTATCGTGAACCTTCTTCATCGAAGATAAAAATCTTTTCGCTCATTATTATAATTTTATAAAATAGTTATGAGGCAAAGATATAGGTTATTTTTTAAACCCACAAGTATATTAACCAACCACAAAATAAACTGAGCCAAGGACCAAGCAACGAGCCACCCCATTCCATACCAACATTCTTGTATTCATCTCTAATTGAATTGACATGCTTAGGTAATAATGCGAATAGAAACAACATAATACCAATGAAGCCAGCCACACTAATGTTCGGCACGTCAGGAAATAGTGGAATAATAAACCACGCATAGAATTTTGAAACAACAAATCCCCAAGCAAAGCATGAATAAAATAATAATCCAACAAATATTGCAATCCCTAATAAAAATCCCATAGTATTATCCTTTTATGTATTCGTTTAAAATTCGTTCGTTGTTTGCAAATACCTCATCCAAACATTTAACTGCTTTACTTTCTGACATCAGTTTAAGAGACTGGTGAGTCTGACCCAATGCAGACAAAATTGCTTCATCCGGTCCACTTACATTTTCAAGGTCAGTAATAATGCTTCTGTATTCACCAGCCTTTGTTCTGAGTCTTTCAAATTTCTTCTCATCATTAATGCTGCCAGAGTTTTTATCAGTCAATAGCATGTCATCAACGGTTTTAAGTCGTCGTCTGTAATCCTCAATCAATTCTTTTACTGTAGTATTTTTCATCTTAAAATAATTTTAAATTAATTACCAGAGCCATCACCCAACAAACCACTTGCGGTTGGGCCACCTAGACCTTTTTCTTCCATCCGGTTTGCAATGAACGCCTCAACTTCACTCTTAGCTTCAGAAATGGTTTTATCCATTTGTTCAGCAAATTGTTCAGCAACGAATGGCATGTTTGCACCAATCTCTTGTGTCAATTTAGCAATGTCTTTTTTAATTGCTTCACGGTCAGCCTTAGTAATTGAAGTCTTACCTAAAATTGCATCAGTTTTTTCAGTGAGGTTTTTCAACTTAACACTTAAGTTAGACATCTTGGTCTGGAACTCTCGGTTAGTCTGTTCTACTTTAGAAATGTAATTCGGTTCAGCCATTCGTTTACCTTGTAGCGTTTTAATAGTACAAGGAATGCCATCACCTCTGTTGAATGACGTAATCATTTCAGCAAATTGTGAATGCGACATAGCCACCTCAATTATTTCATTTTTGGCATAGTAAGAATCTCGGTTGAATTGTCTGTTTTGACTGGCCGTAGAAATCTTTAGGGTAATTATTTGGTCATGCTTAATGCTGCTACCAAATAACGTCATGTTTCTGGTTGAAACTTTGCTGAATCCAATAACACCATAACTCTCATGTGTTTTGACATTCATATCATCAAGTGGTGCTTCTAGGTTTTCATCATAGAAACGACCAATGGAATTGCAATGGTGGTAATGTGAATAATCATCACTAGGTAGTTTACCCTTTAAACTAGCGTCTTCTGGTTTAACGTTAATATCTAATCCTTTATCAATTTGGTAGTAATAGGTATCAGGGTTAATCATTGCTTGCAATGCTTTACCAAAGACTCTACCATTTTCGAATTTAATAAATTGACAAAGGTAAGTTGTATTATTATCTTTACCCTTTAGGGTCAAGTAAACCGTGTCTTCTGTTGTGAAGTCCTTAATGTTTTTATTTTGTAGGTTATCAATTTCAACAGCATGGCGTGAACTTTTCATACGTTGTTCAGCAATAGCTTGTTTAATTTCCTCTAAATTCATACGGTCGATTTTAATAATGTTTTGACAAATATAATACAATTATTTGGTTCTACCAAATAAAATATGAATTATCTTTTAGCTCTACCATCAATTTCAAGAGTTGGATTGAATCTACCTAAGATATAGTCTGGTCTCCGGCAATCAGCTTGTACACTAACTGCAATAATACGCCAGCCAGAATTTAGTTCGGTCTGTAATCGGTCAGTACATGCATCCTCCAATAGAAGAGTTTCATTAATTGTTAATAAAAGACCACCACCAACATGCACATCACATTTTTGGTTTAGAGTTTCAACCTTAAGGTTTTCAGCAATATTTTGTGACATAATCACAAAAGACTTCATCATTGATTCTAGCCTTTTTTGTTGATTTTTAACCATCTCATCGATGGCTTTTTGCTGTAATTTTAATGCATCAGATTTATCAACGTCTACCATGACTTCCTTAGTACCTTTTATTTTAAATAATAGGCTTGGGAAGTCGGTTAAGAATAAATTAATATCACAAGTAAAAGAATGTGAATACCCATACAGTTCTTTAGTGTCCTTTGCTAAATACTCGTCGAACCTTATTTTCTGAAGTTCAATATTTTTCTCTTTGTCTTCGGAATATCCATTATCGTAGGTGTTCAGAGCAAAATCATCCAATGTTTTAAATCGAGCACTCGCATAATACTTATGCAAAACGCTTAATTGTTTTTCAGTAAACGTTCCGTTAGTCAATTCTATTTCAGTTAAAATAACTTTCATGTAAAAAATTATTTTTTGCGGTGAGTTTTCTTACCTTTTTTCTTACGTTTCATTCTGAGCTTTTTGCGTATTTTTTCAATATCTTTCGGTGTAGGTTTTTCACTATCATCGTATATTGTATCCACACTTTGAATGGTTTTCAACAAATTTTTTGGCAACTCTGGGCGTGGCATATCATAAACCTCAATCACGTCTTTATTAATTATGGTATGGTCCATACCATGACTATGAGCTGACCTAGCTATAGGTAATAGGTGGTGAAGACCAAGTGTATGTCCGTGACCAATAGTACCCATCATTACCATATTTCTACCAACCTCTTTCACTCGGTCACCATAGGGTTGTTCAAAGTCATCCCAAATGCTATTAATTTCAATATCAAGCATGGTGGGTTTTACTTCACCATTCACATATTCAATAATATGTCCAACACCACGACTACCATAAAACTTGTCATCAGTGTTATACAAAGAAACAAATGGTTTATCTTTTCTCACACCTTCATCAGTAATGAAGTATGACTCTTTAACTACGGAGAAGAAATCATCATTCAGGACATACCAAGTTTCACCATATTTTTCTACGTTTTGGTGTGCCTCCAGAATAGCTTCCATTATCACTCTATGTTTCATACAATAATTTTAAGTTATTTCAAATTTATTTTAATTTATAAGCAATATCAATCCATTGCTCAATATCATGACGGTATTGCCCATGGGCAATAATTTTGTTATCGTAAGTTACATACCAAAGCATGTCCTTTGTTAATCTGGTAAAGGTGAATTTATCTTTATAGACAAAAGTATCAGAAACCATATCAGGGTTCTGAAGAACTACACCAACCAATTCTTCAATAATAGCCTTTTTAAATTTATCATTAGGCAATGGACACCAATCAGGAATATTAATCCTTTTTTCTTCATGCCATTCAACTGAACCTTGAATTACCTTTTCTGGTTCATGTTTAGTACAAATCCAGTCCTCCATCCGGTCCCAACCATCACTAGACCATTGGTTTCCTGTTTTAAAGAAAGGACATTCTTTACAAGAATTTATTGGTAATAATGTTTCAGCCATAAATTATATTTTAATGAAAATTTTCAACTTCTTTTTCTTCCTCTTCGGTCATCTCAAACTTTGCTAATCGTTTATCAATTTCTTCTTCAGTCAATCGACTAGCATTAGCTTCACGTCTTTTATCATATCCGGTTATATATTTATAAACCTCAATAAAAAATAAAACTAAATAAATCAAACCATAAGCAGCAAGAATAAACAGACCAGTTAATATGAGAATAACATGACCAAAAAATTCTAGGGTGGTAAGAAAACTAGTAAGACCATTTACTCGTTCACCACTGGCAATCATAATTCGCTCCAACGCCAATCCGGTTTCGAATTGGGTGTTAATTGAACCACCTACTCTGAACTTACCTAAATTTTCAATTTTCATAAATTATTTTTTTAATGATAAAGGGTTTTTGGCCCCTTAGTCAATCCGAATAATCAATCCTTTTGCATTCTTGTCATCTCTGTTTGTCTGGAAGAATAATGTTTCCCACAATTTTAGGTCAAGAATGTCATCAGCAATATCTTGTGCTGCGTAACAAAGTTCTGTACCATCATCATCCAGCAATAATTCTTTCATTGAGAAATCCTTCTCTTTGACATCTTCTCTATCAAGAAATACTACTCTGAATCTTCTGTTTGTGTTTAGCATAAGTGGTTGGTTTTAATTGATGATGTAACAAAGATAATACAATTATTTGGTTCTACCAAATAAAAAGTGAATTATTTTACAAATTGGTATAACGAACGATGGCTGGGAACCACTAAGATAAATAAAAAGGGGCAGTCTAAGACTGCCCTGATTTACTAATAATTCATTAGATTAGGATTTGTAGCATAAAGGACAGCCACAACAATCCCACCTATAATTACAAGTGCAACAATAATTCCTGTTGCAATCGTAAATACATTTTTAAAAAAAGTTTTCATAATGTGATTTATTTGTTTTGCCTACTCTTATCTAGGATTTTCAGCTACCTCCATATTTTACATAGACATATAATCTTGATACAAATCAATAAAATAATTGGCAATAAAGTATGCCAAATCATTGGTTTTATAACAAAGGGGAGAGCCGACAACCGAGTGAGTATGATTCCAAAGAGTATCAACATAAACGAAAGACACTCCTTTCGTTGCAGAGGTTCGCATATCGAAAACAGGTACATACTTATATTCTTGTTCATTATTCCAGTTGGGAATCCATCCTTCATTTAGTGCTTCAGCAATGATGCTTAACTTATGTCCGGCAATAACAAATTTATTACTGACTGGTAATACTGTAGTATGACCTAATTTTCTACAAGCATCTTCGAAAGACAGCACTCCAAGTTGTTTACCAAATATGATTAGTTGTGCTTTTTTGATTTTATCAATCTCAACTGGTGAAGTGATATCTAACGTATCAGCGATTTCCTGATAATCTCTAACAGATATATTATGAAATTTCTTTTCAATACTTTCAACCCAACCTTCAATGGTCTGAGATGTTGCATAATAATCTTTTGTCATCTAAAAATTTTATTTAATTAAATAATGAAAGGCTGGGTATACCCAGCCTTTCATTATTATACACTAAAACATTTGTATTATTTAATAACAAAATTATAATTTTCATTAATTAATGAATCAATACTAACAAACATTATGTTTGTTAGATTTTCTTCAACACCATATGAATTAGCTGCAACAAATTTATATGTAACGCTTAAAGTATCAGAATTGGAATGTCTGAACATACTCATTTTTTCTGGTTTAAATGTTCGTTCGTTCACACATGAATTTATTGCATCACTGTTAGCTTTGTCAGCAATATCATTTAAATTTTTAAATGTTAACAGAGTGTCAACCCCAAACATAATGTTGTATGGAATACTTACTGTTTTACCTTCACCATTATCAACCATAACTTCACCACTAGATGGAACTTTGTTGCTGGTTTCGGAAACCGAATTGTCAGTTGTTGTACAATTCAACATTAAACACGTTATTAGTGTTATCATCATTAATTTAATTGTTTTCATATTTTTTTTTGACAAAGATATGTATAATATTTCAATCTACCAAACATTTACAAAATAATTTTGTATAATTATATTAAACACAAAACTAATTATGTCAACAGAAATAGAAAAAGCTAGGGCTTTGAATCACTATCATAAGAACAAAGAAAAGAATAAATCTAAAAAGAAAGAATATGACCGTAAAAGAAGGAAAACAAGACAGGAAGAATATAAAATTCGCAATAAAAAATATCGTGAGGAAAATCCAGATAAAATAAAACAATATTATAAAGATAATAAAACTGACCTAATAGAATATAATAGAGAATATCGCAAACATAGAATAAATACTGACCCAGTATTTAAATTGAAGGTTAATATTCGTTCTTCAATTGGTTTGTCATTTAGAAACAAGGGTTATACCAAAAAATCTAAAACATATGACATTATTGGTTGTACCTTTGAAGAACTCAAAGAACATTTAGAATCTAAATTTGCTGAATGGATGAACTGGGATAACCAAGGTAAGTATAACGGTGAATTGGGTTATGGTTGGGATATTGACCATGTTATTCCACTATGTTCAGCTATTACAGAAGAAGATATAATTAGATTGAATCACTACAGTAATTTACAACCATTATGTAGTAAGGTTAATAGAGATATTAAAAGGGACTTATATTAATGGCGAAAGGTCAAGGAACCACCCTTGACCTTTCTATCATCATTAAAAAACCACTTATGAATGATGCCAACGAGTGTTGGCTTTAAGTGCAAAGTAATCGGTTATGAAATGCTATTATACATTACACGACCTTCATCAGTCAATTCCCACATCTTGCTCTTAGAAGATGCTGGGTCAATAGCCAATCCCTTAAAACATAAGGTATTTAGCGTATTTTTACGAGCCTTAGTCGTAAATTGCGGGAGACATAAATTATCTCCCAGAACAATTAAGGCATCCTTTTCCAAGTCTGTTAAATCCATTAGTTTAACCAAATGGTTTCTAAATCATGGTGTTCACACATATCAGCTTCTTTACCCAGCATAACAACAATCATTGCTTCTCGGTTGCTGGTAGCATTATGAATCCATTTCTGGTACTTCACCGCTTTTTCATCTTCATGGAATATTACAGCTTGTAACTTGAGTTGTTCAAGTGTATTAATCGTAACTAGTAAATCATTCACGAATTTGTCCAATTGAGCATAACTCATTCGCTCTAAAATTAGAATATCAAATTCAGTAGTTAAAACCTTGTTCATAGTTTATCAGTTTTTGTTTGATTAGTGCAGTAGCCCTATGAAATCAGACCACCACCAAACTTGAAAAAAGAATGAAGGGTAAAATATGAGCCAATGTTTGGGACCAAAGGTTTTATAACTTGGCAAAACTAAGCTAGTAGGACCAAATAATGTTATAATGTATAACACGTTCAGAATAACAATTCCAAGAGTCAATACGAAAAAAATGTTTAATGCCATATTTTAGTTTTTAATACGTTTAACATAAAGACTGAATCTATCGTATTCTAAGTAGTTGAACATCATTATGCCTAAAAACCATAGTACCAAATGTTCAACACCAGCAATAATTCCACCAATCAATAGACCGAAGTCAAGTGCCCAATAAACATGGACTAATGGGAAGACTAGCATGAGTCCGGCTAGAATCTTAAAATAAGAAATAATGTTTTCCTTTCTGGTAGACATTATTCCTGTATTGAAATAATATTTCGGTATGCTGAGAAGAATGGTAATCGCCATCCACAAACTTTTACTTTAAATGTTTTACCGACAGTTAAATCATTTTGAACATCGGAACTACCAAACTTCATGAAGAGCCAAGTATCTGTATTCTCAAAGACTTCATCGGTGGTATAAACAAGGTACTTGCTTTCAATATCTTCACCGGAGCCAGTGGTTATTCTTTCTTTGTCTTTAATGGTAATCTCAATTGTTTCAGTGGTTGAATATTTCAACGCTGGGTAGCCAAAAATTAGAATGGCCAATGTAAAAATAATTAGGAATTTTTTCATATTTATAATTTTTATTTCAAACCTTTTGCTTCTAATCGTTTATTCGACTCGTACTGTTTCAATTCAGCCAAAGAGTAGTTCAACATATCAGCAGCATATTTCAACTTACTTTGTAAGTCATCCATGTCTTCTGCTTCCTCAACAGCTTCTTTGAAGTATTGACTTAAATGGTCATCTTCACTTGGGTTTTGAAGTGTATTGGCATTACAATCTTGTCGCTTTGCTAATACTTCATAAATTTCAGGTTTATTCATGTGGTTGTTATTTTAATAATGTTTCGGTAAAGATAAGTAGAATATTTCATTCCACCAAATAAAAAGTGAATTATTTTAATTCCTTTTGAATTATCATTTTTTTGGCATTAACCCATGCATTGCTTTCAGTCTTTCCTGAAGCCATATACATTGTGTTCCGGCCATCTCTAATTAACCAATATGGTTTTTGTAAGCCTTTAATTCTTCCCTCAACATGGCGTTCAGCTCTGGCGTTTGGGAATTTTTCTTTTACAAATTCTTTTGCTGTCATATTATCACATTTTTTACAAAATACTAATTCCTATCATTGGCCAAAAGTCTAATTTAATACCTAGATTTGGCTGAGGATAACATTTAATTGTGGGCCTTGCCGGATTCGAACCAACCACCTACTGATTATGAGTCAGTTGCTCTAACCGAATGAGCTAAAGGCCCAGTCATTACATGGAAAGTAATTTACATTGAAAACAATCAACAATACTTCCATCATCCATTTTGAAACCCATCTTACCAGAATTTGGGTTTGGTTCCATACCTAATGTAACACCAACAAGTTTACCACTCTTGAATGGTTTACCAGAATGCTTAACAATTTCCTTGCTAACCCAATTCGGCCATTCATCTTGGAATTCAAATTTATTAATTTTTGGCTTTTTCATAAGTAACTTATTTATTTGTTAGTTGAAATCTTTCTTCCAAATCTTTTACTCGTTCTTCGTTAAGTGGACCACCAATACATGAAACTAATCCAAAACTATTCTCATAACCCATGCTCCAGCTATGAGTGGAAATACCATCCGTTTGAATTCTAACAAAATAGTATTTACTATTCTCACTAGTTTTTTCAAATAACCAGTAATTTGTTTTCTGAATAATTAATTTTGGTTTTTCCATAATATTATTTTCCGTTTAAAATTTCTTCAGCGTCATACATACTGAATTTGCATTGCTTAATTGCCATCCCAGCTTGTATGAATAATAATCGAATTTTTTTAAAGTTAACAGATTCTTCTTTACCAGTCAAAGAACCACTTAAAACTAAAATATTATTGTCTAAGTGTTCTTTAATGTCGAAAGGTTTATTTGCATCAACAATAACACTATTGAAATTATGTTTTATGGTAAGCTGTTTTGCTATATCAAAATCTATTTCGTTAGTACAGAATATTGAATAGTTAAGTTTTTCCATGGTAATGTTATTGATGAAACAAAGATAATATATTAATTTGGTTTTACCAAATAAATTCGTAATAATTTATAAGTCCTCAATCCTAACATCATAAGGGTAATCTTCATCCTTACAATGAACAACCATATAGTTGACGTGGTACAACATGATATAATCCATATCGGTTTCGACACCCTTACGCCATCTGAACGTTACATAAGGTGTTTGGATTGTTGAATCAATTTTAACTCGTACCTTAGTGAAATCCAATTCAGCCATAGCATAAGTACTATCGGCCAGTCGAAATGAAAATGCAATCTTTGTATCTTCATACGTCTCACCATTAGTACTTCCAGACAATAGGAAATAAGAACCACTCATCCGGTAGCCACTTTCATTAACGACTTTAAATCGTCTTAGTTCATGTTTACCTTGTAAGAGTTCACCAACCTCTGATTCACCACCATCATTACATGATGTGAATAATAGGACCAAGGCAAAAAAATGTATTAATTTCATATAATATTATTTTAGTGTTTTAATCTTTTGGAAATAATTCCCAAGTACCATCCTTTTTGTTAATCTTCATAACACCACGTCTCGACTTATCATTATCGTATGCGTTATCTAAAAATAGATAATCACCAGACGACATTGACGAATATGACTGGCAATAAAACTCACCAGTTTCTATATTATAATATTTTTGGTTAAGAGAATAAATGCAACTATCATTTACTGGGTATGGAGTATCAAACTGGTTGAATTCAACCTTTTCAACACCATTGTTATCAAGTATGCACCATCTACCCTCAAGGTGTGGTTTTCTTTTTTTATCCTTTGTAATTGTATCTGGGTAAAATGCTTCAACATACTTCAGCAACATGAAATACTTCTTAGTGATATCACCACCGAATCCACCAACACGGTATAGTGCATTACTAATTAGTTCACCACCTTTAGTTAGGCAAACATAATCATGTCCATGAATATTCCATTTCTTTCGGTAATCCTCATTAATAGTAATTGGACTTAATTGTAAGTGTCCACCTATCTTGTACGAATCCGGTTTAAATAAATCAAATGTCGGTAATCCCATTAAACAAGTCCTTTAAGGTAAGTAATCAAATCAGACGCTGTCATTTTCATGAATGGTTTTTTAAGTTCCAGACCACCACAAGAAATTTCAATTAAGTTAATCTTGTATGAATCACATAACTCATCCCATTGACCAATTGTCAAGTTGTTTTCAGACAATATTTGAACACTGAATTCGTTGAAAACATCATCAATTTTATCCAATGACAATTCAACAACAGCAAAATGAATTGGCGTAGCTTTTTCATTCCACACTGTAGCACTATGTGTTGTAATCAACATACCAGTGCGGCCATCATAAACAAATCCGTATTTAAATAATGAGACTGACTTATCATAATCTACACCATGAAAGTCGGTTCCATCCAATAAATTACTTATTGTTTTGAAATCGTCTTTTGAAATAACTATGTTGTTTAAATTTACCATCTCGTTGTTTGAATTAAGTAAAGGTAAGTATAATATTTGATTTATCCTAACTTTTAAATAATATCTTTGAGTTTATTTTCTAATTGGGTAATAGAAGCTATAATGGTTCGACATTCTTCGTCAGTCAATGTGTTTGCATCACCAAGTAAATTAGCAATACCCTTCCGGTTCAACTTTGCAAATATGTTTTTCAGGTCATTAACCTTTAACATCATTCGTTCCTTCTCAGTCTTTCTTCCACCACGTTTTTCAATGGCCGTTAGTATCTGTTTCTTCCCATACCATTTGGGTAATTTGTTTTCTCTTTTATTACAAATCTTCTGGTAGGCTTGGAGGTATTCTTTTCGTTTAATAATAACATTATCGAAAATACCCTGAATGAATTTAACCGCACTAGGCTTAAGGTTATCGCCCTTAGCTAAGGCAATCATCATATTAATATCGGTATTGAAATTACCATTCTTAAACAGAGTCATGAGGTCAATGTCCGACCCAATAAGAATCAGAGCATTCAATAAGTTAAAGGTGACATCAGTTGTTTTTGTGGTATTCATGATGGTTGGTTTTTAATGACATCACAAATATAATACAATAATTTGGATTGACCAAATAATTTTATATTTATTTTTCAATAGAGTCATTAACCAACTTAAACATAATGCTGGCAGTTAACACCCTATGTTGGTTTAACCCACATTTACTTAATACTTTTTGTGAGGCAATATTATTTTTTTCAAAATGACCATAAATATTCTTAACCTTCAGTGTGTTCAAAGTATAATCAATCACCGCTTTAGTAGACTCAGTGGCATAGCCATTCTTCCAATGCTTAGGTACTAACCAATAGCCAATCTCTGCATCACCCCATCTAATATTGTGAACAGAAACGCACCCAATCAATTCACTAGAACCTTTCAATCGAATAGCGAATAAATGTTGTATATCACATTCTCTATTGAATTTTTGTCTTTCAACCACTTCCTTTGCCATAGACTTAGTGAAGTTTTTTGGTAAGTCCGGCATTGCTTTTCTAATCTCTGGAATATTATAACATTCAACAATCATTGGTACATCAGAACCAGTTAATTCATTTAGTACTAATCTATCTGTTTGAATCATACAGGGTATTTTATAAATAAATGATAGCTATAAATTAATCTATGTTTCCTACAAATACTTTAGTATATGTTATCGCAAAAAAAGGAAGCATAAAAATTTTACTTTTAAATTTATACTCACCAATTACTCCAACATCACTTTTCACAAACCCTAAACCAATATTAAGTACAAAACTAAATGTTATATGTTTTTCTTTTAGCACCATAATTTAATCTAAATTATTTTGAGATTTTAATTCCTCAATTTTGGCGTTTATTTTATTAAGCTTTTGAGTTAAGGTTAAACGCATACCTTCATCACAAAAAGGGTTTTCCATAAGTTCTAGGATTGTCTTTTTAATACCCTCAAAGTCTTCCAGTGTTTTTGGTGGTTCTACTATCATAATAATTTTTAATTTATTTTATCAGTATTCAAATACTTGGTTATTGCTTCAATGTTACCCATAGTAGTTATTAACTTGGTTGGGTTCATCCGGTTCACCATGAAGCTGGCAAATAATGTTTCACCATCTTTCACTTCTTGCTTATCCATAAAAAGTAATGCTTGAAATAAAGTATCACATTCATGGACTTGAATAGTATTATCCTTATTAGACATAGAAACACTAACCCAAATGTCTTCAAACTTAGTACTAAGTAATGAAACTTTAGTTATTGGTAGTTTAGTAACAGAACAAACTAATATTCCATTTTCAATAACACCAAGAACACCATCTAACATTTGTTGGTCAGTTAATTCCATTACTTCGTTTGGTTATCTGGGTGAGTATTCATTTCTTCTTCAGTCATAGGAACAACTTTGTACATAAAGTGTGGAGACTGTGTTGCAGCAAAGTTTTCGCATTCCTCTTTGGTACCATCAAAACATTCTTGGCCTTCATCTGGAGTATAATGTAAGTCTAAAACAATGTGTGTCTTTGTCATACGATTGGTTTTAATGATTTAGAATACAAATATAATAAATAACTTTTGATATTCCTAATTATTTGAAAATTATTTTGTAAATTTGCTGGAACAATAAAATATTATTATGTACAAACATAGATTTAATACTGAAAATCAATTAAAAGTAGATACCAAATATCTAGTAAAATGTCCTGAATGGAATGAAACTGAAATGATGGTATGTTATTGGAATGGTCGAATCTTTACATATTCAGATTGTGATGATGAAGAAACTTTTGATGAGTGTGTTCAAGAGTGGTGTGAACTGGATGAAGATGGTGAAGTAGTTATTTAAAACAACATAAAATGAAAGATGAATATTTGATTGCATGGATGATACCAGTACTTTTCTGGACATTTAATTGGGTTATTAGTGACCTATATAATGGCGGTTTTAAAGAATTAAAACTCAGATTTACTGGTTATGGAGTTATTAGTGTTGGTATTACAGCCTATGTATTATCCGGCTTTGCTGCATTAGTTTTATTATTGTTGTAAATTATTTTGATTTTTATTTGGTAGATTGAAATTTTCTACTTATCTTTGTCAAAATAAATGAACCAATGAAAGACGATAGAAAAACCTACCGACAAGAACGAATTGAAGTAAATGGAACTTGTGTTCATTTTGATGGTAAGTATTCCCCAAGTGCAAACACACTTAGAGTCTACCGGATGTTTGGCGATATAACATTATTTGATGAAGCCATTCAAAATTTTTGTATTGATAATAACATTGGTGTTGTAGTAATTGATTAAAATATTATGATACTTCCTTGTGATATAACATTTCTAGAACTTTTAATCATTGGAGCAATTTGCTTATTGATTGGAGTTATATGGAAGCGAATAACAGGTAATGAATAACTTGGTGATGAAACGAGGAATGGTGTTTGACCTTTATCAGGACGGTGAACCAACACGAAGAGTGATGGCCCTCAATGAACATGATGTATTGGTTTTGGAGAATCAAACCATCATAAAGAATATTGATTTTGAAAATGAAGTTGGGGATGTTTTAATTGAAAATATCCTAGAATATAATTAATAATTGGCGGTATCGTCTAATGTTAGGACGGCTAGATGACACAGATACTGATTCTGTAATTTTTGCAAAACTGTGTTAGATTCACAGTATCGCCACAATAGAATAGTTCTTTGAAGTATTGAAAAATAGATAGTGATTAGTAATCATGTTGGTGAGGCACACCGAATAAAAATGGTCCTGATTATGAAAGTGATTCTATTTTTATAAAAACATGGGTGAGAGAACCGTTGGTCTGCGGGTAAATCCAAAGGACGGCATACGTCATACTCACTCATAAAAATAATGACTACTGAAGATAAGCAGTAACAAACAATAGATGCAACCAATCCTCAGATGAAAATTAAGCCGAAATTGGCGACCCTGTTAAACGTAATGGTCAGCAGGTGTATATCTGAGTTAGGGGGTACGGAATTGGAGTGGTGAGGATATAACACGTCGTGCGACTGACATTAAAGGCCCAAATCCATTCGTTATAATCACGCTAAGGTGATGTTGTTTATTGTAAGATGATTAAAACGTTACCATAGAGATAACTAAATAGGGTGCTTGGATGTTTGATGCCTTGCTAATCATTCCACTTAGAAATGGGTGTCATTATTTTTTAATTTGGGCGTGTGCGACTAAGGGGATGTCGACTTGAGGGGGAAAACCAGTTGCAACTGGTCCAACTTCTATGAGAGTGATGGGGGTTCGAATCCCTCTGCGCCCACAAAAGATTGGTTCCTTACCGAATCAAGCAAATAAAATAAAGAAATAAAGAACGGAGTATCTGCTTTTTTGGGACACGAGGCCCTTTGTTGAGCTGATGGATACTTTTAATGGGAACCAATCTTTTACTTGTGCTGCATATTGAGTTTTAGTGGGCCGGACAGCTATGTTAAAACAATAATATACGGGGTAACCTGATGAAAGGCTCGACGGAGCGTTGTTCTGGGAAAGTGTGGGGTTCGATTCCCTTGTGGCACACCAGTTAAACAGTGAATGGGGAGGTCAGTATCTTACTTCCTCTTGCAAAAAAGAAAGCTCGGAAACGACATAACTTGAGTAGCGGTATAAACATTTCATCTGTACTTGGAACGAAAACATTTTCTGTGGAGGTTTGGTGTTCATGTAGGAATTTATTCCTTGAAGATACCTTGGGTGCTAAAAACATCATACAGAAAAGTTACTTAGTTTTTACGAATCCGACGTTTTATAAGTAACATTTTTTAAATAATATTATAATATGAGAACAATTATACTCTTTATTTCATTGCTAGTAATCACATCATGTGATTATCCCAATGCTAATGTTAGTGTTGAAACAACAGATATCGTTATTGATGGTAGAACACTCAATACATACACAATAGATAGTTGTGAATATATTGGGCGTGTTACTAACATTAGTAGTCAAGCCGATTTTTTAACCCATAAGGGTAACTGTAAATTCTGTAAACTTCGTAACGAACAATAATATGTTGTGTTCGTGTGGGCATGAATTTATCAGATATGTCTGCTATAATTGTGGTAATGTTGATGAAACACCTTACCCATTAGTCAAAAAACCAAAACGACTAATTGAAATACCAAACACAATAAACACAAATTTCAAATATGGTATCCGGCCAAAAAAAAATCGGGTTAGAAAATCTCTTAGACTAAACATTTTTAAACGTGATGGAAATGCTTGTTTAAAGTGTTTGTCTGTTGGTTCCAAAAATAACCCACTTACTATTGACCATATCATACCATTAATTAAAGGTGGATTGAATAGAAAGAATAATTTACAAACACTTTGTTATGAGTGTAACCATGATAAAGGTGAAGAAATAATTGATTATCGAAAAAAATAAACTCATATCACGAGATGAATTTAGAAATGGAACATTTGAACGAGATGGTTTCAAATGTATCATTTGTGGTAATCCAGCCAAGGACGCTCACCATATCATAGAACGTAGATTATTTCATGATGGTGGTTACTATCTAAACAACGGTGCATCCCTTTGTGAACAACACCATATCGAAGCTGAACAAACAACACTCACTTGTGATGAAATTAGAAATAAAATTGGTATAGAAAATATTGTATTACCAGAGCATTTCTATTCAGATTACACATACGATAAATGGGGTAACATCATAACCCCAACCGGACTACGAATCAAAGGCGAATTATTCTACGATGAATCAGTACAACGAATTCTCCAACAAGGCGGTGTCTTAGACCTATTCCAAAAACATGTTAAATATCCTAGAACATATCACCTACCTTGGAGTCATTTATTAAAGGATGACCGGATATTAAAAGATGATAGCCATTTCATTGGTAAGAGGGTTATTGTATCACTTAAGATGGATGGTGAAAATACCACCATGTATAATGATTACATCCATGCTAGGTCATTAGAAACTGCCTCACATGAAACACGCAATTGGGTGAAAGGTTTATGGTCTCAAATTGGGTATATGCTCGATGATAATATGCGTATTTGTGGTGAGAACTTGTATGCTGTTCACACAGTAAAGTATGATAATCTTAAATCGTACTTTATGATGTTTTCGATGTGGATGGATAATAGATGCTTATCTTGGGATGAAACAGTTGAATACTCTAAGATACTTGGTCTTGAAATGGTACCAGTAATTTATGATGGTATCTATGATAAGGATAGTATTATAGAAGCATTCAGCAATCATGAGAAGACTAATGAGGGTTATGTTGTGAGGATTGCAGATGAATTTAATTATATTGATTTTAGAAGGTCAGTAGCTAAGTTTGTCCGGCCAGAGTTTAGACAATTGATTAATAATTCACATGGCCATTGGATATCAAAGAAGATTGAGGTTAATACACTAACGAAATAATTATGGAAGAAAGATTTAAATATGGTAATTCAATTATTGCTGAGTTCATAGACCTAAAAGTACACGTAAATGGAATGTGCGATGACCCAACTAAAGGAGTTCCATCACCATCATTTAGTTTACAATTTCATAGTAATTATCAGTGGTTAATGATAGCTTGGGTTAAATTCAGGGACTTGAAATTTAAATTAGGTAAGCATGAATTCGAACATTCTGAACATAGGTCATTAACTGGTAATTATTTAGCATTTCATTCAATTGAAAAAACGTGGGCTTCATTGGTTAGAGGTATTGAATGGTATAATCAAACTAAACCAATGGAAGAAGCATTAATTTGGTGGGAATCAAAATCTGAATCAGAACAAAAAGAACTTAATCATCTCATATTTGGTAAACCACAATCGGAAGGAACTGATGAACTAACTAAAGGTGACGTATATAAAATCTGGGATATGATGATTGGCATTCCAACCAGAGCATCAAATAAAGAATAAAATTTATTTGGTGGAATCAAAATTAATCATTATATTTGTCACATGACAGCAACAATTATTATTCTGATTTCAATTGCGATGACATTCCTTACACATGTATTCATTGCAGCAACAGTTGGTGATTCCGTAAAGAAGTTGTATAAATTCTATGGGCAAGATGATATGTCAACAGCATATTTTATATTCTTGTCAGCGGGGATGATACTAATGTATTCCGTGTTTTTATGTGCATTAAACAATACTTACTTCCATTTTCCTTACTAATATGAAATTTCAAGATATTTTTGCCGCTGAGGGATTGTATAAATCTCAGTCGTTTAAAGAAGGCGTGGCCTTTGAAGTGAAGAAGAACAGCATTACTGATGCATTAGAATTATTCACTGTTACTTATAAGGATGAAGGCGATGTTCTACCAGATAGAGTACCAACACTAGTCTATGCTGAATTATTTAATAAGGAATATGTAAAGGTTTTTACCAGACAATCGTTATTCAAATAATTATGAAGGTTCAAAAATTGGATTGCTCAAAATGTAAGAAAGAAACAAGTCACATTAAACGCTCGGACCAAAGTGCTGGTGAAACATTATTCTTTGGTATATTAACAATGGGTCTTGGGTTTGCTGGTCGTCAATTTTGGTGGGAATGCACCACTTGTAAAAATAAGATTCATATTTAATTTGGTGGATTCAAAAATAATCACTACATTTGTCAAAATCAATTTGCTATGTATACCAGAAAAGATTTAGAAACATTAAGTGATGAGCAATTAATTGCTATTGCTAATGTGCTTGAACCACGAGAAGATTGGGTGGTCAGTCGAAAATATGTGGAAAGTCAGAAAATTCTGGAGGTTGTTGCACGAACATTGCCTGACGATAATTCAGCCATTGAAGGAATTGTACAATTATATTTTGGTGATGAACATGCAGATGATGATGTGCGACAATTGATTAAACATTTTGATGATGGCCTATTTGAGTCAGCTCCGAATGAAGAAGAATTGATTACGATTTCTAACATTATTAAACCATAAGGTATGATTAAAACATTGATTAAAAAGTGGGAAGACCAACATGCTAAGTTATTGTCTGAGTATGATAAGTACCATAATTTAAGTGAAAACGAAGCATTGTTTTTGCGTTCTGAGATGAGACAAGTTCTTAATATAATTGAGGACCTAAAAAAACTTGCTGAGACTGATGCCGGACAGCTTATTGAACAAAATGACAAAATGAAGAAAGCATTAGATGTTGCAATGATTGGTATTGAAGCAGTACTTCCAAAATTTGTTCATACTGATGACGAAAAAGAAGTTAAAATTTATAACGCATTTCACGCAATTAAACAAGCAAAGTAATTAGTTATGATGTTACCAAGAACAATAGATTACTATAAAGCCCACGTTTTTTCAATTGAGGAATTACAATTCAAACAGCGAAAAGGTGAACTCTTAACTCGTGAGGATAAAGAGCGATTGAAAAAGTATGCCGAAGAAAGACGTAAAAAGAATTTACGCAAAAAGTAATATTGTATTAAATAACTTAGTATGTCTAAAACAAACATTACAACATTTGAGGTGATTCATATGAAATGTGAATTACCTTCCTTCTCTTGGAACGATGGATTATTCTTTATTGTTAAGGAAGAAGATGAAACCATACATATGTGCAAACTTGATAAGGATGGTCAGCCGGAATTGTTTGAAGATGGTCGATTCATGATTACTTGTGCAGGTAAAAATAATAAAGGAATTACCAAGACTAATTTGGTTTACCAACATGAAAATAATTGACATTAAAGAAATGGCCAACTTTAACCCATCAGTACCAAACGGTATTGATAGCGTGTCAAGCGGTAAGGTGTATTTAAAAGACCATAACGATGGCTTACAATCGCCATATTGTATTAGACACGGAGCAATGCTTAAAGTTTCACCTCATGGTATCTGGCGATGTGGTGAATTGGGTTGTGATAATGGTTGTTTTCAAACATAATATTGTGAGCATGGCGGAAGTGGCTTGTGTTGCACGTTAAATACGAAGGGTAAATAATAAACGTGGAGGCGCAAATGACTATGAAGGTATCCTTTTCACCCTTTCGGATGCCGGAGTTAACAGCTACACCATGCTCACTTTTAAAACAAAACTATGTTAAGTAATATTTTAATTATTATTGGAGCTATTGTATTTTTTATAGCTGTTATTGGAGTTATTTACTTGATTTGGTATTTGCTAACAATGCCATTTAGATTAAATAAACTAGAAAATAAGGCTAAAATTGCAAAGACCCCAAAAGAATTTGCTTATGTATTTTGGAAATTGGTTGATATTCAAAATTCAATTGGTAGTGAGAAAGTACAGGTCAGATGTAGAGGTATCCATTTTATATTAGGTAAACGAAGCACTGAATTAGGCTTGAATAAAGACATTAAAGATATTGTTGAAAAATGAAAGAATTAGCTGAACGAATTTGGGTGTTTATCGAAACATACGCTGCCATCTCACCCAATTGGGATGATGAAAATGGTGAGGATAAATTCACTGGGCCGGATGTTTACCAATTATTGAATTGTGCCAACCAGTTGGATAGAGAAGAAAAACCAACAAGATGTTTTTCTGAATGGGGTTCTGGTTGCTATACACCATACACTTCAAAAGAAGGTCGTGCTGAGCATGACTATTTGGTAAAGGAAATTTATAAAATTATAAACACAAAATAAAAACGATGAAAAAACTATTTTTTATTTCAGTAATATTCTTATTGGTATCATGTGGTGAAAGAACTTATCCAGTAACAACCAGTCAATTTATCATCACTGATATTGTTTCAAGAGATGGACAGCTTGAACATTTAACAACATATCATGTTCAAATGCCGGATAACACTAATTTGGGCTCAATTGATTTTTGGTTTTCTGATTCAATTGGAAAATATAACGTTGGAGATATTGTCGAATTTAATAAAAAAAAGTAGTATGAAAAATTACATTTTAGTTATTCTTCTTGGTTTAATGATAACAGCATGTTCATCACCTAGTGAAAGAGCTGAAACTGTTGAAGACTATGGAGAAATAATTTGGCGAGAACGCCCAACTGATAATGGTGAATTGGAGATATTCATATGTAGAGATGAACATTATCACGTATGGATTATTGAAATTGATGCGGAAGCCCATTTGATGTCGGCTAATAAAATTTCTGGGTATAAATTAATTAACGAAACAAACTAAGAATATGAAAGTATTAGACGAAGGACAACAATTACGTAAACGTAAAGAAGAGTTGCATCAATTATGGCTTTTCCAAAATCAATTACAGAAGGAAAAAGAAAATGAAAAACATAGATTGAAATCTAAATGGTTTTTCAAATCCAGACATGAGGGTACGATTAGATATCTCGATTATGTTATTAAAGAAATTGGTAAAACAATGACAGCAATTAGTGATTATATGGATACTATCACCACTAGAATCGATGCTCTTGATGAAAAATAAATTATGATAACAATAAATTTATTTAATGTCGCTGTACTAATCATAGTCGGTTTAGCCATCTGGGGTTGTTTACCACAAGAATACAAAGAAGAACTTGGTTCTCTCATTGGTTGGGGGATTGAATTAGTTTGGTTAATAGTCTGGATTATTATATTTCCAGTATTAGGTTATAGCATTTCATTTGGATAATCATGGAGTCAGCATTGAAGGTATTAAGACGTGAGCTTTATGAACAACAGCGAATATTAAAAATTACTCGCAAATTGCTTCGTCGTAAGGTTAGTCCTAATTCTTTCCATGATATGCACCGAGCATCAATACCAAGACAAAAAGAACGAATAGCAACGTTTAAAAAAGCTATTAAGATATTAGAAAATGTTTGCCCTGTGGCGCAAAAGACTAGACGCTGATATTATCTGTTAATCAATTGTAGAGAGCGGAATGCACAATGGGTTGCATATACGGGAGCTTTAGAAAACAGACGTTAGGGAATTGAATCCCCAAAAAGAAGTAACACAAGTATAGGTAAAAATCCTATCAGTCGCAAACATTTTTTAATTTAATTTGTTAAATAGGAATTTATTTCCTATCTTTGCTTTTATTATGGAACAAGGTTTAGCCAATTTACAATCATTAAAGACTTCACTAGATGAATATGTTGCTTCATTGGAGAACATCAGAACTCGTATAAAACAATACGAAGTTTATACTCAAAAAAACAAAGCCGAGATACTTCAAATTAAAAATGATTTGTTGGACATTTGTGGTAGAGGTTTCTGGGTAGAGCATGCTCTGGAAAAATCTAAGAAGTCAGAGTTAATTCATAAAATTGATTTATTTGCTGATAGACTTATCTGTGAAAGAGTTTTAGATGGTTTAAAACTCGATGCAAAGATAACTAGAATTCAAGCAGAATTGGCCAATCCAATTAATATCGCATTGAAGAAGATTCATAATGATGAGGCTGAATTAATTGGTGAGGGTGAATGGGTTAAAGATGGCGCACACCGGATTTACAAGGTAGACGATAAGTACTATTCCATTATTGTATACGATAAAATGAACCTGTATTTAATGGATGAATCGATTAAAGAAATTAAACAAGAAGAAATAATTCAATATATTTGATACTATGAATAAACGAACATTTTTGGTCTTAATAATTGCTATGCTAATGGCAATGTTATTAATGTCTTGCACTAATGAAGTTAGTTGGCCACAAGCCCCACACAAATTCGTGGTAACAAAAATTGAAACAAATGAGACTCAAACTAATGGTATGTCACGTTATTTGGTAGACATGCCAAGTAGAGATAATTCAATTAATTCTCAAGTATTTTGGTTTGCTGATTCAACTGGTAAATTTAAAGTCGGTGATGTATTAAAATTTCAATTAGCAAACTAAAATGAAAAGAAATATTATGAATACAGAATTACCTACACTCGCTGCAATACATAGTCATTTGGAAAAAACAAAAATTAGAGGTTGGTTATTATTCCCACCACTTTTTTTTGTAGTGATAGGTGGGTTAATTGGATACAGTGCACTTATTTTTGGGGTTACAGTTCATAGATTTGTTTTACCAATATATCTATTCTTTGCGGTATATTTAATCCTTGTACTTATAGTAATTTTGTGGAGTGATTCTAAAAGAATAAAAAATAAATGAGTACACGTAAAGACGCAATATATTGGTGGAATGATTTGCCTAAAGAAGATAAATTATTTTACATGAAAGGAACTGAACTGGAAGGTAGGTCTATTTCATCATTAACTGGTCGTGAAATAGAAATCATTTGGTTGAAATTAAATGAAGCACCAATTGAATCAGAAACAAAAAACATTGGAACACAACGAAGCCCATTTGGGATTGGTTCATAACACATGGAAAAATACTTTGTCCCATATCATATAGCATTGCTCCTTAAACAAATTGGTTTTAATGAACCATGTATGGGTATGTTTGAAGTTGGTGATACTGATGTTCATATCAATTACAACAATCGGCCATTGAATGCTGAGGAATCCAAAAGGCCATTATTGTATAATATGGACTTAACCAATTCTAGTTTGCCTCAATGGGCAATAGCAGCACCATTATATACTCAAGTGGTTGACTGGTTTAAAACTAAATACTTTATTGATATTCATATCAAGCATGTTTGTACGGTTAATGAAATACTTGATTCGTATGGTATTATTAACTTCATGATAAATGAATTCTCTAATCCTGATATCCGAGTAGAATCTGAAAACATTACAGATAATATGATGGACAAAACTATTGAAAAGGTGATTGATATCATTAACCCTAAAGACAAAAAAGAAATACTAGAAATATTAACTTCTCCAGTTGGGGACGTTGATTTAATTAAAAAGAATGGCAAAGAACAAAGATAAGGAAAATTTTTTATTGGCTGAGGCCAAAAGAATAATAAAGGCTTGGGAGAAACTAGATGAAGGAAACCATCACCCAAATGTTATTGAACACTGGTTGATTAATGACATGAAACCAGCAATTGATAAGCTAAGAAAGAAAATGAAAAAATATGAAAGCAGAAATCGTAAGTTCGCAAGGCAAAAGGATTAAGGTTAAATACTCTCCAAGATTAATTGGTAGATTATTTGGTCGCAAAGAAAAAACAATCGAATATACTCATGACCATGATGTCTATACATTTGGTGGTGGTTATTGTTGGTTTGAGGTTGAAACAGGTGAGCAATATGGTAGATTTCCTATGTTGGATAACTATATAAGGTCTGAAAAATTTAAACGATAATTTAAAAACAAATATATGAAAAACAAATTGAAAAAAGCGGGATTAATTTTTGGTGGTGTAGTAACACTGATATTCGTTATCACCATCTGGGGTATTGATTGGCACACTGACAACAAAGACGTTGCATTACGTGCTGACTTTAAAGCACAGGACGAAGTATGCAAATCATACTTTAAAACAATGTGGTCCATCATTGAAGATGAAGCTAATGTTGTTAGCAAAACATCTGATGATTTCCTTAAGATTTATCAACCACTTATGGAAGGTAGATATGGAGAAAAGGGTCAACCATTATTCGAATGGATTGCTGAATCTAATCCAGAATATTCATTGGCTACACATGAGAAATTGATGACAACAGTTAATGCTACACGTACACAATTTCATGAGGAACAAAAGAAGAAAATATCTATTAAGGCTGAACATGATAAACTAAGAAATCAAAAACCTTATAAGTGGTTTATTGATGATGCTTCAGAACTTGAATTAGTTGTTATCACTGACCAATATACTGAAGATACTTGGGCAACCGGACATGATGAAAAGAATCTAGAATTCTAATTAAAAAACAATTTAAAATCTTCCTATGGAAATTTGGATTCCCTTATTGTACCCGATAATTATCGGTGCCTTAGCAATGTACTTTTTTAAACACAAGGTCATCTGGTGGGAAGCACTCATCCCAATTGGTGTGGCAATACTATTCATTATCGTATTCCGTTTCTTTGTTATTAAATCCATAACAAGTGATACTGAGTATTGGGGTGGGACTGTCCAAAAGGTAGAGTATTACGAGGATTGGAATGAGTATATACATAAGACTTGTTATCACCATTATAAATGTGGTAAGAGTACATGTAGTAGACCATACGATTGTTCATATGTGAAGTATCATCCAGCATCTTGGCAAATCACAGATAACAATGGTATTGTACAAAGTATTAGTGAATCCGAATACAATCGTCTAATGAGGCAATTCAAACAAAAACCAAGCTTTGTTGAGCTAGCTCGAAATTCATATACAAATGATGGTGATAAGTATGTATTCTATTGGCAAGGTGAGAAGGAAACATTCGAACCAATGTACACTGAACACACATACGAAAATAGAGTTCAAGCATCACACTCAGTATACAATTATCCTGATGTAAGTGAAGAAGAAGCTAAACACCACGGACTACATAAGTATGCTAACATTTATAATGGACGTTATCAACATTCTATCTTAGGTGCGAACAAAGAATTACATAAAGATGCTGAAAGAGAATTCACTTGGCTCAACTCCAAATTGGGTAAAGCTAAGGGCCTAAGAGTTTGGGTTCTATTATATGGTAGTCATACACCATCAACTGGACAAATGCAAGAGCGTTATTGGAAGGGTGGTAATGATAATGAATTCGTTATTTGTATTGGAACTGATTCATCTTATTCAGCAATCAATTGGTGCCATGTATTCTCATGGTCCGAAGTGCAAGAACCAAAGATTAATGTGAGGGATTTTGTCATGAAGCAATCTAAATTAGACTTACTTGCCTTAGCCGGATTTGTTGAAACAGAACTTAGTGAAAAATTCATTAGAAAGGACTTTAAAGAATTCAGTTATTTGACTGTAGACCCACCCGGATGGGCAATTACATGGTGCCATATTACTACACTAATTGTGACAATTGCAATTACAATTTGGAGCATTTTCAATCCTATTGAAGAATAGGTCTTGTGGTATTAAATAAAAAAGTATAATTTTGTTTTATGAAAATAGCAATCTACACATTATTCGCAAGTTTATTAATCAGCATGACATCATGCCTTGAGGAAACATCAAGCGATGAATTCGACATCCAACAAACTATTTCGTATGTTGAGGATAGTTGGGAGTATCATACTCTTGATACAATTTCTTTTGGTGATGATGATACCCATCCACTTATATTTCATAAAGATTTCACTGGGTATGTCTTAATTACTAAGTCACCAGATTTTTCTTTTACTGATAAAGGAAGTTATGAGTTCATTGATTCGATGAAATGTGTTAGACTAATTGAGATTAAAGAACTTCAAATTAGTATGAATAAACTTAGACATAAATCGTGTAAATCTAATGAGTGATAAATTTACTGAGGATTTAAGCGTACCTCAATTGTTTTTTATAAAAGTATTAATAATACATTTAATACTTAGAATATCATTTGATTTTTGGACATCATTAACGTTTGGTTTACTTATAGCAGCATTATTCATGTATCTTAGAGATATTTTTATTGCTTTGAAAACAATTAATGACAACATTAACAAAAAAAAGAATGAATAAAACAATTGACCTTTTAATACGTGAGCTCAATAAGGAAAAAGAAACCCATGCGAGATGTAAGACCACTGGAACACTAAAGGATATTGGTAGTACAGTAGGTGTTGTTATGGCATTAGCTGTAAAGGATAACATTGGTAAAGCCGGATTCACTAAAGCAGAATTCCTCATGGCAATTGAACAAGGATTTGAGTTAGTTGAATCAACAGAAACTTAAGTTATGAAAAAAGTTAGATATTTTTTCATTAGCCTTCTACTAAATAAAAAGGAAAAGTCAGCTATTGTTGCCTCAATAAATAATACATATTATGCACTAAACAATTATAGTAATGGTATGGGTGAAAGTCACAGAGAGTTTGTTGATGAACTTGGTAAATTAAAAAGACTTAAATAAATCTTAATATGATAGATACTATTGATAAATTAATCGCCGCTTTAAACAAAGATAAAATCATGTTTGAGAAGTTTGAGAAAATAAGGCCAACACTCAAGCCAGATTTATCCGATTTAGGGAATACAGTCGGTTTTATTATTGGTACAGCTATTAAAGAACGTGAAGGTGAGAAAGACTTTAACAAAGAAGAATTTTTAAGAGGATTTAAGCATGGCATTTCATTAACTGATGGAACACACTAAAAAAGAAATTATGATTCGTATTGAAGCAAAACATGTTAAATATTTTAGATTTCTTAATCATGAAGCTATTATTACTAATGGTGTTTTAATAATTATTCCACTGAATAATCAAATTGCAAATTTACAACCAGCTATTATTTCTAAAACACAGGATATAAAATTGGGAGACCAGTATTTCAATCCAAGGTTAAATAATTTTGGAATTGCTGACGATGAAAACATAAATTACAATGCAGCAATTTTATCTGGCCCATGTGACAGAGCGTTTTACAAAGTACTTGTCTTATCAGAACAAATATCTAATACAACACTAGAGGATATTGTTGATGGTAAAATCCATGATGGTGATAATGTTCATGTAGAATTATATCGAAGAGGTTTAAACTCTGATGGTATTGATGCTGATTTAACTGGTGGTCTTTTTATCCACGCTGAAGATTATTATACTCCACGACTATCTGATAGTCGTGCTAACATATTAATTGCTGAAAAAGCAAAAACTTGGTGGGATATTATGAATGAGTATGATGAAGTTAAAACCACAAGGTCATTCTCAATGTGGTTAATGGATACATACAATGTACCAACAAAAAAATAAATGAATAACACATTTAAAATAGTACAAGAAATTGAAACAGGTGATACATTTCTTGCAGCACCATATTGGCTTGACCCAAAGGATAAGTTTACTATCTTCTGTGAATACAAAGAAGGTGTTGAACCTGTGATGGAACAATTCGGAATGTTTAATAGCTATGCAACACAAGTTAATGTGTTAGGTGATTATAAAAGTGATAAGTATTATCGTTCAACTAACGGAGAGATAACCAAAATATAATGGAAGATAACCAAAAAGAATTCGATAAGGTGATGGATGATTATACCAAATCTGTGAATGAATATAATGATGAATGTAACCGAGTAAACTACCGGATACTTAAAGCAATCAAAAGCATTAAATCAGATAGGTTCTATGAGGACCTATTGTCATTCATGGAAGATTCTCAAGTTTGTGACAAATTTAAGATTGTTAGGAAACCTGTTGGCAACTATCAATACGAGAATCATGGTAAGATAAAACGTGCTTGGATTGACCAACGTAGTGTTGGTGAGACAGGTGATTGTTGGGTCGGAACCGTAACAGTTAAAATTAAATTAGGTAGATGGCTCGAAATGCCATTTAGTATGTAATATGAGTGATATGATTTACCCAAAACCAGATGTGTTACCAACTGATGATGAAATAAAAGAAAATATTATTTCTCATTTAAGTAAAGATTTCGATTTAGAATTTGATAAAGACCATTTAGAATGGGCAAGAAATTATATCTATCCAGAATTAATAAATCGTTACTTACCACACATTGTGATTGTAAGAGACCATGCCGCTAAATTGTTGTCTGAAAAAGATAATAAGATTAAAGAATTAGAAAATATTATTAAGGCCAATCAAAATGAAAACGTATAGGTACGGTCCGTGGGAAGATTGGGATGGAGCTGAAATCTATCTCATCCAAATGAAAGTCTGGTATGGTTGGAAAGATGTTAAGTCTTGGAACCGGACCCCCAAAGGTAAAGAAGAAATGGATGCAGCAATAAAAAGATTGATTGAAGCTGGAAATACAGTAATTTAAAGTACAAATAATAGTAAAATGAAACCAACACAAATTAAAATAAAAGGTACTAAACCAGTCAATTTACTTAAGGGGTTAAGTAAAACACCATATGAGTCACCAGAAGAAGCAATATATGAATTAATAAATAATTCTATCGCTAGTAAAGTTAATAATTTATCAATAGAACTTAAGTTTATCATTAAATCAGAATTGGAGGGTGACAAATATATTAAAGTTGTTGATAAAGTTATTATAAAGGATAATGGGTGTGGGATACCATCTCATGAAATAAATATGGCCCTTACACCATTCGCAAAGGAAACTCAAAATAGTATTAATGAACATGATGTTGGTTTAAAATCTAGTGTTTTATTTTTAGGCGAAAAATTTGAAGTTAAAACAAAAGCTATTAATGAAGAACATATAAAATTAATAGATGGTTATTCTATTGATGAATTTAGTATTGGAGATGATATAAGTCTAACGCCTATTAATTTTGATGGTGACCACGGAACTGAAGTTGAAATATTTGTTTCAAAAGATAAGAACAAATTTTTTAAAATTTCAACTCATAAAGGTATTAATCAAATGAAGAATATTTTAGGAAAAAAATATCAATTAATTTTAACTGATACCTCAATCAAATTTAACTTAACAATTGTTGATGAAGAAAAAATAAGGACTGAAATAATCAATAGTGTTAAACCAATATATTATTATCCTCCAGAATGGGATGCTGACAAGACAAAAAAGATTGAAGACCCTATAATTGATGGTAAAGAGTTCACATGTGGTAATGTTAAAGCAATATTAAAATTTGGTTATTCACCTAAAAATGATATTATAGGAATCAAGCATTATCAAATGCTTGATATGGACCCAAAATTATTAAAATCAGGAAGTAATTATCCATATAATATTGCTGCTAAGTATGGTGGTTTTGATTTTTTTATTTATGACATTCTTATAGAAGAACATGTTGTTGATTTTATTAATGATACAGGTAGTAATTGGACTCAATTTTTACGAGGACAAGTACGTTGGTATGGTGTGGAAACTGTTATTACAAAAAATAGAATTATTAGAAGTGATGATGTTTTAAATATTCTAGAACAAATAAAATTGTTTTTGAAAAATGGTAAAATTAGTTCTTCAGATAATTTTAAATTTTATAATGAAGAATCAGCAAAATCATTTAAAAATAGCATCAACAAAAGTGGGATGAATTTGATATCTAACCCATATATTAGACAACAAAAAATGTCAGATGAACATCAATTACGTGATACAATCGCTCAAAGTTTAAATAGTTTTGGTAGTATGTATTATGGTAAAACAATTATTGGTTCAACTAAGGAGGAATATGTCTTGTCTGGTTCAGGTAATAAATTAGATATATACATCAAAGAAGATAATATTCCGTGGGAAGTTAAACTATATAAAGCAGAAGTTAAAGATGTTTCTCAATTATTACAATACATGATTGAATTGGACTCAAATAATGGATATCTAGTAGCTGAAGAATTTCCAAATAAAGTTATTGATTATACTAATAAAATTAACAAAAAATTTAAAGATTTAAATATTAAACTTAATTTATTGGAGTATAGTAATGACATTAATGGATTAACATTAAAACCAATACTTCAAGAATTTCATTGTATTAATTAATATGGAAAAAAAAGATTTTGTTGCACCGGATGAGGCATTAGCTCTAAAACAATTAGGTTTTAATGAACCATGTTATGGTGTTTTTGTTGAAGGAACTGATAATTTTTTAAACATAAACCCTGAACCAAGAAATTGGAATGATAATCTGGTCAATGGTGATGTAACATCCGCTCCATTATATCAACAAGCATTTAGATGGTTTGCTAAAACAACTGTATATGTTGAATGGCCTATCGAAAGTTGGATTCAACCTTATTTAACAAAAGAACCGAGAACCTATGAAGGACGGTATTGGCAAAGAGGTGAATATAATTCAGTGGGTGTTTACAATTCACATCCTGAAGCACAATTGGAAGTACTTAGAAAACTAATTGAAGTTGTAAAAAAACAACAAAAAAACTCATAATTTATGAACCAAGAATTTACCAGACAACTCAAACTTGAGATAGACCATATCTTTGAAAGCGGAGCCAATGAAGTCAGAATACTTAACATGGTAGAAGCCTTCATAGATAAACGATTCAACAATGAATCCTCAAGGGATATGCTCGTGAAGATAGATGATTCACTTATCGATTTAAAGTATTGTTGTGAGATAACACCAGTTGTGGTTGAGGGAATAAAAAACATGAAGATTAATATCATTAGCTTTGAAGTGAGGTTAATTAACCAAGACCCAATTGAATGTTCTATCCGGTCCAATTGGTGGGAAGAAAACGGTGAAGAAAGAGAATTGCAATTGATTAAAGACATGGAGGCCAAACGAAATGAATTGATTGTCTTATGGTCCAAAACAAAGGAACCTGTTGCAGAATTTATGTTTACTGATAATTAAATCATCAATATAATGGAACAAACAACGAACAATCTTGCAGTAGAAGAAGCAATTAAAATGCTTAGCTTACCAATGAAAGACCTTCCTGAATTAGCTATGGAATTTTTAAAGTATCTATCAAGTAAAGTTGGTATGTGCATTGAAGTTTGTATTTCTGCATATGCCGGATATAATCAAATGGTTCTGAAGATGGAATGTGAGGATGACTTATACAAAATTACTGACTCAGATTTGTTAAAATGGTGGGAAGATAAAGGTTATACAAATAACTAAGGAATTATGGGAATGGATGTAGATTATGTTGTGGCGAAAGAACACATCGATAAACTGGAAAGGCTTCTAGCAAATCAACCACATGGTGAGCGAGACGAAATTGCTGACGATATAATTGATTTCGTCGAAAAAATGGAAGCTAAATACCCTAAAGATATTACAATATCAAATGGATAAGTTATGGTAAATAAAGATTTTATTACATATGAAGAAGCGTTAGGTTTGAAAGATTTAGATTTCAATGAACCTTGTTTCGCTTATTATTATAATTCTGGCACTTCTGGAGAACCAGAAAATAAAAATATAATCGGACTTGGAGTTGGTAAACCTAGTGAAATTGAATCATACATGAGAACTAATATTTCAATATGTAAGGCACCAACATACCAACAAGTGTTTAGATGGTTTAGAACTGAATACGCCTTAGCTGGATTACCAGAAATTGGTTCACAAGAATTTTCCTATAGGATATACAATACTAAAACGGATAAACTTGTTACTTCTGATATCAATTATAATGGAACATACGAAGAGGCAGAATCTAAATGTTTGGAAAGGTTAATAAAAATAGCTAGGACAACAGAAAAGATTTCTACTTTAAATATGAAAAAGATTTCTTGCACTCCAACCAATAGTACTGAAATATACAGTGAAAATTTTAGTCTTAAAGGGTTTTTCATTATTGATAGTATTGAGATAAGAGAAAACAACCCAACTAGTGACAAGAAATTGGTTGCAGTAATAAAGGCACACCACAGAGAACAACCAGATTTTAAAGTAGAAGCAACAAGTGATAAATTTCTATTTAATTAAAAATAATTATGAAACGAATTGGGGATTACGCTGACCAAAAAGGTTATTCAGTATTTGAGAATACTGATAAAGAATTGGTAGCAAAAATTAAAGCCGTTAGGGTTATCGAAGATAAGAATATCATAGAGGATATGTTTCAAGGTAAATGTGAAGTAATAAATCGCATTAGTGATACCGAAGTCTTAGTGAAAAATAGACATGGTAAACATGTCATTGTTGAACCAGCATCATCCAAAGAAAAATTGCTGACGGAAATCAATAAACAATTTTATGTTGGTGATTACTTCACACAAAACTTTGGTACCGTAACTGATGGACATGATATCTTATTAGGTATTAAAGATGCTATGCCTAAGAATCCACATAGAGTTGAAGGATATGATGAAGTTAGCGTAGCTGCTAGATACCATGAGAGAATTGAGATTTCAACATATCATGGTTTTAAATTCGAATATTTTAAAGGATATGGCTCAATTAGTTGCTTCTTTGATGAAAATGGTAACTATGTTAACAGAGATTATAATTTGGACCTACAGCATTTTAAACCATGTGACCCAACTGAATTCAAAAGAGCTAAGATTGATGAGTTCATTAAAAGAGTGTCTGATAGTCTTCCTGATAAACTATTATTTGATGAAGTAAAACGTATATGGTTTTCTGAATTATGGGCATACAGAATGTATAATGATTCAGAAGAATTTGATATATCAGATTCATTAGACCTTATGTTAGATGTGATACCAAGACAAGGTGAAAAATATTATCATTCCGGCGATAGTCGTAACAGTGTTAACACAACTAAAAAATGCTATGAAGTGGATAAAGAGACACTACTTATTGCATTGAGACACGAACTAGAAGTAATATTAACTTGACATCATGGAAGAGCACGAAAATATTAAATGGATACCAATCAAGAATAATTGCAAAACATTCCAATGGGAAGGTGAGCCGGAATTAATACACGTTATCGAAACTGGTTTCGTGGATAAATTCATGGTAGTATATGAGGATGCTCATCAATTAAACATTGGTAAAACCATATATGGTACAAAGGCCGATATTGAAAAGAAATTCAATATTAGCTTAGATGATGTTAAATCACAAGTCAAAACAATTATTGTTCCACCACGATACGTTAAAGAAAATGGGATTGTCGTCCCAGATATTACCGAAGAAGATAAAGCAACACTAAAACTAGGTATCGCAATAGGAATGATAATTAGCTTTTTTATTGCTGCAATTTATAATGTTTGTACATGAAGATAATTAAACGAATATATCTGGGAATTATTTATATCATTTTCGTGGTATACATTGTTCTACTACCAATCACATGGTGGATTCCAATTCTATTAATTGGTAAAGGACCATCTGATACTAGTGATTTATTTTTAAATTATATTTTTGATTTTGCTGTCAAACATGATTTATAATTCTTATCTTTGTAAAATATGATTACACCAGATATTCTCAAAGAACGTGGATTCGTTTGCCTTAAAGGTAATAACATTGAATTCATTTATGGTAATTGGGATTACATGTACAATACCAATACACACGAGCTATTTGATATTAATGATGGCGTTGGCGAACCACAACTCATAACAGTAATTGAAAACCTCGAACACCTTGATTCCATAATAGATTTATTAGACGCAAAAGAATTTAAACCTGAATAACATGGCAAATCCTCCAAAAGAATTACTTGAACCACCTAAAATCGTAATGGTCAAAAAAGCATTACCTAATTGTCCGGTTGGGCGATTGTTTAAACTAACCGTTGATGGCAATCATTACTATCACTCAATGACTGATGAAGAAGCTATAAGTGGTAAGCTAAAAGCATACATCTTCTCAGTTAAAGAAGTTGTATATAATTCTGAATTTTTCTTCCTAGGTGATATTGAAGAAGAAGGTTATCTTCAGGCCCTAGGTAAGAATGTAGCGGCTGGTAAAATAAAGACTGAAGATATTGAAGAATTCAGAAAGAAAAACATAAAGGAAAATTATGAAGATTAAATACATCTATTTTGAAGTAAGTGCTGTAAGAGGTTCAAATCCGGTTGCACCAAAAATGCAAAACGAAAATATCCTAGTGTTAAAACCTCATACCAATTCTGATGGTGTTTGGTCATTCGCTAATATCACCGAAAGAACAGGTTGTTCCGAACCAACACATTCATTTGTCTATCAATATTGGATTGACTTAGAAAAATTTGAATATGGTAGTAATCCACATAATAAAAATTGGTATGGTAAACTAGATGATTTGGTGAAAGAAAGTTTAACCAAACTAGAAGAAGCACTGAACTCCCAGTTGGCCCCAATTGCATCAAAGGTTCACCCAGATACATACGACAAACCATATTTTCTTGTAGTGCCATCAGAAGTACCACAAAATGCTTTAATGGAACAACTATATCTGCCGGATGGTGAAAAATATCAGAGAAATGGTTATGATGTTCGTTTGGCTATAAGAACTGAGAAAGCTGATGATATCTTCAGAACCCCAACAGATATTATGAACTTCATGAGAGGTAGATGGGGTTATGATGCATTTGATGCAGATAATCGAAAACCAATGTCAAAATCACTTGATGAATTACTTTCAATGTGCAAATCCTATCAGGATAAAACCAATACAGCAGAATACAGCATTCATTGGTGATAGCCCAGAGCCGGAACCTTGGGATGAAAATGCCTTCATGAGATATAACGATTATAACCTAGCCAAAGCAACCTCAATTGCTTTCTGGTTAACGCATGCTTTGATAGATGAAAAACTTTAAAAGCTCTCAATCTATGGTTAAATTGATTATTAAGGTAGGTAAGAAACATAACTTAAAATTAAAGGTGAAAATATTATCTATAACATCAATGAGTATTAGGTGGGAAATACGTCATAGAAATAATGTTATTCTTTGTGGTAATCAAATTTTAATATATAGTGATAAGGATGCCTTTAAAGAATTTCTTGATGGTTTTTTTAGAAGGTATTCTATTAAGCAACTATTACTTAATGAACAAACATATAATGGAATTACCTGACCACCTAATCCTATGTAAAAGTCTACCGTCTTGTCCAAGTGGCCGAGAATTTAGAGCCACATTAGATGGTAGTCAGTATTATCACATAATGACAGATGAAGAAGTCATTAATGATAAGTTTAAACAATATTTCTTTACCATGGAAGAAATCCTAACCAATCCAGATTTCTTCATATCATATAACATGAACCCATGTGGTGAAATTGATATTCATGATAATACCAATCAAAGAATCAATCATATGCTTAACCAAATAATACAAGTACTAAACCAATGAAACAAATGGCTTGCAGACCAATGAAACCAGAAGACATACAATTAACCGAATTGCCCAAAGAAGTAATCCTTATGGTTAATCTACCCAATTGCCCAAGAGGTGAATCATTCGTCCTAGCACTAGATGAATCATGTTACTATAATCCACTCATCGAGGATGACATGAGGGGAAATATAAAACAATATATGTTCTTGCCTAATGAGGTTATATTTAATAATGCTTTCTTTTTTCATGGAAATAAAGAAATCTGGCTTCATCATGATAGAGGTGATGCTTTTAATGAAATATATGGTGCTTCACCATCACATAGAAGAAGATTTTTAAATGAGTAAGCACCAAATCATAACGCTAAAGCAATCGTTACCTAATTGTCCACTTGGGACAGAATTCTATCTATCATTAGATGAGAAATATTATTATAATGAACCTGATGATACCACAAAGCAATACATATTTTCAATTGATGAAGTTGAATCCAATAAAGAATTCTTTTATATGGGTGATAAAACAACTTACAAAAGGCTTTTAGTTTGGGCTAATGCATTAGGTACTCTAGTACCAGAAGAGAAATATTTTAATACATCGCTGGGTCTTGATTTAAACACCCTATTCAAATCTATTCATGATGCTGGATAAAACTATAACGCTATTAAAAAGCCTACCGAATTGTCCTAGGTTAAGCCAATTCAACCTTAGCCTTGATGAAAAACACTATACACTTGTCATGCCGGATGATGAAGCTAATATAAAAGAATATTCATTCACAATACAAGAGGTAATAGATAATCCAGACTTCTTCTTTCATGGGGCATTAATTCATTATAAGTTCAGATGCGTACTAACGGATTGGGAAAGAATATTCCCTGATATAAAGGAACGAATGATTAGATACCCTGAGTCATTTCATATGAGCGATGATATTAAATGGGATGAATATGAGGATGAACCTAATCAAACAAAAAATAAGTCACACTCATTAAGTGTTGGCTTTAATTCTGGAATACAGATTTCCCATACTGCCTTCTTAAAATAACCATTATTCTTCTATAACACCACAAACATCAACAAAACAATGAATACACGAGATATATCCTTCACAGAAACCTTATTGGTCAAGGATTTGCCATGCTGCCCTAAATTAACCATCTTCAAAATAACCCTAGATGGGCAATTCTTCTATAACATAACAAACGAAACATCCCAATCAGAAAAACAATACATATTCTCTAGAGAAGAAATACTAACTAATCCAGATTTCTTCATACCATTCGGTAAAACTTATATTGTCTCATCTACTATAATGGATACACTCTTTAATCATACACTATAATGATTAGACCTAAATACATACCACATATTCTAGTATTGCACAGGAACCTTCCATCTTGTCCAGTAGGCACTAAGTTCATTAAGTCATTCGATGGTAGTCAGTATTATAATACCCCAGAGGATTCAACCAAGCAATATGTATTCACAATAGAAGAAATCCTAATGGCCATGTCACCCATATTAGATAAAACATTCTTTGTATTTAAAGATACTCATGAAAATATGGAGTTTTATCAAACCGTATCTGGTCGAGAAGATTATAAAGCAATTTGGCGCACTTACTATAGCAATTGGCTACACCTCGAATGACATTACCTCATATACTCATATTATTTAAGTCTCTACCATCTTGTCCGGTTGGTACAAAGTTCTATTTATCATTAGATAATAAATTCTATTTTAATGAATCATCTAATGATATTAAGGATTATATATTTACAATTGATGAAGTATTAAAGTCTCTTAGTACAAACGTAACAGAATCATTTTTTACAACAATAGTTACATATGCTGCATATAATAATCACCATACAACGCATTGTAATATTTCACATGAACGCTTTCTCAAACATATTGCCGATAATTGGAGTTGGTCAAACTTATGATGCAATTTAAAATACAACCTAGCATATTAACCCTAGTTAAAGAACTACCTAACTGCCCAGCAGGTACATCATTCATTAAAACCATCGATGGTAACTTCTACTATAATGAGGGTTCAAATGAAATAAAACAATACTTTTTTTCAATTAATGAATTATCCACAATCATTACGCCAGACATAATAACAACATTCTTCTCACATAATTTTAGTGCTGAATTTTTAACGTTTGGAAATACACTAGATGCAGCAGATATTCATACCAAATGGTTTAATACATTCTGTAGCTTATGATGCAATTCCCTCAAAATATTAAACTGCTCAAAGACCTCCCATCTTGCCCAGCCGGAATGTTCTTCAAAGCATCTCTTAACCAATCATTCTATTATCTCATCCTATCCGATGAAGATAGAATCAATAACAACTTTAAAGACTACTCATTCACCAGAGAAGAAATCCTCAATAACTATGACTTCTTCTTCGATGATAATACTCCATACATATCCCTATAATGCTACCTGATGTAGTAATACTATATATGGCTTTACCATCTTGTCCAGCTGGAACTAGATTTATTAAATCACTTAATGGTAAATTATATTATAATGTAATTAATGAATCTAATCCGGTTAAACAATACTTCTTTTCCATAGAACATATTAAAGATAATTTCGTTGATTTTGGTGAAGACCTATCTAAAGGATTTTTTGTTAATGAAGAACATTATTGTGCTTGGGGGTCACAGTAAGTAAGGACACATTTGTGTACCCTAAATCCCACAGGACACCCTGTACCATGACATACCCTAGTACACATTTGTGTATACCCCAGCTCAAGGCCCATTGTGTGCTACATCTTGTGTAATATGGCATCCGCATTCAGATAGGTTATGCGTCCTTTTTGTACTTGAGTTAGCACGTTGTCATTAAATGGTAGAAAGTGGTAAATCGTGGTAAATTATACCAAAAACCCTGCTTATTGGATATGTGATGCACCGGATACCTCTAAAAAATATGAAGTACAACATAAACACGCTCAATACTTTACACAAATTTTTTGAAATATGCAAGTTTTTGAGCAATTATATTTTTATAAAAAGCGTGGTCTAATATCCTCTATTCCTTGCAGTTGTCAGATATTTTTAGTATCTTTGCAGTAAGGCAAAAACAGGCTATTAACATAGGTATGTAACGGTTCCTTTCGGTACCCCCTAAAAAAGAGGTGTAACGACTCTACCCCCTAAAACCCAGTGTAAAGGGTAGGGGGTGGCTGTCTGCCGTTTATGCAGATATGGAATGTACATAACAAAGATAATACATTAATTCGGTTCTACCAAATTTTTATGTAACTTTTTTCATCAAAGTTATTAACAAAATAATTGTTAATAACTTTTGTGTAAATTATTTGGTCATGTCAAATATTATACAGGTCGAAAATTCATGTGTAAAAAAATATAAGGCACAGTGGAGTCTACTCTCTCAACTTTTCTGGTCGACCCGTCTCAGTTATTCACCACTGACAAAACAAAGATAAGAACTTTATTTCAATCTACCAAATAAAAAAGCATATATTTTCGTATTATTTTATTTCACTAACTCAAACCCGCATAAACGTTAGGATTTTAAAAATAAATTGAAAATATACTATAATATATTTGTTTATTCGGAAATACTATCTTATATTTGTACCAGTCAAATAAATTACTAACTTAAATTAACTCCTTATTATGAAAGAAAAAGCACAACAAATTTTAGCTCAGTTCGGTTTAGATTTCCGCATTGAAAAATTGCCATTGGTTGCTCCACGTATTATTACCTCACCAGAGGGTGTTCAAAGCGTGGATAATGTAAAGAGCGATTATTTCGGTCTATACAATGACAAGAGCGGTGAGATTCTGAATACTGTTAAAGGTTCGTATGTGGTGAGTCAAAACGACGAATTGGTTGAACTGGTATTAACAGGAATGAACAAATTCGGTGAGTTGTCAGTTTCAAAAGCAGGTGCGCTTGATGGTGGTCGTAAAGTGTTTATTCAATTAGCCGTTGACGGTATGTCAAAAGTTGGTGAGGATAGCATTAAACGTTATGTGACCATTATTGACTCTAACGACGGTAGCACCGGATTGTCAGTTGGTATTGGTGACTTAACAATGTCATGTCAAAACCAGTTCTTTCGTTTCTACCGTTCTGGTCAGGCTAAATGGAGACATTCAGCTAACTTGGTTGAAAAAATGGCTACGATTCCTTCATTGATTGAATTGTCACTTTCTGAGAGCCTGAGAATGATTGAGATTTACAATGCGTTCCAGTCGAACAAAGTTAGCAAAGAATTGGCTAACAAAATGGTAAAGCACATTTTAGGCTTTGACCGTACAATGACAAGCGAATTGATTGACAAGTCAACCCGCTCAATGAATGCGATGGAGTCATTATACAACGCCATTGAAATTGAGATGAACCAAAAGGGGCAAAACCTTTGGGGACTTCATTCGGGAGTAACCCGTTGGACAACGCACGACAAGTCAGCACCAAAACGTGAGAATGGTCGAATTGAGAGTTTGACAGTTGGTACAAACTACCGTACCAACCAAGAAAGTCTGGCATTCGCCTTAGATTACGCCGGAATTAAAATTTAAGAATTCCTAATTATTGAGGGGGTAGTTTTCAACAACTACCCCTTTTTTTGTGTTAATAAGTAAATGTTAAATAATTAGGATATATCAAAATTAAGTATTACCTTTGTAGCTTTTTTTAAAATGGGTGGATTTGGTTATAGGGCGTGACGGAGTCTACTCTCTCAGGATTGTCGCACCTGACCTGTCTCTGTTTCCAACCGACAAGACAAAGGTAAGCATAATATTTCGTTCCACCAAACTTTTTTGCATTTATTTTTTAATTTAGAATGAGTATAAATAAGAAAATAATTATAATATTATTTGGTCAATTAGAAATATAGTATTATATTTGTATCGTCAAACTAAACCAATATGAATCACTGCGAAGACTGTAATATTGAATTAACAATTGTTAATAATTCACATGATGGTAACCCTGATTTATGTGAGGCATGCCATGACCATACTAAAATATGTCACTTATGCCACACTGGTGAAATGAATTGGTGTAACACTTGTCAAGTATATAGTAGTACTTGTTGTTGTGATTATGGAACTTGTCAATGTAGTTAAAATAATATTCTATTGTCAAACTAAATTCTATACCATGTTAAACTATAAAAAATTAATGGAATTGAACCCAACTGTTTACAGTGAAATGGTTAATTCATTAGGTCAGAAAATTCAATTTGTTGAACACCCTATACATGGTGGGGATACCTTTGTTGTTTGTGTTTGTCACGAATTAGAATTAGCTGATTTAAGTACATTCTATGAAACTGGTGATATGGTTGCAGACCATAAAGAATATGAGCCAAGTTTCCAGAATGGTAAATTATTTATTGGTGACGGGGAAGCATGGTAAGGGGGTAAAACCCTTTATCAAAAATAATTACAAATAATTTGGTTTATATCAAATATTGTATTATATTTGTATTGTCAAACTAATAAACGTAACCATTATGAAAAAAATTACTGAAGAAAGTATTGAGGCATTTTTGACTGGGACTCCTTTCAAAAAAGCGAACATGAGTGTTGAAGTTTCTGATAAAGTTACAACACTTTTATTGCATGGCAATGTAATTGCAAAAAGAGAATTGACCAGTCTAACAAAGTCCAAACTAAGCATTACAAATGCAGGTTGGAAAAGTAACACCACTAAGGAGCGTTTGAACGGCCTACCTAACGTAAGAATTAGCCAACGTCAAGGTACATGGTATTTGAACGGCACAGAGTGGAACGGTGAATGGACTGAGATTAAAAACAAGGCTTAGGTATGGAATGTACAAATTCATTACCAAGTTACAAGGGAGGTCGAAAGACCTCCTTTATCCTATGAAAGAATTCAACAAATGGTTAAAGTCTGATAACGTCATTCCGGTGGATGGGGGTTATAGAACACAATGTACACAATACCAAAAGTTATTCACATTAGCTGAGTTAAAAACTTATTTTAAAAAAGAATACAAATAATTTGGTTTATATCAAATATTGTATTATATTTGTCCTGTCAAACTAAAACTATTAGATATGTTAAATTCAATAAATAAAGAACAACAGTTATTTGTATTAAATTGTGGTAGTGGATTCACTTGCCTTGGTTTTGATGTATGTCAGGATAGAACCATTGCCTTAGCCAAAGAACTTGGAATGGAGGATTTAATTCCAAAGAAAAAAGGTACAAAAAAAGCATACACCAATTATACTAATTTAGTAAAAATTGCTAGTGATAGAAATGATAAAACTGGTTGGAGAAGTCAGTCCCAGTTAATACCTGAATTAATTGGTAAAGAAGGTCACAGAGTTGAGGTTGTTGACAAATACGGAGAAAAGAGAAGATTTATTGTAGGTAAGTCAACTGGTTTTATTCCTTGTCACCTTGAAATTCTTAAAACAAATTCGAGTGGTGGTATGTCGGTTACTGGTGCGCCATTCAAAAGTTTAAGAATTATTGAATATAATGTAAAATAATAATAATAGGGGTTAATACCCCTTATCAAACCAATGAATGTAACCAACTATGAAAAACGATATTCTAAAAGTAAGTGTTGAAGTTAAAACCGATGGGAAACCAGTTGTATTTGATACGGTGTTAAAGGAAACCGATGTAAACTTAATTCAATTAGCCTTGGAACACTTGCACAACAAGTATAAAGCAATTTGCAAGGATGGTGCAACCATTAACATTGAAGTGAGATATTTGAGTGAGATTAGCAATACTTACCCGTTATTATATTCGTATTATGGGTCAGAGAGCAGATTTGTAATTCACACTTAACCAAAGGGCTTTAAAGCCCTTTATCAAAATAATATTATTATGAACCATAACAAAGAACTTTCACAACTTTCGATTGACCCAAAAGGAAATTTGGTTGTTGACACTCCAAAGGGTGAACATATTATTGTTGGATTCACTAGCAATATTTTCGGCAATGCGTTCCTAGTAATAAAAAAGAATGCTCCTGAACCCGGCAAAAACACTACGAATTTCTAAATTGTTAATAACTTTGACGAAAATAATTATAATATTATTTGGTCAATTAAAAATATCCTATTATATTTGTCACATCATTATTAATTAAAAACCAAAAAAGTTATGAAAAAAGGAGCAGTATTAGTTACAAAAAGAAAAGATACAATGCTTGTTGACCCACGCAACATTGTGGTACGTGAGGGATTCAACGTGCGTCTTGACATGGGTGATTTGGAAGCCCTAGCAGATTCAATTGCCTCAATTGGTCTGGAAGTTCCATTGAAGGCTAAAAAAACTCGTGGTGAAGATACCTACGAATTGGTTGACGGTCACAGACGTTTCGCAGCGATTCAGATTCTTTTGAAAAGAGGTGAGTCAATTCCTTACGTTGAGGTTGCGCCTTACACAGGGAATGAGGAAGACCAGATTTTCACAATGATTGTGACTGGTACGGGGCAAAAAGCCCTGAATGAAGTGGAGCAAGCTGAGGCAATTAAACGCCTTGTTGCAATGCACTACAAACCAGAAGAGATTTCACAAAAAATTGCGAAGTCAGTTCCACACATTTACAACTTGTTGTCACTTGCCAACGTTGGGAAACAAATTAAAAACTTCGTAATTGAAGGTTTGATTTCTGGTGGTACAGTTGTTCAAATTGTGAAGCAAACAAAAAATGCTGATGAGCAATTGAAAATTGTTACCGAGGCAATTGATTCAGCAAAAGCAACGGCAGTTGAAACTGGCAAAGCACCGAAAAAAGCGACAACAAAACACGTTGCTACTTTGACAGCAAAAAGCCCAATGCAAAAATTGAAAGAGGTTGTTGAAGCCCTTGACAAACGTGAGGACAAAAGCGACGAAGCAACCAAATTGATTGAGTTGTACATTGCCCTGAAAAGCGAAAGCGTTAAGGACATTTTGAAACGTTTCAAATAAAAGAATGGGGGTAGCAATACCCCCATTTATCAAAAACCTAACCAAATATGGTAACCAAAAAAGTCTTAACCAAACTTAACGTACTACTCCCTGATGAACTTGAAGGAAATTATTTTAACCTGAATGCAGGTGGATGTGGTATTGTTGCTTATTTACTAGCAAAGGAACTTTGCAAAGCCGGATATAAAGCCGAAATTGTTTGGTTAGGTCGTAATTGTACTGAGGATAAATTCAATAAAATATTAGAAACGAACAACAAACCCACATTAGCTGAATTCAATTCAGAGGGTATGTATTTAGCCCATTGTTTCGTTAAATTAGGCACTTGCTATATGGACTCTAAAGGAGTCTATAAAGATTTAGCCAACAGTGGTTGGTCTGGATATACTGCAATAACCAATATTTCTTGGTCGACAATGGAATCTATTGCCTTATGTGAAACGGGCTGGAATCCTAGATTCCGACGTAACCAAATTCCCCAAATAAAAAAAAGTGTAAAAAAGATTATAAAAAATTTGGTTAATTAGAAATATAGTATTATATTTGTATCGTCAAACTAAAACACATACTATGAAAGTTATTCTAAAAAAACAAAAAGTAAGTAAAAAATTCGGTGTTGTATTTCCACAAGGGCTTCCACTGGAATTTTCTGACACTTTGATGAGTGTTAAACACCCAAGAAAAGATATTTGGATTAAAGTGAAAAACACTGAATTCGATGTGGTAAAAAGTGATGTTGAATTGGCTAAAGAACTATTGAGAAAAGCCGGATTCTATACTGATAACCTTTGGAGTGTTGCTGATGTTAAAGCGAAATTCAAATGCACTGATGAAGAGGCACAAAAAGTTCTACACAACGCTTTAAAAAATGAAGCCACAATGGAACAAATTTGGTTTGCTATTGGAGTGCATGGTGAGGATGCAGGGTTAGAAGCTATTGAAGAAGAAGAGTAAATTGGTGGGGGCTTAACCGCCCCACCATTATCAAACTAAAAGTAACCAAATATGAAAGTAGCCAAACTAGTACATGTAACTCTTTTAACTCGTGTTATTGTTGATGAAACTGCGACAAGAGAAGAAACGCTTTCAAAAGCAAAAAAAGGACTTCAAACACAACTTGACCATGATTTGTCTGATAATGTTGAAAGCATTGAGGATGACAAAGAATGCCCATTCGGGACACTCCCAACTGACACAGACCCAATTCAATATACTGATGGAATTTCTAAAGCAGAGTTTGATGAATTCAGAGAGGTGTTAAAAGAACTCGACCCACAAGCCTATAAAGATGAGGCAAAGGATGATTTTGTTGAATGTTATGCTTATTGGTCTGGTCTTGGTTGGAGACGCTTCAAAGATAAGCACACAAATAACATTCAACGACTGAAATTGAAAAAAGCATAAAAAAAGGTAAGAATAATTTGGAATATTGAAAAGTTGTTCTTACCTTTATCCAGTCAAACTAAATTAACCAATATGGCAAACCAATTAACTGAGTTGTTTCTGGAAGAGACAAACCAGACCCCAGAACATTTTTTGATGGATATGGATTTATTCGCTTTAATGGTCGCAAAACGACATGGTAACCGAATGTTAATTGAAGCCACCAAAATGTTTGATGGGCTTAAAGGTACGGGTGATATTACCATTAATGATATTAAGAATGATATTCGTATTATTAATGAAAACCTCACCAAGATTTCTAAGGCTTACAACCTTGCAATGAATTAATATTAACCACAAAAACCAAATTATTATGAAAGCAATTATTTTCGCATTCTTGTTATTATTTTCACCTGTTCAATTCAGTGCCGTATTACCTAAACGAATTGTGTTGCCACAATTGGTAAAGGAATACAAGCACAAACAAAAACGTAGACCATATTACGCAAAATACTTTAAGTAGTTTTTAGTTTGACTAATAAAGAGGGTCCGTAACAACCCTACCCAGTTACGGACCCAACTTTATTTATATAGTCTTATATTTATCAACAAACCAATAAACCACTATGAAGACAACCGAGGAAATGAGTATTGATAAAATTAGAGCCGGAATGAGAGCAATAAAGTCTGGTAGCAAAACACCTGCGGAGGCAAATTGTGGATTCTTTTTTGCTAAGTTAAAACCGCTCAATGAGGGTATGCACGACGACCTGATGAAAGAGTATAAACAAGTTATGGACAACCATAACAAAACAAAATAATTTCCGTGGTTATAGTTTGACGACAATTTCACGAGGAAAACCCTGTCCGGTCTGGATGGGGTTTTTTTATTTAAAAATAATTCACTTTTTATTTGGTAGATTAAAAATATAGTATTATATTTGTACCAGTCAAACTAATAAACTAAACCACTAAATTATGAAAACACCTATTAACATTGTGATTGAAGGTAACAAGGAATTGAATACCGCAATTAAAGAAACCCTAAAACAAATTCTACCCGCCTTAGTATTTTTCCTAGGCAAAAAAATTGTTAAAGCAAGTAACGTACTGGTTAAAAGTGCTGATTCGTTATTACCTCTTATTGTAAAGGATGAAAAAGGTGAGCGTTCCGTTGGGTATATTACCTTTGCTCATGGATGTATGTATATTAATTTCAAGATATGCAAATTCGGTGGTTCTTATGACGTTCGTCCAAGCACTGCATATACAGAATACTTTGAGCGAAGAATTGCAATTGGTCAAATTAAAGACGGCTTATTGATTAGCGTCGAGGATTACGATAAACTAGTCACTGAGTACGATTTGGATAAAACCATTGATTTGGATGCTGAATTGAAAAAACTGGCTAAGCTAAACGAGATGCAAAAGGAATTGGATGCGTTCAAGCAAACCATTGATTATACTGTAAGGGAGTATTACAGATAACCACAAAGGGGGAAACCCCTTTATCAAAATTAATTACAAATAATTTGGTTTATATCAAATATTGTATTATATTTGTATTGTCAAACTAATAAACGTAACCATTATGAAAAGAAGAATCTTTGTAAACATTGCGATTGAAGGTCAAAAAAATGTTGGTGTTATTGACTTAGGTGAAGTCAACGATACTAAAAAAATTAACCTAAGAGAAATTGTTGAGCCAAAACTAGTTTTGGCATTGAAAGAACATTATTCTTGTCCGGTGAAAATTGTTACAGTTGAAAGTCTTCAATTAAGCACAACCGTTGTATTGTCAGCACACGTTTTAATTGAGGCTGAGGATTCAGATTTCTATGAGGATATTAAGATGGAGGAAATTTGTGTTTATTAAATTTGTGGGGCAATTGCCCCACAAATATCAAACTAATAAACAACTTTATGAACTGTCCAAAATGCAATTCTTTCATGGTGCGTACAACCGACAACGAACCATTGGCACATTCCAGTAAAAACCAAATTCAGGAGGCTGACCCAGATTTAAAAAAAGCATACAAATTATTGGGTCACGATAATGAAATTTATTTCAGTATGGCATGTGATGGGTGTAACCATGAATTCAAAAAGTCAATGCTTATAATTGAGAGATTATAAGCAAGGGGGTTAACCCCTTATCAAACTAATAAATGTAACCAGTATGAACCAAATAGAGGACAAATTACCAGCAATTTCAACCTACAGAAAATATTTGAATATTGCGTCAATTAGATTCAATCTAAGTATTGACGAATGTAGAAATAAATATGGTTTATATACAACCAAACAATGGTTGGAGTTATTTAACCAAAGTACCGATTTATTTGAGGATTACGACAACTTGCCGGACGAGGTTAAAGCAGTATTAGACAAGTACTCAACTGATACGATGACTTATGAGGCTTGTGCTACCTTAGTGGAGAAATTGGAAGCCATTGGATATACCTGTGAATATGGCTTGGATGCAGTGCCTTACGATTTAAGTAAAAAATAATTGCAAAAAAGTTTGGTGGATAAGAAATATTGTATTATATTTGTCATGTCAAACTAAAATAACCAATTATGAAACTGCAAACAATTCAACTCACCCAACACGAAATTCACCAAGCGGTACGCCCAATGGTGCAAAAAAACAAAAAGGCTTATAACCGAAAGGATAAGCACAAAAAGGGGTGGAATTAATTCCCCTCTTTTATCAAACTAAAAATGTAACCAGATATGAAAGTGAATGTTTTTTATTTAAATGTACGAGTTGAACTTGACAAACCAGTAACCCCAAAACAATTGAGAAAAATTGCTGAAGAACTTGATTGTACAATTACAACCAATACTGATGGCGTTAAAGTTGTTGACTCTGGTATTGTTGACCAAGCTATTGACCATAATTTTGAAGAAAGTATTTAAATTTGGGGGCAATTGCCCCCAATATCAAACTAAAAAGTAACCAGATATGCAAGTAACATTAAATTCAAAATTAGTAATTGTTCGATTCGGTGAAGATGGTAAACTTACAAAAGAAAGCCTCTTAGAATTATTCTTTGATGCTGACTTCACAGAAAATGTAGAACAGTATAGAGAGGATACCTTAGAAAAAGGTTTCGTTTCAGAAGCAGAACGAGTGATTGAAGAAACACTTGAAACTTATGACCAACCAATTGATATTATTCACGAATGTGTTGAAGCCCAAACTGAGAGTGATTTCTATGTTGCGGTTGAGGTTAACACACATACAGTCGATGAAGAATATATTGTTGTTTCAATTGCTTATACGACTAACTAAATAAAGGGGGAAACCCCTTTATCAAACTAATAAAAGTAACCAGATATGAAAGCAATTACAGTAACCGTACAAATTCAATTGTTAATTAAAGAGGGTGGGAATGATTTGACAGAGGTTCAGGACACCTTAGAGGTAATGAATAATATTGTTGGTGCTAGTGAACTGGAAGCAGAACCAAAGATTTTCATTTCAGATATTTCTGCCTCCGATATTATTGATGTTGAGGAAGAAGAATAAGGGGTAAAACCCTTATCAAAAACTCAACCTATGTACTTTATTTTAATTGTGAGCGGAATGATTATAACACTTTCTTATGTTCAACCAATTGTTGTGAAATTAATTCATAAAATAAGTTCAAAATAATTTGGTCAATTGAAAATATAGTATTATATTTGTATCAGTCAAACTAAAACAAACGATATGCAATTACAAATTAAAATTACTGGTTCAGGAACAAAGGAACAAATTTTGTCAGCATTAAGAGCCGTTACTCGTTCTATTGAGGGTGAGGAAATTGAAGCCCTTGCAGAAGGCAAAGAATTTGAAGACGGCACATTGATGTCTGAGGTTTCAGAGGATATGGGTGGTTAACCAAAGGGCTTTATGCCCTTTATCAAATAACCAATTTAACCGGATAACCATGAAAGCGATATTAAATTTAGGATTTAGAAGTGTTGTATTAGAATACACATTAAAAAAAGGTACTGAACTTGTTTTGGATTTTGAAGATAAAAGTTGGGAGACATTCCAAAAAGATTCAAAGTCTAGCATTAAATGTAAACAAACAATAGTTTTTAATGATTCTGATGAATGGACGAGTGTTACATTATTGGATGGAACTATTATTGATGTTCATTTTGATTATGAAAACCGCTCAGAATTTGATGACAAACAAAGTTGGTTGTCATACATTATACAAGCATACGAATATACTGAGGGTAAAGAACAAATGTACGATAACCAATTAATAACTAAAATAAAACTTGAATTTTAATTTGGTAGATTAAAATATTATACTTATATTTGTTTCCTGATATTATTTATTCAAAGTATTAACCAAAAACACGCCCCGTTATGAAAAAGTAATCTAAAACAATAACACTAGGTAGAGGATACACACGTTGAGGTGGCGAAAGCGTAATTCTTATCAACGGCACGAGGTCACTACCTAATGTTATCATCAAAACATAAAAAAGTAACCGTATGGCTATGAACATTTTGATTCACTTCCTTTGTGCAATTGCATATATTTCAGGTGCAATTTGGGGAATTGTTGAGGGTGCAGATTACATTATTAACCATGACCCAGCAAACTGGAATTTTTTAATTCCGTTGATTGGTGGAATTGTTGGGGCGTTTGTAAATATGTTCTTCATTATTTTTAAAAAAGATTAAAAATAATTTGGTGGAATGAAATATTTGTTTTATCTTTGTTCCTCAGTTGGGTGTTAAGGTGAGTTGTCCTACCAAGACCAGCAAACCCGATAAAGTGACAACAATAGATATGATAACCGCTTAGGTTTTCGGAGTTCGCTCCGGTGTGTACCAAGCGGTTGAAAGAAGCTAGTATCGGCATAATGTGTACAACCTCCCAACAAGGCGGTTGACAGAGGTTGCCGAATAGCAAAAGTGGGCAAGCAAACACCCCTTTAGGTTGGATGGCCGTCTGACCAAACGTAGCACTAAGGCAAGGTACGGCCTTAGTAGGTGTGCACACCTAAAATGGGGGAAACCCCAGCACAGTAGCTTAACTGGTAAAGCACCGTCTTTTCAACGGATAGTTGTGGGTTCGAGTCCCACCTCGTGCGCTAAATTAACATTACCAAAGTAGGGCGCATGACCGTTCCGTCTACTAATACCCAAAGGTCATTAATTATGGGACTTTGATAGTGTTTTAAGATACATGGGGACTTAATAAAGAAGTTGTTAGTACGACAACGGAACTTATTAACAATTGATAGATGAGACGTATGTAGTTTATCATTTGTGTCCCCTCCCATTTGCGTAACAACGCAAAAAGATACATGCAGCTGGTTACTTCATGTTTATTGGTTATAAAGTCCCTAGTATCGTAGCTAACCAAAACTACACTAGGGACTTTTCTTTTTTTATTCAAAAATAATTCATAAAAAATTAGGTTTATATCAAATATTGTTTTATATTTGTCCTGTCAAACTAATAAACTAAACCACATGAACGTATTAATCGCAAAACAAAACGAACCAATATTCAAAAAAATATTACCAAAGGTAACATTCATTGAAGCCAGTACCAACACCTCAGTTTTTAAAGTAAGTGAAAAAAAATTCATTAAACTAAGAGATGAATTACGTACACAAGGCTATAACCCATATAGCGTAATGGCTTGGTAACAAATTAACTACCCAAATGAAAGGAAACAATAAAGCACTCCGGCTAGAGGAATTGAAGAAAGAAGAAAAACGCTTATTCGATACCTACAAACAAAACCGCTCCGATGAGGATAAAGCAGACCACCTCGAACGAATGGCAAAATGTATTCGTGAACAAATTCAACTTAAAAAATAGCCATGAAAATTGAAGGTAAAATAATACAATACCTTGATAACAATATTAAAATTGTTGAGGTTGAAGGTCGCAAATTTTTAGTTGCTAAAAATGAAACAAATAAAGAAATTACCTCTGCGTTAATTGTTGGTGGGATTGGAGAGGTGTTAACACTTCAATTTGGTGATATTGAAAAAGAAGTTCGTTTTGATATTGCTAATAAATGGGGTAAAATACAATTGAAAAAAATAGCCATGAAAGAAATGAAAACCTACCAGAAAAAAGGCTTTGAATACTTCTACGATAGAATACAAAAACTCTGGGTTATTTACCCGATTGACTCAGACGGAAATAGAATTGAATGGGATACAAACGATAACCCGATTGAAGCCCAATACGCAAACAATAAAGAAGAACTAAACACATTTTTAAATAACCAATAAACCACTATGACACCACTAGAAATTGTAACCAACTTCAAACAAAATTTCTTAAAGGAAATTGAAAGATTCGTAATGTGCTATTCAGGATTACAACCGCACGTTATTTCTGCCTTAGCTGACAAAATGAACCACATGGCTTTTAACATTGGTTCACCTTCGTCTATTGAAGGAATGTTAAAGAGCATTTCTAAAGGCACAATAAAGCGTTGGGGTGATTACTCTAAGGTGAAGTCTAATGAACGATTTACACGAGGTGTACAACTCAGAGGGATGCACGTTACACAAATGAATAGAAGTTTTGAAACCATTCATAAAGGTCACTTTCGTTGGAACTTTACAGCCTATATGGTAGATAGAGAAACACAGGATTATATTAATGAATTTTGGTTCAACCCTAAGTTTAAAGCAAAGCCAAATAAAAGCAGAATAAAAAACGTTATTACTGGTAGATGCCGAATGGAAAAAACAAAGACAAGTACCTTGTATATTATTGAAACGAAAAACCACCGTTGGACATTCTCAAACCCTAATAACCAAGGTGGCTTGGAGGTGTTCACTACTAATATTGGTGATGGTATTGTGAATACAACTGAAATGATTCAACTCAAAGCCATTGCAAAAGAATTAAGAAAGAATGGTTAATAACTTTATAAAAATATAATTCATTAATTATTTGGTGGATTCAAACTTTGTTCGTATATTTGTATTGTCAAACAACTAAGGTATGAAAATTCTACAAGCACTTACAACACTATTCGGAAACCTGAAAAACATTACAGGTTGCTCATTCGTTTCAATTGTGTACACAAACGAAGCAAATGAAACACAAAAAACACTCATTAACGTCGGTGTCTCTTATGAGAATGCAAAACTGAAGGATATTGAATACCTTAAAAACCTCGATGTTAAAACCATTAAAAGTACTCAGGGTACTGCATTATTAGAAGAGGCACGTAAAGCCCTGTTAGGTGCGCTAATTAGCCCTAGCAAAGCAATGAGTGAAGGTCAAACAAATGCCTATACTTACCTGACAAATGGATTAAAAATTCACAACGAAACCAACGAATTGTACGTGGTGGGAATGAAAGTAAAAAAAGAAGTGCTAGTGAGTGGTGACTATAAAGAAGATACCAGAAAACCACTTACCATTGCGAAAGATGACATACGCAAAGAGATGAAGTCAACGCAATACCGAAACTACAACCTTACGAACATGGCAAAGGTGACCATGAAAGGAGATACATTGATGTTCTCCTAACCCTTTGTTAGCGGGGGGAGGGGTGGGTAACACCCCCTACGTACCCCTCCCCCCGTAAACCCTCTTACACCCCCCCTGTGTGGGGGTGCTTAATAGGGCATATGGAGTGACAAACAAATTTTTTCCAGAAATTTTTCGAAGTAAAAAGTGACCTATGCCTATTTCAAAAAAAAATTTCCCAGAAAATTTTGGCCAAATATTTTAAACCCCTATGAATAAAATCACTGAAGCTTGGTGGACCGAGTGTATAAATAATCCAGAAAAACTGCAACACTGGTTAGTCGGCCTATATAATAATGAAAAGGATGCTGAAGAGCGTTTTATAGACTTCGCTAATACATATTGTCTAGAGGATAAAGAAGCCTACGATATTTTCATTGAGATTGCTCAGCAAGAACACAATCACGCCATATTAGTTGATAATATCCTACGTGCTCGTGGAATCGAATTATATTCCAAATCAACTAAGGATGGAAGGTACTGGAAAAACGCATTACCTTGCGTCTGTGACATGCAAACAGCTGCGGCCATCGGTGCCTATGCTGAAGGATTATCCTTACGTAGAATGCGTGTTATAATAAATGATGAAAACACACCGGATGACCTACGGGATATGTTTGCTATTATAGAGCCAGAAGAATCCTACCATGCAAAGATACTTCAAAAGATTGCTACTAAGCATGGGATGGCTAGTGTTAGGGACTGTCATGATAAGGGTTTAGAGGAATTAGGTTTAAAGATAAAGTCTGCTAGTTGTTAATTATTATTAAAAATAGTTTGGTAGATTCAAATTAAATGTCTAAATTTGCATCATGGAAGAAACCACAAGGAAATTCGGAGGGAGTAAAACGGCCATATGGTATGGTAACCTACTAACTAAGATTGGCAACTGGTATATTGGTCGAGGAAGCAAGTTTATTGCTAAGGGCAATATGACGACAATTTCTAACCCTAGTTGCAACTTTATTAATCCATTTACGTTATTACTTACGTTTACGGTTAACAATACAAAGAAGTATCAACTAATAATTCAAGGTGATTATAAGGAAAAGTATAAATCACATGGCTCAGAAGAGACCCCAATCGGCAATGAGGAGATGTTTATGCTTATATTAAGTAAGAAACGTGATTGGTATTTAAAAGCATAAATCATGGAAACAACAGGTATAGAAACGCATTTCAATCTTGGTAATATCCAAACCATTAAAATTTTCCCAAATAAAAGGACAAAACAATTCGGGTGGAAAAATGAACTTGCTGAAATAAGTAAAACAAATTTCTGGGGTAAAAAATCTATTATTAGAAATTACACTCCAGCTGGTTGGTATTCTTTGTTTGAGGATTTAACATTAGAACCTGATTATATTAAAAAATCCGGTTATGTATTCTTAGATAAGGATGGTAATGCATCTGATGAAATAACTTCAGATGGTTTTTGGGCTCACCGAGCGTCTGTTGAAATGAATCTTCTTGGTTGTGAAATAATCAGAAAAGAATTTAAATACACTTCTGAGGCTAAGGAATGGGTTGAACGTTTAAAAACCGAATTTAATTTAACCACTTTAATAGTAATAACTGATGGTGATTGAAGAAATGCGAGAGTGTGTTAAGGGTTTATACAAACACACTAAAGAGGAACTTGAGGCTCTAACATTGCGTAAGCTATTAAGCTTAATTGAGTGTAAGAGCCTGAAAAAATACAATGAATTTAAAATCAAATTAAAAGATGAAGGCTATATTATTTAACCATAGATTTGACTTGGCTAATCTCATATTGGGATTGGAGCGTATTAGGCTTGGTTGGAGATTCAAGATGAAAAAATTAAAGCTGCGAATTGCTGGTAAACGTAGAGATTTACAAATGACTGCGATGCAGCGTGAGGCCATAAGTCTTGCAACTGGATTAATAAATAAAAAGGATAGTATTTTATTTGTTGCACCGATTACAAAGAAGATGTTTATTCATAACGATAATTTCTTTGTGATTATTGATTATAAGGTGATAACGATTCAGGATGGTCATCATGCCGATTCATTTGCGTTAACTGAAAAACAGGATGCTTTTTTAACTAGATTATTCAATCGAAAGTTAAATAAGATTGCTTTAGAGCTGGAAGCTGAGATTCAATCAAAGACGCTTACGAATTTAAAGAAAATGAACAAAGCTGTTCATGATAAAGATTAGGATAGACCTCTTCTTAGTTTAAGCTTAGCGATTTTATCTTGAAGTTCTTTTTGTTTTAATTCCATTTCAGACGCTTTATCTGGGTCCATGGTGATTTTACTTTTAGATTGATTTTTTTCCTTATCGAGCTTGGCGTATTTATATTGCCATTTATCAGGGGTTTGTGATTTGAAATCTTTTTCATCGGAAGTATATTGATTTTCTCCATGTTGGTTTTGTTTCACAAAGTCTAGGATATCTTTACCGAATAGAAGATATGTTTTTATTGCAGCATCATTAGCTGGTGATGAAGTTCTGACATTACCCTTTCTATCCTTAAATTCTGGGTGTTCGATTCCACGATAAGCTTTAATAAATACGTGTTTATTTCCACCCGTTCCGGTGGATAGCATACCTATGTCAGAATCTGAAATCCTATTTTTAGTGTTAGGTGTTTTAATGCTAACGCTTCCATTCGTATGGATGGTTGCCATATAGATTCCATCACCCTCGTGGGCATTTTGGAAGTATGGGTCATCTCCGTATTTATCATTTAGGGTTATAATCTTATGGGTAGTTCTGGCAATATCGTTATCGCTCGATAACTTAGGGTCCTTTCCTACAGGATTACTAGGTGAGTGAGAAGCTAATCTACCTTCAAGTAATTGTTTAAGTCTATATCCTATAAAATTTTTCATCATTTAATTATAAATATTTGGATTCTTAGGTAATAAATTGTATCTTTGTAAAAAATTGGATTTGGTATGAGTTGGTTAAGCAGATTATTTAGTAAGAAACCAAAATTTGAAGTTGGTGATATCGTAAAGTGTATTGATGACCGAGAGCATACAATTAAATTTGGTCAAGAATATAAAATACTTAATAGGACAAAAACCACTTGTTGTCGAGTTTGGTGTTATGATATTGGTTTAACATTAGACCCATTTCATCATCGGTATACAGTTTGTGTTCCATGTGGGGGAAAACAAATTCAAGGTAAGGATATACATTGGGCTCATGAGAGTAGATTTGCTTTTTTAAGAAAAGAAAAAGCGAAGGCTCAGGTTGAGGAGTGTGTTAGCATTGAGACTAAGAAGATTTTAACAGAAGAAATTGAGCGCATAGGTGCAAATTAAATAAGATATGAAGGATTTCATTGAAGCATTAAATAAGGAAGTAAGATTTACTGGTAAGGATAATATTATCCTAAAGGTAAAAACTAAAAGGGATTCTAATCCGGTTACAGCAAAACTTGAGAGGGTTTTTAAGCACGGTAAGGTTAACTTTAAGAAAGTAGACTAAAACTGGGTTTTTGGGCTAAAAAGGCCGTTTTTTAGCGTTAGGTCGCTAAACCCGACCCATCATCCCCCAGCCCCCTTCTTCCCTAATGAATTAAAAACGTTTAGTAATATGGTACATTGTAAAATTGTTTCTAACTGGAATCAGATGACATCTGAGGAACGTGATATTTTTGTTAGGGACAAATTTACATCTTATCGTGAATTAGGTTTTGATGTAATGGAATATGATAAATTGATTGTTATTTCATTAGAAGGTAAAGCATTGGTTTGGAGTGATAGCAGTCATCATAAGATTGCTACGATAGTTAAATTTGAAAAGTATTTAAAGGATGAGTTGGACAGGAATAATTGAGAGAAAAATTAATAGGAAACGCTCATTACCAAAGAACTGGCGAATTCTAAAATATAAATTAGTTGGTGGTGATGTTTATTTTAACGTGCAATACAAATCGATATTTTTTTATTGGTGTGATGTTACTGATTATCAACTTGGGGCTATAGTTCCAAAGAAATTTTTAACTGAAGATATTGCTAAAAAACATATTCAATCCGAGGTGATGTCTTATGTTAGACTATGTCAAAAAGATGATGATTCGAGTGTTCGTAGCGTTGAGAAGATTACATTTTAATTAAAAATTGTTTCAAAATTATTTGGTGGATTAAAATATTATGTTTATCTTTGATGTATTGAAACCAACCACTATGAAATTATTATTCCCAATATTATTTTTAACCAGCATTGTTTTCGGACAAGATTCTGAGCTATTCGGATATGTTAATACATACCGTAAAGCTAATGGTGTTAGTACATTACGTTGGGATAATGATTTGTATTTTGCTGCTAAGGCCAACACAAATAAAATGCTAGAGGGTGATACATTGTTACATTCTGGTAATGACACTTACGAATGTGTTATGATGGAATACACACTGGCTCCTACCAATGACATTAAAATTGGGTTCGAGACTTTTCTGATGAGATATTTCAACATGGCTTATGTTGACCCAGCTTCTACTAAGGATACTGCTGATGTGATTAAATACATGTTACTATATGTTGTTTATTCTTGGCATTGTTCTCCGGCTCATAGAGGAATTATGTTGTCTGATGATGCGACCATTGGTTCAGTTAATATTAACTTAGGTGTTATTAATTTTAAGCCCAACTATAAATTGGTTGGTGGGCAAAAAATTGAATTCACAAAATTCATTAGTCACTATGAGGTTAAAACCTTTGCGACTTTAAACTTGGATGTAGAATGATTGAGAATTTAATGGCTGAACTTGATTCGGTGGATAAGCAAATTAGTGTTTTAACACAAAGGCGGAATGAACTACAAAAAGAAATTATTAATAGTTCAGCAGATTTCGCAATTAGGTTTAGTACATGGTATTATGGTTCTGGTGGTAGGAATTTAGGTTATGCACCATCAATTGGTGGTAAATTTCCTAACTTTACGAAATGGGCAAAAGAAAAACGATTTGAATTTGATAGGCATAGAACATATGAACTAGAAAATTTATTTGAAGAACAATTAAGTTTATTTCTGGACCCAGAGTGTTATACGCTTACACATTCTCCAGAAGCGATAGATTTGTTGAAAAAGGAATATCAACCAATCTTTGAAGAATTCATGAATAATAATATTAATAGTTTTACATACGATTGGTAATTTATGTGGGCAGAGTATACATTAACATTTTTGATGCTGGTTTTATTGCAATTGGTTTTAGGTTTTGATAACCTATTATACATTTCTATTGAAGCTAAAAGAGCACCCAAGGATAAGGAGGTCATGGTTAGACGTTGGGCTCTTGGTTTGGCGATAGTGCTCAGGGTTGTATTATTATTTTTGTTAGTTCATTTGATTAAGGATTTTCAGGAGCCATTATTTGAAGTTTGTAACTTTGTTATTGGTGGTGAATTTAATGTTCATAGTCTAATCGTATTATTGGGTGGGATTTTCATCATCTATACGGCCATGAAAGAAATCATTCATATGCTTAAAGAGGACCATGGGGAAGAAACCAAGAAAAAATCATCCACATTTAAGATAATCGTAATGATTTTATTGATGAATCTAGTGTTTTCCTTCGATAGTACGTTAGCGGCAATAGCATTAAGTGATTCGTTTGTATTAATGGCGGCAGCTGTGGTCGTTTCTGGTGTAATAATGATATGGATGTCTAATAGGGTATCAGATTTTATCAATAGAAACCGGATGTATGAGGTATTAGGACTGTTTGTTTTGTTTGTAGTGGGTATAATGTTGGTGACAGAAGGGGGTCATTTGGCCCATATGGAGCTATTTGGGGAGCATATTACCCCTATGAGTAGTACTACTTTCTACTTTATCATCTTTATTATGCTTGTTATAGAGGTAGTACAGGGTAAATACCAGAAAAAACTGGATAAAAAGGGGTAAAAATGCTGTTTTTGGGCCTAAAAATGGTCAAAAAGGGGTGTTTTTAGCATAAAATAAGGCTTAAATCGTTGATTTTGAGTCAATTTAACACATAAAATATGGGTGAATATAGGTATAATAACAGGAAATTGGACAAGCGAAACTTCACTTTTATCGACCATATGGTCAATAAAGCGGTCAGTATTTGCTTTTTTAGCTTTTTTGGGACATTAATTTTGGGAATTTGGCTTGATTTTCCAGATATTGTAGGGAAATTGTTCCTAACAAACATCATTTTCTTCGTATTTTCAGCTTTTTATGCTCGAATTAAGTTCATGAAGCGTGTAAATGGGGAGAATATGTACCACGATAAGTACTCTGAGGTGGTAAAAAATAACGAAAAAGAGTTATTAACGATTAAAAATGAAGAAAAATGAGGTTAGACACCCTAGATTTATCTTTAAATTAGAGATTTTATGTGGTTTATCAGTGATTCAGAAGGAAGTATTTGCTGATATCATGCAAATTAATGGTATTGCATATGTATTTTCAGTGGAAAATGAGCCCCCACTTAATAGGTATGAACCATATGATGCGATTTCTTTCTACCCGATAAATAATACCATCGTAGTAGATAAGATTGATAACCCAGATTATGTGAAACCGGATGACTCGATATTGGGTTATGGTTATATAAACAACGATTTACCCTTTTAAAAAAAAATTATGCTAAAGAGTTTTAAATTATTTAATTTGTTTTCGGTTGATGTAAAAATACATTGGTCATTGTTATTGGTCTTTTTATTTGTGATTGATTTCACTGGTCCGGTATCTAAGATGTTGTTAAGTTCACTTACAATCTTAATGATTTATGCCTTTGTATTGGTTCATGAATTCGGCCACATCTTTGCAGCTAGGAAATATGGTGTGAATACACCAACGGTTGTATTATCTTTTCTCGGTGGGGTTGCATTGGTTGATGGTGATATGGAAAAACTAAAACCAAAACAAATCATGTGGATTGCTTTTGCTGGGCCGCTCACTAATTTGATAATGTTTATTTTATTCATCGGTCTTGGGTTCTTTGCTTTTCAAGATTTTGAAGGTGGTTCAATAAAGGCTTTGGAAAATATGAGTGTTGGCCAGAATCTTGTGTTAACCGGATTAGTGATGAATGCATTGATGTTCGTTTTTAATCTCTTGCCTATCTATCCAATGGATGGTGGTTTATTTTTAAGACACATGTTTGAACATTTTAATATTAAGAAGGGATTTCAAATCTCAATCATTGTGACACAAATATTTTGCGTTGCTTTATTTTGGTGGTCAATTACATTTTGGAGTATTACTGGGATGATAATCTCTGTTCTATTTTTCCTAATGAGTCTTGGTGAATTAAAAAGAAAACGAGAAGAAGATAGTGAGACAGAAAAAGATATTATCATCAATACTAGAATAAGAAATATTTTATCCCGTTTAGAAACCAAAGAAGATAAATTAGCTGCTTTGGATATAATTGATGATAAAGTAGTTGAGGGGACTGGGATATCTTATGACATAATAAAATCTTATACTGATGAACACAGAAAAAATATTAAGTGAGTTAGGAATTGAAGGTGAGGTAATTGGTATCTTCCCTTACGGTAGCCGTGTTTACGGAACCGCCGATGAAAAGTCTGATTACGATTATATTATTGTAATGAAGAATGCCATGCTTGATAGTGGAGCATTTAAAAACAACGCTATCACCAGTAAGGATTGGAAAATTCAAGGCGTGGTTTATTCTAGAGGTGGATTCATTGACGCAATCAACAATTATGAGATTGGTGCTTTAGAGTGTCTTTCATTAGCACCGGATGATGTCATCTTGAAAAAATGGCCATTTAAGATTGGTAGCTGGGATGAAAAACAAATGGTGAAAAAGATTATTCAGAAAGCTTCTGCCAGTCGTCACATTGCTGACCAACAAGCTAAGAGTGGTTATGCGGATAGAGCCAAGAAAGGTATGTTCCATGCATTGAGGATTCTAGAATTCGGATTACAATTAAAGAAACATCAAAAGATTGTAGATTTTGGTGCATGTAATGAATTGTATTTTAAATTCAAAGCGATTGACCCAGATGATTTTGACACAAGGGATTACTACCCAATATTTGATGAACTACTAACTAAACTTAGAGCTTAAACTATGGCGACTAAATTAGAGAAAGACATTACTAGGGAATCAAGTATTAAGGTTAACGATAGAGAAATCATTATTACAATGACTGAAAGTCAGGGTGTCTCTATGAAACTTAAAGGAATGAAAACTGGTATTGTTTCAATTCCTATTAGTGAATTATATGGTCAATTAGCCGGAGTGGTTCCAAATGTTGAACCACCAAAAAAAGAGATGATTTCTGTTAAACGTAGGAATCAGAAAGAAACCAATACTGGCCCTATGATATCTTTGATTGATTTAAGGTCACACAATGCGATTTCTGCGTTGGATTATGAGACCTTAGTTAAGTTCGAGGGTATTATTAAAAGCATGATGGATAACTATCCAGAAAAGTATGGTAATTATTATAACGATAAAGAGGAGGAAGAATAATGGCAGCACATTCAGAAATAATTGGTAAGGAAGTTTATGTTTGGATGAACGGCCATCTCTTGTATAAGAAATGGTTGAACACAAATCAATCGGCGTTATTCACAGTTAATCCTAGTTTTACGTATGACCGGAGTACTTATGTTAGCATAACTGATAATGGCAGTGTAAACAATTTAACTGGTGAGCACAAACCATTAAAAGCATTAACGTGAAAGAAGAGATTTTAGAAGCAAAACGTAAGTTGTATGTTTTGTTAATGGAACTCGATGAAGCTGCAATAACAGATAACGAGGCTGAAATAATGTTCAATTTATCTAAGGATGAACAAATACAATCGTTACTTCAAAAGAAAAATTGATTACAAGAATTTTTTATCCACGCCATAAGATTCGGTTAGAATCCCAATGTCTAGGGTCCAATCAAAATTGGAACGCCATCTGTGTAATAAAAAAGACTCAGCAACATATTCAACCACTTCTTTATGGTTCCATCCGTTAACGTCTTCTAATTGCTTAAATGCTTCTGGTTGTTTTCCGATAATAGTAGTTCTTCCAATATGTTTCACTTGGTGACATTGTGGGCATAATGAAATTAGACCCTCAAGTTTTTGAATTTTCTTTTCATCATCATAGGACCATATTTCGTGACACTCCACCGGATGCTTATAGCCTTGTTCTAAGCCGGAGCCATTACAAATTTCACATTTATGATTTGCCTTAGCATATGATTCTTTTCTAAGCCTATCCCATTCTTTCGTTGGAAGTTGGCTCCTTACATTAGAGAACCAACATGTTGATGGAACTAATTCGATTGTTAATTTTGGGGGTTTAGCCATGATTTTGGTACTCGTCTTACTATAAATTTATTTTGGTATTTGTATCTATTCAATAAATATCCCTTGGTATTACTATCTATGTCACCAGCTGATTCGGTAATAGGACATTCAATTTCGGCCAATAATTGGATAAGGTCCGTGGTTCGGATGTACCAGATTTCTCTTAGATGTTGGAAGAAGGTTACAAACCATTCTGCTTTTGATGTGCTGATACCAGATGGATTATATCTTGATTCAAATTCTATGAACATATTTCCAGTATCACTTTCTGGTCTAATTAGTACATCGGTTTTGACCTCATAGGTAATTTCTCTACCATCTTTATCCATTAATAAATCATAGGTATTGGTTTTATTATCTGATAATAATTTAAGACCAAGCGTTTCTAGGTCCATTACAACAATTTTCTCTCCGGCTTCGCCAGTATGTATATCTTTGGTAAAATCGTAGTTTGCCATGATTAAATATAGGTTATTTTTATAAAAAGTACAGATATTTATTACTATGAAAGTCAAATTAAGGGAATCACAATTAAATAAAGCTAGGCTCATTACTGAGGGTCGTGAAATTATTGATACCTTTATAACAAAGGGTGATGAAACAAAGGAAGTGGTTAATAGAATGTATAGCCAATTGACCTTTACTACATTAGCTGAAATCATAGATGGTAATAGTGATTTAAGTATTATGCTTCGTAAGCTAGAGCAATTGAGAACCGTAATGTACACTCATAAAAACAAAGTAGAATCTTTTTTTAAGGGATTACCAGATGAAGAGTTTGAAACTAAATGGGAGGAAGCTGATACGAAGTGCGATGATATCTTCCAAGAAGTTGTATACCATAAAATTGATGTTTTAGAAGACCTTATCGAGGAATTAAACAAATTTGCTGAGGCTAATATTGATAATAATTTTAAGGATATTAAAAAAATCGACTTGTAAATTATTAAAATATTTGTATCTTTGCATTATTTATGGAAGATTACAAAGTCGTTATTACAAATTATGGTTTCATGACAACCAAAACACCATCTGAAGTTTTGGTTACTGATGATGTTCTATTTACTGGTACTAAGTTAGCTTGTAATAACTTTATTCATAGCGTTAGAATACCCAGAAATAAAAATATTCACAATTAAATTTGGTAGATTAAATAATTATGCTTATCTTTGGCATATCATTAATCATTAAAACCTATAATTATGAAAAATTTAATCCTATTATTTGTTTCAATTATATTTTTTTCATGTGAAAAAGAATTGCCACCACCAGTTGAGGACCCAATTCCACCAGTTGAAGCCATTTCAGTCTTTGGGGATTGGCTTTTAGTTGATGGTAAGATGTACATGGAGAACTTGGAGACGGGTGAGAAGACTGTTTATGAACATTTTGATGATACAAAAACGGTTTCTAGCTTAAGATATGAGGGACAAATGTTTGAATTTGAAAGAATTGTCGTGGATAGCACTGTTTGGTCTTTCATTTCACCCGACCATATACCAAACATGGGTGAATTTTGGCTAAATTACGATAGTTTAAACCCATATGGGTTCAATTTAACCACTTCTAATATGAGTATTGTTGAATGGAGTACCGGACCAACACAATTAGGTGGGTCTAGCAGACCTCTGTCGGCTTATTTGTCTGATTACTCGGAGAATTCAGTTAACTTTTATGTCCAAGAAACGTATGAGAGTATTGGTGGTGTTAATTATAAATACTTTTCTGAGTTAACCTTTGTCAAACAATAAATTATTCTATGGATAAAGATACTGCGGCCAAAGAAAACGGGGTTAAAATATATAAATGGTTCTTACATATTGTTAGTATTGGCTTACTAGTTCAACTATGTCGTTCATTATTCATATTACATGATGGGTGGTTTTTTATTTATTTATTTTTCATACTTTATTTTGGATTGAAATTAGCTACGATTAATAAAATTGAGAAAGAAGCTGAAGCCGCTGGTATGTCCACCACTCAATACATGGAATTTTTAAAGAAAAAAAACAAAAGATAAATTATGTTAATATTCGGAAACATTATAACAATCATTGCTTTAATAGCTGTGTTTATTGTTGGATTCAAATTGGGAAGAAGATTCCCTAAGAAAAATTAAATAACATTAAGGTACTTAAGGAGTACCATATTGATTTCTAGTTTTGAAAAATCAAAAACATCCTCTAGAATAGAATAGAGAATTACAAATAAAGCATGTAATTCACTTTGTGGTTTAAGGTATATTTTTCTAGTTGGGCCAACCGAGAATCCGGGCTCAATAATTATACCACGTTTAAATCGTCTACCATCTTTCAATTTTTTCACTGGAAAGTATGCCTGAAGAAATTTCAGCATAATGTCTTGTGAGTATTGGTCTAGTTCTTTCATCTTCATAAATATATTATGAAGTGAGCTAAAATAAAGCCTTATGTGTATTCAAGTGTGTTAGTACCATTCAGTTGTCGAAGGGTTACAGTTGAGTACGATACTAATGGTGATGCGGCGGCTGTATCACACCCAATAATATAGTTTACACTAGATGATGCAGAAAAGGAACAATCATCCACTTGTAATGTTGGTAGACTTGAATAGTCGAAACTCGGTCTAATTACATCAGTAGATATGAATAAATCACTAGTGGTTGTTGAGGCAGAGCTGGTTATATGAATTCCATATCCTCCGGGTACGTATGGGTCATAATCACGATACTGTAAGAATATTACGTCCCAACTAGCTAGGATATTTTCATAACCATTTTTGAATAGCCAATTGTACGTAATTAAATCAGCCAAGTCATTTCGAATATCAAACATTTCAATAATAAAATCAGATAGATTTTTGGGTGAATTAATTAGGTTATCATCAATAGATATTAATTCTTTGGAATCATTTACGATGTATTGGGTCTTGATTGTCTTAATTATAATTTTCTCAAGTTTTTTATCAATAGTTTTTTTCATAGATTAAATCTACTAAAAATATTTTGACTAGTCAAGTCAAAACGAGGTGATACTATGGTCACCAAAATCTCCCCAATCTTCTATTTCATCCATTATATTAAATTTAGTAATAAATATTTGCGGATGTCATCTAAAAAGCCTAAATTTGCATAATGAGCAAAAAATTGTTTGAACATCATATTCATTTGGTAATTACTGATGCCTCTATTGTCATTAGTAAGAAAAAAACTCAATTCACCACATATCGGTTGTTTGGTGAATTCATATTTAATAGTATTCAAGCAAAAAATTTCAATGCTATTGAACAATACCTTACGCCGATAGTTTTAGAATTGTCTGAAATTATGGGCTTACCTCCGAGAGAGGCGGCAATGTATGTTGCCAAGTATTTTAAAGAAAAGAAGTGGGAAATTTATTATGACCCGATTAATCAAATAAGAAATCAGTTTAATATATTTCTCGTATCTTAATTTTTCCAGCTTTCCATTGTTCTTCCATACTTTTTAGGTATTGTCTGGATATCCCTCGGATAAAAATGATGTCAATATCTTCATCATCTAACCAATAGGGGTTACACCAATCATACATTTCTTCTGTAACTCTACTAATAGCAGTTTCCTTACTCCTAACACCACCCTTAATGTACTGATACACTGCTGGGTGTGACTGGGTAATAATTTTCGTAAAGAAATATCGCCAAATAAATGTTGTTTTAGACATTGATTTTTAATAATAAATAGATATATTTGTATAATATAACGAATGATAAAAAAATGTGAAATGGCTTTAGAGATAACAGATTCAAATATTGGTGAGGTTTTAAATTCAGAATTAGTAGTAATTGATTTTTGGGCGGCTTGGTGTGGACCTTGTCGAATGGTAGGTCCGGTGATTGATGAACTAGCAAATGACAACCCAGATATTATGGTTGGTAAAATAAACGTGGATGAGAATCCGGTTAGTGCTACTAACTACGGTATTAGAAGTATTCCGGCGATTCTTTTTATAAAAAATGGTGTTGTGGTTGATAGATTATTGGGGGCCAACCCAAAATCAGCTTACCAAAATAAAATTAATGCTTTAAAGTAGTCCCACTAGGACTATATTTCATATTTGCCAAATATTTATTAGTATGGCAAAAAGAGTATTAATATCGGAAAGTCAGCTATTGGTGCTGAGGGACTATATCTATGAATCAAATAATCATGAGATATTAGTTAGACGTATTGCGGCAGATTTGGATTTGAATTATGAACCATCAAAAGGAACCTATAAAAAGGGTGGTGAGTTTCATGAACAACCTATGGTGCTCAATAAGGTCAATCAAGAGTTAATGACTCCAAAGTCTTTATTTGATTACATGATGTATAAGTATAAACTTGGTGCGACTTTTGTTAAGCAAGTTATTACTGATTGGTTTAAAGGTAATTTAGATAAGACTGGTACTCTGTCAAAAAACACACCTATTGCATGACAAATGCTGATAAAATATTAGCCTATACAAAAAAACATTATGTCAATGAAAACAAACTCATTGAGAGAAGTATGGTTAATTATTATCATTCAAGATTAAAAGGTGACAAAACTGATTTAGAATTTATTCATCAACAAAAGATTTTTGATGGGGTTATAGATTTATTCGAGATGATGTCGGAAAAATTGAGTGTAGAACTTGGTATTGATAGTGATGAAGTGTTTCAGCATCTTAAAAATATTCATATTCAAACTTAGTGCGATGGACTTAAGGGATAAGATAAAAAAAGAGCTTAGAGAATCGTATGGTAACTTTGAAACTTATTTAGAACACAAGTATGAAGAAACTATCGTTGAAAAACTTTATGAAGAGCATTTAAATAAAAGGCTAACATCTGAGGCGTTGAGTATTAAAAGAGCTTGGGCCACCTACAATCAGGTTATTATCGAATTCAAAAATAATCTGAAAGACATGGTTAGGGTTAAAGAATTACAATATAGGCTAACCGATGTTGAGGACCCGAAAAATGTTTGCATTGAAGTAATAAGTGAAGTAAAAGAGCGTTCATCTGAGTTGGAGCGATTGTACAAAAAAATAATAAAATTTGGATAATGTCGAAAATTAGAATTAATGGGAAAGTCTATACCCAAGAAGAGGTTGAAGAAATTTTCAATAAACAAAGAGTTAGGATTCTTTCTAAGTATGTTGACAAACATTATATCTTAAATCCTGAGTTCATCATCAAAATAGAACATTTCATGGATGGTAATATTAAATCAGAAATTTTTGAGGGGTTGGATAATGAATTCAACATTTTAAGGGATGACCCAAACGATGAAAACATTACCAAAATGATTGATGATAAAGTAGAAAAATTCATTGCGGATTTATATGAATAATTTTTTTATATATTAAATCCGGCCTAATTTAATCCTATCAAAGGTTAATCTTTTTTATATTCAAAACACCCCGACATTGTTGTTCGAAATGATATTTATTATCAAATAACAATGTTAAATTTATAGTAACATGGAGACTTCTAAAATTACTATCAGGGCGGGGTCTGGCACGTACAATACGCTAGATAAAATGTATAACAGATTTATTAAAAACTACTTAAGAAATACCAACGAAGAAACGAAAGAAAGATGGCACACTTATGAATCAATAATAGCAGAACTGGTAAGATTGGATAGGGCTGATTATTTTGATGAAATAAAATATCGATTAACTGGTGGGGAGAATCCGAATGATATTATTTCAGATATCATTGATAGAGACAATGAAATTAAAAAATATCTCTGGGCCCACATATTGAAAATTAGAGATTATGAAAACCTTGATTTATTGAGGCGATTCTATAAATAACTTAAAAGGTGCAACCATGGTTGCACCTTTTTTTTGTCATTATATTGATTATTTAAATAATTCTTTGTATATTTGCAAAAAGATTGTTATGGTAAAGATTGAAAAGAGGATAGAATTTTTGGCTGATAAATACAATGTATTCATGGAAGAAGAAATGAATGGTATTGTTGAATCATTAACTAATGAAGGTCGTGAGATTACTAAAATTGAAGTAGCTGACCACACTGACACTCATATGGGTGTTATGACCAAGAAAACACTTGCTATCCTTGATACAATCATTACTAATGAGGATAAATCTAGGGTTAGAAAAACTGTAAGAATCCATGAGGACATTTTTGCCGCAATGATTGCGGCTGACCCAACGCCTAATAAAATCTACTTACAGTGGATGTTAACTGTTTTCACTAGATTGATTAAGGATGGTAAGATTGATGACGCAATTAGATTTGGTGCTGAAGATTTACCGCAAGCTAATGAGTATCTAGAGTTGTTTGATAGCAACAAACGTAAACGTCTGTTCAAAGAATTAACAGAATCAAACTACGCTCTTAAAAATATGACTGATACCACAAATATCAATCAATATCAAAACCTAGCACAACTCTTTGATTCGGTTGACCCGTTTATTGAGCGAGATGCATCAGATTTTGAAAGAGCTATGAAGCGTTTTGTTGATGCCGGACATGCTTTGATGCCAGTTAGAGATAGAAATTTCACATTATTTATTCCATTAACTAGGGATGCTAATGTTTTGTTTGATGGGTTTGCTAGTTGGTGTACGACTAAACAAGGTAATGGTATGTTTGATAGTTACACTAATTATAAAACACCAATTTCAAATAAATCTAGAATATATATTATCATAGATAACAGATTTTTAAATGGTGAATTTGATACAAGTTCTATTCCGAACGATATGATGTATCAAATCCATTTTGAAAGCAAACAGTTGAGAGATAGAAGTAATGGTGCCAATAAGAATATTTATGATTCGATTCTTTCGAAGAGTGAAGCATTATCAAATTTCTTCTACGAAGAACTAACGCCATTAGCGAAAGCATTTAATGGAAATTTAAATGAGAATTTTTACATTGATTATTTAATTTCGTTTGGTTTTACGGATATTTTATTTGATATTCAAGATGTGGACCAACCAACAATAAGATTTAAAAAGAGAGAGATACCAAAATTACCTGATTTGTCTAGATTTAAAAACGTTGAAACCATTTACTTGGGGGAGACATCTCTGAGGGAATTAAATCCGAGTATGTTTAGCTTACCTAAGTTAGAAGTATTGTCAGTTCCCAAAAACAAATTAACGTCAATACCAAAAGAAATTGGTGATTGTAAAAGTTTGATATTCCTAAATCTTGTTGGTAACAAGATTACTGATATTCCAGAAGAAATTGGGCAGTTGGATATGAGTAGAGGTGGAAAACTTTATAGAATTTCAGTTAGAGAGGCTGAAATTGGAGAGAAGAATTATAAAAAATTAAAAAGACTTTTACCATCAGCTATGTTGTCAGATATAGTTGAAGCGTAGATGAAAAATTTTTAATAAATTATGAAAACCTCTTCTTAAAAAAAGGAGAGGTTTTCGTGCTTAAAACAAAACATATTATGAAATGGAAACGAGTAAACCATGGTCCTATTGAAGAACCATTAGTTGATTATTTAGAAAGACTTTTTGAAGCAGAACTTGAAAAGGGTTTTGAACTTAAAGTATGTATTGGTACTGACTCACAAAAAGCTGGTAAGGGATATAAATTCGCTACTGCTATAGTTGTTGAGACTAGAGAGCATATGGGTTTTGAGTATAAGAAAAACTGGGATGGGACAAAAACTAAAGTTCCTATCTACTCCGGTAGGGGTGCAATGGTCATTGGTGCAACTTTCTGGGAAGAAATGAGAGCGACAACCAATAAGAAAAAACATAGAGAGATTGAAATAATCAATCAACGGATGTTGAGGGAAGTTAGTTCATCTATCGAAGTTGGTTTGGAGGTTTGGCCATTACTTGATTTATATGGTATCACTATGGAAATACATGCTGATATTAATCCAGACCCAAGATATGAATCACATGTTGCATTAGGTGATGCGATTGGTTATATCATTGGTATGGGTTGGGAGAGCAAAATTAAACCGGATGCTTATGCTGCTTCAAAGGGGGCTGATAAAATATGTAAATAATTCTAATTTTTACTTGTGATTTTCAATATTTATCATATATTTGTGATAGTATGGGAGAGTATGAATTAAGGACCACAAATGGTGATGTGATTAAAAAGATTACAGCCAATGATAGGTCAGACGCTATAAGTTATTTTGCTAAGATGAAAATGCTGACTGAGGATTTATTGGTCAGCATTTTCATTGTTGAGAAAGTATCTTAAGATAAAAATAAAAATTTATTTAACTTTCAGGATTTAATCTATATTTATTAAGTAGACTAACAAGTATATTTAAAAGGTTAAACCATGTCTGGAAAAAAAGTAAAAGTTGTAAGATTCACTGAAAGCAAACTAGTTGAATTAATTGATGGTATCGTAACTGAGGCCGTAGAATTAAAGAAAAAAGAATGGATTGCTGAAAACGCATCTAAAGGTAATAATATTCTTGAAACTAGAATTAAAAGCCTTGAGAAAAAAATCGCTCTTTTAACGGATTCAAAAGCTGCAACTAAGTAATTTAGAAGCAATTAAGTAAAAAATAAATAGCTAGGCATTAAGTTGTCTGGCTATTCTTATGTTTAAAAAGTTCTAGTCTATCTATTGATTTTCGAACAATAAATAATAGAATTGTTCTATGAGGAATATCATAGAACAATTATCAAAACAACTAATACCACTAACTTCGTCCGTTGAAAAGGATGAGTTTATCATGGCTAGTGAGAAAGCATTTGATTGTACTTTTGACGGAACCTCAAGATTCTTCCCATGGGAAAAACCAAAACTATTACCATCTGAATTTAATATTGGCGTTATTTATGGCTCCAGTGGTTCTGGAAAAAGTACCCTATTGAATGAATTTGGTCAAGAATTACAACCTAGCTGGGAAATAAATAAATCCATCATGTCTCATTTTGATACGCCAGATGAAGCTATAAATAAATTAGGTGCCGTTGGATTGAATACTATCCCAAGTTGGTATAAACCATACCATGTGTTATCCAATGGTGAAAAATTTAGGGCCGATTTAGCCAGAAAAATTAAAGACAATGCAGTATTGGATGAATTCACGTCGGTTGTAGATAGAAATGTAGCGAAGGCTGCATCAGTATCTCTTTCAAAATACATTAAAAAAAATAATATAAAAAACGTGGTTATTGCTACTTGTCATGATGATGTGATTGATTGGTTAGAACCGGACTGGGTAATAAATGCTAATAATGGAGAAATCTACGATGGTTTTTTTTTGTCCGACCAGAAATCAATCTCCAAATACATAGAGCAAATCGCAGTATCTGGCCCATGTTTAAAGAGCATCATTATTTAAATGATGACTTACATGTTGCGACCAGATGTTATGTTGCCACATGGAACGGTAATGTGGTTGGTTTTTTAGCCAGTATTGCAATGCCAACTGGATATGTTAAAAATGCGTGGCGTGGCCATAGGGTTGTCATATTACCTGATTATCAAGGCTTGGGTATCGGGGTTAGGTTTATTAACGCTTGTGCTCAATTACACCTTGACGAAGGTAAGAGGTTCTTTTCTAGAGCGGCCCACCCCAGAATGGGATATTATATGCAACATTCTCCATTATGGAAACCGACCACTAAAAATAAGAAGCTAAGAATCGATGTGAATCACACCAATCTATTTAAGAATCACTATGTTGACAATAAAAGGGTCTGCTTTAGTTATGAATTTATAGGTGAAAAAGTTGCATAAATGATTTATTATTGGTATATTTGTAATTGAACTAAAACGAATTTATGAAAAATTTGAGAATAATGTTAATAGGTGGAGTGATAATTAATTTAATTGGTATCATTTCATTAACCAGTGAAGTTAATGAAATAAAAAATCTAGGGGTAGAATCTAACACCCAAACTGATGCAAAAATAAACGGAGTGTTTTTCGACTTGGTTGTTTCAACTGAAGAAAACGTGAAGAAATTCAATTATACCTTTAATGCATTTAAAAGATTTAATAATGATATTGATTCCTGTACCGTCGTAACATTTTTAGAAGTCGTTAATCATTTTAGATTAGATTCTACGGAACAAATGTTTAAATGGAGTGTTGGACAAGTAATACTTGAATCCGGTGCAAAACAATACTATCAGACAGGACACCCAAAGGCTGGGCAATTAGTTAAAAGCCCTAATGGTGCGATTGGATTCTGTCAAATAATTCCTACAACCGCTCTTGGTTATTTCAGAAAAAGAATTGATTCTAGTATGGTTGAAACCATGCATTTATTAGGTGCTAGTGATTTCAGTTTTGCGTATGATGAATCTATTGGACAAACGAATAAACTTAGTCAAACCACAAAGTGGCTCACCGATGAAACAAATAATATAATACTCTGGGCAGTCATTATGAGGATAAAAATTGATAAAGATGGCGGACATTTAAGAGCGTTGGTTGGTTATAATTCTGGAACCAATTCTATGCTTGCCTATGTAAATAATGGAGGTAATTTACATAACCACTCATATATCAGAGGTATTGAATCTAAATTAACTAAGGTTGGACCTTATTAATGACCTCTCATTATCATATGATAATAATCATTAAGTCTTTGGAATCCTAATTTGTTCCAAAATTGTTCGCTAGGTTTTGGAACGTTTACCACGAATCTATTGGTGTCTGGTAATGCCACCCATAAAGATTTTATTGCTTGATTTGCCACATTAAGATTTGTATATTCATCATCCAAATACAAATCAATGATTTCAAGTGTGTCAGGTCCTAATGCTGAAGGTGCTGTCCCAAGGGTCAGTTTTCCGGCTAACCTTTTTTTATAGTAAATGTCGAATTGATTTGTGGTTGATGTTTTATCGGCAATAATCAATTCAATATTTTCTCTGATTAATTTTTTAATCAGTTCTTTTTGTAGTGATTCTTTAATCTTCAATTCTTTTTTGGCTTCAGTTTCCATCTTTTTCAATCTAGTATAATAATCTGGGATTTCAAATAAGTGGTCCATAGCAATTTCTTTAGCTAGTACTTTATCGTCAACGTGCTCTAATTCAACCTTTATACCCATTTCAATCTCACGATTTATCTGTTTTAATGATACACCATGTTTTTCTGCAAGGTCCTTTGCTGTCATTTTATCCGCTAATCCGCCCTTAATTTTTTCCGATTTCATACTTATAAATATAAAAAAACCCAGCTTAAGGCTGGGTTTTATTTAAAAATATTATGAATTACTCTTCATCGGTAGTTTCTTCCTTGGAAGATTTTTCCGTGCTGATGACCATTTCATCCTTAGTTTTATTGTAACTAATTTTGATGGTATCCCCTTGTTGGACATTCCCATTAATCACTTCATCGGCAATTGTATCTTCGATGTATCTTTGAATTGCACGACTTAATGGTCTGGCACCAAATTCTTGGTCGTAACCTTGTTTGGCAATATATTCCATCCCTTTTTTGTCTAACTTAATTTTATAACCAAGTTCGGCCATTCTACTTTCGACATCTTTAATTTCAATTTTAATGATTTTATGAATGTCTTCTTCTTTCAATGAATTGAAGATGATTGTATCATCCAAACGATTAAGAAATTCTGGTGGGAATTTTTTCTTTAGTGCTTTTTCGATAATATCGTGAGCTCTTTTTTCTTCTTTTACGATAGTATCACCAGTAGCAAATCCAACCGCAGTTCCAAAACTATTCAATTCTTTAACACCAATATTTGATGTCATGATTACCATAGTATTTTTGAAATCGATTTTACGTCCAAGTGAATCAGTAAGTTGTCCTTCATCTAGTAATTGTAATAATAGATTGAAGACATCAGGATGTGCTTTTTCAATTTCATCAAACAATACGACTGAGTAAGGTTTACGACGAATTGCTTCAGTCAATTTACCACCTTCTTCATATCCGACATACCCCGGAGGTGCCCCGATTAATCTGGATGTAGAGAATTTCTCCATGTATTCACTCATATCAATACGAACCAACGCATCTTTATCACCAAAAACATATTCGGCGAGTAATTTGGCCAGATAAGTTTTACCTACACCAGTTGGTCCTAAGAAAATAAATGAACCGATTGGTTTACCACCTTTTCTAATCCCCAATCTACTTCTTTTGATTGCTTTAGAAACCTTAATAACAGCCTCATCTTGTCCGATTACAGCTCCAGAAAGATTAGCTTCCATTTGAGCCAATTGTTTAGTGTCTTCAGTTGAAACTTTACTAAGTGGAATACCAGTCATATTGGAAACTACTTCGGCAACCAATTCAACAGTAATGATTGTTCGTTCTTTATCTAAACTTTCAATCCATTCTTTTTTAGCTTTTTCAATATCTTCCTCAACTTTCTTTTCGTCATCTCTCAATTTAGCAGCTTCTTCATATTGTTGTTTTGCAACAACAGCAACTTTTTTAGCTTCAATTTCAACCTTTTTGATTTCTAATTTTTTAATATTATCTGGAACTTCAATGTCAACATTAGTAATAGCTCCAGCTTCATCTAGAATATCGATTGCTTTGTCTGGCATAGCTCTATCAGAGATATATCTATCAGCCATCTTAACACATTCTTCAATTGCTTCTCGTGTATACTTAACCTTGTGGTGATTTTCGTATTTATCCTTAATATTCATAAGGATTGTGACAGTTTCTTCGTTAGTCGGTTCCTCAATTAAAACTTGTTGGAATCTACGAGTTAATGCACCATCTTTTTCGATGTTTTCACGGAACTCATCAAGTGTTGTAGCACCAATTACTTGTATCTCACCACGAGCCAATGCTGGTTTAAAGATATTGGATGCATCCAACGAACCACTAGCATTACCAGCACCTACGATGGTATGTAACTCATCAATAAACAATACTACATTTGGGTTCTCTTTCAATTCTTCAAGAATCGCTTTCATTCTTTCTTCAAATTGTCCACGATACTTTGTACCAGCAACAATTGAAGCAAGGTCCAATGAATAAATTCTTTTTTCTAAAAGGCATCTTGGTGCTTTTTTATCTTTGATAAGTTGGGCTAATCCTTCTACAATAGAAGTTTTACCAACTCCGGGTTCTCCAATTAAAACTGGATTGTTTTTCTTTCTTCTAGATAGGATTGTTGAAACACGTTTGATTTCATTATGTCTACCAACTACTGGGTCAATTAAACCATCTTCAGCAGCCTTACTAACGTCCCTACAGAAGTTATCTAAAACTGGTGTTTTCGTTGTCGTGTTTTTTTTCTTATTGTTGATTGATTTAGAACCTTCATTCATTTCATCTGATTCATCGTATGAACCTTTTGTTTCTTCGTTTTTATTCATAATAAGGTTTTTGAAATTTTTATAGTTTACTCCCATTTCAAGTAGGATACTAGTTGTTGGTGAATCTTGATTTAAGATAGCTAACATTATATGTGTTAAATCTATTGCGGCATCACCTAATTCGTCGCATTCGTTATCAATTGTTTTAAAAATTTTAGTTGTTAGTTCACTTGGTGGTAAATCAACATTTGCTGAAGTAGTAATTCTTGGTATCAAATCACTTTCAATCAAATATCTACTCAATCTATCATATAATTCACTTAAGTCAACCTTTAATTCTTTTAGGATATCAACACATTTGTTGTCATCATCAGTAATCATTGACATCATTATATGCTCCGGTCTTAGTTTAATATCACTAAAAGCCTTCGCTTCTTCGAAGGCATTCTTCATAACAATTTTTACCTTCGGTAGAACATCCTTCTTCATTAATCAAACTAACTTTACTGCAAATATATGGTTTATTTTTTAAAAAACAAGGTTGATTTTATAAAAAAATCCAGTATCTTTGTATCAGATAACAAAAGCATAAAAATAATCAAATGCAAGGAGCCCCAAAATACGAAACAATAGAATTATATTGGCGAGATGATACCATGACAGATTTTAAAGATTGTGGAATGATTCTAACCGCTGACAAAATTATTGTCATTAGTGATAAATTGGATAGCATCAGCGGGTCACAAAAAACTGAGGGTCAAGTATTTGAATTATCCAACATGAAAAAATACATAACATATAAAGCAAAATAAATTTAATTAATGATTTTAAAAAGAGTAGAAAAAGATGGAATTGTAAAATCGATTTACAAATCTTCTAACGTATTAGCTTCAAAATACGATAAAGCCAATGGAGCCTTGACAATAACTTTCGCTAAGGGTACCAACTATACTTATACTGGTGTTCCGGTTACGGATTACACTAGATTTGAAATTGCTGAATCACAAGGTAAAGTATTGAATGAAGTGATTAAGAAGTATCCATTCACTCAAGGTGAAGCAATAGACCCAAGCAAAATCATTGAGGAAGTTGAAAAACATCAAGAAAATGAAATCAAAATGATTGAGGGTGATTTGATTAAAGCTATGGATAAAACAATTAGTACCTATGCTAGCAAATCTGTTATGGATGCAGCATTGTTAACTAAAATTCAATATTTAATTTCCAAATTAAACAACGAAAAGAATGGATAAAGTAGATGTAGTTTACCAAAAACTATTGAAAGACATTTTAGAAAATGGTACTAGTAAAAGTGATAGAACTGGAACTGGTACCATTTCTGTTTTTTCCAGAGATGTTAGATTTAAAATGTCAGACGGATTTCCATTGTTAACCACAAAGAAAATGTATATGAAGGGTATTGTTCATGAACTTCTATGGTTTTTGAATGGTGATACGAACATAAAATATCTTGTAGATAATGGAGTTCACATTTGGAATGGTGATGCTTATAAACATTATAAAAGTGAATTTGAAAAAGGGAATGCTTCTGGTACAACTCAGATGGTTAAAAAATTGAATGGTGAAAACAAGGATATTATTTTATCCGAAGCAGACTTTATAGATATGATAAAAAATTGTCATGAATATGGGTCTGAATCATTTGCAAAAAAATGGGGTGATTTAGGACCTATCTATGGTAAGCAGTGGGTAAACTGGGGTGGTTATTTCTCCGCTGGCCATGCTGATAGAGCTGGTAATATGGGTGTTCATTTCAAAGGTATAAATCAAATTGCAAATTTAATTAATGAATTGAAAAATAATCCTGATTCTAGAAGGCTTATTGTTAATGCGTGGAATGTTGGTGAAATTAAAGATATGGTATTGCCGCCGTGTCACTATGGTTTTGAACTAAATACAAGGGTGTTGGATTTAGAGGAACGTAGAGATGAATATTTTAATCGCTTGACTAAACCGGAAGTTCTAGAACGAAGTAAAGAATCTCATGAATATTTTGATTCATTTAATATACCAACTAGGGCTATTTCATTAAAATGGATTCAACGTTCAGTTGATACATTCTTGGGGTTACCATTTAACATTGCATCATATGCACTTCTATTACATATGATTGCGAAGGAAGTTAATATGGTACCAGATGAATTGATTGGGTCGTTAGGTGATGTGCATATTTACAAGAATCATATTGACCAAGTAAATGAATTATTATCTAGGGAGCCTAGAGAATTACCCAAATTAAATCTAGAAAAAGCAGATAATCTTTTTACTTATTGTTATGAGAACGTTAAGATTTCAAATTATGACCCACATCCGGCTATAATTGCAAAACTTTCTAACTAAGTAATCTATTTAATATTAAAGAGGAAAAATGAATACAATAAATGAGGTGGAAACACCAGTGCTGCAAGTAAAAATTAGACATCAAGAAGTATACGAGAGGTTAGAGAGGTTGCGAAAACATAAACGTAAAATCAGATTTCTTACGTTAGAATCTTTCAACTCAATAAGTGGTTGCGTTAAATGCCAATAAAAAGTCCCTTCGGGGACTTTTTTTATTCCATGGATATATTTATAATTAAATAATTGTAAGTATGGGACTTCTAAAAGATAATTCAATAATTCACCTATCATCATCTGCAAATTTGAGCGCATTTACTTATACTCAAGTTTATGCTGGGGCAAATGCTACACCTACCATCAATGGTACGAGTGTTGTGATGGCAGCTGGGACTGTACTAGATATTAGAGTTAAATCAATTAGCTCGACAGCTAACGTATACGTTATAGGTTCACCTATGAATACTCTGTACCAAAATACAAATCTTGGTAGTCAGGTACTTTAAACAATAAAAAGATATTTATTATAAAATCATATTAAGATGAAGAAAATTAATACAATTAAACCAACAGGTCTAAAAGGAAATCAAGAATTGGACCGTATCAGACAATTGATGGGTACATTCGTTAATGAATCTACAAATAATTCTGTTGTTGAGTTGACAAAAGTTGGGCCTAATGGTGTTGTCTACGGAATCGTTAGAGAAAATCATGAATATTATATCAAGATATCTGATAAAAAATCTAATCTTGTTACTGAAGATTTTAAATATATTGGTGGACTTCAAAATAAAAAAGCTGAAGCTTACCCAACATACGCAAAAGCTATTAAGCAATTAAATCTTAAATTCTTAAGCATCAATGAATCATTTGGTGGTGAAAGAGTTAATGTATTTGAGAACGATAGATTACTTAAAGAAGATAATGCCATTGCTGGTGGTTCTTGGGGATTTGTTGGTGAAATAGAGGACATGAATGGTGATGCCGCTCCGGTTGACAAAGATACATCTGGAGATAATCTAGAAGGTGATTTTAAAGAAAAACCAAAAGCTAGCTCAAAAAATACTGGTAAAGCAAGAGGTGCTGGCCATGATACTGAAATTATAAAAGAAGACGATGTTGAATTGACTGAAGATGAAGAAGCAATTGATAAAATGATTACTGGTGAATCATTGGATGCAGTTGGTAAAGAAGATTCTGATGTTGATAACGATGGTGACTCTGATGAATCAGATGATTACCTTGTGAACAAAAGACTTAAAATAGGTAAAGCAATTTCTATCGGTGAAAACGAAGATAGATTGAATAAAATGCTTAATAGCCTAACTCCACAAGAAATTAAAGCTCTTTCTGAAGCTTTAAAAAAAAAAGTCTAACTGAAACTAAGTTAGATGGTATGTCCACTGGCCTTTTCTCTGATGAGGAAAATGGATATAATATCGATGAAACAAAATTCAAATTAAAGTTGGGGGCTCAAGCCCCAGCACCTGATGCTAATTCATTGGATGGATTGGAAGACATGGGTGGTGATTTAGGAAGTTTAGAGGATATGGGTGGTGATGCACCAGTTGATGATAAACCTTTTGATGATGAACCATTCGATGCTGGTGTTGAAGCTGATGAAGAATCAGACCCAAAAACATTCATACAACAATTAGCTGGTAAATTAGGTCAATCATTGAGGTCATATAGTGGACAACAAGGTAATCCTGATTTTGATTTAGAAAAATTTGCTGTTAATTCAGTTCTTTCAGCTACTCACACAGGCCAAATGGATGATTCTGACCAAAAGGATATCATTGACAAGGTTAAATCAGCTGGTAACGATAAAAATAATGTAGACGTTAATGTCGATGTTGATACTAATTCAGATAATACTGATGCTAATGTTGATACAACCAATGGAGATGGTGGTAATGATGCACCGGATTTAGGTGGAGAAGATGTTGCCGAAGAAAATTTTAAATTAGGTGAGGGAAAAACACCGACTAAATCGTTGGTAGATTCAGAAAAAAAGCGTAACTTTGTGACTAAAGCTAAAATTATGAGCAAGTTAAATGAGATGTCTGAAGTAGAACCGATTGTTAAACCAACAATCAAACCTAGTACACCGGATGTTAAACCATCTAGAAGACAAAAACCTTGGAGGCCAAGTATTCAACCTAAAACAAATCCTAAAGCATCTGATGTATTATCTGAAGGTAATGGTGCTAGTGGTAAAATCATTGATGTTAAATTTTTAGATAGCAAAATAGCAATTCTTAAAGTTAGTTTAGATGACAATGAGATTGATATGAAGTTTGAAAATTCAGGTGAATACACTGAAAAGCCAACTAACAGCGATGAGCCATGGCTTTATATTTATAAATCAGTTGATGCACCGGATGAGAAAAATTATACTGTGAAGGTAGAATTTAATGGTAATCCAGAAACAAATTTGGATGTTTCAGGTGTTGCTGATGATTATATTGAAGAGAAAAAATAATGAATAAAGACGGATTGTTTTTGATTTATGTAAATGTTTTAGGTAGTGATTGGGAGAATGAGAACATTTATGAATTCATTTTTTCAGATACTAAAGAAAATATTGATGGTGAAGATTGGGACTTGTATCCGGCATCGGGACAACCTAGCCCACCTAGAAAAGATTTGGTTAAGGCTGTTGGTGTATTGACTTCAAAATTAAAGCTTGAAACAGTACAAAATAGCGACACCTTTGCTGTTTGGGATGCTGTTGATGATATCATAGCATTAGCTTGGGAAGATATTTCTGATTATGAAGAATACCCAAATTCTAGACTTAGGTTTAAATTTGGACAAACAATAAAGTCTGTTGAAGACTCTTTGTACGAGAAAGATTTCGTACTAGAATATAAAGTCAAAAAAAATGAACTTAAAAAATAAAATCACTGGTGAACTTCATAAGGTTGTTGAAGCTGAACAAAAGAAAGTTGTTATGAATTTGCAACAATATCAAGATAGTGTTGATGAATTACCAGACGATACTGTTGTGAAGATTGTTGATGAGGCCGATAATGCTGGTACTAATCGTAATGAACCTAAAGTAGAGAAATTGGTTAATCTAATTAATCAAATGATTACTGATGCAATCGATACTGACGGTGACCCGATAGGTGTAATTGATACTACAGGTACTTGGGAAGAGCCTATGGTTTACACTCCAATTATTTATAAAAATGGTGTGTTAAAAATAACTTCTAGAAGTGTGTATGATACTGGTGGGAAACCTAACACTGAAGTAATTCTAAAAAGAAATATGGAATTTGACGGTATACCAACATTGTTAAATATTAAAAAACAATACGTTAAAGCGTTGAAGAAAAAAAATAATGGACTTACTGAAGAAAATTTAGAAACCATTCCTGTTGACCAAGTTAAATTAAAATCCGACGTACAAAAATTTATGGATAAATTAAATCTAGGTCAGTTTGAAGCTTTATTTGCTAAGATAGATAAACCCATTGAGCAAGCTGAAATAATTGCAGCGTTCGGTGAGAGAATCGGAATTCCTAGAGCAAAATTACCAATGATATTACAATCATTAAAATCCGTATCAGAAAACGTTAACCCAAGGATGAAGAAATCTGATTTGGTTGAACACATACTAAAAACAAAAAAATAATGAGTAGATTAGACGAAATAAGAAAAAGAGCATTAGAAAAGGCATTGGCCAGTACTAATAAACCAATCAACGAAAGTAGAATTGTTTATGAAGATGGTCATCCTGAAAAAATGAATTCAATTTTAGTTAAACAACTGAGAGACAGAAATCATAGTCTAGGTAATCACCCTATTTTTCCTGAGAGTGATGAATCTCATTTTGAAGAAAAAATCATGTCGAAAAGATTTGGTGACGTTCTTAAAAATTATAAGAAACAATTTGATTCAGAAACCGCCGAACCTATGGAAGCGGTTAGAAATATGATTCCAATAGTTCAAGAGTGTATGAAACTTGAAACTAAACACAGAGAAAAATTGCAAGAATTAGCTATCTCTATGATTAGAAAAGAGTATGATATGGGCGAAGATGATGTGGAAATTATCGCTGAATTAACTCAAGATATTAATATCGATAGTATTCAAAAAAATCCATCTCCAATTAGAATTGAGAACATGGAATTTGAAAACCATGATAGTGTTAAATCAGCAAATGCTGAAGTTTATAAAAGAAGATTCATTAACAGTATGATTCAAGGTGCATCTAAAAAGGGTCACCATATGTTTCACATGGCTGAAAATGATTTAACCAACATGAACCCTACCTTACCGAATAAATACGCTAAAATGATGGCCGCAGCTGATTATGGGTACCTTACTATGGACGATAGTATGCCTAAACAAGCTGGTGGTGTTGTTAGAGTAGAGTATGTTGATGGTAAACCAGTAATTCATGCTCAAGCATTTGTCTTTCCGGTTCTAATCCATGAATTGGTTAAAGGTGTGATGGAAATACTATCAGCAAATGGATTACCTCAAGATGAAAAATTGACTGAGTATGTTATGGGTAAAGCAGATTTTATGAATGCCGAACCTTGGGATATGAGATTAGGGGCACCAATTTGGGAACGTTTTACTGATTGTATTGACCCGAAAGATTTTGATAAGAAACATCATATCTATGCTGACCTTGTTGCATTACCGACTGAAGAATTTAATCATACAATGAGAGAAATTATGTTGGGTTCTAAGGAGGGTAAAGAAAAGATTCGTGAAATTGTAAGCAACATTGATGCTGATATGAAACGAGATGATTACGAGAATTCTATTAAAGAAATGAATAGTTCAGATGATTCATATGGTTATAATGACCTAGATGATATTGACCTATCCGGTTTGTTTTAAAACCAAATGATTATAAGTGAAAAGACCAACGAATTCGTTGGTCTTTTCTGTTTTTAGGGTGTTTTAGCATATTTATTATAAAAAAGATATGCAAGTATTAACATCTGGAGAAATATTAAAAGAATATACTAAGTGTCTGATGGACCCAGTATATGCTGTTGAAAGTTTCTTAGAAACCTTCGACAAAACACAAGAGGGTTTCGTTCCATTTAAGCTATTCCCAAAACAAAGAGAAATCATTGCTGCCTATCGAGAGCATAGATTTAATATCATCGCAAAACCTAGGCAAGCTGGGGTATCAACCACCACGGCGGCTTATTTATCAATTCAAGTAGCCTTTGCTGATAAAGATAACCCTGAAGCGATTCTTATTCTTGCGAATAAGCAAGATATGGCGCAAGAATTCTTAGCTAAGGTTAAGGATTTTTTAAGTCAATTACCAAGATGGGTTTGGGGTTCCGAGTATTATGGTAGTCCAGAAAAGGAAGCTAAAACAATATTCCTTACTGAATCAAAAAAAGAACTTAAGTTACCTAACAATTCTAGAGTTAAGGCGGTTGCGACATCAAAAGATGCTTTAAGGGGTTATGCTCCAACACATTTAGTAATGGATGAAGCAGCATTTATTGATAACGGTGCTATTGTATTTGGTGCTGCCTTAACAGCTTTAGGTACTGGTGGTAGAGCAACATTGATTTCCACACCCAATGGTATGGATGCATTATACTATGAAACTTACGAACAAGCTAAGCTTAAACGAAATGGTTTTAATATTATAGAATTATACTGGTATGAAGACCCAAGGTACAATAAAGATTTAAGATGGTATAAAAGAATTGATGGTAGTGAAGATGAGACTATGGAATATGAAGTCGCATTTACTAAGGCATCTTATCAAGAAAGAATTGCTGACGGATGGAAACCTAGGTCATTCTGGTATGACGAAATGTGTAGGGGTATGAATAACGATGCTCGTATGATTTCTCAAGAGCTTGACGTATCGTTCTTAGGTTCCGGTGGTAACGTTATTTCTGATGAATGGATTTCTTTCCATGAAAAAAACAATGTAAAAGACCCTAAATGGATATCAGGTAATAATGGTGAATTTTGGATTTGGGAAAAGCCTGTTGAAGGGCACCAATATATTATGGGTGTCGATGTTTCTAGGGGTGATAGTGAGGATGCATCCACAATTGTTATCATTGATTTTACTACGATGGAACAAGTCATGGAATATCAGGGTATGATACAACCGGATTTATTAGCGCAAATTGTTGAAGAATATGGGTCACTTTATAATGCTTATGCTGTAGTAGATATTACTGGTGGTATGGGTGTGACGACAGTATTAAAATTACTAGAAATAAATTACACTAATTTACATTATGATGACAGGAGTAAGGTATTGGCTAGGAAAAAAGATTTAGATGCTTACAGTAGTGATGGAAATAACGTTCCGGGCTTCAATGCTAATGGTGTTAGACTTCCTATGATTGCTAATCTTGAATTTATGATTAGAACGAATCAAATAAAAATTAGGTCTAGAAGAATGACTTCTGAAATGAAAACATTTGTTTATCGTAATGGTAGACCGGACCACATGGAAGGAAAACATGATGACTTATTAATGGCATTAGGTATGGCATTATGGGTTTTGGAACACTCATTTAAAAAATTAGAAAAATTAGAAAAACAAACCAAAGCAATGTTGGCTAGTTGGGTTATGACTGGTGATGGAGCGAAGGATATCAATTATCAAGGTAACAATTTTGTTCCTAAAGATAAAAAAAATAAGGAATCAATACCAAAACCAAAATTCACTAGTGAGGTTAGGCGAAATATGCAAGACCCTAATGGTGATTATATGTGGTTATTCAGTGGAATGAAATAATTAAAATCATGGGACTAGAGAAGAATTGTAGTAGAGTATTTGTGAGAAAACCATATGACAAGCAATTGTATAAATGGTCTCCACCATGCGATGATAAAAAAATAAAAAAGCAACAACAGAACGTTAAATTCTATTGTGATGCTTTACCTAGAACACAGGGTGAGGATTGGGTGGTTAGTTATGTTTATGAATTAACCAGCTCTGACGGTGTGCAACATAGATTCGCCTATGTCGCATGTGATTATGTAAGATAAGCTTTAATTTTAAAAAAAGTGGCTTATTATAGTAAAAATTTAAGTAATGGCAAATAAGAAAAAATTAACAATATTTCAAAGGTTAAATAATATCCTTGGCCCTGATGGTGTAAATGTGCCTAGGAGTCAAACAAATCGTTATTCGTTAGGTAATCAAGAATTACTTAGGACACAATCGAAAGAAGAATTCCAAGCAGCCAAGCTACAAGCACAACAAAACAAATACCTTAGTGGTATGTGGTCTAGGGTTGATGATGAGTTAACTCAAAAAGCTATTCATTATGAAACCACTCGTATTGGTTCTTATGCTGACTTTGAAGCTATGGAATTTTATCCAGAAATTTCAGCGGCTTTAGATATCATGATGGAAGAGGCTACAACCCCTAATGATAAGGGCCAAGTAATTAATATTTATTCAGATTCTAAGAGGGTTAAAGCTATCCTAGAAGATTTGTTTAAAAATAGATTGGATATCCACACATCATTACCTATGTGGACTAGAAATGTTTGTAAATATGGTGATAATTTTATCCATTTGAACATTGACGACAAAGCTGGTATTTTAGGTGCCAAACAATTACCTAATTTTGAAATGGAAAGAAGAGAGGGTGACCTTTATAATTCTATTAGTTCTCACTCACGTAGGGGCATGGTTTCAGCAAACGGAAATCCAAGCGAACACGATAATAGAATTAAATTTTACTGGAAGACTAAGGATATCGAATTTAATTCTTGGCAAATTGCACACTTTAGATTACTTGGGGATGATAGAAGACTTCCATATGGAACTTCAGTATTAGAAAAGGCTAGAAGAATCTGGAAACAATTAGTGTTATCTGAGGATGCCATGTTAGTGTACAGGGTTACAAGGGCTCCAGAAAGAAGAGTTTATAAGGTATTTGTTGGTAACATTGATAACGAAGATGTTCCAGCGTATGTAAATGAAATTGCGAATAGATTTAAACGTAATCCAATAGTTGATGGACAAACAGGTCAAGTAGATTTAAGAATGAATCAACTTGGTATGGACCAAGATATTTTTATTCCAGTTAGGAGTGAGGATGCACCAAATCCGATTGATACACTACCCGGAGCACAGAACTTAGACCAGATTGCCGATATTGAATACTTGCAAAGGAAATTATTCACAGCATTAAGAGTACCAAAATCATTTTTAGGTTTCGAGGAAGCTGTTGGTGAGGGTAAAAATTTGGCTTTACAAGACATTAGATTTTCAAGAACAGTAAATAGAATACAACAAGCCATGATTATGGAGATGAATAAAATTGCTATCATCCATTTATATTTGTTAGGCTTCGATGAGGACTTAGATAATTTTACACTAACACTTAATAATCCATCTACACAAGCTGAGATGCTTAAGATAGAACACTTACAACAAAAGATAACTGCGTATAAAGATGCTGTTAGTGATGCTGGTAATGGTTTTGGATTAATGAGTATGACAAAAGCCAAAAGAGAAATTTTAGGTTGGTCAGATGATGAAATTAAACAAGATTTACTTGAACAACGTATGGAAAAAGCAGCTGCTGCTGAATTAGAAAATACTTCTAACGTTATTAAACACACTGGATTATTCGATAAAGTCGATAAGCTTTATGGTGATATGGAAGCTGCCATGGAAGGTGGTGGAGGTGCTGAAGATGGCGGTGAAGAAGGTGGAGCTGGTTCATCCGGTGGTGGTTTCGGAGGTGGAGGCGGCCTAGGTGGTGAAGACTTGGACTTCGGAGATGAAACTGATGAGGACTTAGGTGAAGAAGGTGCTGCTGGGGCTGAAGATATTGATTTCGGTGGGGCTGATGCCGGAGGTGCTGATATGGATTTTGGTGATGCTGGTGGAGCCGCTGATGATGCAGGTGGTAGTGATACTACACCAAAAGCTGCTGCCGAGTCAATTAAACGAGCTCAAAATCTTTTAACCGAACAACGAAAAAAATTAGTAGCAGAACGTAAAGTTAAAATACAAAAACACACTGGTAATTATTTGAATAAATTAACTGAATCAATCATCCCAGTTAAGGAAAACATTGAGATGAAGACCAAAATGATAAACAAGAATTTGAAAATAAATGATGATATCAATTCTATGATTGATGAAATTGATGATAAATTGAATGCTTAAGCTTCGTTTTGGGTAACCCGTAATATTTATAATTAAATACAAAGGTTATGCAAAATTTTGGTAAGATTAAAAATATTTTCAATACACTATTAGTTGAAGCTATTGCTACAAAGGATGTTAATAAGAAAAAGTTATTCAAGGAGTATGTTAAGACTATCAAAAATAACGAAATTCTTAGAGCACAATTCTTAGTTTATAATAACATCGAAAAGAAAGTAGAGACTAATGAACATAAGGCAACTGAGTTCGTTAAAGCTAATATTGATGTGCTAAGAAAGTATACTACCGAACAAATATTGGAGGCTAATAAACTACTAGCTAAACCACTTCTTTCTGAACAAAAACTTCCTGAATTTTCAGATGTTAAATTTGCTCAGTTACATGAAGATATTACAACATTAATTTTCACCAATAAAAATGCAAATACAGTTGATTCAGTAGTTGAATCTTTAATTGGTATTGTTTCTTATATCAAAGAAAATACAACACAAGTTACCGAGGATAATAAGTCCGGTGGACTACCTAATAGTGTATTATCTAACATTGCTGTAGATAAATTCAACGAAAAATATTCAGACATGTCTGAAAGTGAAAAAAGTGTTTTCAAAACAATACTAGAATCAGATGAAGATGGTAAAAAGGTCGTTTTAAAAAACCTATCGAGGGAATGTATTGATTTAATAGATGCTAACTTAATGGAATCAGATATTGAAGCGAAAGAAAAGTTATTACAAGTTAAAGACAGAATTCTCAGATTAGAATATACCAACGATAGTTTTATTACTGATATCAGTAAGTTAATTGAATTAAAAAGCGATTTAAGCGAATAAAAAATTGTTATAAAATTATGGATATGGATAAAGTAAATATTGAATTGATATTACACCGACTAGATGAGATTTCAAGAAAACAAGATGAGTTCAACAAAAAGGTTGATGATATCTCAAGAAAACAAGAAGAATTAACCCTTCAATTAACTAAGATTAAGACGATAGAACATACCGTTGATAATATCAAAGAATGGAAGGAAAAAATTCAAGAAACAATCTCTACATCAGAGCTTAAAGAGCTAAAGGAATGGAAGGGTAAAATGGAGGAACAAATGTCAGTATCACAATTATCACAACACATTAGTGAACACGAGAGTTTCAAGACATTTAAAACACAAGCAATGATGATTTGGATAATCGTCCAAGGATTGATGGCGTTAGCTGTTTTTTGGGATGATATCTTCAGGGGTTAATAGATTTGACTAATCCAAATTTTATGAGTATACTTGGTATATAAAAAACCAGGTATGAGCAAAAGAGGAAAAGAAATTAAAATCGCCACACATCAAAATTATAATATTGTTTGTGGTACTGTTGACAATAAGAACGCAAAGGCTGTTTACATCAATATATCCGCTTGGGGTGAGCCCAATACTGCCGATGATTTAGATTATGGTAGAATCATCAGTAAATTAAATAAGTGCGTTAAACAATCAACCTATAATTATTTATTTAAAAATCATTCAGATACCTTTTATGCTGATAGGACCATTGTAGATTTAGATATGCGAGAGTCAGGGATTAAGGTTGGTAAGCGTAGTTTCATGAATTGTGAGATGACATTATTTCAAAAAATTAATAAAGAATCCAATGGTTCCATAAATGATGGGCAAATATCAGAAATCTTAAATGGAATAATCAATGAAGCTGTTAGCTGTTTAGAAAGCTTTGAGCATTTTGATTTCGACAAGAAGAAAAATTAATACAAAATAATTTAATTGAAAACCCTTAACTATGATAGTTAAGGGTTTTTTTATTTATGGCATATATTTATAGTGAAAGCAATCAAATATGTCTGATATAAAATTATTAAAAGCTGGTAAGACTGGATTCGGTCTTATGATTGAAAGTGATGCCGGATATATAGCTCCAAACGATATCCGCAATCAACCATTCATTACTGAGGTTAAAAAATTAGAGAAGGGTTCTGTTATAATGGTTGAACCACTTAAGTTATTTGTTATCCTACAAAAATATGGTGTAGTTAATAGAAACGGTAGAATTTATCCAGAAAATTTATTGAGAAAACAAGCTGAGGCTTATCAAGAATTAATTAATAATAGGTCTGCTATTGGTGAATCGGACCACCCTGAATCTTCTATCATTTCTAACGATAGAGTATCACATGAAATTACTAAAATTTGGTGGGAAGGGAAAACACTTGTTGGTGAAATAGAAATACTAATGTCACCCGGATTCATCACACAAGGTATTATATCTTGTGAAGGTGATAGAGTTGCTAATATGTTGAGAAGAGGAATTAGAGTTGGTGTATCATCAAGAGGTGTTGGTTCACTACAAGAAATTGATGGAAAACATATTGTTCAAGATGATTTTGAATTAATTTGTTGGGACATCGTAACTAGTCCTAGTACTCCGGGAGCATATATGTTCAACAACACTCAAGAAGCTAGGCCATTCGTGGAATCAGCTAAAAAAGATAAACCATTATTGGTTGATAAATTAAATAAATTTTTACTGGGTTAAGAAAAAAAAGTTTTCATTATGTTAGTTTTTTTAATGAAAACTGAATTTTTTGATTTTTGAAACATATTTATAAACAAGATGGGATAAAACCCAACTAGATAATTTTCTATTAAAAGAGAAAAAAAAATGGCCGAAAAGAAAAAGTCAATAATTGAAGAAGCACTTTTGGATGCTAAAAGAATCCAAGAAGCTTTAAATTCCAATACTAAAGAAATACTTCGTTCCGTTGCGAGAGAAGAAATTGATGGTTTGGTGAAAGAATCCTTGAATGAGGATGACTATGAAGAAGAAGATGTTGATGATTCTGAAGACACATTAGATTTAGCTGCTGCTGATTCTGAAACTGGTGACGATGTTACTGGTGATGATGAAGCTGGAGAAGAAGCTGGTGAAGATTTAGGATTAGATGATGCATCTGATGACTATGACGAGGCTGGAATGGACGACACGCAAGGTAGTGAAATTAACTACGGTGGAGAAGAAGAATCTGAAGAAGATTATGAATTGGACATGACTGGTGCATCTGACGAAGACGTAATTTCTGTTTACAAGAAATTGTCAGGAGATGATGAAATTGAAGTAGTTTCTGATAATGAAGTACACATTAAAGACCCAGTGAGCGGAAGTGAGTACCACGTTAAAATGGGTGGGAAAAAAGAAGCTGCATTAGGAGGCGCAACCGGATTAGATTTAGGTTTAGGATTAGATTCAGACGATGATTCAGAAATGGATAGCAGTTTGGGTTCCGACTTAGGTGGTGAAATGGAAGATGATTCCGAAATGGATTTGGGTGCTGAAGATGAGTACATGGATACTTCTGATACCGAGGCCACAGAAGAAGGTATCGAAGAAGGTGTTGTTTATGAAATAGCACTTGACGAAGAAGAAGTTTCTGAAAATGAAGAAATAACAGAAGACAAAGTTAGAACAGCAACAAGTGATGTTACTATGGGTAAAAACTCAAAAGGTGGTAACTCAGGTAATATTGAAGGACAAAAAGCTCCTGTTGACAAAGATACATCTGGAGATAATCTAGAAGGTGGATTTGATGACGATGGAGCTCCGGCTGGAGATAATCACGGTGAACACGTAATGGAATCAGAACTTTCTGAGGAAGATGTTGTTGAAGGTGAGGAAGCAATTGACGAAAAAATTCAAGTTGGTAAAGGCAGAAATGTAACTAACAAGAAAACTTCAATTGAAGGTGCTGGTGCTAAAGCTAACAATGTTAAAGACGGTAATGTTACCGCTGAATCTGTTGCAAAATATAATAGACTTTTAGCTGAGGCTAGAGAACTTAAAAAGCAAAATGATGAATTCAGAAGTGCTCTTAAGAAATTTAGAACAATGCTAGGAGAAACAGTAGTTTTTAATACTAATTTAACCAATGTTACAAGATTGTTCACTGAACACTCTACTACTAGAGAAGAGAAGGAAGCAATCATAGCAAGATTTGATGAAGAAGTAACAACAATCAAAGAATCTAAAAGGTTATATAAAACAATTGTGAATGAATTGGCTTCTAAAAAACCAATCGCTGAATCAATTGAGAGTAAAATAATTAAAGAAGCAACAAGTAGTAATTCAAAACAATTAAACGAGAATACTGCCTATGTTGATTCTTCAACAAAGAGAATAATGGATTTGATTAATAGAGTTGAGAAACCTAGAAACTAATTCAAAAATAATTAAACAAAAAAAAGAAAAATTATGTCACATTTATTAACCTCTGGGGTAGTCGGAAATATCGGACTTAACCACATGAAAGAAGTTCGTAGACAAACCCAAGCAAAATGGGAAGGTTTAGGATTTCTAGAAGGTCTTAAAGGCCACGTAAAAGAGAACATCGCTCAGTTATATGAGAATGAGGCTTCTCATTTATTAAACGAATCAACTACAGCTGACTCTTCAGGGTCATTCGAAACTGTAGTATTCCCAATCGTAAGGAGAGTATTCTCTAAATTATTGGCGAACGATATCGTATCAGTACAAGCTATGAACATGCCAATTGGTAAATTGTTCTTCTTCGTACCACAAACATCATCTAGAGTTAACGCTTCTGGAACTGCTGGTAACCCACATGTAAGTGCTCAATATTCTGCACACACATCAATGGCTGACCAATTGCCAGATTGTGTACAAGGTGTTGGATGTAACTTGACAGTATTTGAGGCTAAAAACCTTTATGATATTTACTACAATGACGGTTTGTTCGATGCATCTAAAGGTGAAATCACAATCGTTGCTGGTACAGTAAAAATCGTAACATTAGGAACTAATGGTACATTTACTGACCAAACAAACGCAACTAACTCTGCTTTAGCAACTGATGGTTCATTGAGAAACATTATGTTGAGAGTATCTGGTTTCACTGGTGGAGCTGGTACAGACAAAGGTAGGTTAACAGGACCGGATGGTCATAACATGGACACTGAATCATTCTTGGCTTCACTTAAGATTGTTAACGGTGCTACTGCATTCCTTGACCAAGATGGTAATACTATCATCGCTGCAAACGCTGAAATACCTTTCAGATTGGTAACACAAAAATATGGTAAAGGTATCGTAGAATACGATGATATCTGTGACTCATTAGGTAACATTTATTTGGAAGCTGATTTGTCTCACCCAGTTGGATTGAACGGAACTGAAACATACGATGGTTACATCGGTGCTACTGCTTCTACAGCATTCTTAACTGCTTATACAAGTGCTGATTTTATCGTATCTTGGGCAGAATATGCATCTCTTGAGCTTGAAACAGAACTTGGTGAAGTTTCATTTAGACTTGATGAAGTTGTTGTTTCTGTTGAAGAAAGAAAACTTAGAGCTACTTGGTCACCAGAATTAGCGCAAGATGTTAGTGCATTCCACAACATTGATGCTGAGGCTGAATTAACAGCTATGCTTTCTGAGCAAGTTGCTGCTGAAATCGATAGAGAAATCTTGAGAGATTTGAGAAAAGCTGCTGCTTGGCAATTGAGATGGGATTATAACGGATGGAGAAAAGCTTCTTCAGCTGCAAGCCCATACACTCAAAAGGATTGGAACCAAACTTTGATTACTAAAGTAAACCAAGTTTCTGCTCAAATCCATAAATCAACTCTTAGAGGTGGTGCTAACTTCATCGTGGTTTCTTCTGAAATCTCAGCTGTTATGGATGACCTTGAGTACTTCCACGTAAGTGATGCTTCACCAGAGCAAGACCAATATAACATGGGGATTGAGAGAATCGGTTCATTAAGCGGTAGATACCAAGTGTATCGTGACCCTTATGCTCCAGCTAACTCAATGATTATTGGACATAAAGGAAAATCATTGTTAGACACTGGTTACATCTACGCACCATACGTGCCAATGCAACTTACACCTACAATGTATAACCCATTCAACTTCGCACCAGTAAAAGGTATCATGACTAGATACGCTAAGAAAGTGGTAAATAACAGGTTCTACGGACATGTTAGAGTTGATGGAATTCCAACATTCAACATTGCAGAATTGAGATAATCTTTTCTAAAATATAAACTTAAAAGGCTAACCATTCGGTTAGCCTTTTTTGTTTTTATAATGATATTTATTAATATGAAATTGTTGACCATATATAATAGTTTATTGAATGAAAATGTTAAATTTCATAGCATTAGTGATGAATTATTATTGAATAGATTCAATAGACAAAAATCAATGGCTTCAATTGATAGATTTGCTGAATTTAAAGGGTCTGATAATAAAGTTTATTACATTACACAAGACGATAAAACATCACACATGTACTTTCGTGTATATGATTCCACACCAAATGGGTTGATACCAATTGGTAGTTTATTTTTACATCAAAACGAAGATGGTAAAACATATACACCTATCGCAGGTAAATCAGATGCAATATTTGTTAACCCGGAGTACAGAAGGAAAGGTATTGCAATGGCCATGTATGATTTTGCTGAGAACATAGCTAATATTAAAATAATACCAGCAGAAACCCAATCATCAGAAGTAAAAAAATTATGGGCAAAAAGAAAAGCTTTATTTGGTGAATCAAAAAATAAAATAAATGATTTGTGCAATAATATTCCTATAAGTCAAGACATGGTTGCAGAAGTTAAACCGTATAATACTTCAGAGGAGTTTTTAAGGTCCGGTGGTTTTTCAATTGATACGTTAGATAGGGCTGCATTTGGTTTTACTGTTGATGATATCAAAACCATTAATCCGAAACAATTGAAAATTAAATGGAAAGATGATTTAGAAAATGTTAAATTTGAGCAAGAAAAAAGTGGTTTATCTAAACTTGAATATGCAAAAAAAATCAATTTATCTGAGCCAATTGATGTAGTCTACGAGAAAAATAATTTCTATATAGATGATGGGCACCATAGGTATTATGCAGCAATGATTTTGAAAAAACCGCTCAATGTATCATTAACGATAAAACAGAACCCAATCATTAAGTTAGGTGGTAAGTTGGGTTATGATGATTTTCACAGATGTGTATTTGATAGAATAAAAAAAGGCTTGAATTAATTCAAGCCTTTTTTGTTAATAATCATAGTCATCGTTATCTTCGTCATAATCGAATGTGTCTTCATCTTCGTCGTCATCATAATCATTTTCATAAACAATTGAAGTTGATTCATAATTTTCTTCCTCAAGTAAGAAATCATATTTTTCATTTAAGGTGTCAATATGAATGTCAGAAACATATTCATAGACTGATGACCAGCCACCTTCCGCTAATTCTGATGCCATTTCAGAATCATTATCAGTTAACTCCATTAGAGTTGGTAATCCACCATCAAAAGCATGTGATGCTATTTCAGATTTAAATTCATCGTCACTTAATATACGCATATCTTGTTTTTTAGTATAAATATATGATATTTATCTAATGTATCAAGTGATATTTTAAAAATTAAAAGAATGGATTTAAAAAGATTTATAACCAATAAAGTTAAGACAATTTTGAATGAGAATTCAAAATCAAATGTCAATTTAAAAATCAAAAATATAATTTTAAATGGGTCAGATATTGATGATTTCATCACAGCATTAAGCCTAAAGTATGGTAATACTGTACCATTATTTCATGCGACTAGTGAAGAAACGGCAAAGTTAATTGATGTTGAGGGTTTTAAATTAACTGATGGTAAAAATTATACTTCATTTTCTAATGAAGATATTATTTATTTCCAAATTGGGAAGTCTGATTATGTTTCTTCTGATAGACCAGTCTTATATAGAGTTAATGTTCCGTTAGACTTCATTGCAACGTATGCATATGCCGATATGGATAATGTTAGTATTGATGATGATGATTTAGTTAGTCTTGGTGTTGATATGGATACATTCGAACATGCATCAAGTGATATGAGAGATATTATTATGTACTTCGTTTGGAATCAGATGACCTTAGAAGGGATGGAATTACTAATTGCTGATAGGAATGGTGATGGTAATATTTTTAATAATTTAAAACCAATTAGATTATCGTAAAACAAAAAGGGTCCACATTGTGGACCCTTTTTAATATCGTGATTGAATTATTTAATTAAACCTTAGCTCCGCAGCTAGGGCAAAATTTATTTGTCGGTTTTTGTTTAGCACCACATTCAGTACAATATTTTTTAACTTGAATATCTTGTACTGTATTAACTTTTTGTGATACTGGTAACATTTTATATGTTATGGTATGGAACGCCCAACTTTCAAAATTATAATTGACAGTTTCAAGCTTTTGGTCTGAAGCTGACCCAGCTTCAACTCTACCAGTTTCAATGGATTTTTTAGACCTTACTGGACTACTTTTTTTCAATTCACTACTCAATGAATTCATTGAGTTTAGTGAATCTAATGTTACATCACTTGTATAAGATGCATTACTAACATTTAAAGTAGTTGAATTGTGGCTTGTTAAGCTCGTTAAACCAATTGAACCATTCATGTTTGATGGTGAATTAAATACATAACCACCGGAACCACTGTAACCACCACCAGTTCCACCGTATATTGGACCATTATGCCAATAATCTTGGATTGAGCGCAAATTACCATAATATGGTTTAGGTTCTTCCTCTCTAAAGAATTGAACTTTAAAATCACCATTATCACGAATCGCTTCTTTTACTTCAGCAGTATTTGATACCTCATAAGTATCAAATCTAAATTTCTTAGCTACATCAATATAACGGTCCAAGAACACACGTTGTCCCGGATTCAATACTAAACCACCTTGTGTGATAAGCATATTGTTTAATGAAATCTTAGCTAAGATTTTTTTGTTAGTTGGATTGAAAAGTTCGATTTGGAACTCTTGACCTTTTTGTAAATAATAGGTCGGAACATCGCCATTGTTTTGATATACCTTAAGTCTGCTTTTGTTAATTGCGATGTTAGCAGTAGGCATTGATTGCTTTACTTGTTTCATAATTTAATTTTTAATAAACATTTGTTATTATGTACTAATCTTTTTGTTTCCTAGAAAACTCTAAAGCCAAAATGACTCAAGACCAATACGTGTATCAATCACGATTTGATAAGTATAATAAAAAAACCACTTTAGTCAAGTGGTTTTAATAATTTTCTTAAATTTATTTTTTACAACATCCACAAGTGCATGTTTCTTCACATTCACCAGTGCACTCACATTGTCCATTAGGGTTACAATCTTTGCAAGTGCATTCTTTTTCTTCGTCCATGATTTTTTAATTTACATTTATCGTTATTGACTATCCCTTAATTCTGATTGACTAACAATATCAAAACTCAGGACATCTGTTATTGTGGTAATTTCATAATTAGATTCTACTTGAACATCCAAATAATAAGTATTTGGTATCAAGCTAGCAGTATCTAATAAAAAATAATTACCATTGAAAGCTCTATTAACATCTTGAAAATCGATTACAGTATATTCATTTCTACCCTCTTTAACGTACAATCTATATTGTAGTCTATCGATTACTTCAGTTTGGTTTATTGTGTATGGTATTCTGGCCACCACGTTAACTCTTCTAATATCTCCACGTTTAATTCTTTCATCTCTTTTGATACCAGTTACAGTAAAGCCATATTTTTTTGGTAATTCAATATTTTGACCAATATTATAATACTTAGATGAATCTTGAATTATAAAATCTAACTCAATATCCGGTCTACTTATACCATTAATAGAAATGTTGCTCCAGATATCTTCAAATTGCATACAATCGGTATAAGCTGAATACGTTGGAACGAATACTTCAACAGAATAAACACCGCACGATACTTGTGTTACACCAGATGTTATTGCTGAAAATACTGCACCAGATGGGTCCAAAATTGTTACTGTAGGTAAATTATCCAATGAAGTTGGTACACCTCCAACATTAGAATACAAATACAATTTATTTACTTTATCCAAATAAAAATTAGCCCTATCATCCATTATAGGATTATTGTAAATTGTTTCGACATGTGGTTCATAAAATGTTTGAGTGTGTCTGGTAAAAAATCCTACATATTTTAAGTTGTCGGTTGGGGTGGCTTCGAATGATGACGGGAATGCGATACCCAAACCATAATTAGTATCACCTGTTAATATACCATTAACATAATCGGTAATATCTATTTCAAGATTTTCATTACCTTGTTCAAAATGTTGTGTCGCAATTGTTACGCCGGATGATGAACCACTATATGTTCCATTCCCACCGGACCAAGATACGTTTGTTTGGGCTTCAACCCAATTAGATGGTGAGTTTATAACTATGGCACTATTACCTTGGATTAAAAAATTATTGTGATTATAGTCATAACCATTACCCTCATCCCAAGGTTGTTCTAACCTGAATACTATTAAATCGAATGATGATGCTCTATCTTTACCACTACAAGTGGTTTTACCTAATAAAGCAGCGTCAAAGGCTCCAGTATTGGTCATTCTAAGGGTATGTCTGACATTAGTTAAATCACCAAAACCACCACAACTATGAATCTCATTTAATCTAGTTTCATCAAAATGAAATATAAATCTACTATATGATTCTTCACCAACTGAACCACCATAAAATAGTTCAGCAACTGGGTTTCTACCAGTATTGATTAAATCGTTATAAACAATAGTATTGTTTCTATCAAAAAATGTGCGTATTACCATGTTATCTTTTTATAATAAATATCAACTGATACTAATTAATACGGATGTTTTTGGATAATAAGCGATTCAAATCAAATTCTAAATATTTGTCAATATCCTCTGAACCAGAAAGGTCTTGAGGCTTTTTACCATGGTATGGATGTACGTGATTTATAAATGCGTTTCTTTGTAATTTTAAATATTCCACTAATAAATCACCAAACACTAATGGATGGGCTTTGGATAAGATTTCCAACATTTGTTCTTCGCTAATCAACGAATCCTGATTGTTTAATGTAAATCGTGGTTGCCCATCTTTATGGGTTAATAGATTAATTTTGGATGCAACAATATTTGTTACGGAACCAAGTTCTGGCTTACCATTTTGCATGGTTCCGGTTGTTGGTTTCTTTAAAACAACATCATGTTTAAGTTGTATGTACGCCGGATTTTCTTTATTGAAAATTTTAGTTTCATCTTTGGTATCAGTAGTAACGAATTTACCAGCTCTTATCCAAATTTCATTTGGTTTTAATGTAATGTCAGTATTTTTTCTACCCTGCAATGATACATCTTCTTTAAATGGCTCAACACCTTTGTTTTCTGGTATTCGACTAGGGGCTTCTTTTGGTTCGGTTATCCCACTGTCCATCATGGACCTTGAAGTATATAAATGTAAATCTTTTTCTAAAAATTGTGGTTGTGAAATTAATGGGCCAGTATAGATTCTATCCATAAATGGATTGGATGCATTTGGAACAAAAATCAATACAGTTTCACCAGCTTTAGGAACCACTTGGAATACCTTAGAAACCATTGGGAATGCTGTTGGTAAATCAATGGCCGCAATATGGTCATCAATACCTTTAATCCTAGCCCTAATTGTTCCACCATCGTAATCATCTTGATTACTTTCAACCTTAGCAAAATAAAATACGTTAACAGAGTTCTCACCCTTATTAAACATATTCTTACTATTACCAAATGCGTGTTTATTGCTCATTTCTTTGACCCTTTATTCTTTCACTTAATATTTTATTAGCTTCGTTGAATTCCTTTTCAACTCGCTCCAATTCATCCAAGTCTTTATTCATTCTAATCTTAATAGCTTCATGTTCTGATTTCAATGCATAAATCTCAGTGAGAATTTGATTATTACTCATATTTTTAAAATCTATCATACTTATCTGATTATCCCATCACCGCTAACGATGTTAATATTAGTTCCATTCGATGTGATTGGTGCACCTAAATTACCAACACCTATTGAAATTGTTTGAATCGCTCCCGGAGGCAAAGCGATTTCCACTTTACTTTCAGTTAATATTGCATTGATGTATTCTTGAGCTCTAATAGTTTCCATAGCCTCAGCAATATTATTATCTTCGGAGAAGATATCACCAGCTGGTGCACCAGCTTCCGATTGTCTCGAAATAACTCTAGATGCAATATTACGTGCAGATAGTCCGGGTCTCAATTTAGCTCCAATTAATAATAATGGAGGTGGAATTGGGGTAACTGGTGCACTTTGCAATTTAAATGCTGCCGCTAGTATACTCAATACACTAGTTATTGAGCTTAAATTAAACCCATTACTTTGTCCTTTTTTGGTTCCTTTACAACCAATTCCACCATCTTCACATGCCATAACTTTATCCTAAACCTTGTATCATTCGTAAAACGTGTTGGGGGATACCAGCAAGACTAGCTAATTGAGCTACCTTTGATTTTGCGTATTCAATTGCAACTTGTTGGGCCGCACATTTTACAATATTCTTTATATTTTTAATCGCTTCTTCCAATAAAATCTTAATAATAGTTTCTCTAATTGCTCTGACGATTGAGGCCATTAAAATTTTATTTTTTTTCATCCATTCTATTGGACTCTCAATATTAGTACCATAAATTATGTGGTGATTTATGGCAAAAATTGTAATAATCTTTGGTGATAAAATAACATTAGCCATTTTAATCATCAATTTTTTTATTGCACCATCAATAAATTCTAATTTGGCAGTGATTTTATTAACATCACCAACAGCTGATGAAGCCTCGTCAGCAATTGCTGACATACCAGAAGCAATTGCTTCTGCAACACTTGTCATTGTGGTTGCCGTCATAATATTATTTGTAATACCCGTTAGTGTTTGAGGGGCAATACTAGTTGCAACATTACCACAAGTTTTAAGGGACCTTATACCCCTTTCTCTATTGCTAGCTTCTTCTTCTTGGGCTCTGATAGATTCATTTGAGAATGTGAAATATGAATCATCAATAATCTCACTATCATCTGAATTTAAAAAGCATTCTATTATTTGTTCAATTTCAATTTCTTTTTTGATTTGTTCTTTTGTTTTACCAACCTCAAGACTAACTGAACCGAATAAACTATCGACTAATGCATTTATCATTACTCCAGAACCAAATAAACTAACGCTATCAATGAAATCATTATTCAAATCAGTTAACTTCTTACCATTGATTGGGTCGCTGTAATATTCACTTGCTTTAATATTTAAGTAATTATTGGGTGGTCCAACAGAATTAAATTCAAATGATAGGATATCTGAACTCATAGTAGAGGAACCCCAATCTGTTTGTGTTCCATCTAATTGAATTGTTTCAAATAAATAAGTGTGAAAATCAGTACTAGTTAATCCACCAGAGGTATCCTCATAAGTTAGAAAACCGCCGGATGTGTTTGGGTCGACTAGCATAACCCCTAAGTAATCAATTTTTCTTAAGTCTAAATCAACCCCAGTCGATAATGGGTATACGTTTTGATGTTTAAAAAAGTCTGGTATTGATGGATTTACACCACAGCTTACCAATTTTTTTAATTCTCGTTTTAGTGCTTTTTTGATTTCAATTTCAATGGAATCTAATTTAAAAGTAAGCGTATTTGTTAGAATTACATTTAATGTTTCGAAACCAACGGTCACCTTTAATAAATCGATTAGAAAATCTAAACTATTACTTGTGTTATCAATGGAACACATTGATGAGTTCAATTCGAACTTAGGAAACCCCTCACAAGATGTTCGTAACGCAGCAATTTGACCATATATTTCTCTTTTTTTGTCTATGATTGACATACAATAAAATATTAATCTTCTGTTTCGTTATCTAAATCTCCACCATTTTTAACGTAGTTTCTTATTTGTTTGAAATCGTCTAATGATGGTGCACCGGATGCTGTTCTATCTTTATTAACATCTTCTAGATTTCCATTGTGTTTGATGATATCTGATTGCAATTTAGCTACCTCTAGTTTAATCTTGATTCCAGAATCTTTTATTTTCTGAGCATTTGATTTTTCTCTAGCTATTTTTGTTGCATCATCAACGTCCTCAGCGGTTGTTGAATTATTTAATTCATTAATTATTCTTTGGGCATCATTGATTTGTGTACAAGCGTCATTATAGACTTCTTGCATTAAACCTTCAAGGCTTGAAGTGTTATTTACTTTAATGTGTTGTTTTCTCTTTCTAGGCATGGCTCACGTTTAATTATAAATACCTAATAATGTGGTTTTTTACAAATAACCCTCATCCGTTTTATCATCTTTAATAAGATAATAAAGTTTTTTGAACCTACGCATGGCTACTCTAATATCCTTTGTACTTAGATTCGTATAATCCCTGATAGTGGCTAATACAATATTTTTATTGTATTTTGACCCACCTTCCATATTTTCAAATATCCCAGAATAATTTTCTAGAATTTCAATCAATGCCTCACCGACTTTCCTTTCGTTTTCAGTGATTTTCTTTTTGGGTTCATCAATACAAGCCAACTCACTTTTAATTTCTTCTGAAATTGTTTGTATGAATTCAGTTAACCCATAATCAGTATCAGTCAAATAATATGTTAAGTCCTCTCGATGTTGGATACTTTCAAAGGTATCCTCAAATGAAGCATTGGTTTTTATTCCTTTGTCATCTTTAATCAATAACATTAGAATATAGTTTTTACAGATAGTACCATAATAAGAATAAGCTCTGTTATTCTGAGTATGGTCAAATTTATCAGCCTTGGTTATTAAAAATGAAAGTGTATCACTGTGTAGGTCTTCAAATGAATATGCTTTTCTATAAAGTTTGTATCTTCTAATAATTGATTCTATCATTTTATCGAATGGTGCTCTCAACCATTCATTATAAATTTTATTTCTTTCAATCGAATCATCACATGCTAAAAACTCAACAACGGCTTTCTCTTCATCTGGACCAAAGTACAAATCGTTTTTCCTTTTACGTCCTCTTTTGCTAGCCATTTTATTGTGCTTTATCGTATGTTATTTTCCTATCGTCTTGATGAAAATATTCTTTTTTAGCTAACGACATCCACCATCTAGCTTCGTCCGGCGTTAATTCAGTTCTATAATTTTTAAATAAAGACCCGTTTCTTTGATTAACATGTTTGTAACCGAATCTAGGGATAATCATAATCCTAGTTGAGAAGTATGTTAATCTCAATAAGAATTCATAAATGAATGTAAGTTTCATACTAGCTTTGATTCCACCCATCTCTTCATAGGTTTCTTTTTTCATAACCATACCATCAAAATTGAAGTTTTGATAAGCTAAAAGTGCTGAGTTATCTAAAATACCCATTTCATCAGAGAATTCCGCAGCCCAAACCGCCTCATTTGTTAATCCCAAGAAACCACCTTTATCGTCAACATCAACAATGATTGGTAAAAACATATTAACATCAGTATAAATGTCTTTATATTCATCAGCATTTTTAATCCAAATCTTAGAGAATTCATCATCATATTCTAGTAAGCTAAACCATGTTGTTTTAACTTCAGAAACACCTAGATTAATTTGAGATGCAAAATCAGTAAGACCTTTGTTTTCAACAATGGTTACAATATCTTTAATCTCACCAAAATTAAATGTTGACATAAATTCAATTAAATTAGTTGGAGCTACGATAATTACTGCGTCAGGTCTAACAAATTGGTCAGCAACGCTTTTAATCGCATTAGAGAATAACTTCTCAGTTACCTCAGTTATTTCATGAACAGGAATAATTACTGTTATATCGGTTTTCTTATTACTCATTGCTATCAGTTTTTTCTTTTTGTGATTCTAACATTTTTTCGAATTCAGCTCTTCTATTTGCCACTAAAGTGGTATACACTTCTTCGATTTTAATTTTTTGATTTTCTTCAGAATATCTACCCTTAGTTTTAGCCATCCCATCAAGTAAGTCAGTTGGAACTGAATCCTCTAACCATACCTTCATATAGGTGGCAATTAATTCTGGAATATTAAGGAAGTTGTTTGTCCAAACACCATTGTTGGTAATAGTTATTTCACCAATTTTATCATTAGGTTCTTCCATCCATTCTGGTACAAGCGTTGGTATTTTACCAATCACTGGAGTATCACACTCAATAGCTTCAATTGGGAATGTTCCGAAACCGGATACATCATCAACCCAAATGGCCAAACATGCTTTACCTAATTCTTCAGCAAATGTTTTTCTTGGAAGACCTCTAAGGTCTTTAAAAGTAACCCATTTGTATGTTGGGAATTGAAGGTAAAATGATTTAACGATTTTAAGCGCATCAGATTGGTCTCTGGAAACAATTGTAACAACTGGTTGTTTTTTTTGTTTGGTTGGCTTAAAATAGCTAGGAATACCAACTGGTATAATGTGTGTATTAATTTGAGGGAATAAATGACTCAAATATGTTGCTTGTTTTTGAGAAGTTGTAATTACATCTGAGAAGCCATAATCACCCCATCTTTTTCCGATTGGTAATAATTCTAATGCATAGAAATATGATTGTGAAAATACAATCTTCTTACACGGGAATCCTTTTATTTGGTCCATCACATTAGCAAATATTTCTGGTACGATAATGAAATCAGTCCCAGTGATATTTAGGTTTTGTGATTCGATAGAAATGTGTGGTAACTTAGCGTATTCCTCACCTAACCAATCTTGAACACCATGGTAGTCATTTTTCTCATGTAAAATTGTTGCCATGAAACCTAATTCATTAAGAACCTTAACATGTTCGTAAATATTGGCAATACCTGCGGTTGGGTTGCCTTTAGTGTCTAGTGCAAAGAAATATAGACCAAATTTTTTATTGTCTAAACGTTCAATTGCATCTGTAATTTGTTTTGTTTTTTCTTCCATTTTGAAACTATTTATTTTATTATTTTACGGATTTTAATATCTCGTATTTTGTTAATGTGTTGAAAGCGATTTTCCAGTTTAAAGGCATCGCATTTAATGCTCTATCAATACCAAGGCTATCATCAATTTCTGCTTCTCCATTTAGAATAATTTCTAATAAAGAACCTAAACAATCATACCTAGCCCCATCAATTTCTTTACCTTTAGGATACTTTCGTACTGTAATTTCTTTGTTTACAGTCTTTCCTGATTCATCGAACAACTCTTTGGTTGATGTTTCAGACACTTCTTGTGCTTCTAAACTTTTATCTGATGATATTAATGCATCTAATCCTTCAAAATTTATGTAGAAAGACACTCCTCCAATTTTAATCATATTATTTAATTTCTTCGTAATTTGTTATTTTAGTATTCAAAATTTTATTTCTTAAATCTTCGTTTTTTATGAAATCCATAATACTATCAATTTCATAATCAGCTTTAACTTCTTTATTGTAAGAAGCATTAACTTTTACTGAAATTTTACCGACTGGTTTTGATTCTAAAGCCTTTGGATTAGCAGTGATTAATACATCAACCAACTCCCACTTATCCTCGTAATTAGAAACCCACTTACAGTGTTTCGCTCTACAACCTAATTTTGATAAAAAGAAATTTGTTGCTGGGATACTTTTGATGGCTTCACGACTAGTTAGAATAATTTCGTGTTCTTCTTCGTCCTCAATATCCATTAAAAATGCATTAAAAATACTCATGGTGTTTTCATGCATTTGGTCAGCATGACCAAATATTTCTAAAGCGGATTCTGAATAAAGAAAATTATTTAAGTCATCTGTGGTATCAAATGGAAAATATTTAATCAAATCAAAAGTTTTGACATCATCTTCTTTAATACCAGTAACCTCAATGTATTTATCGTAAGTGTACGATAATTGACCAATGAAGTCTCTTAAGACTTCATTTAATGTAATTCCAATCTTCATAGTGCATATTTACTTTAAAACGTGTTTAAAGTAAATGCTACCATTTAAAGTTTTTTACAAACCAAGTTTTAACCTTATTAAAAGTATTAGATTTTGGCTCTTCTTTCACTATTGATTTAGCTTTCGAAAAATCTTTGGTAACATTTACTTTACCAATTGTATCATCGTTTTTGTAATTGTCAAGGATTTTTGAAATTAATGGATTCCTTACAATATCTTTTGTGCTAAATTCTATGAAACCGATTGCCTCAACATTTTTATGTCGGTTAAGCGCATCGTATAATCCGGTTTGTTCAATTCGTTTAAATCTATCTGATTGGTCAAGGTCCCCAGAGATTATAAATTTAGAATTCTCCCCAATCCTAGTAAGTAGAGTTTTCATTTGGGCAGGGGTCATATTTTGAGCTTCCTCCATCAAAAATATGGTATTATCGATAGATTCACCCCTAATAAAACCTAATGGTTGGATTTGAATGATTTCTGATTCTTCTAATAATAATCTTTTATTTTTTCCAATGATTTTGTCAAAAATACTTAAAGTGGATGCCAAATATGGTTCCATTTTTTCACGTAGGTTACCCGGAAGGTAACCAAGACTTTCCCCAGCCTCTTCTGCCGGAGTTGATATTAGAATTTTTTTATATGAATTTGTTTTGTCTTGCAATAGTTCTATGGCGACAGCCACAGCTACATAAGATTTACCGACACCAGCTGGGCCGGAAGCAATGACTATTTCTTTTTCTGCAATTAGATTGGCGAAATCTTTTTGGTTATGATTTTTACATTTTAACCGATATTTGACTGGTAATATATTTTCAACTGTATTAGTTTCTGGTTTTTTTATTACTTGTCTTTCTTGCCTTTTAGCCATATATGTTTTTACATATAAATATCTTACCTAAGTGGTAAACCACCAGTTATGGTGTCAATTTTTGAGGCATCATTTGGCCCTATCGCTACGACTGTTTTGGTTGGTACTCCATTGAATTCTGTATGTCCGGCATCCGTAATTATATGAGTCTCAAGACCCATGGATTTGGCTTGTTTAAAAATATCCAATAATTTTTCTTCTGAATCTACCGAAACAGTTATTTTTGTTTGGCCAGAATTAAACCACTCTACGGCATCCTTAGTAGGTTTTCCACCATTTAAATATACTGGAACCATAAATGCTTGTGATGCATGAGAACATTGGGCATCTTCTTTACCACGTCTCATGTTCAAATCTTTTCTAACTATCAATACTTGTTTAATCTTTCCCATTATTTTCTCTCCTTATTTTTATATTTTTCATCCAAATCGGTTTCTCTGAATTTATCAAAAATATTTTCACCACCAATAACTACACTAGCCTTAAATTTGACTACATAATATTGTTTATGTTCAACAATTTTGTCAAAGCCAGTTATATCATAATGATATAATCCATAATCGTCAACACCAATAGTATTTAAACTAGTGAAACTCACCCCTTTAATATCTAATAAATCACTGCTTTTAGGATTAGCTACCGATTTTTTCAATTCACTTAACAAAAATACACTTTTTTTATTTTCTACGTCTGGATATTTTGAAATATAAAATTCTAAAAGAACATTATTATCATCAATTTTTCTGACAGCCATTTTTTTTGTGTATTCTTCTATTTCTAATCTTGGCCTTATGTCTCTAATAACATTTAATGGTTTTTCGGGTTTAATAAATTCAGGGGTATCTACCGCTTCAACAATACTAACAGTGCTTTCTTGATTATATAATACCAAAAGTGGTTCATAGTTATCGTGGGTATCTAAATTAACCTCATTTAGATTAATAGATTTACGCTGAGCTCTTGGGTTTATCATTTCTCCATTTTCATCATAACCATCAAAGACTAGTTTAAGATTAGAACTAGCATTCATAATCTTATAAGTTCTCCATCTCAAGTCTTTGACTTCTTGGGTCAATTCACCACGCATAAGCGCATCGGATAACATACCTTGTTTATGGCTCTGGATTTGACCGATAGATGGTAATGAATCTTCTTTGTTCTGAGTGAATGATTGTTTTTCAACAGTGGCCGTGGCCAATGCGAATTGTGCCATCTTTCTTTTAACCCAATTAATAAATTCCATATGTTTCAAAAATATTGCAAATGTGATTAGCTGCCATACCATCACCGTATGGTGATACAATATCTATTGCATAATCATTTATGTGTTGGTCAAAAATACTAATTAAATTATCTGGAGTATCAACCAAGAAACTACTCAACCCAACCGACTCTGGTCTTTCAGTAACTTTCCTACAAACCAGTGCTTTTTTATTAAAGAAAGAACACTCTTCTTGAATACCACCGCTATCAGTAATTACCAATTTACTTTTAATTAATGAATTAATCAAGGTTTCATGTGATAATGGTTCTATAACATTAACGTTTGTCAGTCTATCTTTGTGTTTATTTACGTTTGGATTTGGATGAATTGGTAAAATGAATTCTAAGTCCGGGTATTTAATTGCTAAGTCATTGATTTTTTCAAACCATTGACCCATCAATTCATGATTCTCCCTTCGGTGCATAGTGATTAAAACACTATTTGTATATTCACAATATTTTTTATAATCTTTTAAATTGTCCAACACTGTATTACCAACCACATGGACACCATCAAAAATATTTTCAAGTGTTAAGTTAGTTAAATTATTTTCAGTTGGGCACAGGTGGATGGATGCGATACTAGAAACTATTTTACGATTATTTTCTTCTGGAAATGGGTTCTCAACATCACCGGACCTCAAACCAGCTTCTAAATGAATTATTTTTATCTTTCTATGTAATGCAGCCAGTGACAAACCAACCACAGATGTTGTGTCACCTTGAACCAGAATATAAGTGATACCATTAAACCAATCTTCTGGAATACTCAAGCAATTTTTTAATATTGAATCTAATCTATTACCATCGTAATCAATAACATTTAAATTGAAGTCAGCGTTTTTATTCACAATATCTTTATGTTGTCCAGTGAATAATGTTTTAAATTTCATATTTCTCAATGACATTTCATCGATTAATGGTTTAATTTTAATGTACTCCGGTCTAGTTCCGTATGTTAATAGTATCATAATTTATAATTTGCTATGTAATCGCTGCATACCCCATAAACGAAATTTGGTACTTCTTGGTTGTATAACTCTGGAAGTACACAAACTGAATTATTTGATAGTTGTTTATTAGGGTAGGTCCAGATGATATTAAAAGATGTTAATGTAATATCATCGTTTTGATGCCAAAAGTAATTAGTGTATTGACCAACATCTTCATGATTTTGTAGGTATAATAATGCATCAATATTTTTACAATGAATCCATAATTTAGTAATTCTATATCGAACCCATTCTATTGTTATTTCATATTGTGCTTTGTCATGACCCAAATATAAAACATTATTGATGCACCATATATCAATCTCAACATCATAACCGTTTTCAATTGCTTTATCGATATAATCAGGATTATTTTCTAACGATTCAATCTTACCAGAAATATTGCCTCTATGTGATATTAATTTCATACGATATATTTGTCATTATTTACTGAGGGTGTTTTTATCACTAGTAATCTAGAAGTGGTTATTGATTCAAATTGATTAATTTCATTTTTATCAACCTGAATAATATCGTTACGATAATATTCAATACCATTCATTCTGATAATACCATCTAATACGATGGTAAACTCCACCGCTTCTTTATGGAAATGTTTTTCCTCTATGGTTCCGGCATCGTATTCTTTGATACCAACTTCAAAATCCTTTGTTTTTAATATCGTTGGTTCGAAATCACCAATAAACCAACCCTTAATAAAATCCTTTATATTTTTTTTCATTTTAAGCAAGTTATGTAAATCCATTTTGGATGGCCTTTATCTGAGAATGATTCTTTGATATCAATAGTTTTAATTTGAAAACCAATTTTTTCCAAATCATTTTTTATGTCATCAACGTTAGTAATTCTAACATCCAAGACACCGTTGGTGCCTTTTGCATCATAATGATTGTCGTGGTATGGAATCCGATTGTTACCGTTTGGGTTGATTAAGTCATCACCATACCCCATTTGAAATCTAAATTCACCACCAGCCTTCATCACTCGGTATATTTCTTTTAATATTGAAAACCTAATATCATATACAGGGATGTGTTGTAGAACTATTGTGGACATTACGAAATCATAAACATCTGATTCTATTCCTGATAAATCAACACCATTATTTTTGTATAATTTAGAATCTTTCAATATGGTATTACAGTGTGAAATATTAGCTTGACTAACATCAACCCCATCAACCCTTTTGAAATTTGTTGTATTGATTAAATTCGTAATATTTCTACCTTTTCCACATCCAAAATCCAAGGCAACTGAATTAGTCAAATCAAGATTATTTAATCCACCGAGAAGAATATCCCAATAGTCTTTATTGTCATTATGTTCAGCATGGTTCGATGTTCCAGTTGAATAAAATGATTCTTGCATTCGTGTATATTTGTTATTCTTATCCATTATTTAAAATTTTCAATAAAATGGTTTAAATCCTCCGGTGTTCCTAAGCCCCACATTTTTTCAATATTATATGTTTTTATTTTTTTACCGTCAGCGATTGCTTCATTATAAACCGGAGCAACATAGAATTCATTATTAACTCTAATATTTTTTTCTATCATCTGTTCAGCGTATTTTACGTAATCAGAACCCTTAGTCCAGCAATATATACCAACTGTTGCAATATTACTTATTGGTTTTTTTTCGGCTAATTCAATAACATTACCTTCTTCATTTAATCTCACAAAACTCCATTTTGGGTGAGTGGATTCGAAGGTTAAAATAGAGCCATCTATCTTATCCCCAACAGTTGAATAATAAAAATTATTACTATCCCATTCAACAAATTGGTCCGAATTAGCAATTAATAAATGCTTATCATTGTCGATAAATTCTTTCGCTAATAATGTTGTACATGCAGCCCCTTCAGTAACACCATCAACCTGCACTATTTTACAGTTTGGTGTAATAAGGTTTAGCAAATATTTTAAATTATACTTTTCATAATGTTCTTTCTGAACCAAATAAATGTAGTTGGCATTTATGTTTAAATTTTCAACAACCACTTGTATCATTGGTTTATGACCAACTTCAATTAGTGGTTTTGGGAATGTGTATCCAGCATTTGCAAACCTTGACCCAGCACCAGCCATTGGTATTAGGATATTAAAATCATCACCGGACCATTTGGCTCCACTAACTAAACCATCACTAACCTTGTTTATTTGATTTTTTAATGATTCATATGTAACGTCATTTGGTGATTCAACACCAAATAAATTACCACCAGAATCAATTGCTGCTTGACGGCCATGGTAACTGTCTTCAACGATTAATGTTTCACTAGGTTTAACTCCGGCATGAATAATTGCTTTCAAATATATTTCAGGACTAGGTTTTGGTTGTTTTACGTCATCGTTAGCAATAAAATAATCCACAAACTCCATTAATCCGGTTTTATAGAGCATTAATTTAAGACTTTCACGAATTGAATTTGAGCACACATAGATTTTGAAACCATCATCTTTGAGATGTTTTAATACACCTCTCAATCTTTCATCATAATGTAATTTATCTTTGATTACTGATGAGGTTAACTCTTGTTTACGTCGCCATATATCAGCATGTGAATTTCTTGGTAATCCTTTATCGTCAGACAGTAAATTTAATTTTACATTGGTGGGTAATCCGTCATATTTTGTAATATGGTCTTCTCTAGAAATAACGTAATTGGGATTCATTTCACTTAAAGCCATGTTAAGTGATTCATAATGTATTTCTTTTGCATCAACTAACACCCCATCTAAATCGAATACGATTAATTTAATCATTTGTTCCTCTTATCTTAAAATCAATATTATACTTCTGACTGATTTTTTCAAGCTCTATTTTGTATTCTTTGGTATTCCATTTACCTTTAACCACAGCCGTAGCTATGTATGGATAAACTTTAGAATCCCAATGTAATCTACCACGTTTAATGCCACCATCATCAACATAATATCCTAAAATATTTCTATCTTTACAAGTCTTCTGTGCTGCTATTTCGAATTCCCAAATAGAATCACCACCACTATATTCAAGTAATTCGATGAGTTTATCAGTTTTCCAAATAGTGGGTTGTATGGCAAATATGTAATCAAATGATTTATCAATTTTTTTCAATTCAGGATAAACTTCATCTGATTGTCCTTCACCATTTCCACCCCTTATTAATTTAATGAATGAATATTGATTTGTCAATCTATTTTTATAATTAATTAATCTATCGATATCTGGCTTATCGTACAAAAACATATCCTCATGATGGATGATGACATATTCATCATCTATTTGCCTCAAACAAGATAGAAATCTTTTTCGATATACCTCATTATCATCATACACACACGTAATATAATCATTCGGTATTAAATCAGAATTACTATTAATGAAAATATACTTTTTAAAGTCACTTAAATACTCAGACGTTTGACCGAAAAATGGGGACCATACATCCGAAACATCTGTATGGGTGTATACGATTATTGCTGGTTTCATACATCTTTTTTATAAAAATAAAAACCAACGTTCTCATTAAATGGTTTGGTATCACATAGTTTATAATTTGGGTAGTATTTAGTAATAAATTCACTAATTTTTCTATTTTTAACATGCGTAGCTGAAACCACATTTTCATTATCCGTACCAAAAATACAAATATTGTCAGATAACCCAAATAATACATGCATATAGGACTCATAAACATCATCCTCTACTAAATGATAAACGACATCTAAACTTAATGCAATATCATATTTATCAACATTTTTGGTTAGGCTAGTAATATCACTAGTAAACGATTTTGTATTATCCCCACTAAATTTTTTAACACATTTAGTTATAATATCATTGCTTATGTCATAACCAATATAAGATTCATAATTTTCAAAATAAGATAATTGATTACCATCCCCACAACCTAATTCCACCATAGTTTTTACACCTGACTCAAGTATTAAATTGTTTACATAATCTTTTTTAAATATTACTGATGATTCATTATGGCTACCCCATCCAGAATTCCCACCATTTTTATATCTACTTTCCCAATAATTTTGTGTACTAAATGTTGTCATAATTTTAATTCCCCAATAAATTTAGAGTCGTTATATAACCCAGTTTTGATAAAATGCCATTTATGTAATAAATGATTATTAATCATTTGCCATTGTGGGTATTTGATTGGTTGTGCTTCAGTTTTATTTAATATTTCATTTGAAAACTCATTTGAAACGTTACTATCTGGCCAACCATTAAGTAATGTTCTATTATACTCCCCACCAATAATAAAATAATCTTTTAAAGTACAATCAAACATGGTACTCAATTTTTCCATGTTTGATTGATTTGAAAAAAACCATTGGTCAGCATATCCAGCATTTAATTGTTTCCACATAGCTGAATAAACACAATTCATATCAAGATTTGGGTCGAATTCCATTAAAGAGACATTATATCCGGTGTGCCATCCACTTCTTTGACCTAAATCAAATCGACATGATATTACGCAATCATAAACAAAATTGTTTTCCTTCGCATGTTCTATGGCAAATTGGATTGATTTGGACCTAGAATAAAAAAAACTTAATGAAGCGTTAACTGTACATTGTTTGTATATTGTCCTATCCCTATTGAAACCAGTGTTAATTTTTGCTTCATCAATACCAGCACTGGTGGCTAATGAATGAAAATCTATTTGTGGCTCAATTAAGTATTTTTTAGGTGAATATTTATTCAGGATTTTATCTTGGTTTTTAGTATCCCAAGAATGAATGAAAACATCAATATCACCAGATGTTTTCATGATTTGCTTTTGAATATATTCAAAGCCCTTGTCACCAGCATTATTATCAGCTATGTTATTATAATAACCATATAAACATAATGCAATTTTCATTATATTTTTTTGTAACCTTTAAATACTGTAAATTCAGTTAAATCCCTGTAACCATTATTCTCACCAAGGTCCGGCATATTAGTTGGGTAATTCTGCATTAATGCTAACCCATGTGCGGCCTCTTGAGGTGTCATATACATGTTCCACCCTAACATATGGATATCATCTTCATGATATAATTTTTCGCTTCTTCCCTCATATCTTGCGGTTTTAAACCATTCGACAGCATCTAAATTATCACAAAGAATCATTCCACCCTTACCAATTTTTAAATGTTTTTTAATGTGAAAAGATAGGCACATAAATGTTCCGGCCTCATACATTCCAGAAGTAAATCTTTTGGCTGAATCGAAAATAGGAAATGGTTTTAATTGATATAAACCTTTCCAATCATTAATTGTGGTATCGAAAATTGGTTCGAAACCTGAATGTATTATTGATTGTGGTACCGATAAATAAGTTTTTGATGGTAGGGTTACTTCTTTTTTGAAATCATCCCAAAGACCTTTTTCTTTTAATAAATGTTTTTGATATTCAAGACATAGGAATAACGCATTAGTGCAACTATCAATTGATACTGCATAAGGTGCTCCGGTATACTCTGCTACTTCCTCTTCAAACATTTTTACTATTTTGTAAGGATTGTGTTTTGGTTTGTTATACTCCATAATTTCTATAATAAATAAAGTTTTTATCCTCTGAGAATTGTTTAAAACCACAAGAAATAAATAAATTTTTACTTGCCTCGTTATCCAATAATACTTTTGCGAATGCAGTTGGGTGCAATTTCATGACTTCATTAATCATAAATTTACCAACACCCTTACCTTTATATTCAGGGTCCGTACATACTCTAATATCATCATCAATTACGCCAACCCAACCAACTGGTACATTATTTTCTAATGCGATGTAATAATTAGCTTTATACTTTTGCATATAGGCTAATTGTTGCTCTGGTGTAATACTAAATTGTTCTATAAATCCAGAAATATTTTCTGGATGTATTCTTAACAATCTAATAAATTCATAATATTTTTCTTCGTTCTCGACTAATTCTAATGTTACCATATACATATTTTTTTGTTTCCTGTGTGATATCCACGTCTTGCTTTCATACCAATATATGGATTCAATGTGGTTCCAATATCAATGTATGTGTTTTTATCATTATAATCAAATAATTGATGAACCATAAAATTGCTTAAACTGGATGCGGAAAATAAAAATACATGGTCTTTTATTTCATTTTCATCCATCCATTTTTTCATCTCGTCAATCAATCCATAGTTATTTATGATGCAATTTTTACCAACTCTAAAATCTTTTACCACATCAAATGGTAACCCTGATAAATCAGCATTTTCATTTACAACATAAACAATTTTTTTATTTTTTAATTCTGGTAAAAATTCACTAATGAATCTGTTGTAATTACCATTCAAAAATAAATTTGACCAAGTCAAATTATCGCTATTTACATCGCCATCATACCATTCCAACATTTGTTTGAAATCAGCTTCACCAACACAACAACGACAACTTAACCCAACAAAATAATTATCCTTTTTAAAACGATATGATTCCATTAATTTTTCATGAAAAAATTGATGTTGTTTTGGGTCAAAGTGTTTATGGTCTTCTTCAGCATAACTACCACCAGTTTTTTTATCACCGATTTTGAAATGGTCAGCTGCTAATACTAATTCTAGATTCTGCATTATTCTTAATTCACCATCAGAAAAACGACAATAACCGAAGTGCTCTCCGGCCTTCAGTTTATCTAATAGCATTTTAAAATGTCCTTCAAATGTTTTCATTACTTTTTTGTTACTCTTAGCCAACCCCTTTCAATTAGTTTTGTAACTATTGAATTTCTTTCAGCATAATGATTTTTATTATTTAACCATGATGCAGCTGCATCATTACCCATATTTTTGTCTCTAGCTGGTACATTAGACCACATTTCAACATCATTTATTGGGTGTGGCGGTACTATAGTTTTAATACCATGTTTTTGTGCTATGTATGATAAAAACATATCTTCACCATTATCCCATGAAGGTGGTTCTTCTTCGAACATAAACTTACCATATTCTTGCTTGAAAAACCAAGCATGACCTACCAAATCTACCTCAGTTGCAACATCGCTTTTATTTCCATTCCAACCCACTTTATAATTAGGAACGTATTTATCTCCTTGCAAAACAACACCACTCCCACCTAAAATAGCATCTTCTTTTTCTATAGTACGAATGCAGTTTTCAAACCAATATTTTCCAGCGATGATATCATCATCAAATATTGCAACGTATTTTGTTTTACACAATAATGGAATTGTAAATCTACCAAAAAATTTGGTGTTATAATTACACCTATAGGTTTTGATTTTTTTATCGCTAGGTAAGAATTGTTCTATTTCCTCATCCGGTAGGTTATACCAAACATGAATATCTTCACTTTTAATCTCAATTGATTGAGATTTAATTGCGTTTATTTGGTCCTCCAAACTATATGGTCTTTTATATACATTTAAAATTACTGATATCATAAATCTGTTCTGTTTCCATCACCGATTTGTCCAATTACTACCAGTGTTTCTGGAATGGTTACTTTTTTCGGTATTTTATTATAAATTTTTTCGATGAATCTAAAATCACCGCATTTCCATCCATCCCATTTTATATCACCTAAATGTTTGCTATGAAATAAGAAGCATGGTGAACCAATATTACCTAACCGTGGTGGTAGATTTATTGTGTCTGTTGAAGGTATTGCTTGATGGTTTGGGAATCTCATTTGCCAAATCACCATGGTATCCTCATCCTCAATCTTATCAACAATCTTGCTAATAACGTTTATATTACTTAAACGGTCGTCATCATCAAGAATCATAATCCAACCGTCTTTAACTTCGGCCATTAGTGGATTAAAATATAAATTGTGTGGTGAATATTTTCCAGTGTTTGGGTTGACAGAGGTATCTGATTTTATCAAATTTTCTCTATCAATTTTAATATAAGTAACACCATGATTTTTAACATAATTTTCACTAACATCATCATCAACACATACGATTTGATTAATATTATCATATGTTTGACTCAAAATAGTATTTCTATTTAGCTCAAACGCATTTGGCCTATTTGATGTTCTTGTTAATATGTTAATTAATGGTTTATGCATTATATGTTTTGATAAACAATTCTTTATAATTTATCGGGTTTTTATCCATCTCTATAAATTCTTCAGCGTTTACATCAACAAATTTACACTCAGGATACATATTTTTGTATGAATTTAATAAATCAGCGTTAGTTGTAAAGATAACATCATATTCTGATTGACTAATTTTGTATAAACGATTCGGTTCTGATACGATTGGGCCCTTTTGTGTTTGCATCGTAAATTTTCCATCACCTAATCTAAAACTAGGCGGTTCTTGTAAGGTGAACGGTCTAATACCTTGTCTTTTTGATGCTAAATAATTTTTAGCATCAAAGTTAGCTATAACGGCAACCATACAATCCATTTTAGTTAACTCAACACCTAATTTAATTACTGATTCCAAAGAGTTTTCACCATTAACGTGTGGTAACATTACCTTAAGTTTTCTTGTGTTTTCAAATCTTTCAATAACCCTTTTTGGTAATGTGTCTTTATATTTTTCAGCAAATATTTTTCTATTATCTTCCCATTGTTCATTTGTAGCACCAATCGATTGGTGATTAACCAAAATTTTAGTAGTTACACCAATTTTAACACCGGATAAATGGTTTTGAAATGAAAAGTCTACATCATAAAAATGGAATCCTTCTACTGATTCATCAAAATCTTTGGTGATTCTTTTTTTATCAATAGCAAAAAATAATCCATCAATATTAACCATCTCTTCAAGCTTATTTCCTTGGTCACCACTATATGCTGATAGCCAAGTTTTACCTTCATGCGTATGTTTAACTCTACCATACATGGTTTTTCTATCATCCCACCATCTACCAGTAGTTGACATATACTTAGAACCAGCGATACCGATTATACCATATTCTGGATTTTCATCAAATTGTTTGATTAATTTATTACCCCATTGCTTGGTTTCGATAGTAATATCATCATGACAAAAAACTACAATATCATTTTTAGCTTGTTTTAAGCCACGATTATACGCCTTGGTTAGTGATTCACCATTATTAATAATTTCAATCACCTCGATTGATTTATGTAAGCCTGATGACTTAATAATGTGTTCAGTGTGACTTGGTTTTGATTCTCGTGTACAATAAATTACTGTTACCATATTTTTAAGTCTTTTTTAATTTCAATTATTTGTTTTTCTAAAATTACTATTTCGTTTCTAATACCATTCAAGCTCCATCCGTCATAATAGTTACCCATTACAACCTCAATTAACAATTGTTTAAGCCTAGATTCGTGCTTAGCTAATAAATCATGTAATGCAGCTTGAATATTCATTATTTTTTAAATCGATTATAAGCTTGTTCAGTTATTCGAATCAAATCAACTTCACCACAAAAATTCTTTAAAGTTTTAGAATTTGTATAACTCATGGCTGACCTAAGATAGGATTCAAAATTTTCAACCCATCCGGCTATAGTGTATTCAATTTTTTGATATTTAACAACACCTTCTGAAGTTTTTGGATTTAAAACACCCCAATTGATTTGAACTTCTTTAGTTGACATACCCCTAAATTTTTTATAAACGTCTCTTCCTCGGTTAAAAAGTGTTTCAGCTTTAATATCATCAATTTTTTCCCAAGCACCACCAGCTAAATTAGTATTTTCTATATAAGAATGAGATGCACTTTCAAGTGCCTTATTCAAAATACTACCAATCATTACGTAGTCAGCACCTAACGCTAAGGCTTTAATTATATCGGAATAATCCTTCATACCACCATCAGCAACAATTTTAGCTGGGTTGTCTAAATTCATGGAAGCGTAATAACACTCTTCAATTAATGAACCCATTGGGTAGCCAACACCTAACTGCTGTGTTGTCAAACAACCACCACCGTTTCCAATACCAACTCTAACATAATCAGCACCAGCCTCAGATAACAACATATATGTTGTTGCATTAGCGACGTTTCCAGCCATTAAAATCATTTCATCACCATAAATGTCTTTAGCTTTTTTTATTGTTTGGTGTAATATTGACATATGACCATTGGCCATATCAATTAGAATTTTTGATGTGACTGCAATTTTACCATTGTCTAGGAATTTTTCGATGAACTCACTTAATGAATAAGATGTAAATCCATCCGGCCCAGATTCAACACCTCTACTTTGGCATGGTATTATTTTATTCTTAACAAATACATCTTGATTTCTAACATCAATAACAGTATCCATAGGAGCTGTTATTAAAGGCAAAAACCCACTCGCAGTGAATGGGTTTATTTCAGCTCTCGATGAAATATTGCTTATCGCCACTGGTTTGATTAAAATATCGTTTAAATCAAATTTTATATCGCTCATAATTTTTTTATTTGTATGATTCTTCTACTCTGAATATATTGACCATTGGGTACTTGATTACTTTACCATCATTTTGATAAACACAATACATCCCATCTTTTGTATAACAATTTTTTACATTAGTATAAACAATTGGTTGAGATTGACTTAATAAATGAATTGATGTTTCCATAATTTTATTTTATACCTGTTGAACCAAAACCACCATCACCTCTTGTTGTGTCAGTTGATATTTCATCAACCCTATTAAGATTAATAACATTTTTGGATATGACTGTGGAGATAACTGCTTGTGCAATTCTTTCACCATTTTCAATTACAAATGGTTCTTGTCCATGATTAATCAATACTACACCAATTTCACCCCTATAATCTGCATCAACAGTTCCGGGGGAATTTAATACAGTAACACCTTTTTTTAAAGCTAAGCCACTTCTAGGTCTTACTTGTATTTCAAAATTTGGTGGTAACTCAAAAAATAAACCAGTAGGAACTAATGCCCTACCACCAACTGGAAGTGTTAGTGGGGAATCTAAATTTGCTCTCAAGTCAAAACCAGATGCACCATCAGTTGCATAATTTGGGTCTTCATTCTTAGATTTATTTGTGAATTTTATCTGTATTTTCATGAAATTTGAATTTTCCATTTTCAAAGACCCAAATTCTTCTGTAAAGTCATCATAACTATATGAGTTGTTTGGGTCTAAGGCTTCAAACAATTTATCCCTTAAACGATTTTCAGTTTCTGATGCCATTATTTGCTTTTTTCTTCCATGATAGCTAATTCATTAGCTTGTTTAAGAATAATAGCTAATGGATTTGAATGCCATTTAGATTGTTTGTCTTCATCACCTTTATCATGATTAACAATAGCTTGAAATTCATCTTCAGTTAGAGTGACACCACAATCTAAAGCATAAAATGCTGACCTTTCTCCTACTCTCATAGAGATTTGGTTATCATTAAAGTCATACATAATTCCTTGGTCATTGTGCCATTTTGAAACCTTCGGCACATATTGTTTTGCTTTACCAATTTGGTGTAGACAACAAACCTTAACTAAGGAATTCATATCAACTTGTAATGCTTCTGGTAAAATTCCATTTAAAGATACTGCATATTTTGTTACTAACAATAAATGCTCAATTAATCCACCCTCATAGGCATTATGTAAATCAGTTCTAGTTGATGCTGGTGCACCAATAAATTCGACCCCCAATAAATTTTGTAATTTTTCGGTCATGAAACCGTATTTTTCTCCGGTGGAGAAATACTTTTTAGCATTTTTAATTGCTTGTTCTTTTGTAATAGACATTGTGTAAATTTAATCATTATCGTTATTCAAAAGGCCAAATGTATCGATATCAACATCTAGATTATAATCTGAGTGTGTTGTTGATTTGTTTTCATCCCTTTTATTAGTTCTGATTTCTTGTCTCTTAATTGTGGTTATATCTTTAGCCATTTCACCATTAAGCTTTCCTTTTAAAGCTGGACTAGGTTTATTAAACCCTTTAATCGCATTCTGCGAATCCCTATAATCATTAAGCTTTTTAGCACTTTTGGCTAAATCTTCATTTAGTTGTTTTCTGGTAATAGAACCCTTAAAAAAATCTCTTCTTTTTAGTTCATCAAATAACAATTCTTCACGAGATTTTTCTTTAACTTTAACCTCAACTTCAATTTTAGTATTGACTACTTCCTTGGTTTTCCAATTAAAGATTTTTTTAAACCACGCACCAATATTAATAAACAATTTTTTCATTACTTTTACGAAATTACACAATTTTTTATTTCTTCACAAGTGATTGATAGAAATTTCTTCTATCTTCACTAATTTTTTTAAGCGAATATGTTTGAGAGATAGTCTTATGAAGATTATCACTTAACAATTTAATTTGCTCAGGATTTTGTATCAATTTTTTCAAATATTGATACCATTGTTTATGATTCTTAGCTGATTCAACTAAGTAACCATTAGCATTTTCATTGAATTTTGGTTCTTCATTCTTACCAGTAGCCTTCTGGTAGGCATTAATCATATCAATTTGATACGGACCAAAATCTTGGGCAATCACTGCCTTCTTATGGAATCCGGCTTCAATTATTTTTAATTGACTTTTCATTTTATTAAAAACATTCTCTTCAAGCGGTGCCAAAGAAATATCAAATAAATTATAATTTGAAGCATAGCTGCTGATAGGTTTAGTCCAAACCCTTCTATATGGTTCATTTTGAATACCCTCGAATTCTTCTTTAGTAAATCTAAGTAAGTGTTCTTTGTATTCAGGGCTAACAGTAGTATAGTTGTTGGTAAAAATTTGTTCGTATTTATACCAAACACTTTCTTTTGGTAAGATATCTCTACTGGTTTGTTCACCAGTTTTTTCATTAAGCATTGTTACTTTACCTCTAAGGTCAAAACCACAAAGTACAAATTGAATTTTATCAATCAACCCATCACCTTTAAGCTTACTAACAAGCCCGTTCAATAGTTCTAAATCTTTTAAGTGAGATGACCCACCTAGCCAACCAATTCTAATTCTTTCTGAAGCCTCTGGGTTTGGAATGAATTGTTTTTCATTCGGGTCGATTCCATTCGGAAATACTGAAACATTCTTATTGAATTTTGATATTTCTTTAGCAAAAATATCAGTGGTTGTTGTAACATACTCAGCAGTTTTTAAATTGCTGATAATCTTATCAGATATTTTATTATTTTTGATTATTAAATATGCTGGGTGATGTTGGCCCGGAGACCAATAATCATCTAAATCCATAATACTCACAATACCTAGATTTTTCAATCTTTCATTTAGCTTAGCCATTTCTTCGTATGGACCAAGGGTTCTATGATAATGAATAATATCATACTGCTTTAACCATTCATCATTATTCAATTGTGGAGAATACTCAATATCAATATGAAATTCTTCTGGATACATTTGTTCCAAATAAATGTGTGGTTTGGTACTTCTAAAAAAACTTACACCTGTTCGGTCTGATGGTACTACTAAAACTTTAATTTTGCTCATAATAAAACTTTTTGGTTTAATTATAATGCTTTAAAATTATTAGTAAATAAAAAAGGTCCACATAATATGTGGACCTTTTCAAATTCTGTTAGTTAGATTAAGTATTAAACCCTTTTCTTGGTTGATATCTTTCCCTCTTTTATAAGAGTATTAATTGTTTTTTTGATTGCTTCTTCAGTCAATTTTTTGGCAAAAGTTTCGCTCATGAATTCTAGTAATTGTTTGTTAACAACATCTTGAATGATTCCTCTTAACGCAGTTTCACTAACCGTAAAAGTGTCGTTAACTTGTGAAATTGGTTGGCGTGTTTCTAAAATTTGTGGTCGTTTTGTTACTGGTGTAGTTCTAGGTAATGGTTTTTCAATCAAATCACTAACATCATCCAATGTAAATGTATTATTAGCCATTGACATTTGTGGTATCGGCTGTTTAAGCATGGCTTCTTTTATACTCTTAGGCATTCTAGATGTTTCTAAGTTTTTATAAATAGGTTGGCCACCAACAATTTTTGGTGCTACATTTGTGGTATTTTCTCCACCCATACCTTGGTTTCCATGTACTGATTCGACTAATTGGTCTCCGGTGATTGAAGTATCAATATTTACATTACCTGTTTGATAATTTCCTGTTTCTACCTTATCCATAAGAGCTTTGGCTCCTTTTAACATACCCTTAAGTCTACTTGCATCTACTGGTGCTGGATTATTCATAACATTTGTTTTTAAAATTTTGCATTATAAACAGTACCTACCATACTACCGTCACCATTTGGATTATACTTTGGAATCGTTGGGTCCCTTTCTGAAATGGGTTTATAAAACGTAAAGTTTTGTGGTTCCCATCTTGAAATTCTATCAACCCTAAATAATTTCCATTGCGGAATAATAGTTTTGGTATCACCAAAAATTTGATAAGCTCTTATTACTTGGTTTCCGCCTATGGACATTCCATAAGCATAAACTTCAATAGTTCTCTTACCAGCCGCAGTATTGTCATCACCCATATAGTATATTGACACACGATAATGTTTATCGATTGCATCAATAATGGAGTTACGTGCTGTGTTTTCCATTATAAGCTCTTTATATATTTTGTAAAGCTTCACTTATAAAATTATATTACTACTTGACCAACATTTCCAGATGTATCTGGGTGTTGATAACCATTATCACCATTGTATTGATTAATAGCTATGTTTTTGATTCTACCAGAACCAGCAACATTTGGATTACCATTGATATCATAATCACCACCACCGTTAAAGATATCCAAAAAGATACCAGTTCCTTTTCCTTTTTTGTCCCCATCACCTAAAGCATTTGGATGTTGTCCAGAGTACTCATTATTTGGTGATGCATGGTTATAAGTGTTTAATGGGATTAACGCACTTCTTTGTTGTAGTGCCGCTTCTTCTAATTTATTACTTGCCATAATTATAATTGTTTTTTGTTGTTATTCATGTACTCTATTAAATAGTTGATTTCAGTTATTTCATCAGATACTGATTCATATTGTACTTTATTTGTCATTATTTGTCGACTAACTTTACCCTTATGGATTTTAGGCATTCTGACCCTTGTTGGGTCAGCGTTTGCTTTATCCTTTTGGTGAGTGTCTTTATAAGCATTACCTCCAGCTTTACCACCCTGACCATCAGTTTGCATAATTATTCGCTTTGGTGCGTCAACAGCATCTATTTTGGTTTTAAGTGTTTTTTCAAGCCACTTTAATGCTTTGATATCGTTAGGATTCTTATCAGATTTATTTGTTAATTCTGATTTGACTTTATTCATATACTCATAGGAAACACTAGTATTACCACCAAAGTAATCTTTAACTAAACTATCGTTAACTTTAAATTCTTGTTTTTTTAAATCTAAATTTGGCATTAGATACTTTTTCTTAATAATGATTTGTAATCCATCGGGATATCAGCTATATTAATATTGGTTAAAATATAATTAATTACAATCCCAATTTCTTCACCAGTTAACTGGTTCATTTCAAATGTTTTTAAAAGTTCTTGTGCTTTTTTAGCAACGATGGGTTTTTGATATTTTGTTGATAATTCTTCTAAATCAGGAATTTCATTTCTATTCACATCATTATCCTTATATCGTTTAACCATTTCACGGTCACCGGATTTATTTGTAAGGTCCTCAATGATTTTTTTCATTTTCTCCTCAGCAACTCTATTTTTTTCCGATTCGGCTTGTATATGTTGCCCATGACTATAAGCAGTTCCACCCAACCCATAAAAATAACGATTTGGTTGAATGGCAGAATTAGCAAAATCATCAGTTGTCTGTTGTGGAGCCGTTTCAATTTCACTATTATTAACCGGATTACGGTCGCCTTCAATAGGTGAACCATCAGCATCTACTAATTCATCCAAATCAATTTTTTTTGGTTTAGGTGATTTCGCCTTGTACTTATTTAAATCCTTTTTTTTAATCGTAGCCATAAATATTACTTTACTATAAATATACCTGAGTTTGCAATATTTATTAAAAAACACAAATTATGCCTTTTACCACAAAAATTAACTTTCAAGATAATAGACAACATCGTCTACCGGAGAGAGAATACCATAATTTAGGTGGTATTACTGAGTTTGGTGTACCTTTTAGTGCTCTAACATCTGGACCTGATTCAACTACTTCAGCAACAACCAGTACTATTATCAATATCGTTAGTAATTTTTCTGGAAATACTGGTACAACGGTATTCACATTTGGTCACCCTAGTATGAATATAGCTCAAAATGTTTTTTCAGCTATTACAGATTCGACTAGTGCAATAACACAAAATAGTGGTTATGTTTGGGTAGGTGATAATTCACAAACACTTGATGGTAATGTGTCATATCTAAATTATACTGGAATTACATTTGATATAATTGTAACAGCAATTACTGAAACTTCTCCGGGTATATTTACTGGTTCAGTTGTTTCGGATGATGTTTTTTATCTTAGTGCAGGTACTTTAGATTTTACTGGTAGAACTATTTGGTCAGAAGTCAAAGGAATACATAAAACTAATCGTTTGATTGTTACCAATGGAGCACAAACAGGATACGTTTTAACTGCATTAAATAATGATGGTGATGTTTATTATGCTCCTGTGTCAGGCATTACTGGCGGTACTACATTATGGTCAGCAGGTACTGGTACTAATGCCATTTCAGCTAAAAATCATGGTTCTACAGCTAGTAATTTATATTCAGTCGCATGGGGTAGTGGAACTACTAGTAGTGGTAGATATTCTACATCATTTGGTGGTGCTACCTTAGCTACTGGTGATACCGCAACAGCAATTGGTACCAGAACACAAGCTTTAGGTGCAGCTACATTTTCTGGTGGTAAGTCAGTTTCACCTTATTATACAAAAGCTAAAGGTATTGCAGCATTTAATCATTCTTCTTCAACATTTATGGATTCAGAAGCTAATGCTAATTATTCTGCAATTTTAGGTGGTTCTGATTTTTTGATTGCATCTGGTTCGACCCATTCTATTTTACTAGGCGGGTCGTTTAATATTATTAGTGGGTCAACAACATATAGTGGTATTATTGGTGGTTTTGACCATGTTTTATCTGGTGGGTCAAAATCATTTATTATTGGTGGTGATAATAATGCTATTGATTCTAACACATCAATTATTGTTGGTGGTAGTAGTAATTTGATTAATGATGGTGCTGGTGATTCTTCTGGTTCATTTATCGGGGGTTCTGATAGTGGATTCATAAGTGGTGCATCAGCATCACTAATTGGTGGTTCTTCAAATACGATTCTTGGTTCATCTAGTTCGGCTATAGTTGGTGGTGACACCAACTTAATTAATGCTGGTTCTAGAAATGTAATAATCGGTAGTTCTGGTTCAACAATTAATTCTGGACTTAGTGATACTGTGATTATTGGTGGTGTTGGTTTTACTGGAGCTTTTAGTAATATGGTATATGTTCCAGATTTAATTATTGATGGCTTGACATCAACAGACCCAATTGCGACCGATGTTAATGGAAAAATTGTTGCTGGTACTTCTGATGCTAGACTTAAGAAAAATATTAATGGATTGTCAAATGCATTAGAATCTATTAAGAATATTAGGGGTGTTTCATTTGAATATACCGAAGAATCAAATATGGGTTCTGGTCTTAGATATGGATTTATCGCCCAAGAAGTACAAAAAATAATACCAGAAATCGTTAAATTTAGGTCTAAGGGTGATGGTATGTTAAATCTTAGTTATACTGAAATAATCCCATGGTTAGTTGAAGCTATTAAAGAGCTGAGTTCTGGTGATGTTATTATTACAAATACAGTATTAGAAACACAAACGATTGCAGCTGAAGATAATACTATTGAATTGAATTTTGGTGGTACTCATGAAACATCTGTCGGTGGTGGTATTTCAGTAAAAAATGGTGTCAACAATAATACTGATTCTTTCATTAAGATAGATGAAAATGGTAGATGGGTTGTCGGACCTTCTTTGACTACGAGTCAATTAACACTACCTGAATTTTCACCAATTTCTTCTAGCGATAAAATTGGATTAGTTGGAGATGTTGTTTGGGATGATGATTATGTTTACATAAAAACAAATACTGGTTGGAGAAGGACTGGTCTAGAAAAATTTTAATTAAATGGCTGGTAATATTTTAAATTTTAATGCAAAAAAATTAGAGCTTAGATTGAGTGATAGTGAATACTATGATTTTTATTTAGGGAAAGATGAATCTTGTTCAGCACAAAATACTGGCTTGGTTGCTGATTGTCTTGTAGTGCATTATGATTTTAATGATGGTGATATATATTCTAGCGGCTCTACATCAGCAGATACCATTTATAGCCTAACATCATGGACTGGTGCAACAAATACTGGTTACACATTAAATACCATTGGTTTAACAGGTATTGATAATGGATTAATCACTTATAATAAATTATCTGGTGATACAACTAATCAAGCACTATTATCTGCATTAACTGGCTCAACACTTGTAATTGTATCTGGAGATACAAGACTAATTTTAAATCGAGTAACTGGTATGACAGGAAATTATGTTTATCCAATGGAGCATGTTTCTTTTTCTGGTGCCGTTGGTGATTACATGAATTTATGTGGTGGTTTTTACCAAGGATTTTATAAATTAGATGGTAATTCTTATGAGGTATTACCGAATAGAGTACCGAAGGCTTGGGTTGCTGAATTTTGGTTAAATAAGTCAGATGATATTTGTAGTGGAACAACTGGGACTACTCTGAATGATTTGTATCCAGAAAATAAAGGAATATTTTTTTATTTAGGGACTAGGGCTGAGAATAAATTCTGGAATCAGTTTGAAGGGTTGAATACTGGTAGTACATCAGCATGCACATCCGGTGCAACTGAATGGTGTACGATTCCAAAAGAAATTGACCTTTGTATCTGGGATGATGTGAGTGGATTACCATTTCCACTAAATCCACCATTAATAACCATTACTGAAATTACTAATCAATTTTTAATTTATGGTAGGGCGAGAGATTCATCTTGTCAACCTTGTGGTTCTACAGGAAATACTAACATAAATACTGGTTGTACAACTGGTGTGACATCAGCATCAACATTCGAATGTGATACTATTTGTAATACCGTTGGAGACAGATTTGGTAGATATACCACTTGCAGTTTTACTGGTAATAGTATTTTTGTTACTAGTACACAAATGGTACAAACTGATTTTAGAAATCCATTCCTAATTTATCATAGAGCAAACGGTAGAGGTTGTTCTCCTTGTGGTGATACAGCATCGACACCAACTTTAGCATGTAATTATTCTGGTGATTCTGTAGAAGTAACCGAATTAGATTGGCGACTTGATGTTGTTGATAATGCAATGGCTTTCATTATTAAAGATGATGGTAGTATTGGTTACCGACTTTTGACGGTTAGTGGTGTATGCTCAGGTGATACTTATGTGTCCGGTTGTTCTATTGAAGAATCGTTTTCAGCAAGTGGTATGGTGAGTGATAATGTTTGGACTAACATTTCAGTTAGATTTGTAGCTAATGATACGTATGATGAGTGTGAATTAGAAACTAAGGGCTCAAGACAAGGTAAATTAATGTTTTATGTGAATTGTAGACTCAAACATGTTGCTGAATTCGATGAATTTATTGCTAGACGATTGGGGATTGCGAATGGTGAACACTGGAAGAAACAGGTTGGTGTTCCTTATAACATCAGCTTAGGTGGTGGTTCTCAAGGATTATTAGAATCGATGACTTTTGATGGTCAAGACCCAGATGATTTAGGATTATGTATTCAAGAAAATTTTGCAGGTACATTCATTGGTAGTATTTCTCAATTTAGATTTCACATTTGTGATTTAAATTGGTGTGAATTAAAAGCTAATTGTGCTGAAGAGTGTGATAGGTATGGAACATGTAGTGGTTGTTCAGCTATTTAATTGAAAAAAGGTCTCACTGAGACCTTTTTTTCTTATCTAGAACTATTTATAGATAAACTAGTAAACAAATGAGCTATAAATTAATTCTTAGAAGCAAAAACAGTCCATTTTCAGGGCAATTTACTGATATTAATCTAGGGTCGGTATTATCACATACTGATTTAGATAATAACTTCATAAATCTTAAGGGTAATTTAGTGTATACTGGTGATACTTCTGGTACAACACTTACATTGTATAAAGTCGATGGTACATCTATCGATTTAGACCTTAGTGGAATTGTTTCAGCTGGAGATACATTTGTTACTGGTGCTACTATGAGTGGTGCAACATTAGTTCTGAGTAGAAACGATGGTTTTAGTGTCACGACTAATTTAGGATTCGGTACACCTTCTTTTAATCAATATGTAAATGTTACGGCAAGTACAGCAGACAATTATATTGGTGTTGCTGACCCTACCATTACTGGTGGTTATTTAACAAATGTTGTATATGCTATTATGTTTGATGATACAAACATAACTACCGCAACAACAATTAATATTGACGGAAATGGTATTTTAGATTTATTTGTACCAACAGAAAATGGTTTGGAGGGTCCAGTACCTAGTGGGTTAACCACCGGAATCACTTATTTCATGGTTTATAATGGTGATTCAATGCAAGTATTTGATACGGACCCAACCTCATCAAGTACATTATTGTATACTAATCCGGCACCAACACCAACAACAATTGGTGGTATTTTAGCTGGTAGTAGTTTTAGTGGTGTAACAATGCAAGAAATGTGGAATGCTTTATTATATCCATATTTGAATCCAGCTTTTAGTTCATTCCTTATAAGTGCCCAATCTACTAGTTTAGAAATTGGGGCTAGTATTTTAGGTGGTCCTAGGACATTTACTTGGGCAACGACATTTAGTGGGAATATCCAAGCAAACTCAGTTAAAATTAAAAACATCAATACTGGTGCATTTATCAATACACCATCTAGTGGTATTGCAAATGATGGTTCTGAAGTTATATCAATACCAAGTGTAACTAGGACGGTTGCTGGTACTCAAACTTGGCAAATTTCAGCTAAGAATACTAATAATGCGACATTTACAAGAAATTTCGTTGTTAACTGGTATAATAGAATATACTACGGAACCAGTGCATTAACTGCTTTAACTGCGAGTAATATTACTGGTTTAACCAGTACCAATTTAGCAACGACTGCTAATGCAACGTATGCTTTAGGTGCTGGTAATTACAAATATATTTGTATTCCAGTAGCATTAACTAACCCAACTTTATTCAGAGATGCTTCAACTAATTTAACTGTAGCTATGGCTGGTATTGATGATGGTTATACAATACTCAATAATGGTTACTATACACAACAAGTAGTTGTTACTAATGCCTTTGGTATTCCTATAACCTACGATGTTTACAGGACTAAAAATACTTTGGGTGGTACCATCTCTATAATCACGACTTAATTATAAAAATATAAAAAATGGCAATAAACGGAACTGTACAAGCGACTGGTGAATTTGCACCAACATCAACTGGTGATACATATGCAATTATCGATGCAAGGTATATGCGTGATGGTTTTAGGAATGTTGATACATTAGCAGACTTAGATAACATCACTGAAGATAGAAGAATTGCTGGTATGGTGGTTGGTGTATCCGGTGGTACTGATTATTATAAATTAAATCAAGAACCTTGGTTATTTGATTTTACTGATTGGTCAGTTTTTAATACTGGTGGAGGTATATCTCCATATGTTTATTCTGGAGCTACTGGAATACAACCAGCACTTGGTGGTAACAATGCTAGTGGTACCTATACTACTATTGCTGGTGGTGGATTTAACATCGCCTCTGGAAGCTATGCATTTATTGGTGGTGGTGGTAGTAATTCAGTGACATCAGTTAATGGTGTTATCGGTGGTGGTAATCAAAACGTTGTTAGTGGTGATTATTCATTTATTGGTAGTGGTAGACTTAATTTAGTAACAAATAATGAATCCGCAATCGTTGGTGGTATAGATAATAGAATATTAGCTGGTTATAGGGCATTCATTGGTGGTGGTGCCCATAACACCATTAGTGGTAATACTTATAACGTAATTGTTGGTGGTTTATATAACCTAAATAATGGTTATGTATCTTCAATCGTTGGTGGTAATAATAATACAATATTGAATGGTGGGAGCAAAAGTTTTATTGGTGGTGGATTCTATAACACAATCAATGGTTATGGTAGCATAATTGTTGGGGGTACACAAAATTCAGTGACTGGAAATTATTCAGCAATTGGTGGTGGATTGGGGAATACCACTTCTGGAAATTATTCATCGATTGCTGGTGGTACTAGAAATTTAGCTAGTGGTATTGGTTCATTCATTGGTGGTGGTGGATTCTATGCTGGTTATAGTGGTACTTATGGAAATTCAGCTACCACACAAAATTCAGCAATCGTTGGTGGATATAAAAACATAATTAGTGGTGGTGCTTATGCGGCACATTCATTTATTGGTGGTGGTGGTTATAATTCCATTTCAACATTACAATCAGTAATACTTGGTGGTAAGCATAGTTCAATCCAAGGTGGTGGTTATTATTCAGCAATTATTGGTGGTAGAAATCACACAATTAATAACGGTTACTATTCTGCAATCATAGGTGGTTTAAACAATTATGCTAGTGGTAATGCAGTTGTAATAGGTGGTAATAATATTAGTGGTACTTCAAATAATACTGTTTATGTTCCTACATTAAATTTAAATAATGTGCCGGATAATGATAATGCTTTAACCCAAGTATTAGTTAGGGCAGCAGATGGTACAGTTAAATATAAAGCAGCAAGTTCATTTACATTTACTGGAAATACATCAGCATCATGTATTAGTGATTTATATGTTACAGATATTTACGGTTGTTCGCCAGTTACGATTAATGGTTCCACAACAGGTAGTGGTAATCATACATTTAAAGTAAGAAATCAAACAACTGAATTAATTAGTGTTAGAGATGATGGATATACTGAATTCACCAAAAATGGGGCTGAATCAGTTTTTGGTACATCATCTAATTATTTAAATCATATAGGCAATAGATTAGTACAATTTAGTAATTCAGCAACATATACTGGTTTCCATGCTGATAGGAATGGAAGTGGTATTAGTATGAGAGCAACCAGTGCTAATGATATATCACTTATTGAATCAACTGGTACTATGACGTTTTCGACTGGTTGGGATAATAACTTCAACACTAGTGGTACCTTAGCCATGTTGATTAATGGTGATAATAGACGTGTTGGTATTGGTTTACCCACAAATCTAACAATACCGGATGCAACATTACATGTGAGAAGTACGGGTACAACAACGAATACAAGTGCTCAAATATGGCAAAATGGTACTCCAACAGAGTTAGCTAGAATAACTGATGATGGTGGTTTGTGTATCGGTATAAACACACTTGCTGGTGGTTTCGCAAATGCAGCTAGATTACGTGTTGATGTCACAACTAGTGCAGATTATACAAACACAGTTGTATTCGACCAAACATATAATAATACTTCTAATAATAGTAACACCGCAAATACATTTGTATCTCGTATATATAAATCAAGTGCATTTAATTTGGGTTATTTACATAGCTCTTATTACCAAACAAGGAATGATGGAACTGGTAGTATTAATTATATGTATGGTACAGAATCACAAATTTATAATATTGGTAATGCTAATATCACCAATGCTTTCGCTTATTCAGCAAGAGTACAGTATCAAGCTGGTAACATTAGTTTACTAGGTGGGTTGGATGTTTCATACCAAGAAAATTTATCTGGAACTATTTCAAATATGATTGGGGTTCTGGTTAGAACCCCCGTTAACGTTACATCCCCAACGGTTACAAACACATATGGTGTTCTTTTACAAGCTAACACACTTGGTGCTAATGATTATGGATTTTACCAACAAGGTGCTGATACTATAAATCACTATGCAGGTAAATCTGGATTTAATATTACTGCACCTACCGCATTAGTTCATGCTAAGGCAACTGGTGATACTTTTACTGGTATAGCATTCAAAGTTGAGGGTGCGACTGTAGATAATTTATTAACAATTAAAGATAATGGCCGTATTGGGGTGAATGTGGCACCAAATTCAGGTGATAGAATATATATCACTGCTGGTAGTGGATTAGATGGTGCTATAAATATATCAAGTACCAACTTAGCTAATAATGGATATGCAATATTGGCACAAGGTGGTACTAGTAGTTCTAACTATAACGGTATTTGGTCTGATGTTACTGGTGGTGGAACTGGAATTGGTAGGTCTTTTTATGGAAATTCTGGAATTAATGGGTACTCCCAAAATTATGGTGGATATTTTTCTGCTAGGAACGGGTCTACTTATTCAGTGGGTGTGTACGGTAGTGCTAATGGTGGTGATGCGGTAACTCCTAGTGATTTTGTTGCTGGTGTTTGGGGTAATGTTGGTGCTACCTTAGCTGATGACCGTAGAGCTATATATGCTAATATTTCTCAAAGTACTAATATAGAAAATGCTAATTCTTACGGTATGCGTTTTGAGGTTAGTTACGTCTCTACCGTAAGTGCTGAAACTGTATATGGTATTTATTCAGACGCTTCAGCGGTTGGGTCCGGTGTAACTAATGTATCTGGTTATTTCAAGGCAACTAACGTAAGTAATAATGAAAATTATGCTATTATAACGGATGGTGGAGATAGTGGTTTTGGTACCCTTACCCCAACTGATATGTTACATGTTAATGGTGTTACTGGAAGTACTCAATTTAGACTTGAACAATCATATACACCTACTGGTTCCGGCGATACTGCTGGTAATATTGGTTCTGTTGCTTGGGATGATGATTATTGGTATCAAAAAACAAATACTGGTTGGGGTAGGATTGCTTGGAGCTACGCATTTTAATTATTAAGATATTTCCATTTTTTAATTTATTCATATAATTGTTCATGAACAAATTAAATTTAATCTCTGGAATGCCACGTAGTGGTTCAACGCTTTTGTGTAATTTACTTAACATGAATCCTAGATTTCATGCAACGGCAACATCTCCGGTTATAGATGTTTTAGGTAACATGCGAACAACCTTTTCACACAATCCAACATTCAAATCAAATGATAGACTAAATCAATATGAAAATATGCGATGTGGTCTTAAGGGTTTTATTGATGGATTCTATCACGATAAGGATGTTGTTTTTGATAAATGTCGGGGTTGGTCCAATAATTTACCATTGTTGGATGCAATATTAGGACATAATGATACTAAGGTGATTTGGACCTACAGGGACCCAGTTGATATCGTTAGTAGTATCGAAAAACATCACCAAAAAACTATTTTATTAGAAAATTTAGATGAAATATCTGGAGTTGATTTATCAACCCTAAGTGCTAGAGTCGATAATTTTATAAATGATTCTGGTATTGTTGCCAGACCAGTATGGTTATTAAACGATGCATTCGAAATGGGTTATGCTAATAGAATTTTAATTATAAATTACTCTGATTTAACATATAAACCTCAAGAAACACTTAATAAAATTCATGATTTTATTGGTGAAGAAAGATTTCAATATGATGCAAATAATTTTACTGATTTAAAACAAACAACGGTAGAGTTGGATAGTGTTTATAATTTTAAATTTCCACACACTATTGTTGAGGGTTCACTTAAGTATGTAAAACATGATGTAAAATTACCAAAACATATTATAGAAAAAATCAATCATAGGTTCACTTGGGTCAACGATTTGGTTAGGGTCTGATATTTATTATAAAAAAGACTATGGACTTCTTTATTAATCAAAACTCAACACTTCCAATACTAAAACTTGAATTAATCAAGGATGGTCGTAATGATTATAAACATTTTCATGAATTAATTCAAAATTCAAACATATATTTCTCTATGGCTGATGTGGTAACCGGAATCAAGAAGGTTGGTAAAAAGCCAGCATTATGTATATTCAAAGAACCAGCAAGTGATTTAGAGGTTGAAGAATATTACTTAGGTTACCAATTCACACAAAAAGAGACAAAAACCGCTGGTACCTATGCAGCACAATTTATTATCGAATTCTTGGATGGTTCTGGTACACTTATAGTACCAATTAGGGAAGAATTATTCGTTCATGTTTTGGACGGTTCGATAAAAAAATAATTATAAAGTCTTGTGGATTAGATTTTTTTATTGTTTTTTTGCTTAAGCTTTAATGAATAGGCTTATCAAAAAATAATTTATGCCACAAGAAAGAGTTAACGATTCAGTAATCGAACGATTCCTCGAAGGACACGACCCACAAAAGTATATTGTTGCAATCGAGGCTCCCTATGATGATAATAAGGTTTCACTTATTATTAATGACCCAGAACAAGGTAAATACATCGAAAAACACAAATACAAACCATTTATTTGGTTGAAAGAAGAGGTTGCTAGTAGATTGTATAATGGTAATAAAGCCGATAGAAGAAAAGCTATGGCTAAGCATAATATTACAATTAAATCATTAAGTACTGCAAATGCAAATAATGAAGAACCTCAAAGAATGTCAAGGGGTTTTAAATACATTGCAACGTGTGATGGGACACCAAATGATTTAATCAACTTCTTCAAATATGGTGGTGTAAATATATACGGTGGTGACCAAGAGCGATTATTCATGGCTTTAAGACCAGAAGAACAATTCTTTATTCAAACGGGTAAAAGATTGTTTAAGGGTATGAATGATTACAATGATATCCATAGATTACAGTTCGATATTGAAACCCTAGGATTGGATGCACGTAGGCATCCAATCTTCCAAATTGGGGTCAAAGATAATAGAGGTTTTGAGAGGGTTATTGAGGTTAGAGGTAATACTGAACAAGAAAAAAGAGATTCAGAACGTGAAGCAATTAAAGAATTTTTTCAAATAATTGATGATTTAAAACCGGATACAATTACTGGGTATAACTCTGAAAACTTTGACTGGGATTATTTCTATAAGAGATGTGAGGTTTTATACTTGAATATCGAATCACTGGCTAAAACATTAAATTCAAAAATTAGTATTTTTAGAAAAGGCTCAACCTTAAAATTAGGTCAAGAAACAGAACACTTCGAACAAACCTTCATGTGGGGTTATAATATTCTAGATATTATTCATGCTGTTCGTAAAGCTCAAGCAATCAATTCAGATATCAAAAAAGCTGGTTTGAAATATATTACTAAATTTTCAAAAGTAGCAAAGAAAAATCGTGTTTATGTTGATGGTGATAAATTACACACAACATGGGCTAGTGAAGGTATTTTTTACCTAAATGATTCAGATGGTGATTGGTTTGAATTAGATTCAGAAAATGAACAACATATTGAAAAAGTGAATTCGGGTGATTATACCCAAGTTAAAGGTGATTATATCGTACAACGCTATTTATTAGACGATTTATGGGAAACCGAACAAGTAGATGCGATTTATAATCAAGCATCCTTTTTATTATCTAAGTTAATCCCAACCTCATACATGAGAAGTTCTACGATGGGTACTGCTGGTACGTGGAAATTAATTATGATGGCTTGGTCATATGAAAATAAATTAGCGATTCCTGATTTTGAACCGAAAAGAGAATTTACTGGTGGTCTTGCTAGATTACTTAGGGTAGGTTGGGCCAAGAATGTTGTTAAATTCGATTACGCCGCACTTTATCCTAAAACACAAATTACACATGGTATTTTTCCTAAATTAGATATTTCTGGTGTAATGGAAGGTTTATTAACTTATGTTGTTGATACTCGTGATAAATTTAAATTTTTAACTGGTGATGAAGAGGATTTGGTAAAGAAATTAACCAAGGAACTTGAAGAATCTAGAAGTAATTTATCAGGTGAAGAAGTTTCAAAATTAGAAGCGACTATTGATAAACATAAACGACTTGCTTCAGATTACGATAAGAAACAATTACCACTTAAGATTCTTGCCAACTCTTTCTTTGGTTCATTTGGTGCCCCTTATTTATTTAACTGGGGTGATACCAATTCAGCTGAAGAAATTACTTGTCGTGGTAGACAATATCTACGATTAATGGTTAAGCATTTTACAGAAAAGCACGGATTCCAACCTTTAGTTGGTGATACCGATGGTTTTAACTTTTCAATTCCAGATAATATTGATGAAATAAAATATATTTGTAAGGCTAACCATTGGAAAACTGAACGATTTGAAGCGGGTGAAGAATTGACTGGCCTTAAAGCGGTGTTAGCTGAATTTAATGAAGAGTACCTAATTGGTAGAATGGGGTTAGATATTGATGCCGTATGTGAAGCTACAATCAATTTCCGACGTAAAAATTATGCCAATATGATTAATGGTAAAGTGAAATTAGTTGGTAACTCAATTAAGTCTAAAGCGATGCCAATTTATATCGAAGAATTCATTGATAAGGGCATAAAAATGTTGCTTGAAGGTAATGGTTATGATTTCATTGAACTTTACTACAAATATGTTGAAGACATTTATAATTGTAGAATACCTTTGGTAAAAATTGCTACTAAGAAAAAAGTGAAACAAAGTATTGTTGACTATAATAACATTTATCTTAAAGCTAAGAATAAAGCCGGAGCTAGCAAGGCTAGACAAGCACACATGGAATTAGCTATTAAACATAATTTGCATGTTGATATTGGTGATGTAATTTATTATGTGAACACTGGAAATGTTAAATCACACGGTGATATTAAGACAAACACAAATAAAGAAACTGGTAAAAAAGTAATCGATTTGAATTGTAAATTAATACCTGCTGACCAGATTGAAAAAAATCCAGATTTAACAACTGACGAATACAATGTACCAAAATATTTGGAGGCTTTCAACACAAGAATACATTCATTACTGGTTTGTTTCTCACCAGAAATCAGAGATAAAATTCTTATTAGTGTTGAAAAAATAAAAATTAAAGGTGTTAAAGCTGCTGATTTAGAATGGACATTACAACCACGAAGTCAGTATACACACAAACAATGTGTAATGCATTCTGGAACTCCATTTGAAGAAAGTGACCAAGACTCATATGAAGACCTTATGATAATGGACGATAAAGAAATCAAATTTTGGTCAAGTGTTGGTTTAGTTCCCAATGATATGTCTGAAGAAAAATGGATATCCATTGAGCTAGATTGGAAAGAGAGAATGCGACAAGCTAGAATTGATGGTATTAAGGAGGAAAAAAATCGTCTGGATGATATATTTAAACGATTAGAAATTGAAGAATTAGAAGAATTAAAAAATGTTGGTATTTTACCTAAAAATGTTTTAGCTATTGCTGAAGTTGGTAATCACTCAGAACACGGTCCTTCTTTCATTTCAATTAAGTGGGATATCTATCTTTGTAATCTTGGTGATTTATTCAAATATGAGGAGAATGCTAAACTTAGGGCAGAATATTATGCTGCACATCCTGAAGCATTTGTTAAATTAAAAAGAGGTGTTACCAAATATGATGTTTGGGAAACATTAAATGCATCAGATATTGATACTAAAGAAGAAAGATTCAATCCAACATGTACTGAAAAATTATGTTGTTCTCCAGAATGGGATGGTGTGTGTCCATGTTCAAATCAATTCGGTGGTGATAAAGATAAGATGAATGCTTATATTGAGTCACAGAAAATTAATGTCCCAAATGAACCGGAGAAGGTATTAGAGCTTCAATTAGAAAATGCTGAGGCAACAGAAAGCAGAGCGTCAATTGCTATGAAGAGTGGTGCTAATCGTGATGTTGTTGATGCAATTGAAAAGGAAGAATTAGAGGAGAAAAATAAAACATCGGATGATACTGATGAAGATGATGAATGGAATTTCTAACAAAAAAGGAGGCAAATATTTGCCTCCTTTTTTATTTGAAATAAAAACCTAATGGTCTAAATTTTAAGTGTCTATTTAAATCTTCAGATTCTTTAGCAGCTCTTTCTATTTGTTTCTCAGTACTTAACCTAGCTAATCGCTCATCTAGTCTTTCCAACACTGCTTTCTTTTCGTCATTACCTTCAGACAACAATGATTCATAATCCATTGTTCTCTCAGCTTCTGGTGGCCCAACAACACCACCAAATTTACCTCTGGTCCTACCTAACGCAATTTTAGCGTTTGCCATAAATAATTGTCTAACTAATGTTTTTGTTGGTTCATTAAATTCAGAAAAATCTAATTTAGATAATGGAACTTCGTTAGGCAATTTGATAATATCAGGGTTATCTAATCTACATTCATTTGTGTTCCCACTAGTATCATAATAAAAATACCAAACTTTACAGCCTTGTAAACCGACTGCACTACCACCATGGGCTCCACCATTACCAAATGTTAATTTAGAACCCGGAGTACTCAATAAATGTAATAATCTAGTTCCATCTGGTCCGGCAGTTAATTTATATACTAAATCACTTCTTAACATTCTATTTTTTAAATTCATGTCAGCAGCAGTTAATAAAATATCGAATGCAGGTGCAATGTAATAACCACCCATTCCGCCCATACCACCTTGAGCTCCCATTCCTGTACCACTACCAATTTGTGCATATCCACCACCAAAACCAGCATCAAAACCACCGTAATGTGCATATAATGCATGGTCTACCGAACCTGGTGTCAACCATAAAACTTCATTCACTTCTCTTCCAGCTGGAATTTGATAAACCTGACGACCAAGTTCAATATCAATGTAATCTTTTTTAAGTTCCCAAGGACCCCTAGCTTGTAATCCAACTTGTTTGGAATAAGCATAAGTATATTGGGTCATGAAATCGAAATTTCTAACACTCATTGCGAATGCCATATCAATTGTATCAATATTTTGACCTAATAATGATTGCCATTGATGTTCAATCAACCATTCTTGAACATATTGAGCATAATCTTCAATTGCAATTTCAAGAAACGTACTTAATTGGTCATCATCTAATTCAACCATTCTGTGGGGTGACCCCATTGAATGTCTAAACTGTCTGAATATTTTATCTTTATCTTCAGTATTTACGCCCATAGTTCTTTCCTTTTTTTATAAATATTTATTAATGATGGAAACTAAGAGATTGATAAAAGAAAAACTTGAACTTCATAAGAGGCAAACAGTGACATACGGTATTATTAATAAAGCCGCCAATCACTTATTTGATGCTTATCGAGAAATGGAAATGGCAATACAATATTGTGATAATCCTGAGATTAGACAACGATTAGAGGCCATTAAAGAAATGTTAGGTAGACCAAGTGACACTAGTAGTTCATTTGAGGTAACTGAACCAACAATCATTTCTCATCTGCAAAGTCTAATGAATGATTATTCAACCGGATACGAAGACGCTGTTTAAGATTCGTTTTCTAGAATGTACTTAATTAATTTAGCTGCTTGGTCTATTGATGAAAAATTCACATCTGGGGCTAATAGATTAACTCCAACAGTAATCATTGGGACAGAATCACTTCCTGATATCTCCATCAATTTTTTAAATTCTTCTTCATGTTCATCTAATGAAACATCAATTGTTTCATATTCTATGTTCATTTCATCCAATAAGGTCTTCAATTTAGAGCAGTATGGACATTTCGGTATTGTATAAACTTTAGTCTTCATCGATTTTAATTGATTCATCTATTATTCTTCTTTCAATTTCAGCTTCATCCATTTCTTTCTCACCGATGATTGTTGAAATGATATCTTTTTTCTTATTTAGAGTCCACCACATTTTTGTACTGATGGTATCTTTAAATAATTGGTATTTCACAGTAACATTATTCTTTTGACCAATACGGTATGCACGGTCTTCAGCTTGTTCATTGTTTCCGGGTACCCAATCAAATGAATTAAATATAACATAGTTTGCAGCAGTTAAAGTAATACCAACCCCAGCAGACCTAATGTTACCAATAAAATATTGTATGTTCGGATTATTTTGAAATGAATCAACACTATTTTGTTTCGCTACTTGAGACATAGGTCCATTATGAACAACACACTTAGTACCAAAATGATTTGCTAATTCATTTAATTCATCAGTAAAGCTTGTGAATATTATCACCTTTTGACCTTGCTCAACAGCGTTTTCAGCTAACTCTATAGTGTATGGTATTGCTTCTAGAGCAATAAATTTTCTTAAAAGAATTAATTCAACCAAATCTTTATCCGGTGTTCCTCTTTTCTTTTCCTCAATACGTTTTTCCAAATACTCTTCCCAGAGGTCTTCATATTTTTTCAATCCCTTTTTATCCAATTCTTGATAAATTGTTCCGACGGTTTTATCCGGCATATCCAAAACATCCTCTTTTTTCCTTCTTAGGATAATATTTCTAGTTTTAATTGATAATTCCTCTAGATTGGATGCACCATCGGTAAGCCATATTTGACGTTTTCTACCCCTAACTGTTTTGTAAAATCTTTTTCCATCACAATACCTTTGTGCAAAGAATTTCCAGTTATCAGCAATTGGAGCTTTGATTAATTTTAATAAATTATAAAAATCCATTGGCCTATTAGCAATGGGGGTTCCGGTTAGTAACCAAACCTTTTCGACATTATGTTTCACACATAAGTCTACCATGATTTCACCACGAATACTTTTGTGATTTTTTAAATAATGTGCCTCATCAATAATCACCAAATCGAATTTAGAATTAACTAATTCCCTATTGAACTCAATAATATGACCGTCAGCATCAGTTTTTGCATCACCAATGGTATGGAAGTTTTTTAAAATATCATAATTTATGATAGTGAATTTACTTCTATTCCATTTTTTTCCATTAACAATTGTTGTGTTATCGTCAAAATCATTAATTTCTCTCTCCCAGTTGATTTTAACCGCAGATGGACAAACTATAAGGATACGTTCCACATTGCTTTCTAATGCGGCCATAATAGCTGTATAAGTCTTTCCTAGACCCATATCATCTGCTAATATGCAACCATTTTTAGATAGTAAGAATTTAACACCACTTTTTTGGTGTTCAAATGGTTTTCTTTTTTGCTTATCAATGCTGGTCCATTTATCGAAATCTACATCAATATTTATTTCCTCATGATATGGGTCATCTAGAACTTGTGTTTTTGGTAACCAATAAGATTTTGATTTTGGCTGATTTCTTTTCAATTTACCATAAACATGAAATGTTTTTTCAGTATCAGCTAACATAAATTCAACTAATATCCTTTCTGGGGTAAAGGTTAAATCATTTTGTTTTTTCAACTCTTCACCCAAAAATTGAGTAATATTAACCACTTTATTGATTAATTCTGGTTCTTTATCATGGAAGTCTACAATATACCTTGTTTGATTCTCAGTTAATCTAAGATTCTTATTATTCAAGTATTCAAGCTTCAATTTTCGTAAATATGGGTTTTTCCCATTGTACTCATTTAGAAGATTTATTGCTGACCGACTTTTAAGGTCATTCAAATCTATCACAATACACAGATTTTTAATTCTTTCGTTATTTATTTAATTATAATGATTTTAAAGATAAAAATCAATAGTTCGATGTTATTTATAATATAACAAATATTTATCTAAAAAAGACTATGTCAGGGGAGAAGAAAATACCAATTACGAGGATTAATAAATTTTTTGGTCATGAAGATTTCAGGTTAGAAATTGAAATGGGTAGAGAAGCTATTGAGGGTGATGGTAATTTCATGGTTATCCTTTATAGGGTTGATAGAGAACAAACTGCTTCAGATGACCTTTATGGTGAAGCTGGTAAAGATGATATTAGATATTTCCCACCAATTGAATTAAGAGTTGTACCTATAATGGCTGCACCGGATAATAAAACATATAACCAAACTGCCGGAAGTCTTAGGTATTTACAAGATGGTCAATTCACCTTCGGTATCTATGAAGAGCAATTAGGTGAATTTGATACAGACATAAGCTTTGGGGATTACATTGGTTATCCTGTAACAGAAACTGAGATTAGATATTTCGTGGTGGTAAACGACGGAAGAAAGAACTATGATAACAAACATACTATTATGGGTTATAAGGGGGCATTTAGGACTGTTGTTTGTGCACCAACTGACCCATCAGAATTTCGTGGAATTTAATCTCAGTAAATTATGCCATTACCAAAAGGATTTTTAAAAAATATTAAGATAACCAAACAAAAAGTTGGTCCTGAAAGAAGACAAGAATTATTGGATGATATAGCCAATCAAGGTACTTTTTTACCTAGGGGGGTTGGATTCGAAGATATGGATAAATCATTCATCGATTTTGTTGATAAGGATTTAATGATTGTTATTGATGGTGAGAAGGTGCCAGTCATTTTCTTAACAATTCAAAGGTGGTCAGAATTTAGTAAAACATGGCAACACTCAGATGAGTTTAAAGATATTAAATTACCATTTATTACGATTGTTAGAAAACCGGATGTTCAGGTTGGTACTAATCAAGCTGGAAATTGGAACATACCTCAAGGTAGAAGAAGTTATACTTACGTTAAGGTACCAACATTTGAAAGTGGTAGAAAAGGAATCGATTTATACAAAATACCACAACCGACATCTGTTGATGTTACATACGAAATTAGATTATTTTGTAATCGAATGAGAGATTTAAATAAATTAGATAAAATCGTACAAAAAAAATTTCAATCTAGACAACATTATATTTCACCCAATGGACATCCAATGCCAGTTCATTTTGAGAGTAGAGGTGATGAAAGTCCTGTTGATGATTTTGAAAACAGAAGATTTTATGTTCAATTATTCGAAATGAAATTATTGGGTTATTTATTAGATGAAGACGACTTTGAAGTGGTTCCAACACTCAATAGAGCTTTATTGGTTACAGAACTACTTGAATCTAATTTAAAACCTAGGGTAAGAGTAACATGTGATAGGGATACAAATATTGTGAACTATAGTTTTGTTTTCAAACCTATGGCTGAAACTACTCTTACTATTGATGCTGAATATGATATTAGATTCACAAACCTTATTAATATTACAAATATTACGAATATTGTGATTAAGGTTAATGGGTCTGATGTGACTGCCCCATTTGTTGTAACATCAGGGGATGTTATTTATATTCATATAACGAAAGATTTTAACAATACTGGTAGTTTTTCACTAACAGGAAATTTGATATAAATGAGCTGCGGAGGTAATAATACAACTAACATAAATAAGACGTTCATAATCGAACCTCTTTCAATAACTGGTGGTTCACCAGTCGTATCTGCATGTACGGTTGTTTATACTAATAAAGTTGAAAGTTGTAGTGGTGATACCGAAATACTATTAACTAGTGGAGCAACAATATTCAATACTGATTTATTACCAATTACTGATAATACGATTAATATTGGTAATAATATTAGAAGATTTAGAGAATTAAATTCAGTCAGCGGTACAACCAGTGTTTGGGTAGCTCAAACTAGAGTTGAAACACCAATGCTTGACTTAGGTCTTGATTCTTCTGGTAATACTAGGCAAATAACAGCTAATAATTCAATACTTCAAAATGATATTTTATTCGGGGGCGGATATTAATCGATAAACTAATATTTATTAAAAAAAGAAAACATGGCAATAAGAAATACTACTCATATAACAAGGAATAGTGATATAGTGAATAGACCATTGCCAACAACATTATTTGCTGGTGAACCAATAGTAAATACAGCGGAGGGGATTGTATGGTATTCTGGTGTCACTACATCAACTGATGAGTGGACACCAGCTGGTACTGGGGCAACTGCAAGTTTTTTTGAAGTAGGGTCAAATCTATATAATTTAAGACTTAGAAATAGAATCACACAATATGAGGACACAAGTGGTGCTGGATTGATAGGCAAATTTCTATCTGGAACAACAAATGGATTCGTATTAGCAGACATAAGTTCAATCGTTAGTGTTGATTCATATTTAACGGGTGGTACTTATAATAATTTAACTAACAATATCACTCTAAGGTTGAACCAAGGTAAACCAAATGTTACTATCACTGGTATTACTGATTCATATGTTACTGGGTTTACTTTCACTAATAACACATTGACAATAAGACAAAATGAAGGTTTATCAAATTTAAGTATACTAATTAATACACTCACAGGGTTAACCGTATCTAATTTAACTGCCGGAAGAGTTGTATATGCTGGTACTGGTGGTTTATTAACTGATGAATCTGGATTTGAATATAATGCGGGTACGAATACATTAACCACTGGTAATATTAATACTTCTGCATCTGGAAATGCGTTCGTTGGAACTGGTGGTTTAACTGTCGGTTCTGGTGGTTCTGTCGGTACTCCGGGTACGGGTGATGTTACAATTCATGGTAATTTAACTATCTTTGGTAATGCAATTACTGCATCAACTGGTCAACTTTATGTGGAAGATAATAATATTATTCTTAATTATAATCCTACTGGTGATACAACATCAAGTTCTATCGGTGCCGGATTTACTATTCAAGATGGTAATGGTGTATTAAATGGTGATGTTACTTTAGATATTAGAGCAATGAATGGTTTCACTGGTCTGACTGGTTCACAAATTCCTGATATCAGTGAATACTCAGGGCCAACTGGCTTTGCAAATAGGGGTTGGGTTACACAATTGCATGATATTGTTATTAGAAGTACTAATACTACAACACCAAATGGGGTTAGACTGTTAGCAGAATTCGATACCTTAGATGGTGGTAGTTATTAATCATTTTTTATTTTTAAAAACAAAAAAAGGGTTTTATAACCCAAATAATTTCAGCTCTTTATAGAGCGTAGTAAAATAGGTCATATATATGTCAAATAGGTCAAATACGTTTCTTTGGAAACGTTCGAATGTTGCTGGTAAGGTACCAATTAATGGTGATTTACTATTAGGGGAAATGGCCTTAAATACAGCTGACGTTAAATTATATACATCCGGTACTACTTCAAACTCGATATTACCAATAGGTTGGGACAGAGTGTCTAGAACTGGTGACACTATGACTGGTACTTTATTTGTACCAACACTTTCAGCAACAACAATTTATGGTGATGGCTCTAACATCACTGGTATGACAGGTACTTTTGGTATTACTGTTGATGGTTCAGGTTCTGTTTTGACAAATGGTGTTAAAGGTTTCGTTGTAATGCCATATAATGCCACAATTATTGGGTGGGATATTATTGGTAATACTACTGGTGATTGTATGGTTGATGTTTGGAAATCAACTGGACCTAGTATACCAACAATAGTAAATACCATCACAGGTACTGAAAAACCAAGATTAAATTCACAACAAATTAATTCAGACAATACATTAACTTCTTGGTCGACTTCACTCTTTACAAATGATGTAGTTGCATTTAATGTTGTTAGTGCAACAACTGTTTCAAGAATTAATCTAATAATAAAAGTTATAAAAAATTAAAATGGCAATAAAAGGTGTAAATTTTAGGTTCAATGGACCAACAACTGGTATAACAACTTATAATTCAACTGTTACCAATTTAGGTACGTTAATTAAACAATATTCAGGTGCTACTAATGAAGATATTTATGCTGGTCCAGCAAGGATTGGTATGGCTAGACCATTTGAACAATCTACCGCAATACCCGGAGTATATCCACACGTTATTTCTTTTTCCGATACTATTGATTTGGTCTTTTTAGCTGATAACTTAGCTGCGGCACCAACGAGAAGAATTATTATGTATGAATATAATAAAGAAACCTCGGAGTTCAACTGGAAGGGTTTTGTAACCTTAACATTCCCAACCGCAACAAACCATACTATTAGGGGCTTCAGAGTTTCAAGAGAATTGTATACTACTGGTACTGTTGAGGTATCTGGAACAGCTGTTACTGGTTCTGGTAGTTCTTGGACAACTGATAGAATGTCAATTGGTTGTAGAATTGGGTTCGGGGCAACAGACCCAACACAAATAAATACTTGGTATGAAATATCAGCTGTTGGTGGAAATACATCAATTACGTTAACAGCAACAGCTGGTACGATTGCAGCTGGAACACCTTATGTTATTGAAGATATTATATTGATAACAACAACAACTAATGCTACTGCTGCAAATGGTGGTTTATTTGTGGCAAAAGGTATTAGACCAGAAATATTTACATCGGTAGGTACAACAATACCTGCTGCCGTTGGTACTGATAACATTAGAGCAGTATACTGGTTGGCAGATGCCGCTGTTGTGACTAACACAGCAGCATGTGGTGCGGCTTTAGCACCTATGGTTAGTTGGATAGACCATTCCACCTACGTTTTAGATGTTGCTACGGTTAAGGTTTTTGTATATAATTTTAGAAAAGCATTAACATTAGCGTCTGGAAAAGATACTACAACAAATACAATTAAAACTGGTAACCAAGCCGTTACTGGTGTTATTTCACAAGCTAATAATGGTAGAGTCGGGACATTGGCCCATGGGCCGGGGTCTGGTGTTAGTTCATTATATTTTGTTACAACTACTAGGATTTACAGAGCAGCGATAAGTGCTATTACTGCTGGGTCAACTTCATGGCAAAGTGATGTTATGGTTGAAATTCCACCCGGTGGGGCTGGTACCTATTTAGCTGGTGCTGGTATGTCATCGTGTGAGATATCTGATGGCATTGATAGATTAATTATAACATCAACTGGTGCCGCAGGTATTAGAAGTTATGTTACAGAATATAATACTATTTCGACCCCAATGAATCATATTTTTTTAAATGATGATAAACAATTAGACCAAACATTATCTGATTCAGGCGGTGTTCCACACCCAGCTATTTTAGTATCACCATTTTCAATATGGTCAGAAGCAGGTATTTTATATTTAGCTAGAGTAGGAGCTACTGCTGCTATAAATCAAGTTTATACCTTACCTATTGGGGCTCACCAGACTTATGCAATTACTAATAATCAAATGTTAATTACTCCATCATTTGATATTAGTGATTCAAATAAATTATATAGTGTGACTGTTAAACATTTGAGTAGATTAGGAACTGATACATTTTCACTACCAACAGAACCATTCAAAATGTTTTATAGAACGGCTGGTATTTCAGATAATTCTGGTGGGTGGACTGAACTTGATGATTATGGTGATTTAACTGGTGTGAGTGGTTCTGATATTCAATTTATGTTTACATTTAAAATATTAGGTACTACATGTATTCCAGCTAGAATTATGGGATTAACATTTACTTATGAAGATAATACAACTGATAGTCATTATGAGCCTAGTGTTGGTAATTCATCGGTAACAAATAGAATATTTGCTTACAGACAAGGTACTACTTGGGGTGGGAATATCCCTGATTTGAGGATTAGACTTTATAATGCCGTATCCGGTGCTTTAGTGTTAGACGATACCATATTAGTTTCATCAGAAGGAACTTTTGAATATTCTAGTGATGGTGGTTCAAATTGGTTAGCATGGGATGATACAGCTGATTCAATATCTAATTACATCAGATATACTGCAACATCATTACCAAATGGAATAAGAATTAGAGCATTATTAACGCAAGCATAATATGATAGATGATATAGTATTTGATGTGACTGAATTTTTATTAGAATTACCGACACCACCAGCTGGTGGTGTCATTAGTTCATACTCTTTGAATGGTAATGATTATGATTTTACTGAATCGTCTGGTGGAGAAACTAGCTCGGTATTTGTTAATTGATTTATGTATCACCATAAATATCTTTTGGTTTAATACATTTTTCTTTGATTAATTTTTCAATAAATGCAAACATTTTTAATCCATTATCTTCACAATAATCTTTTAAAATTTTGTGTGTTGCTGGAGTAATTTTTAGGTTTTTAGTTCGTTTTATCGCCATTATTTAAAGGTTTTCTATATAAGTATGACGAAAAGCAGAAAAAAGTCATACTAATTATGGAGTAGAATACTCCATAAAAATTCTTTTCCATATTTCTAATATATTTATTAGAAAGAATAGAAAATAATATAGCTTAAAAATAAAAAATAAATGGCTTCAGAAAGAGTATTCGTTAGTCCCGGTGTTTATACCTCAGAGAGGGATTTATCATTCGTAACTCGTAACGTTGGTGTAACAACTTTAGGTTTGGTTGGTGAGACTACAAAAGGTCCAGCATTCCAACCAATTTTCGTTAGTAACTACGACGAGTTTAAAGCATTTTTCGGTGGATTGAATGCAAAAAAAGTTAAAGATACTGGGGCTCCAATGTATGAATTACCATACATTGCTAAATCATATTTGTCACAATCAAATCAATTATTCGTATCAAGAATCCTAGGATTCTCTGGTTATGATGCTGGCCAAGCGTGGGGTATCACACTTGATGCTGCATTAGACCCAACAACAAGTGGTGCAACTACTGGTACGGTTAATAAAAACCCATTCATCACTTATACCGCAACAACTGCTGGAACACTTACAAATGTTGTGATAACTGACTCATTGATTCAACAATTATATGATGATGGATTTGTAAACCTTAATTTCTTAACAACAGCTTCAACTGGTGATACTGCGACTTATAATCCAGTATTTGATAAAATTTCTGAAACTGGATGTGCATTTACTGGTGCATCATTTACTGTTTATGTTAATTCAGCTGGTACATCCGGTGGTAACGTAACAGGTAGTACAACTGGTACTACAATTCATTATTCTGGTACTTGTTACTCAGACGTTGAAAACAAAATTGTTGCATTAATCAGGTCAAGAGGTAGATATGATGGTACTGAAACATTATTCTTTGATTGTAGTGGTGGTACAATTGGTATTGCAAGTACTGGTCAAACAGCACAAGAATCACCATTAGGTGCATTCAGCATTACTGGTACATCTTATTTCCAAGGCGCATTTAATTATTCATTATCATTCGATAGAACTAAGAAAAACTATATTACTAGAGTATTGGGTACATCTGCACAAGATAACACTACTGCATTATATGTCGAAGAGATTTATGAAAACATGCTTGAAGATTTTATCACAGAAGAAAAAGTCAGAGGTATTAATATGACATTGATTGAGTATGGAAATACCTTCGATGATTATAAAGTAGAATATCAACCAGCGGTTACACCTTATGTTGTATCTGAGGTTAGAGGTAATAAAGTTTTGAGATTATTCAGACTTTGGACAATCTCTGATGGTAATACTGCAAATAGAGAATTTAAAATTTCAATCACAAACATCAAACCAGATGATAAATTATTTGATGTTGAAATCAGAAGTTATGCTGATACAGATGCTAATCCGGTTATTCTTGAGAAATTCTCAAGATGTACAATGGACCCAACATCAGATAGATTTGTTGGTAGAAGAATTGGTACATTAGATGGTCAATATGTTTCTAACTCAAATTATGTGTTAGTTGAAATTGATGAAGATAGTGATGGTAGTGATGCATTCCCAGCTGGTTTCGTTGGTTTCCCAATCAGAGATTATTCTGAAAACGGTAACACATCAGTTGAAAATCCAACTATCAATTACAAAAAAACTTATGGTATTTTTGAGAAAAAAAGAAAAGCTTATTTGGGTCTTTCTGATATCGTTGGTATCGACCAAGATTTCTTTGACTATAAAGGTAAACCAGATAGTACGACAGTAGATATTTGGACTGGATTAACTAAAGGTTTCCACATGGATATCGAAGCTAGTGCTGTTACAATTGACAATGTTGAAATAGTAATCAACCTTACTGGTGGTACTTATTCTCCAATATTTGAATTTGAAACAGGTAATGCTGAATTCAAAAATGATTTTGACCTTGCTGGAACTGATTATGAAAAAGTTTATGCACGTAAATTTACATTTGCACCTTATGGTGGTTTCGATGGTTGGGATATCTACAGAACTAGAAGAACAAACCAAGATGCTTACACAATCAATGGTTCAAAAGGTGCTTTAGGTCTTACTAATGGTGTGTTCTCAAACAGAGCACTTACTAACGGTGAAAACGGAATTAGTTCTGATTACTACGCATACTTTGAAGGTCTTAGAACATTCGCTAATCCTGAAGCAATTAACATTAATGTGTTTGCTACTCCGGGTATCGATATGATTGACCACACAAACTTAATTGAAGAAGCAATCGAAATGATTGAAACAGAAAGAGCGGATTCAATTTATATCGCAACACTTCCAGATACAGATACTGGTGGTGGTGTGATGACCGCAGAAGATGCTGTTGATAATATTGACGGAGCTTTTGATAGTAACTATACTGCAACATTCTGGCCTTGGATTCAAGTTCAAGATGCTGAAAATAATGTTCTTGTTTGGTTACCACCTACAAGAGACGTTGTTAGAAACATTGCATTGACTGATAATATTGCATTCCCTTGGTTTGCTGCTGCTGGTGTTCAAAGAGGTGACGTTAATGCTGTTAAATCTAGGGTTAAATTAACTCTTCAAGATAGAGATACACTTTATGATGGTAGGATTAATCCAATTGCTACATTTGCATCTGAGGGTATTAAAATCTGGGGTAACAAAACTCTTCAAGTTAAGGAATCTGCTTTGGATAGAATTAACGTTAGAAGATTGTTATTACAAGCAAGAAAATTAATTTCTGCTGTATCAATTAGATTGTTATTTGAACAAAATGATGATATTGTTAGAAACCAATTCTTGTCATTAGTTAATCCAATTCTAGATAATATCAGAAGTGAGAGAGGTTTAACAGACTTTAGAGTTGTGTTGGATGATGACCCAGAAGCAATTGATAGAAATGAACTTTGTGGTAGAATCTTTATTAAACCAACAAGAGCATTAGAATTCATTTGCGTAGAGTTCAACATTATGAACACAGGTGCAAGTTTTGATGACATCTAAAAATATAATTTATAATAGGAAAGGGACCCAGTGGGTCCCTTTCTTTGTTAATGAAATATTTATAATTAAAAGACTATAATGGCAAAAAAATTAATCATAACTGAAAAACAACTGAAGATAATTGCTCATCAAATAAATGAAGATGAAGCAGCATTAAATGAACTTTTGACTGAAGGTGTTATTGAAGAGGGTTTTAAAGAAATTGCCTTGAGTTTATTAATGTTAGCTGGTGTGACATTAACTGGTCAAAATAAAGCAATCGCACAAAACTCTTTAACAAATCAAGAAATTATTCAAAAAGTTAATAATGTATTATCTGATACCACCCAATTAAATAAATTAATTGATAGGATAGATAATAAGATGCCCAATGCCGGAGAGTTAATTCAACAAAATGCTGAAAGAATTAAATCTACGATTGCTTATCTCGATGCTAAAAATAAAAAAAAGGATAAGGTTTCATATACTACCGATACTCAAAGAACAACTAGTCCATCAGTCCTTAGAACTAGATTAAGCCAAGGATATGCAATTAGTGATGTAATCATAACGAGAGACACAATTCTTCCAAAAGGTTCAAGCGTTATCGTACAAGATACCATTGATTTTAAATGGTCGTCAGATAATTTTTTCAACACAGGTACATTTGATTTGAGTGTTTCAACTATGGACTCTATTTCTATAGTTGTGAATGATATAAAGCTTGCTGGTGGTAAAATCATTGGTGTATTCATTGAATCATCAACAGATACTGAACCAATAAAAATGGGTAACGAACAATTATCATTATTAAGAGCACAAAGTGTTGAAAATTTCATGATGACACTTGATTTAACTGACGCAAAATTCAGTACGACTACTAAACCAAATAGTGGGCCTAATTTATTTGAGCCCGGAATGTCTAAGGGTGATAGAGTTGAAGCTAGAATTAAAACTGCACCATATCGATATGTTACAATCAGATTAGTTGTTGTATTCGATGAGGAAGTTAAGGGTGGTGAAACGGCACCACAAGTTATTGAAAGGCACCAATATGAATTGGTTAAGATAACTACTTCAACTAATAAAACTGTTCGTATGCACTACACTAGTGGTGCTAAAACTAAGTGTAAAAAACTTAAAATTAAAAAGGATGATGGTTCCACAACCCCTATGGATTGTGTTTTTGACCAATAATCATTGTGTATCACATTTATTTTCAATATATTTGTTAATTCGACAACATTTTATATGAAAAATAAAAGAATTTACGTATTTGATTGGGATGATAATATCATTCATATGCCAACTACCATGATAATGGAGAAACTAATTGGGGAGTCGTGGGAGATTATTGAAATTTCAACCAAAGACTATGCAGAAATTAGGAAAAATCCAGAATATCGATATCCAATCGGGGTGGCTGACCCATATTTAAATTTCTCCAATAACCAACAATTTATAACTGACCTAAATAAAGCTTTAAATGATAAAGCATATGGCCCATCTTTTAGTAAATTCAAGGAATGTTTAATATATGGTAATGATTTTTCAATTATTACTGCCAGAGGTCAATCTATTGATGTTATTAGAGCCGGAATCATTATGATTATAGGTAAAACTTTTTTGGATTACGAATTGAATATGATGTTAGAAAATGTTGGTGACCTTAATAACTATTTATCTAAACAAATAATTAGTCCAGTAACATCATCTGAGATGAACTTCCCACAATTAAAAGAATTAGATGTTGTTGATTCAATAGAATTACGCAAAGTATTAGCATTAGATTTATACGTAGAACATAGAATTAATGTGGCTAGTGAGTTTGAATTTGATGGTAAATTCAGTATTGGTATTAGTGACGATGACCAAAGAAACATCAATACAATAAAAGATTTCATCAATAAAGCACTAAAACCAAAGTATCCAGATATACATTTTGTCATTTATGACACATCTAATCCAAATAATATTATAAAAAGAGCAATTTAATTTCACTTTTTGATATCAAAATTAACTAAATAAAATTTTTTTTAGAAAAAAACACATTTCAGCATATTTATAATTAAATAAAGAGAACTTTAAAATTTAATTAAAATGGCTGATTTGTTAATGAAAATGCCCGTACCGTATGAACCAAAGAAAAAGAATCGTTGGTTGATTAGATTCCCATCTGATTTGGGTATTCAAGAATGGTGGCTACAAAGTGCTTCTAGACCATCAATTACACAAAATGAGGTTGAGATTCCATTTCTTAACACATCAACTTGGGTAATTGGTAGATTTACTTGGGAGCCAATTACTGTTACATTTAGAGACCCTATTGGTCCATCTGCTGCACAAGCAATCATGGAATGGGTCAGATTACACTCAGAATCTATTACTGGTAGACAAGGTTATGCCGCTGGATACAAGAAAGATGTTGAAGTGGAAATGCTTGACCCAACTGGAGTAGTTATTGAAAAATGGGTATTACAAGGTACCATGACAACAAACGTTCAGTTTGGTGACTTAGCAATGGACGATGACTCAATCGCAGATATCACTGTAGATTTGAGATTCGACAGAGCAATCCTAGTATTCTAATATTAACATAAAAAATTATAAAAAGGACGTACAAATTGTACGTCCTTTTTTATTTTTAGAAAACTTTACTATGACTATTTATATAATAGATTAGAAAGATAACAATTAAGTAAAGTTTTTACATTATGTCAGAAAATAAACCACGAGTACTTCCAACATTGGAAGAGATTGCTGCTGCTAACGCAACAGGTGCTGAAATAGCAAATCAATTTGAAAAAGAAACTCAAATTAAATTTAATAATGAAGTATCAATAAATGAACAAGCTGCGGCTGAGGCGATGCGCTTGAAAACAGAACAACAAATTGCTGAAAGAGAAAGACTTCTTCAGATTCAAAGAGATAGGGCAGATTTATTAGATATTGAAAGAGCAAAAATGATGAATCAAAAAGCTCCAACAAAAATTGTTACACCACCAGTTGTACCACCAGTACAACCACCAATTTCACCATCCGGTTATGATATGCCAGAAAGTGCGCCTGAAAGCTATGATAAATATTATACAATAAGTCAACCACAAATTAATGCTTCTTATGACGTAATTCCTTTACCATCTGGTGGTAAGTTGTATAAGGGTAAGAAAAAGTCAATTAAAGTGGCTTATTTGACTGCGGCAGACGAAAATATTTTAACAAATCCAAATTTAATGGATAGTGGTGAATTCTTAGAAATATTATTCAATAGAAAAATGCTTGATACTGAATTAAGATATAAAGATTTACATGTTGGAGATAGAAACGCTATTATGATTTGGCTTAGGGCGACAGGTTATGGCCACGAATATCCAATTACAGTGTTTGACCCTAAAACTGCCGAACCATTTGAACATATTGTTGATTTATCTGAATTGAAAACAATTCCATTAACTATTGATACTGATAAAGAAGGTTTGATTGATTTTACATTACCATTAACTAAAGCAAAATTGAAAATAAAATTATTAACTATTGGTGATGTTGAGGATATTGAAAATCACGTTTCTGAAATGTTAAAGGCTGGTGATGAAAATGTTGATACAGTAACATATACTTTAGAAAAACAAATCATTGAAGTCAATGAAATTAGGGATAGAGCATGGATTAAAGATTTTGTTCAAACAATGAGAGTTGGTGATTCAAACGCAATAAAAAAATATATTGATGGAATTGAAAGTGGAATTGATATGAAACTTGAGATTGAGACTCCGGGGGGTGGGTCATTAAAAACCTTTCTTCCCGTTAACTTCAAGTTTTTTTGGCCTAACTTATAATTATAAGCGACCATTTTTACAAGAAATTTACATCTGTATGAAACATTTAAAGTTTACGTATCGAGATGTAATGGATATGCCAGTATATGAAAGAAGATTCTATATTGAAATGTTTAAGGATGAAATGGACCAACAAAAAGAGCGAATGGATGAAATGAAAAAACAAAAATCATCCGGCGGAAAAGGAACCCGAACAAAAACAATATCTGGTGAGGCATTAAAATCACAAATGAGAAATAAACAAATCCCTCCACAATAAAGAGGGATTTTTGTTATATTTTGATATTTATTACTAAAGTACGGTATGAAATTGAGAGTTGAACATATAACATTGAAAGAGTTAATCACAGAAGCTACTTACCAAGACGCATTTAGTAAAATCAAAAAAGGTGATACTATGGTTGTTAAAACAGGTAAACAAGTTTATAGTGCTAGAATTATTAATAAATTTGGTAATCAAGTAACATTTGAATGGGAAGGTGAATATTATGTGTTTACTAATAATTCTTTTGATGGTGCAAATCTTACAACACATAGATTAGTTATTGGTGATGATGGTAGAACAAAAAGAACCATTAAAGGACCAACAATCAATGGTGTTTATTCAATAGTTATTAAAAGAGGTGATGAAATCGTTAGTGGTGTTTCACCTAGTCAAGGTAGACCGGAACCACAAGCGAAAACACAATCAAAAGTACATGCTGATTTTGAAGAAAGAAAAACCGAAATCATCAATTCATTTAAGGGTTTCACTGAAGGTGAAGTTATGGAAATAAAAACTGGTAAATTAATTACTAGTGGTAAAGATAAGGATTCTATTGCTAAAAACACCATTACTAGTATTACGCTACATGTGGAAAAGGTTACAGATACTTTATTAAAGGCGAGTCCAATTGATTTTGTGGGTGCTGATGCATCACATTATCAACGTTTAGATAATTCTTATTTTTATTTTGGGCCTGAATCTATTGAAGCTACATCTGAAGGGATAAATCTAGTTGTGAAATTAAAAGATGTTGATAGTGGAAATATTTCAAAAGAATATATCAAAAATGTTTTCAGTATTGAAAATATGGGTCAATACAGAGATGAACCAGAATTTTCGGTTAGTGATATTATGCAATCACCAGCAATGAGAAGTATGATGTTTAAGAATCCTAGTTTATTAGACCGAATTTTGGGTCGAAATAAAGCTAAGGGTATTATTCCATTAGAAAAAAAATTAGCTTCACTTGGTTTATCAAGTAAAGTTCAAAAAGGTAAAAATGTAAAATTCTCATATGAGGGGCCGGATATTAGACCTGAGTATCGTTTTAATTTCACTAACGGTAAGACTTATGTTGGGAAATTTACCAAGGATAAAGTAATCAAAAGAACTGCTGATAACAGAAGAGAATCCATGTATGTTAAATTAGGAAATAAGCTTGATGATAAAACTTATGAGGCAACAATTGAATTCGTGAAATTAATCAATAATGAACCACAACGTGAAGTCGTTGGTAGAGGTAAAATAAAATTAATTGATTTAGGTTAATAATGGCTAATGAAAGTTTTAACATAGATGATTTTAATGAGTTAGAAGCAAAATATCAAAGATTAATTGAGTTGCAAAGTAGAGCAACAGATGGTCTTAAAGGATATAATTCTATCATAAAAGATATCAGAGAAGTAGCTAAGAACTTGCAGCATATAAGGCAGCAAGAAGCTAAGTTATTGGCTGAAATTGAGGATAGAGAAAAGAAGAAAAAAGAACTTTTAGCTAAATCCGGCAAACTTCAAGGAAAAAACAAAACCCTAGTCGAAGCTGAACTTAGAGCATTAGAAAAAGAAATCGCTGCTAGAAAAGAAGGTTTAAAATACGCTAAACAAAAAACTGCTGTATTACAAGAAAATGCTGCGATATTATCTGAATCAGCAAATTCTTCTAATTTAATTTCCGCATCATTTGTAACCATCGGTAGGAGTGCTGTCGGATTATTCAAATCCGCAAAGGGTATTTCTAAAGAATTAATTAAAGAAATGAAGGCTGTTCAACTTACTGAACAAAGCATGGGTATTCTTAATAAGCAATCTGATGCCTTTAGAATGAATTTATATAAGGCCGCTGGAACAACACAACAATTAGGAGTTAGTGCTGCTGATTTAGCTAAAATGCAAGGGTCTTATTCTGAACAAATTGGTAGAGGTGTAATTTTAAGCCAACAAGGATTAGAGGCCATGGCCGAAATATCCAAAGGTACTATGCTTGGTGCTGATGGTGCCGCTGAAATGGCAGCAAATATGGATAGTTTCGGTATATCAGCAATTGGTACTAAAAATATCATTGAAGAAATGATGAATTTATCTACTAAAATGGGTGTAAATTCTGTTGCAGTTACCAATAATTTAAAGAAAAATATGCAATTAGCTAATCGATTCCACTTCAAGGATGGTGTTAAAGGTATGGTTAAACTTGCGGCAGCAGCTGCAAAGATGCATTTGGATATGGAAGGGATTGCAAGTATGGCAGATAAAGTATTCCGTCCAGAAGGTGCGGTTGAAATGGCTGCAAGATTACAAACAATGGGTGGTGAATTCGCTAAATTAGGTGACCCTTTCCAATTAATGTTTAAAGCTAGAAATGATTTTGAAGCCTTTGCTAAAGATATTGGGGAGGCAACAAAAGAATTTTCTAAATTCAATGAAGAAACTGGTCAATTTGAAATATCCGGTCTTGGTTTTGATAGGATTAAAGAAATTGCTGATATTACTGGAATTAGTGCTGATAAATTAGCTGAAATGTCTAGAGAAACAGCTAAGATACAACAAATCGAAATGAATGTTGGTATGGGAGTTACAGATGATGAGAATATTGAATTCATTTCATCTATTGCAACATTCAATGATATTACAAAACAATGGGAAGCAAATGTTGATGGTCAAAATAAAAACATAAAAACATTGACGGATGCTGATATAAAAAAAATGAAGGATGAAAAAGCTTCATTAAAAGAAAGAGCAAAACAAGCACAAACTTTTGATGAGACTTGGCAGAACTTACAAAATACTTTTAAAACACTGTTATTTCCGATTTTAAATGGTCTTTCCGAGGGTTTAAAAGAACCAATGGCCGATTTCATGGAATGGGCTCAAAAAAGCGGTGGATTCGATAAATTATTTGAATCAGCTAAAACTATTGGTACTACAATTGGAAAGGCGTTGAAAGGAATCACAAAAGTTGCGACTACAATTGCTGAATTTGTTGCCGACAATCCAATCACATCATTAATTTCGGTTATTGGTGGTATGGGATTATTTAAATACCTACAATGGGTAGCAAATGGTAAAGCATTGGCCGTTGGATTTAATATGGGTGCATCAATTGGTGGAGGTATGGGTGGACCCGGAGGTGGTGGCCGTCGTGGTATGTTCGGACGTGGAGGCATGGGTAACATGATGGGTATGGGTAACCCATTTAGTGGTGCAAAAAATGGTTTCAGAGGTGCTGGTATACAAGGTAAAGGTATTGGTGGAAAAATGTGGGGTGGCTTAAAAGGTGGTATGGGCGGCATGGGTAACATGGGCTTAGGCTTATTGGGTATGGCCGGAGGAATGGGTATGGATTATCTTAGAAGTGGTATGGATGACCCTGATAGTGCAGGTGGTAAAGCACTTGGAATAGGTAGTTCAGCAATGCAAGGTGCTGGTATGGGTGCTATGTTTGGCCCTTGGGGGGCACTAATTGGAGGACTACTTGGGGGTGGTTATGGTGCTTATAAAGAATTAAATTTTGAAGATAAAAACAAACAAATATCAAATATTGATAGCTATGATGACGTTATTATGCGAAGCGGACAAGCCCCGATTGGGATTAGTCCAGCTGATGATGTTATGGCAGTCAAAAAAGATGGTCCAGTTGATAAAGCTTTAGGCGGAGCCACAAAAGGTGGGGGTACTTCAAATATTTCATTTAGTCCATTAACGATAAATGGTAAAATTGAGCTGGTTGGAGATGGTGCTTCTGGTTCTATCGATTTAAGTGACCCAATCCTAATGAGAAATTTGAGTAAAGTAATTACCGAAGAAATTAGAAAAGCAATTGGTGGAGGAAAATTAAATCCAAACCCAGCAAAATAAGGGATTCGTAAGAAATATTGAAAATAATTCAAAAAAAGCTTGCATATGTATGAAAAATTTAGTTTTTTATATATAATTAATATGTAATATTAATCTATTATTATAATAACAGTTATTATAACTATGATTATATATATCGTTTTCAACTTCTCCTATTTATTTTAATCAAAAACTTGTTAGATTGGTATTTATATAGAAATGATTAAGTATGCCAAATGGAATAAACGATATTTCACCAAATTTAAGAGATTGGTTATTGAATAAGAATCTGATTTTATCAGATTCAATAACTAATAGTGGTTTAGCTTCATTGGCTGTAGGTCTTGGACAACAAGCACAGATTGAAACTCTTCCGGTTGCTGTTCAGGCATCTCAAAATATTGTAACTAACGGTCAATTTTATAGGGATTTAAACCTTCTATCCAATCCATATAAATCAATGGATGGTAATGAAGTTATTGATATTAATACAAATACAATTATTAATATTGGTAACCTTCCAGTGGGCACACAACCACTAAGTTATCAACAAAATATTGGTTCGGAAAATCCTACATCACCATTTAATGTTGATTCTGATGACGCTAGAAAACAAATGTTGAAAAACAAATATTTCGATGCGGATTTATTATACAAGGTAAATTTGAATACTGTATCGGTGTCTACGACTGCTGGTGGAGTATATAATTTCAAAGAATCTTTAGCTCAAAGAACCCTTGATACTGTGTTGAATGCAGTAAACCTAGGTGGTGTATCACAACAACTTGGTGTTGTTGGAAATGATTCTCAATTAGGTAGTATTGCTGATGCTCAATTAGTAAAACATTTTGGTTATAATGCGGCCTTTGGTTTAATTCAAGAAACTCTTGGAAGTATAAATTTGAATCCACTTAGTCTTCTACAAGGTAATAATATTTATGTTCCGAACTACAGTATTACAGTAACGAAGGGACAACTAAGTAACGTAATAGACTTTGGTGCTAAGGTTTTAGGTTTTCAAGCACCAGTGAGTTTGTTAGACCAATCATCATCAATTTTCTCATCAGAAAACCCGATTGATAATATCAGTCGAGTTAATTCTATGGTGGCTAACACTGGTGTTGGTCAAGTGCTTGCTATGATTAATAATCTTAATCAGAACAAATATAAACCAACGATTGATGATAGTAGAAAAAAACTTAGCGTAGTTAAGGGTGATACAGGAACTAATGGTCAATTATATGCTTTTGAATCAGCTGAAAGAGGTAGAATCCTAGATTTATTGAATACGGCCCCACCAGTTGTGAATAGTGCTAATGAGCCATTTATAAATGGCATTCCTAATCCGGCTTTCACTATTGATGCAGTAAACGCTATTAATGAAACTCAATTTGAAAACACTTATGGTAAGATAACATCAGAAATTGATGGGTCATTTGCAAATGATTTTGGTATTGGACCTAATGACAATGTGTTTGAATACGGGGAAGATGGAAGTTTTGTAAACAAATATATTTGGGGTGATAATAATAACAACAAACCTGGTAAAAGAATATTCCCTACTGATAAATTCACTGAACCAAAAAGTTTATTGTATAAAACACAACAATTATTTAAAACCAACAAAATGAGAACACTAACCTCTGGTAGAGCTGTTGGTGGTCAAGTTAAAAGTGAAATTCAAAATTCAGTTTATTTCAATCATATTTCAAAAGGTAGTGGTGTGCTTACCCAAACAGCCTTACAACCAAATGCTAGTGCAGAAAATTTAACTAGTGAAGATATTTTCTGTAGAACGTGGACAACATTTGATAGATATAGTCAAGTACTTGATTTACAAAAAAATTCTGGATTACATAGTAATGCTGGCTCAACAATAAGGAATAATATTCACAATTCTGTATTAGATGATAACGGATTTGTTAGAATAGCACCAATTGTTGGTGATGGTGATTTTGCGGATGATTTCAAAGAAACAAAAATAAAACGTTTCATGTTTTCAATCGAAAACTTAGCATGGAATGGATTTCAACCATTTTTACCTAATTGTGAAAAAGGTCCGGGCGACCCAATGACTGGTACTCGTGGTAGGATTATGTGGTTTCCACCATATGGTATGAATTTCACTGATAATTCTAGTGTGAATTGGGATACAACTAATTTCATTGGTAGAGGAGAACCTATGTATACTTACAATAATACAGAGAGAACCGGAACATTACAATGGCAAATGATTATTGACCATGCAACATACATTAATGATTTGAGAGATGCAGGTGCTAGTGATGAAGTATTTGCTAGTATAGCTGCTGGTTGTATGGATTTAGATTCTATTGTTGGTAGTAAGATGACTCAAGTCGAAAAGGATGTTATTGAGGTATCTACTGCAATTAAAGTTCCAGAAGTTGAAGTACAACCACAAATTCCACCAGACCCATTTAAGGTTTATTTCCCTAATGATGTAACATCTGTTCCTACTAACTATGAAAATGGTGACGGTGTTGGTGTGGGCTCTATTATGGCTGATGAAGGTTATATTACAACAGCCATTAATGGTAGTATTCATCCATATCCTGATAATACAGATTTTGGTTTGAATAGTTGTCTTAGTGGTAATTGTCCACAAGGTCAAAAAATAATTTTAGATGGTCAAACATTTGATGGGTGGCAAGGTAACGCATATCTCCCAACACTAGTTGAATATTTAATCAAAAAATGTCCAGCATGTAGAGTTAGTTTAAGTGGTTGGGCTAGTCAAGATGGTCAAACTGAAGCTGCTGATGCGAATCAAAGATTATCAAATGATAGAGCCGAACATGTTGCTAATACGTTAAGAACACTTTTGAAATTGGCTGGTGACCCTATTGTTGATAGTAGATTTGAATTTATTCGTGGTGAAGGTAATACTGGTTGTCCGGCTAAAGTTATAAATCCTGATGGTAGTGTTATTGGTGAGGTTGATACTATTTGTAAAAAACAATCTAGATTCACACAAGTATCATTTACTTACGACCCAATATTAGATGAAAAATTAGCTGCTGCGGCACCACCAATTGTTCAACAACCTGTTGCTGATTTATCATTAGATATCAGAAAAAGATATTTTAATGAATGTAGTTATTTTCAAAAGATTGAACAAGAGGATAAATTTATTTATTCTTCAATAAAAGAGAAAGTGAAATATTTTCACCCAGCATTCCATTCTATTACACCAGAAGGATTTAACTCTAGATTAAATTTCCTTCAACAATGTACAAGACAAGGACCAACAATCAGGGAAGGTGTACCAACTAATTTAGCTTTTGGAACACCACCAGTATGTATTTTACGTGTGGGTGATTTCTACCATAGTAAAATTATTATTGATAACATATCATTTTCTTTTGACCCATTAGTTTGGGATTTAAATCCAGAAGGTGTTGGTGTTCAACCAATGATATGTACTGTTGATATGTCATTCAAATTTATTGGTGGTTCTAGTTTACAAGGACCAATAAATAGATTACAAAACGCTGTATCATTTAATTTCTTTGCGAATACTGAAATTTACGATGAAAGAGCTGACCATATCAAAAAAGCTGGACCTACTGATGTTGATGCGAATGGTAATCCTAGAGACTACGTTTTAGTAAATGGTGCTAACCCAAATAATTTTGATAATCCACCTGAAGGATTTAATAATATTTATGGTTTATCATCTGGAATTAGTAATTTACCTCAAGATGAAGTTAATCAAGAGGTGAGGTCAGAAATTGAAACTTCATCTGTTCAAACTGATGAAGAAGGTTCTAATACACAAGAATTAACAATTACAGGTTTCAAACATGTATTGACTAGGCCACATGCTAATAAGGATAAACAATCTTGGACTGTATTAATTGAAGCAGCAAGTGTTAATTTCCTTGATTCTGATGGTCAATTCATCCCAAGTGATGATGAAGTTAATGCATATTTTAATGCTGGTGTAAAAATATCACTTGATGGTATAACAACACCATTCCATTATGAAGAACTTGTTGTTGCAGATACGAAACTGAGACAATTTTCATTAATAAATGGTGGGATAACAATTGGTCAGGAAGGATTAGTTAATGGACAAGGTGTTGTAGGATTAACCGAAGGTAAATATCATTTATCAATTTATGTTGGTGGAACACCAATGTGTAAAACAAATATTGAAATAATTAATACCGGATGGGAACGATGGGGTGATAGTGCACCAAAATTAAATGTTTAAAAAATTAAATAATAATGGCTGAATATTACGATAGATATCAAAGGTTTAAAGAGAATGGGAGTATCAGACCGATACCGGGTATCATAATTAACACAAGTGGTGAAGATAAATCAGTTGTTTATAAATTAGGTCACACAAGACTTGACAAATTGTCACAAGAGTATTATGGTAACCCATATCATGGTTGGTTAATAATGGTAGCGAATCCAAAATTTGGTGGTTTGGAATGGGAGATTCCAAACGGTGAAGTTATAAGGATACCATTTCCATTTAAAGATGCGATTGATAGGTATAATAAAGAAGTTGAAAGACATATATTACTCTACGGAGAATAGTTATAAAAAAATATTATGGGTAGAATGAAACTCGTTGACCCAAATCCAAAGGGTCAAGATGTAATAAATCACGAAGATTTAAGTATTTTTGTTGAATTAGTTACAACAAAAAAAGATAGGTCAGCAATTAATCGTGATGATTCAGAAAAAGTTACTGGTTTTCAAAAGGGTGGTACTAAAATACCAATTAAATTTCTTAAAGGAACGGATACTGATGGTGATGGTAGGAATGAACTTACCACACATTATACTGAAATAAACACTAAATTTAATCAAGCAAATCCTGATTTAGAAACACTAGGTATTACATCAATTGATATTGATTTTAACACCTCATACGCACCCATGGTTACAATTGATTTTACTGATATTAGAGGTAAGTTATTTGAAATGGGTAATGAATCACCTTATAGTGTATTTTTTAATATGCCGTACCCAATATTTGAATTAACAATTAAAGGCTATTATGGTAAAGCAGTTAAATATTGTTTACATTTAACCAAATTTAGTGGTAAATTAAATGATACTACTGGTAATTTTGAAATTCAATGTGATTTCATCGGGTATACTTATGCGTTCTTAGCTGATATGTTGATGGGTTATCTTAGAGGTATTGCTGAAACAGATATCGCTAGGGATAAAATTGCTGCTGCTAAGGTAAAATTTGCTAGTTATGACCCACCGCAAGCTTTTTTTGGTATGAATGAATTTAACGAAAAGATTAAAACATTGAATACTGAAATTGAAAAGTTGAAACACAGTGATGAAAGAATTCAACAATTAGCAAAATCAGAAGCCGGAATCATTAAAGTTGATGCACTTAAAGAAGATATTAGAAAATTCTTGAGAAACATCGGTAATGAAAGAGATGTAACCACTAATGAATCGATGAATCTACTTTATAAAGGTGGATTTGTGATGTTTAGAAAACCTACTAATAAAATAAATTTAGATAATATTACTCGTGCTATCACGCAAGATTTCAACAAATTATTTGTTGATAAGGTAATAGCATTCAACACAGAATATCCTGAATTTTCGGTCAATTCTGATTCATATAGAATAGAAGCTGGTAAAAACAGTGATTATGAAATTAGAAGAATTGATTTTACTTCAGCAATTGAAATTGGTCAATATATTAGTAATAATGGTAAAACATTTACCACTGAAGATTCATTCGGCAATCCAGTTATTTACCAACTTAGAACAGTTCGTTCTATATCAGAAAAAAGTGCAGAATATTATGAAGATTTTAGATTCGATATTGAATTATTGGGTAGTAAAATTGCTGATAGCACTGAATTAGGTTATATTGATTTGAGATATGCTTTAGATGAATTGAATGATGTTGGTGTTAGATTGACTAATTACTCAAAAAAAACAAAAGAATTATTATCCAATGAATTGGTTGATAAAATAGAAACTATTTTTCAAGTTACAACATTAGATGAAAATGGAAATCCGGTTACAATTAAATTCAGCCCAACCATAAAAAATATGGTTAGACTTTTAACTGAGCACGTACACATCTTCATGAAATGTATAAAAGAAGTTGCTGGAGAAGTACAACAAAATATTAGTGATAAGGTAAGGAAAAGTCAATTTAGAAATTTAACGACTGATAGGGTTTATGAATTAAAAGACGGTGGAACTGATAGTGATGATACTGGTGACATAAATGAAGTTTTACCATTCCCAGATTACAAAGAAAAGAATTATGATAAAAGTAGTGGTGGTTTCGGTGCATATGAAGATAAATGGATAGGTACCAAAGCTCCAAGCATGCCGGAGGTAGATTTCATTGAACAATTATTAGAAGGTCTTATAAACGCTAAGAAAAAGGATAATGAATTATTAGAAGCGTTAGAATACGGTGAAGAATTCTGGTTCCCAATCAATCCGTTTGATACAACAATTATGACCGGATTTGTTAATCCATGGGCAGCATTTAAAAATTCAAATGACCCTGATGAAATAATTAGACATATGTTACTTAGAGCAACAATAGCTTTAGGTTATTCATATCACGCCGGATTAAGTGAGACTGAAGGTTTCACATTGGATGAGGTTAAAGCAATCGCTAAATTAGAAGCAAATAATGCTTTTAATAATATTGATACTGTTGCAATACGACATAATATTGCTTACAATTATGGCGGTGATGCCAATTCTATGGCAAATGATATCCTAACTAAAGCGGGTTATACAACAACTAGTACTGGTTATGATAAATGGATTAATAATGCTAGTTTTTTCAATAAAAATAAAATATTTGGTAGTTATACCTTTGAGCAAGCCAGTGTTAGTAATATCTTATTTGATATTGCGATAATTGCGGTTAGTCTACCTTTAGGTTTAGTTGGTCTTACTGGTCCTGAATTAGAAAATACTTATGGCCAAACAACCTTAGTTGATTACAAATACATTCCAGCATTATCACCAGCTAATGATAATGCAATTGTTAGTTCACCAATATTTGGTTCACAAGTTGTTTGGTATTTACCTCTTTCAAGTGCTGAAAATGATAAGACATTTTTCACAGGTAATAAATTAATCACCAAGGATGGATTACCAGCTACATTAGATAGTGCAAATTATGCCAATAATTCCGATAGAATAGCACTTAGAGATAATGGATATGTTTTCTTTGGTAGTTATTTAGGTGGTAATACAACAGCTGGTAAAGCTAAACCGGATGATGGTGCAACGACAGTTAGAATCATTAAAAACCAAGATTATAATCCACCAAATGGTAGATTTCCTGATTATTCTGAAGCAATATTGGAAACTATTCCAGTTAAAGATAATGTAATTGATTTAACGAATATTTCGGATTTAATTACTAATTTTTCATTATACAGTAGTATGTTTGGTGGTGCATGGAAAACCCACGAATTTTTCTATGCTAAAATGCCAGAAGGAAAATATATTGGTAATAGTGAAGTTGCGCCAGTAGAATTATTATTTTATTCTAACACAAGTAGTGATAGACCTTGCTTTGGTGCCGCAAGAAGTATTAATGCTGATTTAAGTGAACAACCTAGTATTTACGATATTAAAAAAGTGAATGGTGTTTATCAAAATATGAATGGCGTTGCATTTGGTGTTAGTCAACAAAGAAATTTATTTGAAGAACATAGAAAGGATGAATATTGGGGTAGCACTAAGCGTGTTTTAAGTGATTATCGTGATGGTGTTAGGAATGTTGCTTGTACTTATTTAGGTTTTGAATTATACAATCAATCTAGTGCAACTGGTACTGAAGATGCACTTACTAGAAATACAACTCACATCTTCCCAATATTTGGTAGTGATTTATATTATCAACAATTAGATGATAAGGCCAAAGCATTTTTATTTTTACACTCCATTCCATTTGATGGACTATCTTATGATATTGATGGCTGGTGGGGTCTATATGGTAATTCATGGGAAGGTTTATTTAGTATTTTCGATGAGGTTGCAGGTCCAGATGAGGAAGTGGATTCAGGAACTGGTCAAGCATCAAGAGGTACTGGTTTATTCACAAAAACAATCCAATTATTCTTTACACAAAGGGCTGGATTTATTAAAACACCATATCCGTGGATATTATTTGTTGGTGCATTACTTTGGAGGTACCGTTCTGCAACTGACCCACTAAAATGGGTGAGCGATTCTGGGTATTCTTTAATACCAAATGCTGAAGGACAAATACCACCAACAAAGGCTGAGTATTTATTACCGAATGTTGCAACAAATGAAATTATGGGATTTGTTGTAGATAGAGATGCATTGAATGATTTATTTGACCCAATTAATGGTCCAATTAATTTAATATTTGAAGGAAAACGTAAGTATATTCCATTAGAAAGAACATTAACAAGATTACCTGATTCAGTCGCAAAAGTATTCATTGATGAATTTCTTGCTTGGACAGAAGGTGTTAATGGTAATGAATCTAAATTTAGATTATTAGCAAATAAATTAGAAATTTTTAAACCAAATGTTACTGAGGATGAAAGAATAAATGCGTGGTTAACCATGGGTGAGAGATTAGTTAATGATGCAAATAATTTATTCACTGAGGCATCTAGTCCATTAAATCCAGCATTACCAGATAACTATATTGTTATTGCGCCGGATATTAAATGGTCAGAAGTTCAATTATTACAAGGTTTAACTTCACATCCAGCTCAAGTAATAAAACAATATCTTAGTGTTGCAGCATCTGCTGCACCAATAGCTACGAAAGCGGCTAATGCAAAATTAATTGCTAAGGAAGCAAGATATGGAACTCCATTCAACTTTTTTGTTGAAATGAGAGATAGTAGTGCTGATAATAATGTTCAAAATGATTTATTTAGTTTCTTTTTGGATACGAGAATTGTTGCTAATTCTAGTTGGAGGCTTTGGGCGGCTAATGCTGAAAATGGTCAAGAAGTTGATTCACCGTCACATCCATTTAGATTTAGTCAAGATAAATTACTTAATTATGTTTTGGCGTTTTCAGAAGAATACCAAAGATTGGTTACTGAAGATAAACAAACACTAGATGATGAGGAAACAAGTATTAAACGTGAGTTATTCAATTCTATTGATGCTGACGACATTAAGTTAAATTTATACAAGAATATTAAATCAATTTATGATAAGTGGATACCAGGTTCTAGGTGTGAATTAGAACTGTGCGGAACACCAGCACCAGATAGCACTGACGATGAAGAATGCACTAATTTAATTGATACATTTAGATTCATCGATAGAGCATATAATGACATTGGAGATTCATTCTTAGTGAACCCAATAGCCATGGTTATCGAAATGATTGAGGATTATAATATTGGTATGTATGATTATTTAGCCAGAACATTAGCGGATAATAATTTCGATTTTATTCCACTACCAACATTTATAAATTATAATAGTGAAGATGCTGTACAAGCTGCATTTAAACCAGAACCATTTAATGTTTCAAGTACTGCAAGTGGTCCACAATTTATTTGTATGTACATTGGTGAGAGGTCTAAAAATTTGAATCTTGGTACTGAAAGTAAACATAAAGATGATGGTTTCCAAATAACGGATGATTATATTGGTATGCCGGAAGATTTTACATCAGGTAGTACAATTATACCTGCATTCAGGGTAGCTTATGGTGATTCGAATCAAAGTATGTTTAAAAACTTTAAACTTGACCAACAAGAATTTACAGAAACCGATGAATCATTACAAATTATTGATGAAATAGCATCTAAAGGTGGCCCAAATAACCCATCAGCTGCTGGTCAAAACTTATTTAATGTATGGAGAACTAGGTCTTATAGTGCTGTAATTGATTCATTAGGGAATGCTCAAATTCAACCATTCATGTACTTCCAATTGGATAACGTACCGATGTTTGCTGGAGCTTATACTATTATTCATGTTAAGCACACGATTAAACCTAACCATATGAGCACAAATTTCAAAGGTGTTAGGGTTAGAGCAACTAAAACACCTATGATAAAAAAATCTACGGTGTTTATGAATTTAATTGGTTCATTATCCGAAGTTGAATTTGATGGTGTTGATTTGGGTGAAGTATCATCAAGTAATTCAGTTGATAGTGTGAATACAACTGGAGGTGGTGGAAATACTACATCACGTAAAGGTGGTAAAGATGCGCCCGGATATGCTGGTTGTATTGCTTATGCTGTAGCTAGTAATGGTATTGGTATTAAAGTACAAAGTACTGATAAATTATCGAGTGGTAATATTGTGAATTATACTTTACCAGAAATCGGTAAGTTTATAGAATCTATTGGTGAACAATGGTATACCATTAATAAAGATAAAGCCAATGGTGATACGTTGTATTATAATGACTTTTCAAAAGAAGGTGGTGGTAGACAAGCGGGACACGCTAGTGGTCATAGAAATGGATTGGAAGCGGATATTAGACAAGTTAGGACTGATAAAGAAAATTCTAGTACTGAAGTTTATGCTGAATACAAACAAGATTCTGGTGGTAATTATGTCCCAAAAAATGGTTCATCAACACCTTTAAATCCTAAATACGATAGGGAAGCAACAAAACAATTGTTGGAATTAATTTTAGACGAAGCGTTGAAAAATCCGGCATGGAAAAAGAATAAACCATTTAAAGCGATTTGGTTCAATGACCCAGTGCTTCAACAATATTTTAAAACTGAGTATAAAAATAGGGATAAATATAGAAGTGATGGTATTGTTAGAGAATCTGATGGTCACCACCACCATTTCCATTTACAATTTAACTTACCTGATAGAATTGCTGACGATGAAGCAAATGGTTTCATGGTATGTAATGAAACAATACAAACTAGACCAACGGATGCTGGTTCAGTAGGCCATTTATCTACATTACCAGAGGTTTTGGTTGGGTTGGGTTATAATAAAGGAACTATGGTTCATCAATTAGCCATGATTATTGCACAAAAAGAAGGTTTTGGTAGTAAAGATGTGAATGCAAGACCTAGAAGAAACAACAACCCCGGAAACCTAGCAGGTACTAATTTTAAAGATATTGACCCGAATGTTACGTTAGAGACCGCATCGAGCCCAACATTTGCTAAATTTAGTTCGGTGGAAACTGGAACTAGAGCTTTGGTTGAGAAAAAAATCATACAATGGTCTAATGGTGGATATCCGGCAACAAAAACTAATGGTAATGATACAGTATTCCAAAATAAATATGGGGTGCCACAAAGTGTTAGAAATATTGCTGGTAAGAAGGTTCCTATGACTATTGAACAATTCATGTATACGTATGCACCACCTAGTGAAAATTCAACGAACAAATACATAACTGATGTAGTTCAATCATTGAATGCAAATGGATTTAATGTGAATAAAGATTCTAGGATTAAGGACTATATCGTGTAAGTCTTTGAATATAAGATTTAATTCAGTATCTTTGTACCATGAAGATTGGTAATATTGTTTCAAACACTAATTTAAATCTTGGTGAAGAGTTTAATATGGTAGATTCCTTGGATAACGTTATCCAAGGAATCCCAACTCTTATTGTCGGTTATGATTTAGTGAAGAAACAATTTGGTGATAATTTAGATTTTTCATCACGAGAAGTAGATGGAATACATTGGACATTCACTAAAGACGAACAAAAAAAATATTATTTAATCGATATCAATAAATTCATGGATTATTGTTTTGATAATGCAATTAAAACGATAAAATATATTTTTGTTGACCCAATACAATTTAAAACTACCAAAATCAAGAAAATCATAACTAAGATAAGGTCATTAAATGAACCAATTTGCTATCTTACTGAAAAAAAAATGTTATACATTTTTGGTGATAATATTATTTTTGGTATTGATTTAAAACTCATTAGTTATTTAGGCATTAATGATAATAAAATCATATCTCAGATAAAGTCTATGTCCAAAGTATTTTTGGAAGGAATTGAAATATTTATTGAATACAAAAACCATTTGGAGAGGTTGGATAATCAACCCAGATACATACCATTTTTGTATTCAATAAATAAACATGGATAAAACAATCTTATTAGCCTCATTTATTTTTCCAGAAAGACTGGAATGGTTCTTAAATTATCTAGAAAATAAATTTAACGTTACCAAAGATAAGGTATTCTTTTTCCAGAATATTGATGATGAATCAAAAATCATTGTAACATTTAAATTGACTCTTAAAGATGGTAAAAAACTCGATTTAAAACACTATTTCCCTAATGCAATCCTTATTCATAAAAAAGGGACCGCTATCTATACGATTAATGCGTTGAATAAGCTGATTGAATCCGAAACTGAATTAGAAATTGGTAATATTGATTATAAGAAACACATTATTGATTGGGAAAAGTATCAGAATAGTTTAATACTCAATAATAACGGAGAACTTACTATTTATAGGATTAAGCGTATTTTTCCCTAATATCCTAATATTTATTATTAAATAACAATGATTTAAAAACGAATGTTATGAAAGATGATAAAAACAAAAAGAAATTAGAAAAATCTTTGGACTCCTTTTTAGAAAGCCAAGTACAACCTGAAATGGATTGTTCTGGTGATGAGTGTATTATCAAAACAGATAAAAGCCTAGTTGAAAGAATAAATAAAAAAGTCGTTACTCAAGACGGCAGAGAATTATTAACATAATCCAATGAATAAGAAATTTAACCAAAAACTTCTAAATGAGGAATTAGCCAGATTCAAGCAAATCAACGAATATGATTTTTATATTGGTGAGGAAGATGAGATGGATGTATATGATGATACAGATAATCTTATTCTTGGTGAGGAAGGTGAAGAAGACGAAGAACTTCCGGCTGATGATTCACAAACTGCATCTGGTGGAGCAGATATGACCGACCTTGAAGGTGATGATACTGATATGGGTCTTGGTGATGACATGGGTGGTCTTGATGGTACAGAAATGGACGATATGGGTGGTACTGAAGAACCACCAGTTGATGGTATGGATGCTGTTGATGATATGGCCGGACTCGATGGTGGGGCAGAAATGGAACCAGTTGAGGATGAAGTGGAACTTGATGTTACTGAATTGGTACAAGGTACTGAAGAAGCGAAAGCTAGTGCTGACATGGCTAACCAAAAATTAGATAGTCTAATGAGCATGCTTGACACCTTAGATGGTAAATTGAATTCTATGGATGGAATTACGGCTAAAATTGATAATTTGGAGAATGAATTAGAAAAAAGAGCCCCAACACCAGAGGAAAAAATTGAAATGAGGTCTCTAGATTCTTATCCTTATAATTTAAAATTAACTGATTTTTGGGCTGAAAAAGAAGGTCAATATGATGTAATGGGTGTTAATGGTAAGAAAAAAGAAGAGGAACCTAAAGTATATTCTTTAACTCAAGATGAAGTCAATAGTGACTATAATGAATCTTCTGTTAAAACTAGTTTTAACGATACAAATGAATTCGAGGAAGAAGATATTTATTAAATTAAAATTTTAGAAAATTAAAAAGCGTAGTCATTTCGATTACGCTTTTTTTTTGTATTATTTTTAAAACACCCTTGTAGAATTGAAAAAAATACGGTTATTTTGTAGAAATATTTGTTCACGTTTTAATAGTAAAAAAAAGTGTAAAAAAAACCATAAATCACTTGACTTTTACAGACTTTTTATTATAATTGATTCATATAAGTTATACTTGAAAAAGAACAAAAAAGCAAAATAAATAATAACATAGTAAATCTAAAAACAAAAAACAAAATGAGTTTAAATGCAATTTTAAAACAGTACGAAAACAACAACACAAGCAAGGCTTCGAAAAAAATGACAAATGATGAAAGACTAAAACAGTATTTCACAACATTCTTACCAGACGGTGTAAAATCAATAACTAAAAGAATTAGAATTCTTCCGGTTGGAGAAAATGAAACACCATTTGTTGAAGTAATGGGTCACAAGGCTCAAGTAAATGGTCAATGGAAAACTTTTGTTTGTCCAAAACATGAAAAAGATGAAGATTGTCCATTCTGTGAAGCTAGAGCAGCACTATTAGCAACTGGTGATGCAAATGACAAAAAATTAGCACAAAATTATTCCGCAAGAAAAATGTACGTTGTCAAAGTAATTGACAGAGCACACGAAGATGAAGGTCCAAAATTCTGGAGATTCAATCATGACTATAGAAAAACTGGTATTTTTGATAAAATCGCTGGTGTAGTTATGGCAATATCTGATTCTGCGGCACCAAATATTATGGACCCAAAGAATGGTAGAGATTTAATTATCACTATCGCTAGAGACCAAAACAACAGACCAACAGTTAACTCTATTGTTCAAGGTGACCCTTCACCATTACATTCTGATGAAGAAACAATCAACAATTGGATGAATGATGATAGAACTTGGGAAACTGTTTATTCAGTAAAACCATATTCTTACCTTGAAATTATTGTTAAAGGTGGAGAACCAACTTGGAAGAAAAATGCTTCTGGTGAAGGTGGTGAATGGGTGGATAAAAACACATTGACTGATAAAGACATCACAAGTGATGAAGAATCAGAATTAACAATTGGTGCTGATGCATCAACAGAATTACCAGCTGAAACAGAAGAAAGTGTTGACCCTTCAACAGAAGTTGAAGACGACCTACCTTTCTAAGAATTAAAATTAATTTGGGTGAGTTTATTTGCTCACCCAAATTTTTTTGTCTAAAAATTAACTATTATTATATAGTGGTGATAATAGCTACTGGCAAGGCGACCATGTAGAGGCTATCGTTAGAAGATAAGTGTAATCCTTACAGCTTCCTTTCACCATTTTATATTAATATAAAAATAACTAAAATTTAACCAATAAACCATGTCAAAAAAACAAGCACCAAAAAAAATTATTAAAAAAGATGATTTCGATTTAGAAAGTTTTTTAACTGAACAAGGTATTGACTCAACACCAAAAGATAAACCACTATCATGGATACCATTATCAAAAGCTTGGCATGATGCACTTAAATTACCCGGATTTGCTAGGGGTTATGTGAACCTTGTAAGGGGTTATTCTAACACTGGGAAATCAACTGCATTTTATGAAGCAATTGCTGGAGCACAAAAGATAGGTGACTTCCCAATCGTAATAGAAACAGAAGGTAACTGGTCATGGACACACGCTAAACAAATCGGTGTAAAATTCAAAGAAGAAACTGATGAAAAAACTGGTGAAATTGTGACTAAACCTGATGGTTTCTTGCTAGTACGAAATCAAGATTTATACAGAAAGTATAAAAATTATAATCATCAAGAGAGTAAAATGATGACTAAACCTACTAGAAACGAACCAGTGATAGAGGATGTAGCATTATTCATAAGTGAGATGATTCAATTACAAGAGGATGGTAAATTCCCTTATAATATGTGTTTCCTTTGGGATTCAATTGGAACTTTGAACTGTTATAAATCAGCGTTATCAAATTCTAGTAATAATATGTGGAATGCTGGAGCTATGGGAGCGTTTCAAGCAATTGTTAACTTCAAAATTCCAGCAAGTAGAGCTGAAGATTCACCATATATTAACACATTAATTTGTGTTCAAAAGATTTGGTTGGATAGTATGAATGGGACTGTTATTAAACACAAGGGTGGTGAATTCATGTTCTTCAATTCAAGAATCATTGTTCACTTGGGTGGTATTTTAACCCATGGAACAACTAAATTGAAGGCAAAATCATTGAACCAAGATATTCAGTTCGGTACTGAAGCAAAAATTAGATGTGAAAAAAACCATATCACTGGTATTGAAAGAAGTGGTGTTATTGCTTCAACCCCACACGGGTATGTTAATCCAAGTGAAATTGAAGAATACAAAACTGAACATAGAAAATTCATTCATGATATGTTAAATGTGCCATATGATGCTGAAGTCACATATCTTGAAGAAGCTGGTGTGATGGAGGGTGATGACCTACATGAAGGTGATGAATAATACTTCGGGTATTATTAAAAAATAGATTGTTTAACCATCTAATAAAGATGAAATGAATAGAAGACCTCCCAAAAATGGGATTAAAATTGAAAATACAAATACCTTAGTTGTCGACGGTAATGCTTTATTTAAAATAGGTTACCACGGTGCTAAAGATGAGTTCAATAGTGCCGGACAACATATAGGTGGTATTTATCAATTCCTCACAATATTAAGAAAATTACTTAACGAAAATATCTATCACAGAGTTTTTGTTTTCTGGGATGGAAAATTCTCTGGAAAATTGAGATATGAAATATATCCTGATTATAAAAGTGATAGAGGTAAGGATTACGTTAATGGTACACAACCAGATGATGAAAATCAAATCATAGAAAGAGCAAAAATTCAACAATATCTTGAAGATTTATTTGTTAGGCAAATTAGAAACGAGGACATCGTTGAAGGTGATGATTTCATAGCCTTTTATTGTAAAGCGAAAAAAGCTAATGATAAAGTTACAATCGTGACTAATGATAGAGATTTGTGTCAATTAGTTAACAACGACACCCAAGTGTATTTAGTTGATTTGAGGACCTACGTCACAACTTACAATTACCAACAACAATTTGGTCATCATTTGGAAAATTTAGTTTTAATTAAAACAATATCTGGTGATTCAAGTGATTCAATTAGAGGGGTGAAGGGTGTTAAGGAAAAAACTTTATTGAATAACTTCCCACAAATTGCTCAGAGACCCGTAACTTTGCAAGAAATATTAGAACAAGCTCAAATAATTCAAGATGAAAGGGTGGCAAATAAGAAGAAACCGCTCCAAGCCCTAACTAATTTAATTGAAGGTATTACGACTGATAAAGAGGGTAAAATTGACATAAAAATGGGTATGAAATTATACGAAAGAAATAAATCTTTAGTGGATTTATCAATTCCGATGATGACCCAAAATGCAATCGAGAAGATTACTAATTTAATGGAATCAGATATTGACCCTGATGGTAGAGGAATAAAAGAAGCTTACATAAAAATGAAAAGAGATGGAATTGATGTTAAAGTTGGGAATATAGGGATTGAATTCCTATTACCATTTAAAAAACTGATAGACCGTGAAAACAAAACAATTATTAATGAAAACAACTAAAGTATGAAAAAGATTGAAAAACAAAGATTTGAATTTTTACTATTAATTAATGGTAATATTATTTGTCAGAGGTATTTTGACATTCGTAACTACAATGAGGATTCTAAAAACTCTATGGAGTTAAAAGAATTGATTGATAAAATAGCCGGAACCAACAATACTGATTTTGGTATGCTTGGGCTAATCCCAAAATATTTACAAGACAAATCTAGAGAATATTTGTGGGGTTACTATAAACCATATTCTCCTCAAACATTAGATGAAATTAATCGTAAAGATATTTACGATAAAAAAGATGATTTTGGCTTCCAAATCAGAGTAGATGGTGTTGTAATTGGTGAAACATTGTTCAGTGGAAATGTATTCCCACCAAAGGTAAGATATCAAGTAAATATCAAAGATATTATTCCAGAAATTATTGCCGAAATTAGACAAAATTTAAGCAAAAAGTCCTATACTGATACGTATGGTGAGATTTCACTAAAATATGAGGTAGCACCTTATCATTTTGAGGCATAATTTGATATTTATTTAAAACAAGGGTTTTAGTAAAAATGAACAAATTAGATAAAGAAAATTTCGGATATTTAGGGTTGGATTATCAAGTAAGATTAATCCAACAATTCCTAACGGACGATAGATTTGCTAACAGTATTATGGATATTGTTAACCCAAACTATTTTGAAGACGAACACTTAAGGTTAATAGTCAATGAAATCAAAGAAGCTTATGAAACCGAAGAAATAATTCCAGACGTATCCAGTCTGGAATTTAGGTTGGTTGAAAAAATAAATAATGAGTTCACGATTGGTTTCATAAAAACACAAATTAATAAAATAAAAAATGCTGAATTAAAGGATAGTCCTAAAGTTCAAAACATTGCGATGAATTTCTGTAAACAACAGGAATTAAAGAAATCAATGAAGCTCATCCAAAAAATTATCGATAAAGGTAATTTGGATGATTATGACCAAATTGAAGAGTTATTAAAAAAAGCTCTTGAAATTGGAAATAACAAAGATGATGGAATGGATGTCTTTGAAAATCTTACGGATGTCTTATCTGATGATTTCAGAAAACCAATACCAACAGGTATTAATGGGTTAGATGAGGTTATGGATGGTGGATTATCTAAAGGTGAATTAGGTATCATTCTGGCACCATTTGGTGTTGGTAAAACCACATTAATTACTAAGATAGCTAATACTGGTAAAAATGTTGGTAAAAATGTATTACAAATATTCTTTGAGGATAATGCAAAGGTTATCCAAAGAAAACATTTGACCTGTTGGGCAAATGGTAAATTTACATTAAACGAATTAAGTGATAATAAAGAAGAAATTCTTCAAATTGCGAAAGATAAAAAAGAAGAAATTGGAATTTTAAAATTAAAGAAGTTCCCAAGTGACGGTACGACCATACCGATGATTAAACAGTATATTAGAAAGCTAATAGCTCAAGGGTTTAAACCAGATATAGTTTTAGTGGATTACATTGATTGCATTAGGCCATCAAGACATGTTGACGACGTTAACGTAGGTGAAGGAAATGTTATGCGTGAATTTGAAAGCATGCTTTCAGAATTAGATATCGCTGGTTGGACCGCTATTCAAGGGAATAGAAGTTCAATTGGTGCAGACACAGTTGATTCAACAATGATTGGTGGTTCAATAAAGAAAGGTCAAATCGGCCATTTTATTGTATCAGTAGCTAAGACATTAGAACAAAAAGAGAATGGAACTGCAAATATGGCCATTCTTAAATCTAGGTTTGGTAAAGATGGAATTATATTCGAGGATATTACATTCGACAATAGTAGAATTCAAATCGACGTTACCAAAAAAACAGGAAGGACATTCCTTGAGACGAAAGAAATTAAAAAAGAGAGAGACCAAGATAGGGTTAACTTTGTACTGGATGCACTGACAGAAATCAAGAAAAAAGAAGGTCAATAATAATTAAGAATAAATACTAATAATTACTATGGATATTTCGACAAGAATCCTATCAGATATTACCGTCTACATGAAATACGCCAAATACTTACCCAAGTTAAAAAGAAGAGAAACATGGGAAGAATTGGTTACAAGAAATAAAGAAATGCACCAAAAAAGATATCCACACATTAAGGGTGAGATTGAAGATGTTTTTAAAATGGTGTATGATAAGAAGGTGTTACCTTCAATGAGAAGTCTTCAATTTGGTGGTAAACCAATTGAAATCTCTCCAAATAGAATATACAACTGTGCGTATCTACCAATAGACCATTACAATTCATTTAGTGAAATAATGTTTTTGTTGTTAGGTGGTACTGGTGTTGGATATTCGGTACAAAGACATCATGTGGAGCAATTACCAGAAATTAGAAAACCTAAAGCTGGTAGAACACGTAGATATGTTGTTAGTGATAACATTGAAGGTTGGGCTGACACAATTAAGATTTTGATGAAATCTTATCTTGATGTTACAAACAAAAATACCTCAGAACCAATATTTGATTATTCTGATATTAGAAAAAAAGGTGCATTATTAGTAACTAGTGGTGGTAAAGCTCCGGGACCACAACCATTAAAAGATTGTATCCATAATATTACTAAAATTTTAAGTAACAAAGAGGATGGAAGTAAATTAACAACTCTTGAAGTACATGATATTGTTTGCTATATTGCTGATGCAGTATTAGCTGGTGGAATAAGGAGAGCGGCATTAATTTCATTATTCTCAATGGATGATGATAATATGAGAACATGTAAATTTGGAGCATGGTATGAATTAAATCCGCAAAGAGGTAGAGCGAATAACTCTGCTGTTATGTTGAGACATAAAATAACTGAATCAACGTTTTTTGATTTATGGAAAAAAATTGAAGAAAGTGGTAGTGGAGAGCCGGGTGTGTATTTTTCAAATGATAAAGATTGGGGAACTAATCCATGTTGCGAAATTGCATTAAGACCTTATCAATTTTGTAATTTAACTGAAATCAACGCTTCAAATATCACTTCCCAAGAAGATTTAAATGAAAGAGTAAGAGCTGCCGCCTTTATTGGTACATTACAAGCTGGATATACTGATTTTCATTACTTGAGAGATGTATGGAAAAGAACCACAGAAAAAGATGCGTTAGTTGGTGTTGGAATGACAGGAATTGGTTCTGGTGTTGTGTTAGGATTTGATTTAGAAGAAGCAGCGGCTGAAGTTTTAAAAGAAAATAAAAGAATTGCTGATTTGATTAACATTAATCCAGCGGCAAGGACAACAACAGTTAAACCATCAGGAACCTCATCACTAGTTTTAGGTACCGCATCCGGTGTACATGCTTGGCATAATGATTATTATCTTAGAAGGATTAGAGTCGGTAAGAATGAAGCAATTTATAGTTATTTAGCTATTCACCACCCACAATTAGTGGAAGATGAATACTTTAGACCAAATGAACAAGCAGTAATATCTATACCACAAAAGGCTCCAGATGGTTCAATATTTAGACATGAATCACCTATGCAACTACTTGAAAGGGTGAAAAAATTCAACCTAGAATGGGTTAGAGCTGGACACACTGACGGACAAAATACACATAATGTATCTGTTACTGTTTCGATTAAGAAAGAAGCTGAAGTTGTTTCAATCAAAGATGAAAAAGGTACTCCGATTAAGGGAACTGACGGAAAAGTGGTTTACGAGCCCAAAAAAGATGAAAAAGGTAATGTTATTTACCGAATCAATGAATGGGGTGTAGTTGGTGAATGGATGTGGGATAATCGTGAAACTTTTAATGGTATATCAGTATTACCATATGATGGTGGAAGTTATATTCAAGCTCCATTTGAGGACTGTACTAAAGAAAAATACAATGAATTAATGAAAACCTTAGTGGATGTTGATTTAACTAAAGTCATTGAAATTGAGGATAACACTAATTTATCAGGAGAGGCAGCATGTGCCGGAGGCTCTTGTGAGATTGATATTGACTTGTCATCTATAAAAGCATAAATATAATTAAATAATTTTTTATAAAGCCCACCTGAATCAGGTGGGCTTTTTTTATTTCACTATTTAATTCTCAAAATTATGTATTACAATATTTATCATAAAAGAACAGTGTTATGGCAGAAAAATTCATAAATATCAATTTTCCATTTAAAGATAGTGTAAAGGGGTTTTTCCTTGACCTAACAAAAACGGATTCAGCGGCTATAAAATCTGATTTAATGCATTTAATATTAACCAATAAAGGTGAAAGGTTTTACAATCCAGAATTTGGGACTAACTTAAGAAGGTTTATTTTCCAACCAAATGATGGATTTACTTATGCTGAAATATCAGAAGAAATAAAAGAAGCTGTTAAGAAATATCTACCTAATTTAAAAGTGAATAGTGTTGATATCGAACAATCAGCAATGTCTGAATATGCAGCTAAAATAAGAATAGATTACACAATAAGTCAGGATGTTTTTGAAACCAAAGACTTTGTTGAAATACAAATATAATAGAATATGGCACGTAAAATAAATTATTATGCAAGAAATTTCGTTGATGCAAGGACGGAGTTAATCAACTTTGTTAGACAATACTATCCAGATATTTTGAATGATTTCAATGATTCATCTGTGGGTATGATGTTGATTGAATTAAATGCGGCCATTGGGGATGTTTTAAGTTTCCATACCGACCGTATGTTTCAAGAAACACAAATCGATTATGCTCAAGAACGTAAATCGATTTTATCTATGGCTAGAACATTTGGTTTGAAGGTTCCGGGGAAGCGACCATCAATCACACTTGTTGACTTTACAGTAACAGTACCAGTTGATGGTGACACATTTGATATTGCTTATGCTCCATTAATTAGAAGAGGTGCACAAGTTGCTGGTGGTGGTAAAGTATTTGAAACTGTTGACGATATTGATTTCGCCTCTCCATTTACTACAGGTGGCCTACCTAATCGATTAATTTTACCAAATATTGATGCTAATAATAATATTACCAGTTATAATTTAGTAAAAAGAGAAATTGTATTGAATGGAAGTAGTAAAATATTTAAGAAAATTATTACCACCCAAGATGTGGTACCATTTTTTGAATTAATATTACCAGATAATGATGTATTATCAGTTGATTCAATCATCACCCAAGAGGGGACTAATATAGCAAATGACCCATCACCTGATAAATTCTTTGTTGAAGATAGATGGTATGAAGTCGATGCGTTGGTCGAGAACAAAGTATTTGTTAAGGATTATAATACAGTTTCAGATAATAGTGGTATCACTCCGGGTAAATGGCTTGAAATAAACAAAAGATTTATTACCGAATATACAGACTTAGGTTTTACTAAACTAATTTTTGGTGCCGGAACACAAGACGTGAGTCAATTATGTGATTTTGATGTAAATCCGGCTATGGTTAATAGAATTGGTGATTTCATCAATAACATGTCACTTGGGACCACACCAACTGCTAACCAAACAATGTTCGTTAGATATAGAGTTGGTGGTGGTGCATCATCAAATATAGGTAGTAATACAATTAAATCGGTGAATACTATTCAAATGTTTGTGAATGGCCCAAATAACACCAAAAATACTAGCGTTAGAACATCTTTAACCGTTAATAATCCAGTACCTGCTATGGGTGGTAGAGATGAGCCATCAATTGAAGAATTAAGAAATTTAGTTAGGTATAATTTCGCATCACAAAATAGAGCTGTTACTTTAAAAGATTATGAAGCTAGAATTGCCTTAATGAATGGTGAATTTGGAGTTCCATTTAGATGCGGAGTATACGAGCACCAAAATAAAATTTCAGTATCAGTTTTAGGTTTAGACCCGAATGGTAAATTAACTAGTTCAGCAACGAACGTTTTAAAACAAAATGTTGCTGATTACCTTAGTGAATATAGAATGTTAAACGATTATATTGAGGTTAACAATGGTCGTGTAATTAATTTAGGTTTTGAGATTGATTTATTTATCGATAAACAATATCCACAATCAGCTATTATTGCAGAAGTTATTAATCAAGTTTCAACTTATATGGATATCAACAAACACCATATGGGTGAAAACATTTATATGGCACCTTTATTAGAGGCTATAAATAATGTGAATGGTGTTCTTAACGTAATAGATATTAGGGTTTTCAATAAGGTTGCTGGTAATTATTCCACAAATGAAATAGCTCAACCATATATTGATGACGAAACAAGACAAATTGATTTATTGGGTGAATTTAGACTATTTGGTGAGCCTACTTCAATGTTTGAAATTAAGTTACCAGAAAAAGATATAACTGTTAGGGTTAAATAAATCATTTCCTTTTGATTAAAAAATGTTACGTTTAAAATAAAAATTATGAGTGATTGTGGATGTAAAAACGACAAAAAAATAAGCCAAAAAAATCTAGATAAAGCAGCATTTAGTGATTCACTTGGGATGAGAATATTTTTATTCTTAATAAGTGTTGCAATTGTAGGTATAACGCTTATACCAGTAATTTTACCATTAATTTTGATTATGTTATTTAATCAAATCGTGCGTAAAAAAACAACTAATGTTCAAGGAACCTTATTGGGTATTGGTAAGTTATTTAAAAGAAAAAAAGAAGAAGTTTTCGACAATTATGAAGATGACGACGATAATGAAATCAACCCAGACGACTATGAATTGACGAATGTGGATGTTATAAAATAATTATGTCAAATAGAGTTAGGATTAGAACCAACCCACAAGAATTTGGTGGGAAACATTTAAAAGTTAAGTTAGAACAAAGTTTTGATTTTCTTGAAATACTTTCATTGAGTATTTCGCAAGAGGAGGTTTATAGGCGTTTTTGTTCTGATTATGGTGTTGTTGTTGGTAGAGTTATCATGAACAATGGTGTTGGTGTTCCTAATGCAAAAGTATCGATTTTCGTCCCAATCGATGAAGAAGATTTACAAGATGAAGAAATTAGAGATTTATATCCATTCGAAACAATAAATGATAAAGACCCAGATGGTAAAAGATACAATTTATTACCAAATTCATCTCAATTTGATTGTCACACACCAGTTGGTACATTAGCCACTAAAAGAGAGATATTAGATAACGACCTTAAGTTAGATATTCATTGTAAATATTACAAGTATTCTGCAATTACAAATGCAGCTGGTGATTATATGATTTTCGGAGTCCCAACCGGAACACATTTTATAAACATTGATTGTGATTTATCCGATATAGGAATTTATTCACAAAGACCATATGATTTTATGGCAGTTGGCCAACCAAGAAGTTCTTTTGAAACATCAAATAAATTCAAGGGTGGTGAAGATTTGAATAAATTAAATCAAATTAAAAATCAACAAACAAGTGTAAACATAAGACCTTTTTGGGGAGATGAGGACCAATGTTCTATTGGTATTACAAGATTGGATGTTGATTTAAAACATGAATTAAAACCATCTGCTATTTTTATGGGTGGAATCTTTGGTGACAATGAAAAAAACTCGATAAATAAAAGATGTAAACCTAGAAAAAAATTAGGTAGCCTTTGCGAAACTGTTGCTGGAGCTGGAACGATTGAAATGCTCAGAAAAGACCTTGATGGAAAAAATCAAAGGTTTGATGTAGATGGTGGTAGGGTAATCGATGATAATGGTGCGTGGGCTTATCAAGTACCCATGAATCTTGATTATATGATTACTAACGAATATGGTGATTTGGTACCAACAGAGGATTCAACTAGAGGAATACCAACTAGAGCTAGTGTTAGATTTAAAATTGGTATGGATGTTACTGGTGGTGAAGGGAAAATAAGAACCAGAGCCAAATACTTAGTACCGCATAATCCAAATAATTATAATGAAACTGATTATTCATTTGATGAATCTACTGGTCATGGACTTAATGGTGACAAACACTTTAAGGATATGTATTGGAATAAAATTTATTCAGTTAAAAATTTCATACCAAGATTTCAAACCATGGGTGGTCTTGAAAAAGTTGGTACTTTGAGCCCAGATGTTAGTATTAGAGCAATGTTGGGGATAAAAGATGTTGATGACTGTACTGGTTTACATAATCCATTTCCATTCAATAGAATGGATTCAGATATCAACCCACTATTTTCAATACTTTGTATTATCATAAAAATAATTTCATTTATCGTTATATTAATTAATACGATTATTATTACTCTCATAAATGCGATTATTTTTATATTAAATGCTGTTCTAATTGTTATTTGTGAGGTCGTATTTTTTGTCGGTAAGATAGCCTGTGCGTTGAAGTATCCGTTAGATGCTGATAGTAGAAAAGAATGTAGAAAAAATGCTTGTATTGGTGATTGTGAAGATGAGTGTGATGATTGTGATTGTAAAGATATTATCCCATACATTCCATGTATCACATTATCATGTCAAGATGAAGAATATGGTCCGGGTTGTTTTCAAGGTGGTAAACCATTACCTTGGGCGGCAACAGATAAACCACCAATGAAACATTGGCCTAATGATGGGCATACTGGACATGGAACACTAGAAACAGTACCAATTGGAGATGCTGGGTGGTCTTTTTGTATATCACTTACTCTTGCTGAAGCATTAAATGTTTGGGAATTTGATTTTTATAATGATTGGGTAAATGGTTCATTATATTCATTCCTGTTAAAATACAAAAAGAAGAGAAAAGATAAAGAGAAATTCTGTGAGTTCGATTGTGATGATTTTAGTGGTGGTGTTGATGGAGATAATAATGGAAATCCTGATAATAAATGTCAAAATAATTGGTTAGTCGATAGTTGTACTGCTGATGGTGTTAAAACTGGTGAGTCAGCATTGATTAGAGATGGTTTGGTTAAATCATACCAAGATGAATTATATTATGCAGCATTTACTCATGAAGCCGGATATAAATTATTTGCGACCGACATTATTGATTTAGGTGCAATGTTTGAATGTGATTGGCAAGGAAAACCAAAAATTCAACCATTCTTAGTACCAACATCTTATAAGGCACCAGAATTATTAAATGAATATGATGATACAACTGGTGAGCTTGTAACGAGTGGGTATGACTCTCCGGGATTAGCAAGTAATACACCATCATTATTTTTTGATATTAGTTGTTTAGGGTTGACCACAACTGCATTAAATTGTACAAACATTAAAAGACAATGTGAGATTGGTGTCGGTCTTGATGAATTAAGAACTGATGAATCAACACCATTAGGTTGTGTTCCAGTTGGTGGTGGAGCGGGTGAAGCAGATGTTAAAATAAATAATTGTGATATTGATAATTTATTCATCAGAGATGCATTTACCCAATTAAATAATCCATACGTTGGTATAGATTTAAGTGATACTGTTACAGCATCAAGACATGCACTCTTTGATAGTGGTGCTATTAGTTCATATGAATTGTTTAGAGATATACAAAATAAATTAATTAAACAACCTTGGGGTGGCTCGTATTATTTTTATTTTGGTTTAACACCAAATAAAACAGGTTTAGATAAAATGAATACTAAGTATTTTGAAAATTGTTCAATCATAGAAGAAGATGATTTTTTAATTACTGGAGTCATTACCGATGTGACAACATATGGTGGGTCAGATGGTAGTGTTGATGTTACAATTGTTGGTGGAACAGGTCCATACACTTATGTTTGGTCTAATGGTGCCACTAGTGAAGATATAACAGGTGTTCCAGCTGGAACATATACGGTAACTGTTACTGATGCTGAAGGTTTACAAGCAACAACAACATTTAATGTTGGCCAACCATTCGCAGTCAATTGTTTTGCATCGGCAACACCAGTTTCATCAAATGGTGCATCTGACGGTACAATTCAAATTGTTGGTATAGGTGGTGGAATAGGTCCATACACAACTGAAATTGTTGGACCAGTAACAGTGACACATTCAGGTATTGTTGGTCCAACAGATATGTTTGCTGGATTACCAACTGGAACATATGTTGTAACTACAACAGATAGTGCATCACAATCATCAACGTGTTCAACTAGCGGTGTTATTATAACTAGTCCACCAGCATTAACTATGAGTGGTACATCATCAAATATCACATGTAATGGGGCATCAAATGGTTCGATACAATTTAATTACATAACAGGTGTTGCACCAGTAACTTCAGTTACAACAGTAGTACCACCACTGGCTGGTTATCCATTAAATAATCAAACATTACAAACCGGATTAGATTCTGGTACCTACACAGTAACTATGACTGATAATATTGGTCAAACAGCGTCACAAGTATTTACGATTACCCAACCGACAGCTATAACTGGAAATATTACACCACAACATATAACATGTAATGGTGCTGCGAATGGTGTAATATCAGTAACAGGTCTTGCAGGTGGTACACCACCTTATAATTCTGTTTATTCTTGGGACGGACCAACACCAAGTCCAATTGTTTATACGGGGCCAACATTACAACCAATTGGTACACTCGCATATCCGGCTGGAATATATACTGCAACCGTAACCGATTCGAATGGTTGTATTAAAGATTTTACTGTTGAAGTTCTTGAACCACCAGTATTATTAATTACTCTTGTATCTAAAACCAATGTTACATGTAATGGTGGTTCAAATGGACAAATTACTGTTAGTGTTAGTGGTGGTAATCCAGCTATTGGTTTTGGTACATATCAAGTTAGGATTGATGGTGGACCATGGATTGGTATATCAACATCTCATATATTTACTGGTTTAGCTTCTGGTTCACATACTATTGCAGCGAGAGATACACAACACCTTTGTACTGCTCCAAACTTGATTGTTTCATTAACACAACCAACAGTTGTTACGGTAGCACCTAGTAGTACTTCACAAACATCTGTTACTGTGAGTGGTTCTGGTGGTAATGGTGGACCATATCAATTTAGAATAGGAGCTGGAACATGGCAAGCCAGTCCGGTATTCACAGGTTTAGCTTGTGGTACGGGATATTCGTTCCAAGCTAGAGATGCACAAAACTGTACATCAGCATCACTAATTATAAGTACTAATGCTTGTTAATAATGGATAAAAAAATAACACATAGATTAAATCAAACACAATCTCAGAGAGAGGTTAATGTGAATGCACAAACAAATTTACAATTAACTTCAGACCAAAGATTGTTACCAGTGGGTGAACTAAATCGAGTACTGAATGTTGGGGACCGTTTCAATAAAGAACGACAAGATAGTACTTGTTATAGGATTAATGGAACAATTTCAACTATCTTCAGTAATGTGTTATTTAATACAACAGGACCAAATAGTTTTGGTTATATGTTAACGAACACATTATTTAGGGATAAATCTTACCCATCTAATACTGTCGATTTTGACGAAAATGAAGATTTAACTTATAGAGAAGCAATCAAGACCCAACTAAAAGAAATAAATGGTTGGTATGGTTTTAAAGACCCAAATCTTGGTAGTAATTCATTGTGTTTATGGTATGATATGGAACCACGTAGAGAATTATTTGCTTTCGCTCCATCAAATAAAATAAAAAATTGGGATTTAACAATAACATATCCGGCATTAAGTGCGGATACTTACATGACTCAAGGAGGATTATTGTGTATTGAAATTCTTCCAGTTATGATTGGAAATAGACCAATGATTGCTATAGCTACCCCAGTGAAACATGGTTTGACACAAGGTGGTACTGTTAGAATAACTGGCCTTTCATCACCAATTTATGATAATGATTATTCAGTAATTAGAGTAGGTTTAGACAATGGTGACTTAAAAGATTATTATTTTGTAATTGATATCGACCCAGCAACTGGTGTATCATTGAGTAATAATAGTAGAATGTCTAGGATGGTTGGTCAAGAACCAACCAGATATTATTATAGGAAATTTAAAAAAATTGCTACAGTAAATACTACTGAAATGGTTGATGATGATTATGATATTTACCCACTAAATTTCAGTAAGGGTTTATATAATGATGTAAATTATCAATTTGTTATTAATGAAGATATTGATATTGCCGGATTAACCGATAACTTGGGTAGGCCATTAAGTGAAATTTATTTAACAATAATAAAAACTGATAGTAATCAAGGTTCGGGGCCAATATTCACTCCAACACAATCCGGTATTGAATTACCATTTATTGGAAACACCAATTCATTTGAAACTAGTGTTCCAGATATTAGAAGAATACATAATGGTTCATCACCACTACCGACATCACACACACCACTAGATACATCGGTATTAATTACTGATGCAGATTTTTATGGGGATGTTGCTTCATATAATAGATTTGAGGTTAAAGAAATTATTCTAGGAGAAGTTAGACACAAATTCAATACATTGAATAGAGAAATAGGTGGTGTGGTTATTGACCCAGCAATAGGTGGCTCAAACGAAGGTTCTTTTGATATGGGTCAAAGATTCGAAAGTAATTTTTATAAACCACATTATCAAATCAGATTAAGAGAGTTTTCTAATTATATTGAACAGGGTGATTCTTCAACTGAAGGTATTCCAGATTATGCTGAAAACTTAGGTGATGGAAGATGGCTTTGGAGAGATTTATTGGATATTGGTTTTTCAGATGTAAGTACCACACCAATTGACTATCCATTTTTAAATGGTTGTCATTATATTCATCAAAATTATTGCATCCCATTAAGAAGACAAGACCCATTTGCACAATATGGTTTGTATTACGGAACTTTCCCAAGGGATGCTTTCGGATATAGAATGTTAGATAAATTTGTTGTTAAAAAATCACAAGATGTCTGCTAATAGTTATAAGATAAAAATAGGTAGTGGAAGTGCTACAACTATTAACATACCAATTGTTATGACATTTCAACCTATTGACCAAGCTGAAGTGGTTGAAAGAGATTTTGTTGAAAAAGAACTTGAAAATTCGATTAATCCTATTACTGATTTTGAAAAAGTAAGATTTATTCCAGTAGATTCTAATAATGTACAAATTGATAGTTTAATTTATAAAATAAATTTATTGGACGGACCAACATTTCCGAGCACAACTATGTATTCACATGCAGATTTTGAATATAATGATGTTAGATTTGGTAAAAATTCATTTAAAAGGTCATTTCTTAGATTAAGTTTTTATGATTCAGATATTCCTACCAATCAAAATTTAATGTCATTTATGACATTGTTTTGTAGATTAACGGTTAATGACATTATACCATTAACTCAAAATATTACTACATCAACACCGTTTGGTCCAGTAACGTTACCAGCACCAGTTCCAAATGGTGGTTTACCAAACCCTATTACATCCATTCCAATAAGATTTATTGTTGAGGACCCAATTAAATTTCCTGATGGAATATCTGAAGGTTATAACATTTATCATTTTAAAGATGATGTTAGTGATACACTACCAAAGGAATTGTTTATGAGAGCTAGTTGGAATAATGCTAAAACTGGTGAATCAATTGCATTAATAACCGATGGTACACCACAAACAATTGATAATTTAGTCAGTAAACTTCATATGAAGTATATATTAAAAAGAGATAATACCGGATGGTGGTATGAAATTGATGAAACATATTCCACCAATATTTCACTAGTTGGTGGAATACAAACATTAGAATTATATCAAGTACAAGCGATTTAATGGAAGTAATAAAAAGAACTATATTATTAGAAAATGGAATTAGTAGAAATTCAGATACCACTTATGGGTTGATGACTGCTAGTACTTTTTATGTCAATATTATGTTAACTCAAACAATTGATAATATGGGTGTTTTTACTGATATTGATTTCAATAATATCACACCGGATTACACAATTTTGATTGATAAATTGAATACAAGTGGTTTTACTTTTCCATTTATGTCGGGTACATTACCACCATCAGTAATATTAAGTGGTTTTACAGCATGTACCAGACATGATAATGCGAATGTAAGTGAGTGGTACAGTTATGGGAGTGTTTTAACCGCTACTACGGAACCTAGAATTAATGAATTGAAGAGTTATAATAAATTAAATCCATACATTGTTGGATTTGATATTGAGGCAAACGTATACACTAATTATGATAACCAAACAATTAGTGGTGTAAGTAGAGTTTTGATGAGTGATGCTGATTTAGCGAAGAAATATACATTTGATGCTAATAATGATGCATTTTTGGGTACCACCGGACAAACAACTGGTTTATTATATAAAGACAATAAGAATATTTTAGATGTTGGTGTTGGTGTGGCCAATGGTTTAATTAAGGCAACAAAATCAATAGCCACATTACAATTTAAAGCTGAGGGTTGGAACACAACAAACTCCTCATTATCAGCTATTACGAAGGAAGAATATTTAATGGGAATAATTAATGACCCAGAAGTCTTTAGCGATGTATTTATAGATAGGGGTGCGACAACTGTTATGGAAAAACATTTGAAATTATCTGAAGTTGAAAGTCTTGAACACTTGGAACGATTTGGTAATGGGTTTTATAATATTGTAAAAAGTTAATTGAATGAAAAAAATTTTATATGAGAATTACTTATTGGTTAAACATTACCAAATGACAATTTCTCAAATAAATTCCTTAGAAGAATATGAAAGAAATTATTACTTAGAGGAGATTGAAAAATACATAAAAAGTGGTGAAGAATCACATTAAAAAATAAAAGAATAGAATATGGCAAATGGAACATATGGGACACTAAGACCAGCGGATGTATCACCAAGTGATGTAGAAATATTTATGCATTATACACCATCTAGGTCTAGAGTTGGTGATACAACATTAACGAAATTAGATTCATTTGAAATTTTACAAAGAGTTTCAAATCCGAATAGTACCAATACAAATGAAGTGTTTGGTGGTATGTATACATTAAATTTACCAGCAACAATATTTTCAGCAAAAGGATTTTATACGTTGATGATTAAACCTATCGAAATCAGAACTAGAATAGTAGATTGTGGTGTACTATCAGCATTCCCAAATGTTAAGGGATTAGTATTTGATTTATCAGAAGTTGATGCAACATTTGTTAGTAAATTTCAAAACAATAATTTAATCGGTTATAGAGTTGAATATTTGAGCCCAATTAATAATGAAAAAATTAATAATTTTTTTACTGTAATTACATCAAACAATAAAGCTGAACCAGTAAATCAAAATTTGACTAATACTAGTCAAAAAGCTATTAGATATAGATTCAATGATAATTCATCATTAAGCTTTGCCACTGTTACACCAAACTCAGTATCTAATGTGAAACCAAATGTTTTACCATTTATTGGTGAACCTAATCAAAATGTTATTATTACTAACACATTTTTCAATCCGGTTATGGTTGAAATAGAAATAGTAGAACATGACTTTGAAACAATTGCGTATGGATTATTTGGTCCACAAACTAAAAGTCTTGAAGATGGTATTTATACAATATATAACTTTGAAAATCAAATTTACAAACAGTTTAATCTATTTGAAATTAAAGACCAATTTACTGGTAAACCATTATTTGAAGTTAGGGAACCAAGAACTGGTATTGATTTCTTGAAGTCATTTAATACTATTACAAACATTTAAAAAATTATAAATGGCTGATAAAATAAAAGTAGTTGGATATGCACAAAAAGTATTTTACAACAACGGTATAGAATATAGAAATTTCTCTGATGACTTAGTGGGTAATCAATTCACTAGTAATGGAGGAGCTACGCTATTTACTTCAGCTAATTTTAATATCACCACATCGATTGATACTAAACCAAGTAAGTTATTTATTACTAATAAGTTTAGTTCATTTATGAGCTTAACGGACCTTAAGGTAGATAGTGGTACAATCAGTATTTTATTAGAAAATAAAACTGTTAAGCTTAATTTAGATAAAGCTAATTTGAATTATTACGCTTATTTTGGGTCATTGACTGAATTCATTAGGGTTTCATTAGAGAATATCATTATTAATTGGCCAGCATCCTTATACATAAGGGATATCGAGGAACAAACAAACGTAACTGGTTATACAGTTGAAGATTATTTATTTGATTCAGTAAAAAATAAATCAACATTTAAAGTTGGAGTTGGTAGAATTACCAATAAATTTAATATAAATCATAAAACTACAGGAACTATTATCAACACATATAATGAAACAAATGACACTAGAAATCTTAGTGTCAATTATGCTAATTATGTTGTGTCTAATCAAACTGGTGATTATGATATTATCGATTTCACAGGGAATACTAATGACACTAATGATTATCTTTGGATAACTTGTCTTGGTAATCCATTCTCCGGCTCCACCCCAAGCATAGAAAAATACCATATTAGACCAAACAATAATAAAATTGAAGAATTTTTTAATAAATTACCAGATTTTGAATCAAATTTATTAAATAGATTTACTCTACCAAAATATAAATCAGAATATAGTTTTAACATTGAAAATGATTCTGGTGCAATCTATAGAACTTCTAAAGAAGTTATCTGGCCAGTAAGTGATGGATACAATATCGATTTCGATACAACAGATTATCTAAGTTTTGCGACAAAATTAGTTCAAATTGGTGAATCATCAGATAAAACTAAGACAGATTTGATGACAAGATTCTTAACATCTGAATCAATATCTGATTTCGATACACTACCTAATTGTGATGGTGAAATTCAAGAGACCGCAGGTCAAAAAATGAATAAAACACTTAAAATTTATGGTAGGGAGTATGATGAAATCAAAAAATACATTGATGGTATTGCCTTTTCTAACAGAGTTACATATGATAAGAAGGATAATACGCCGGATGTATATCTAAAAAACCTTGCAAGAGTGCTTGGATGGGATTTAGTATCATCAGTGGTAGAAAATGATTTATTAAAAGCGTATTTAACACCAGCAAACACATCATATAGTGGTCATTCAAGAGGTTTAACACCAGTCGAAGCTGAAATTGAGTTGTGGAGACGTTTAATTTTGAATACACCATGGATTTGGAAGTCAAAAGGTACTAGAAAAGTTGTTGAATTCTTTTTTAATTTCATTGGCACACCGAAAGGTTTAGTTTCTTTCAATGAATACATTTATAAAGCTAAAAAACCTTTAAATATGAGGCTTTTTAACGATATTTTGGTAGAATTGAATGGTAGTACCTCATTAGAGGGGTTAAATATTGATTCTGACGGGTTCCCAAGAACACTTCCTGACACACCAGAAATGTATTTCCAAAAAGGTGGGTTATGGTACAGACAAACTGCTGGGCCGGACTCAAATATTGATGTTTTGACTGGAAATAACCCACATATTGGTCCATATGATGGTGGTCAAGAATATATTGACCAATTTGGTTGTTTAATACCAGATTTTTCTGCTGTGACAATTTATAACCAAACTATAAACACTGGAAGTACTAATATTTTCACAAATTACAACAGCGGTTTAGTTAATAATGCGTTAGAAACAGAAGTTTGGGCAGATATTGTAAATTTGGACAATATTTCACTAAGTGCTTGTTATGAAATAACTGCTGAAATTATTGAGGACCCAAAACCAACGACTGAAATGACAGATTGTGGTTGTGAAACTGGTGAAGGTGATGATGCGATTAAAATATCGATAAAAAAATTAAATGGTAGTGTTTCTACAACACCGACACCAGTTGATTGTGGATACACTGGATTTACTCTTAACGGAGAAGGTTTTGTTATGTTTCAATTACCAAATGGTTCAGAAACACCAACAATATCACAAGAGTGTTGTGAAGCATTGGGCTTTACTTATACACAAGGTAACATATCATGTATGTGGACTAACGTCACAACAGTAGATGCTACACCATGTAGAGGTTATGTACCGGACGGTGAATTAAGTAGTGGTGTTATCATATGGACTAATAATGAATTACAAGTTGGGACCACAGTAGTTAGTAGTTCATGTTGTTCAGCATTTGGATTCATACCAATAGCTGTTGAAGGTGGATATCAGTGTTATAATCCAGAAACAGATTGTAATGATTGGGTAGCAGTCTCAATTCAATCGGAAAGTGGAATAGTTAATTGGCAATCACCATTTGGTGAGTTAACGACTAATATACCACCTGAATGTTGTATTGCACAAGGTTACGAACCAAATAGTCGTGGTCAATGTATTGAAACGGCAGCATTAGATGAAGGTCTTATTGATGCTAAACAACCACTTGGTGGAACAAAAATTAGATAATTGAATAATTATAATAAATGGCAGATTTTACTTGTAAAGATATTAATGGTTTAGACGTTTCACAATTCGTATTTAACGAAGATGGAACCGTATCAGGTGTGGTTCCATCTGGGTCCACAAATTTAGACCCAATGATATCAACATACCAAGGTGAGGTATCAAACCCATATACACTTCAAGCTGGAACGATGTTATCCCCAATTAGTCAAAATTGCTGTAACGCATTGAACTTTATTTGGGAATCATCAACTAATACATGTTATTGGTCTGAAACATGTGCACAAGGCCCGGATTTTAAAATCGTATTGGGTGCACAAGGAAATGATGGTGCATGGTTTCAAATTGATGAGAATGAAACATGTCATTTAGAGGTTGAATTCAATTATTTATTTCAATTTGATTGTAGTACACTTTCAGATTGTTTGGTTGAAGATGTGAATGATAGTAATGAAATAATTGATTTACAAAATCAAATTATTGATGTTCAAAATACAATCACACAATACACAGAAACCATTGGTATCTTAACAACACAATTAAGTGAACAAACCAATGCTTGTAATGCAATAGATACTACATTCACTAACGACATTCAATTTCAACAAAGTGAATCAGATAATTTAGTTATCTTAATTGCACAATATCAAACTTTGATTGATGGTTCCTCAGTACCAGAGGAGATAGCAGCATTTACCGCCCAACAACAAATTTACGAAACTTTATTAGTACAAAGTAACACAGTATTAGCGCAATTAAATAGTGATTATTTATTGGCGCAATCAAATTGTGATAATGAAATTTCAGCAATAAATAATACCATTACCACTTATCAAACATTAATTAATGAATCAAACGCTCAATTAACTTTATTACAAACACAATTAGGTGATGCAACACCAAATTTAAGTGGTGTTGCAAACTGTCTGGATATTTTTTCTGGTTTATCGGTGTCGGTTACTTTAGATAAAGTAGATGTGAGGCCGGATAATGAAATTTTAAGTGGTCAATCATCATTTGTTGATAACACAACACTAACTACCGTTTATAGTGGTCAATTATATAAAATCACTGATATTGTGGATTATTTTGATGGTAATTGTAATACTGGATTATTAGTTACTGGTGACTCAACTTGCATGCAACAATTATCACAATGTATTATATATAATTTAAGTGGTAATTGTGGTGTTTTTAGTGCTTGTACATTAAATTCAGATTGGTTACATCATAAATTTGTAATATCTGATGAAGCTACTCTATCAGCAATTACGAACGAGAAAGTTAAATTAGGTTTCGTAATAGAAAATACTGTGTGCGATTTTTCAATACTAATTGATAGAATTGAAATCAATAAAGTTTGTACTTCTATTGACAAAGAAAACATTTATGTATCAAAATGTCCAAACTTTGAACTTGAAAGGGTGTGCGATAATAAAAAATCTTGGGTTGCTACGGAGGAAAATCAAGAAAGAGATTTCTTCTTATCAATGAGAGAAACGGATTATAATATTAATCACCATAAGTTAGCAATAAATACAAAAGAAGTTGATTTGGATATTAGTCCGGCTAATGGTATTGAAACAGATGTTTGGTGTTATGTTAAAGACAATGAATCAATGCTTGATTTATCAACTGCAACAACCGTTAATGGTTGTGGTGATTATGGATTGGATTTACAGAAATTATTAACCACAGAACTTAGTGCTATTACTACTGTTAAAGAATTCAATAATGCAATTTCAACAGAATTAATTGATGCAAAAAATAGAAAAACTATTTCAGCGTACCCAACACTAAAAGCACTTTACAACAGATATAAATACGGATTCCAAAACAATCCAAATAGCTCTGCTTTTGATTACACTAAAATGGGTGATTTCGTTTCATTAGTTGGTAACTATTGGGTAGATTTAATCGAACAAGTTATACCATCCACAACAATATGGGGTTCAACATACAAATACGGTAATACGGTTTACGACCAAGATAAATTTAAATACAAAAAATACACATTAACAACTTGTACAACAACTCCAGACGGAATTCAATACCCAAGTCCAATATATGGTGGACAATCAAATGTTGAGGCTATAATTACAGATTTAAGCGTTCCAGAATACGTTGGACCAGATTGCTTAGCTCCAAGTGGTGAAACAACAATCTGTAATGGTGTGATGATTCAACAAATAAATGATGGTTCAGAATTTATTGGTGCAGTAAGGGTGATTGGTGGAATAATCACATTACCAGCACCAACTGGTTTAACTACGAGTGGTGTTTTCGTTATCAATGAGTGTATGATAAATATCACAAGTGTTAGTACTACTGATGTACCAGCATATGCCTTGAGTTCTGGTACTGCTAGTGTTAATGTTATCGGAGCACAAGGACCAATTACGTATACTTGGTCAAATGGTCAAACCACCCCAACAATAACTGGATTAACTGCCGGAGCTTATTCAGTAACTGTAACTGATACTAATGGTTGTTCAGATACTGCTAATTTTAACATTCTATTACTTAAATAATATTTATTGATATGCCAGCCTTAATAAGAAACATACAAGCAAATGTACTAGATAATTTCTCCACTAGTGTTACAATTTTATCCACTAGTGGAGAAATTGGTGTGGAAGATTATATCAAATTATATTCATTTGAAGCATTCTTACAAAATTTTACGAATGTTAGTGAAACTGAAGTCTATGAAACCCCTAGACAATTTGGGTTATTGAGAAATAAAAAAGAAGAATTTATTGAATTAGAAATATCATATTAATGAGGCATCAACAAAACATATATAATCAAAATGGCAACCATGTTAGAAATCGTGATTTACTAAATGTTAATCTGAGTTCTGATGTATGTATTTTTTATGCACCAACATTTGATGTTACTGGAACAACAAAAATCATGAGTGGTACAACTTCTGCAACAACAGGAGTGTACTTAGTTGATTCTGATTCTGGTGATTTAACATTAGGTTTTTCATTCACTGGTAATGTTTCTTCATTTAATACTGAAGTTGATTTTAAATATGAAATATACAAATACCATCATACGAATTTGGTGTTTGAACAACCAGCAATATATAAATCAGAGGATATTTCTTTTAGTGCTTTTAGTGCAACATCAGCAATAACCATTACTATACCACTTAACACATTAAGAATCGATGGGGATTATTTAATTAAGGGTTATTATACTCATGAAGTTTGTACTGATATACTTGGTAGACTTGGCTTGAGAAATGATACTTCATTATTTAAAAATGGTTCACAATATGGCCTATATAATTCGTCAAGTGATTACTATTTTGTGGTTTGTGAAAAAGCAAAAAAACCACAATTCGCTCATAGCTCAGTTGCGAGTACTAGACCATTAGGTTCATTAGTGGCATTTTCTATTTTACCAATAAGCGGTGAAACAGTATTCCCAATAACAACTAACGTAGAAGGTGATTTACTTATTTATTTGAATGGATTGATGTTAGCAGAAAATCTAGATTATACCTATTCAAATGATATCGTAACATTGAGTGCAGCAACGATATCCGGTGATGTATTAACATATGTGTCTGTAGCTAATTCTGAGTCGAATGGTGTAGTTGTTGATAATTTATTAATCAGAACACCACTAGTTAGTGGTGCAACTGATGGTGAAGGTAACAATTTATATTATTATAATACAACACAAAATAAATACGAGATTTACACAATTCTAACCCCAATATCAGGTAATAATATTATTGTTACACTCAACGGTATCACATTAGCACCCAATATAGATTATTATCAGTCGATAACCAACCCAAATAGGGTGATACTTGAGGGTGATTTGTTAAATGATGATGTTATTAACATCATCTATAATGCTTACCCTAATTATGTTGGTGAAATATATACAAATAACCCTAGAATTTATTGGACTATTGATGCTCCAGAGTTAAATAATGGTGAATTCACTGTTGAGGTTGCGACAAATGACTCGTTTGTGAGTATTGTGGCCACAGCTACAACAGAATATGTTGCAAATGAGGTATCATATTCATCTGAAGTCGTATTAACCGGAGCCGTAGGCACAAATTTGGTTTATAGGGTCATTAATGAAAAGAATTATGTTACAGTAAATGGTGATGTTATAACAACAACAGCCTATAGTGAGGTAGTTCCAATAACAATTATGTCAAATGCCATAAATTCCTATTAATTTTATTGACTTAGGAGTATTTATAATTAACATAAGGGATAAAAGATATTTATAAGATATGAGTTACATTATTAACAATACAGATGCGTACATCAATTCAAAATTAACCGAACTTGGTAGACAAAAACTAGCAAAAGGAACACTTAATTTTTCTTTTTGGGCAATCGGCGATTCTGAAATTAATTACGATAGAGAAATTATATTGGATGCTAACCCAACTGATATCACTTTGTCAGCACAAACTAAAATATTAAGACCAAAAGATAGACAACCGGATATAAAATCATGGATAACTACTGGTGGAACCAATCCACTTCAAGTTATGACTGCATCTAACATTAAAACACTTAAAGTAGTGGTTAATAACGAAGCAACTGAAAGAGGATTTTTTAGTGGTGATTCAATAAGTGGTTTTACAACATATACTGGTAGTCCATACACAATTTATACTGGATTTATTACTGATGCAACTATTAGTGGTGGAACCACATTAGTTATCGGTACCGGAGCAACAAGAAGTGTTGGTGATTTAATCCTTATTAAAATGTCGAATAGCACACTTGGTGCGATAGCTAACAATTCAAATATAGAACCAGTACCACATTTATGGTATAAGGTTCAAGCAACATCAGCAGCAACAATTACTGTAGATAGAGAATTACCTAATTTAGGTGGTACTGGTGGTACATCTATTCAATACATAATTTACACTGGTGGTGAAGTCTATAATACAATTGGTTCAGGATGTACAACATCTTATTGGGATTCAGGAACATTATCATTTGATAGTGCTTGTGATATTTCATGTGGTGATGTTCCAGTCTGGAACATGAATAATGTGTGGTGTGAAACACTTGCTGGTATAACTGCAACAACCTACGAAGGTCATGAGTATTTTGGTTCATATCCATATTTAGGACAAAAAAATCCATTCTTTGAATACCCATGTGCTACTTTAGCTGACCCAGACACATCTTTAAGATGTGCCGGACTTAGTGAGTTAGACGGTGCTAACAAATCAATAGCTATTATTCATTACACAAATAATTCGATATCGAATTTCTATGGTGAATTTTTCCATATTGATAATGCAAATAATAAAACCTTGAAGCTTCATTTACCTGATTTAATGTACCATAGAAGGGCATTTACTGGTGGAACAGAAACTGGTGATATTATGGGTATGTCATTTATAGCTAGTGGTGAAACACAATTTATAGGTACATCAAATTTAGAATACATTGATTTGATTGAGGACCCAACCATGGTAACAACACCAATCGTCGTAGGAAAGGTTTTCCCACAATTGAAAGTTGTTGTTATTGATGATGAAGAAATTGTTGCTGCATTATCTTACAAATCAAACCGAAATTGGACATTACCTCCATTGGCTGCTACACTAGCAAATCCTAGTGGTGGTACATCGACAGGATTGTTGATACAAAATGAAACAATGTATGTAACATATGCATTAGAAAATAGCACCGGAACTGGTTTAACAACATCATTAGCTTGCCAAAAGTATGCTAAGATTACAAATCAAACATCAGTGGCTAAGGATGTTCAATTTAGAATTGAAGGAACTGGATTATTCCCATACATGAGAAAAATCGAAAAGATGGGTTATGACGGAAGAGGATTCCATGCATATGAACTTAAAGTATTGTATCAAATTGTAGCAAATGAAGACGATAGACCAGACCCAACAGCTTGGAAGGTTTATGATTACACAACAAGTGGTTTAACAACCTCAGTTGGTGAAACTATCAATCCTTTACAATTAGAAAATCAAAGCCCAGTAACAAATGGTTTCGTAATCGATATGATTAAAGATTCTGGTACCACAACTTACGATATTACTCAATCATTATCTATGGCTGCATTAGCAGACCCACAAGTATTACAATTTGGTGATGAGAGATTTTTCTATGGTAATTTAGAAACATATATTGGTGCAACAATATTTAAAACGATTTTTGATATTAGAATTAATTCTGGTCAATTCATTGCAACAACAAACGAAACTAGAAGTACTGACATAACAACAAATCCACCGGATATTAGGATTAGTGAAGTTGGTATTTATGATAGTGATAACGACTTGGTTGTTATTGGAAAACTTAGCAAACCTATTAAATTAGAAGCGGGTAATACAGTAATGATTGAATTAAGTATGGATTTTTAATCATGGGATTTAATAGCACAGCATCGACTATATCTTTAACAGCTAAATTAACAGCTTTTGGTAGACAACAATTACTAGGTAAAAGTTCTAGTATTATAACTCATTTTTCTGTTAGTGACAGTGACGCAAATTATAATGCCGCATTACCACTTGAAACAGGTGAAGTAATTAGCTCAGCAGGTAATTTGGGTTTAAATAACAATACTAGTAATAGTGTTGCGATTGGTTATTCACCAAGGTCTTTGGTTTATTATAATTCTTTAGGTCAAACAGCTAAATTGGTTAAGGAAGGTTCCAGCAATATTATCAACTCAACATCGTTGTTGGGTCAAAAAACTGTTAGTGCCACAACATTAACTCAAAACGTTATTGATAAAAATGATTATGAAACTGATTCATTAGTTAATTTATTTTATTCGTTCAGATTACCGATAAATGCTGCTGATGAAGCATTATTTACCGCAACGACAGCTAGTCGTGGTGGATATGCTGATACCGCATTAAGTGGTATTGCCACTGATAAAATATTTGTTATTGGAATAGATAATTCTCAATATGGTGAATTATTAGATGGTAAAACACTTAAAGTTGAAGTGACTGATACTGGTGCAACAACTTATACTTTATATGGTACATACGAAAAGACGTTAACAACTACTAAGAAACAAGATGCAAATTTCAAAGAAACTTCATTTAACTCAGCAATTTTTGGTTCTAACATAGTATTTTTATTTTCCGATACAATACAAAAACCAAATGCTGATGCAACTAAAAGTTGGGCGACCGGACACTTCGCAACAAAACCATATAGTGTAAGTAATAAATCATTATTTAACATGAAAAATGATACAATAACTTCAACGGTTGCAGATGAAGTTGTTGGGGTTGCTTTTCTAGATAAAGGTTTTATCGTGGTCACTCACCCAACCATTGTTAATGCAATGTCTGTATCTGGTGACACCGGAACGACAGTAGCATTTGATAGTGTATCTACACAGGTTGTACAAGAAGTAACATGTTTACTGGATAGAGGCGAATTCGCAACATCCAATAACACTACTTACAGTAAAGGTGACACCGTTAGAATCAGTGAAGTTTTGTTATTAGATTCTAGTAAAAATATTATCGCTGTGGCTAAGACTGATAGACACATTTTAAAAACGGCACAACAATTTATGGCATTAGGTATCAAAATTACTGTATAATACTTTATTTTGTTAAATACATGCTTATCTTTTGAGAAATAAATTTTTATGGCTCAAGAAACAAATTACATTTTAGGTTTAGACGTATCCACCAAAACTATTGGTATCGCACTATTTGAAGATTTAGGCACCAAAGGTGCATTAAAATTGCTACACCACGTTACCCCAAAGGTTAAACCGAATCCAGATAATAAAATGCAACAATTGTTTGAGAAAGCTAGAATTTTCGAAGAAGAATTTTTGAATAAGTATGCTGATATAGGTATTACAAAAGTAGTTATCGAGGAACCATTATTACGTTCGAACAACGTTAATACCGTTGCAACCCTTTTACGATTTAATGGAATGATATCAAGGTCGGTTTATGATACATTAGGTATTGTACCAGAATTTATTTCTTCATATGATGCTAGAAAGTATGGTTTCCCAGAATTAATGGCTGTAAGAACTCACGATAAGTCAGGTAAAGCTTATTCAGCGAAAGTATTATCAGGTAAGGACCCAGTTTTATTTGGTGCTTATAATTTAGAAACTACCGATAAAAAAATGATTGTTTATGATAAGGTTTGTGACTTAGAACCACAAATCAATTGGTTATATAGTAAAAAAAATACACTAATGAGTGAGAATTTTGATATGACTGATGCCTATGCTGCTGTTCGTGGTCATATGAACAGAGAGGGATTCTGGAAAGTCTTGTGATAATCATAAATTAATCATATCTTTGCAACTATGTCGATGGTTGTCGAAATATTAGAATCATTTTTAGGCACAACAAGGGGTCACAATCCAAGTAGTGGTCAAATGCAATTTGACTGTCCGGCTTGTTCAGAAGAACAAGATATGCCACAAGGTAATGGTAGAGGTAATCTTGAAGTAAATTACGAAAAGGGTTGGTTCCATTGTTGGTCATGTGGAGAACGAAATAATATGAAGGGACGATTGCCGTATCTGATTAAACGATACGGTAATGCTAAAATACTAAAAGACTTCATACTCGTAAAACCTGAATTTAAAGAAAAGACTGAATCAGGCGAAACACATTTCATGAAATTGCCAGAAGGTTTTAAACTTCTATCCGGGCCAAATCAAAATAGTAAGAAATTTTTAGACGCTATAAAATATGTACATTCCAGAGGAATCACTGACGATATTATCAAAGATAAAAAAATAGGGTATTGTACTGATGGTAAATACGCAAATAGGATTATTATTCCATCATATGATTCAGATAACGAATTGAATTTTTTTGTTGGTAGAGCATTCTACAAATGGGTTAAGCCTAAAATATTAAATGAGGAAGCTGAAAAGGAATTGATAATATTCAATGAAGGTTTAATAAATTGGGATGCAACAATATACTTGATTGAAGGTCCTTTTGACCACCTAGTAACGCCTAATTCAATTCCATTATTAGGTAAATATGTATCAGATTATTTATTCCATATGTTACAAACCAAAGCGAATGCTGATATTGTAATTGTCTTAGATGGTGATGCATATGAAGATGCTAAGGAAATTTATCTTAAATTAAATGTGGGCAATCTAAGGAATCGGGTTAGGCTTGTTCAATTGAATAAAAAATATGACCCTTCACTGATTAATCAAAAATTTGGTAGGAAAACATATTTGAAAACACTATCCAAATCTAAAATAATACCTGAGAGTCAGCTTTAGTTGTAATGTGAGATGAATTTATCTCTTCTAATAACTAATGTTCTTAATGGTTTACCAGAATTAGCAATATCCTTTGCTTCTATTTCTTCACCACCCATTTTAGACCAAAATGGACATGCTGTATCATAACATTGTACGACAATATTTTCGATTTTAGGTAATTTAGTAAAAATTACTTTAAGACCCATGGCCCCATAACCCCTACCTTGACTTGCTGCATTATAACCACCTTGTAGATAAAGACCATTTTCAATTTCCTTATCTCCAACAGTAAAGTTACCAATTTTTCCGATTCCGAAATCAACAATTGGTTCATCATTCATATAAATCACATTTGGACCAATTTTATTTAACTTACCATCGTTAAATCTAAAATCCGGGCCCATTAATGATTCTCTTAGTAATTTTGCAATAAATTCCTTCATTTTGTATCTAAATTCTTTATAATAAATACTTGTGCCTCTGGCAAAAAACCCGTATTTTTGTTAAAAAAGTATTATGGTTATTGATAATATAATTGACAAATTAAAGGATATTAGTTTGACTGGATGGTCAGTTAATCAACTTGACTGTAAATTAAGTTATAGTAGCCCAGATAGGGGGTTAAATTTTGTAATCAAGGATTATCACCACACCTTTTTGGGTTTTAGGAAATTAAAGCTTGTTGTTGATGGTAGGCTTATTAAATTGTCTTTTTTTAAAAAAAGACAATTTAATAAATTAGCTTTACACAAACATAAGTGTATTGAATTATTAAATCTAGCTGATTATCAAGTGAAAACATTCACCATTAAGACGAATACCACGATTACTCCTCCTATTTCAAATCGTAGGGACATTTTTATACCCGCCAGAGGAGAATCTTTTATAGGGGAATCTTATTTAAATATGGGTGAATTAGACCATAGTGCTAGACAAATACCGAGTATTGAATCACGAAGGTTTCAAAGAAACGATAGTCTTGCTACAAGACGAATAATGGATATGATAGGTAGGGTTGAACAACCCTTAATTAATCCACAAAATAATTTTGGTAAAATGGACAAAGAAGAATTGAGTAAAAAATACATTCTTGAAGCTAAGAACAGAAAATTCAAAGAGGATTTTGAAAAAGAAAAGGAAAGAATTAGAAAAATATTACGTGAAAAGAAGGATAAAGAGGGTAAGCAATAATGCCAGTGAATAATAAAGAATTATTGTTAATAGCTGAAGAAATTAGGGGTATAATAGCTGATAAACAACGAGAAATGTCTTTGTCGTTTGTTGAAGAAACTCACACTTATTTTATAAAAAATAAAGATGGTAAAATCGTAAGCAATTTACCATCGGTTTCTACAGTGATTACTCAATATTACACACCATTTGATGATTTAACTAAATCACTAGAAATGTGTAATGGTAATTTGGTAGAGCAAGATTCTTTATTAAAAGAATGGAGAGAGGCTGCAAATTATGCTAATAGTACTGGGTCAAGAGTTCACTTTTTATTAGAAACTGATTTATTAAAAATCTACAAATCTGACAAAAAAGTCAGAAAACCCATATTTGAATGTAACGAAGAACAGATTTTCATCGGTAATCAAATGATAGATGCTGGGCATAAATTTATACAATTAATGCATAGGCGTGGAGCAGTTCTCTTAGATACGGAAATGGTATTAGGTAGTATTGAGTTGGGTTATACTGGACAACCGGATAAGGTTTGGTTAATAATGGATAAAGATGGTCAACTAGGTTTTATTATCACTGACTGGAAAACAAATAAACCAAAGAATTTTGAAATCCAAGATTGGACCACCCAAATGTTACCACCATTTGAAGCATTTGTAGATACAGCACTAAGTCATTACAAAATACAATTACCATTGTATGGTAGATTAATATTAGACATGTTAAAAGGTACCAAGTACGCTAATATTAAATTTTTAGGTTGTATAATTGTTCACTTATTGAGAGATGGTAGATATGTTGAATATCGAGTTGAAAATGCATTCATTAACACAGTATTGAATTCACCACCTTTACCAAGAATAAATGAGGTTTTTTCCTATAAGAAGAATCATGCTCTTCGAGAGGAAAATCGAATCAAAAAATTAAAAGAAATTATCAATGGTTAAAAAAATTATTCATATTGCTGACATCCACATTAGAACATTTAGAATGCATGAAGAATATAAAGAAATTTTTCAAACATTCATTGATAAGTCAAAATCATTAGCTGAAGGATTTGAGTATAATGAACTTAGAATAGTTATCGTTGGTGACTTAGTGCATCAAAAAATAACAATATCTAATGAACAATTAATGTTATGTTGTTGGTTTTTGTCTGAGTTGTCAAAAATATGTCCGGTTGTAATTGTCGCTGGAAATCATGATTTATTAGAAAATAATAAGGATAGGATGGATTCAATTAGTCCATTAATTCAACTATTAGATAATCCTAATATTTCATTTTTTAAAGAAAGCCTTTGTTATGAAGATAACAACATTATTTGGGCTAATTATTCTATCTTTGAAGAAAATAAAAGGCCGGATATCGAATCAGCTAGAAATAATTCTGGTGAGGAAAAAACGTATGTGGGATTATATCATGCTCCGTTAGTTGGAGCCACTACAGATATTGGCTATGAATTTGATGAACATCATACATCATTAGAACATTTTGAAGGTTGTGATATGGTTTTATTAGGTGATATCCATAAAAGGCAATCATTTAATCACCATGGAATTAATATTGCATACCCTTCTTCTTTGATTCAACAAAGTTTTGGTGAAACAGTAAGTAAACATGGATTCTTAGTTTGGGATGTCAGTTCTAAAACATTTGAAGAATTTGATGTACCGACCAGATATGGTTTTTATCAATTTAAAATAAAATCTCTTGATGATTTAGATAATGGATTAGAAGAACACACAAACCCATGATAAAACCAAGTTTATTGTCAGATATAAAAAATTACGCCGAGGCTAACAACATTGATGATGTAGATGCATTAATTAATAAAATGTTATCTCGTGGATTTGCTATTGAAAAATTTGGTGAAACACCATCAAATAAGCAAGAAACCCCTAAAATAATTGAGAAAGAAGTCATCGTAGAAGTAATTAAAGAGGTTCCTTTTGAAGTGATAAAAGAGGTTGAAGTGATTAAGACTGTTGAGGTTTCGGATAATTCAGAAATATCTAGACTACTAAATCAAATTGATGAAAATGAAAAATCCTATAAAGAAAATATTGATTTATTCAAAGACAATAGGAAAATACAGACCCAGATGATTATGCGTCTCAACAAAGAGAAAGAATTATTGCAAATAGACTGCGATAAAAAATTGGCGGAGAAGGATATGGAAATAATAAAATTAAAATCAACAAAAGATTTTTATGGAGAATGATATAACACAAACAAAAAAATTACAAATCCCAACATATGCAAAACTTAAAGTTTATTGGGATGATAGACCAGAGAATTACTCTAGAGAAGCTAGAAATCGTGTACAATCACATTTTGCCAGAAAATACGGGGTACAAAAAAACAATATTAATGTAGTCTTCCGGCCAACTAAAATTGATAAAAACGGTAATGTTATTGAAATCACTGGGGCTGGTATTGATAACATTATGGACATTAATTATCAACGAGAATTAATGAAAGAATGGATTGCACGAGAAGGTAAGGATGTTGATTTTGAGCGAATAGTTAGATTGGATGAAAAAGTCAATGGGTCATTGAATGTAGATTTAACAGAAATCAATCATAGAAAATGGGAGATTAAATGGTTAGCAGTCAATAATTTTTTATGTTATGGTCAAGAAAATTACGTTAATTTTGGTAAATTAAGAGGTTTAACAACCATCAATTCTGTACCAGCCAATCAAGGCGGTAAGACTACTTTTAGTGTGGATGCGATTAAATTCTTATTATTCGGTAAAACTAGTAAAACTGATAAAAATGATGAGGTATTCAATACATTCACTGATGAAAATAAAACAGTCGTAAGGGGTATGCTCAATTATGATGATAAAGATGTTATCATCGAAAGAATATTAACTAGAACTGGAAAAAGAGTTGGTGGTTATACCGTTAAGAATAAATTAAATTATTATAAATTAATGCCGGATGGTTCTGAAGAAGAAATGGAAGAAGAAGATGCAATTGCAACTACTTTGGAAATTAAAAAAACCATTGGTGATGAAGAAGATTTTGATATTACGATTTTAACCACTGGTAAAAATTTAGAAAACCTTATCGATACAACACCGACTGAGAGTGGAAAATTATTAACTAAATTTATTGGTATCGAGGTTATTGAAATGAAGGAAGAAATTGCTCGTAAAATGCATAACGAGTACATTAAAACCATGAAATCGAATCAATATAACATTGCAACATTAAAGATTGAAATTGAAGAACATGGTAATGTAATTGAAACGAACAAAGCGTTATTGATAACACAGAAACAACAATTGGATGCAAATAAAGTAGAAATTGATAATTTGAATACTAAAAAAGACGGATTCATAGCAGATAAGAAAGTTATCGATGTAACAATAACACAGCTCAACCCAACTAACATTGAAAAAGAAATTAAAACCATAACTGATACTGGTATAAAGTTTTCTGATTCAATTAAAGAATACGTAAAAGAAATTGCTGAAATTGGTAACGTTACCTATGATGAGGTGTCGTATTTTAATTTGAATAAGGAGTATAATGCGCTGGATGCACAATTAAATGCTAATAGGATTGAAAAAAATGGGCATGTTAAGATGGTTGACCAATTAAAAAATGGTGAGATATGCCCAACATGTAAAAGAGCACTTGAAGATGTTGACCATAGTGTTGAAATTAAGCTTGAAGAAGCTAAAATTGAAAAATTAGACCTAGAATATGCTGCCGGAAACACAAAATTATTAGATATTCAAGCCAAAATTAATTTAATGACTGAAAATAAATCAAAAGTCGACAAAAAAAACAAACTTGAGTTACAAAAAGACCGTGCCGAAGTAGAAATTGGAGCTTTGAGGAACAAAATAAAGGAAAAAAAGCTGGATTTAAAAAAATATAAGGACAATGAAGGTGCAATTAACCATAATAGAGCGATTGATGCCGAAATTGAAGTGGTAAAAACCAACATCGTTGTAAAAGAACGAGAGAAGGAAACATTTATTCGTTCAATACAGACAACCGAAGGTAATATTGCTACTAATGAAGCAAATATTACCGAAAAAACATCATTAATTGAGGTTATAAAGAAAGAATTAGAGGTAGATAGGTTATTTAAAATCTATGTTGAGATGATAGGTAAAAAGGGTATTAGTAAATTGATTCTAAGGTCAGTATTACCAATTATTAATTCTGAACTATACCGACTTATGGAAGATGTTTGTGATTTCAACATAGAATTGAACATAAATGCTAAAAATGATGTTGAATTTACCTTAACTAAGGATGGGGTTGATAAAAAATTGAAATCCGGTAGTGGGGTTGAAAAAACTATCTCCAGTATAGCACTACGTTGTGTTTTAGGTAAAATATCTCATTTACCGATGCCCAATTTCATAACATTTGATGAACCATTTGGGGCTGTTGCTTCTGAGAACTTAGAAAAGATAAAACCACTGTTTGATAAGATAAAAGACATGTATGACATTGTGTTTTTGATATCACACATTGATTATGTGAAGGATTGGGGTGATAACATCATTACGGTTAAAAAAACCAACAATATATCGAAGATTCTCATAAAATAATCGTATTTTTGTATAAAATGGATTGTATTACTTTTAGATTTTGAAATATTTATGATTATGAAGTTTAATAATTATTGCATTATTGGGTTAGGGGATATTACTGGAATCAAAGATTTGGTTAAGAAAATATCTGAAACTAATCCTAGATGTTTGGAACAACAAGGTGTTTTAATAGCCACATTCTCATCAGCATTCACTATTAGTGAATTGAAAGATATCTTTGAAAAAGATAAGCGAACATTTTTTGTGTTTGAAGTCGGGGAAGGTAAAAGTATTTATAAAATCGGTAAAGAAGACATCCATGAACAATTATTCGGTTATCTTGAGGATGGCTTTGGGTCGGTAATTAAAAATATATTTACTGGTAATGAAGGAATGCCGGATACCACTGAAACTAAAATTGATGGTTTATCGTTGGAGGACCAACTTCAATTAGCTATCAATAATGAAGATTACATTAGAGCTGCTGAATTAAGGGATGAAATTAATTCAAGTGAACAAAAGAAATAGAATTTAAACGTTTTTAAACTAAAAAAAAAGAAGGTAAATATGCGTAAAAGGCTTTACTTTAGTGGTTTTGTGTAGTACATTAATATGTTCACTCGAACTAAAATAACCGATAGTAGAAAAGAAGAAAAACCAATGAACAAAAAATATATCAGTCCAAATGAAGACGATAGCATAACCAAATATTTTAAGGAAATTAGAACCAGCGAAATCCTTACTCCTGAAAAGGAAATCGAATTAGCCATAAGAATTCAAAATGGTGATGAAAAAGCTATTGACGAATTAGTCATGGCTAATTTAAAATTTGTTATTTCAATAGCAAAAGAATATCAAGGTCAGGGATTAACACTGGCTGACTTGATTAGTGAAGGTAATTACGGCTTAATTAAAGCCGCAATGAGATTTGACCACACAAGAGGGTTTCGATTTATTTCTTACGCTGTTTATTGGATTAAACAATCAATTATGCAAAGTTTAAATGACCATTCTAGGTCAATTAGACTTCCGGCTAATGTAATCAACAAACTTTATAAAATTAGAAAACAAATCGAAAGATTTGAAACCGAAAACGGTAGAACCCCAATCGATGGTGACGAAGTTTTAACTAGAAATGGTGAACAAGAATCTTTCGAAGAGGTAACTAATATTCCATCATGTGGTTCTTTGAATCAAAAAATAAATGAAGATGGTGATGAATTATTGGAAGTAATTCCAGATGAAACACAGGAAGACATTAGTATTTTTGATACCGATAATGATAGGGTTAAGAATGAATTGTATAAAACACTTGATATTCTTGATGAAAGAGAAAGAAGTATCATTGAATGTTATTTTGGATTAAATACGGATTGTGAGCCAATGACCCTAGAAGCTATTGGTGATAGATATGATTTAACTAAAGAAAGAATTCGTCAAATTAAAGAAAAGGCTATCAGAAAACTCAGACATAATGTTCATAATCTTTATGAATTAATGAATGAATAAAAAGGGCTTAAGCCCTTTTTTAGGTATTGAATATTTATAATAAAAGGATTATATGAAATTACACTTAGGATATATTTTAGGATTATTTGCTATCACATTAGCAGGTTCAGCCGCATACATATCAGTTGCTGGATGGGGAAAGTTATTTGCTGGTGAGGCTATGATTGTTATGGTTGTTATGGCCATTATAGAATCAGCTAAGGTTGTTACTACATTATATCTTCATAGATATGGTAAGAAAACGATGCCGTCTCGTGAGGGGCACACTAAGATTAGTTATTTTTTTAAACGATTAGTTTCATTACGAACATATTTGGGTATTGGTGTGATTGCAACAATGTTTTTAACATCAGTTGGTATTTATGGTTTTTTAACAAATGCCTATCAAGATACTGCCAATAAAATGGAAGTTCATGAGGGTGAAGTTTTAATCCTTGAGGGTAAAAGAGATATCTTTCAAATAAAAATTGATGATAATAATAAAGTAATCGGCACCAAACGTGATAGGGTCGGTATGTTATCTAATTTAAGAGCACAACAAGAAGCTAGGTTGGATGAATATGTCTCAAAGGGGCAAAGCACCAACGCTAAAAGAACTAGGGGTGAAATTGATATTGCGAATACCGAGATTCAAAAATTAACTTCTGATATTGATACCATAGTTAAATCAAATTCAGCATTACAAGATTCAGTTAGTTCATATCAGGTTCAAATTTTAGAATTAAAATCAACATCAGATGTAGCTGCTGAAATAGGTCCGTTAAAATACATTTCAACATTAACTGGTAGACCTATGGATTCAATTATCAATTGGATAGTTTTGTTAATCATCTTTATCTTCGACCCAATGGCCATTTCATTATTATTAGCCGCTAATAAGGTTTTTGAATTAAACAAAAAAAAACCAGATGGTGACGACCCAGTAAAATTACCTGATGCAGATAAACCAATTTTAATTACACCGAAAAATATTAATACAGTTGATATTATAGATACTGAAGTGGTGGATGAAATAATTGATGAGCCGGAACCATCTGGTAGTACTAATGAAAATATTGAGGATAGCATCAATGAGGAAACCGTTATGCCAGAGGTAATCAATATTCCAGAGGTTATTGATGTAGTGGAAGAAGTCAAAATTATTGATGAACAAGAAGAAGTATTGAAACCAGAAGATATTGTAGAAGCCAAACAAGAACCTGTTATACCTACTGGTACTGTTAAACGTGAAGAAATAAAGGAGATAAAACAAGGTAGTAGGGGTTATTCAGTTAATGTTCCCCAACCTAAAAAAGTTGGTTCTAACAAAGAAATTAGAACTAATGAACCAAAGAAGTTTTATTTTAAAAGACCAAGAATTGATTAAATATGATTAATCATGTTTTAATGAAAAACACCCACTTATTAGGGTCGAATCAATTTTATCAAACTGAATATAAAAAAACACAAATCATTATTGGTCATTCAATGTCTAATAATTTGGACCATTTGAATAAATGGCAAACACGATTGAATGGTAAGTATAAAGCTACGGCCCCATTCACAATCCTCAGAGATGGAACTATACACATCCATTACGACCCAAAATATCATTCAGATTTTGTTGGAATCGAAGAAATCGATAAACACGCAATCCCAATTATTCTTGAAAATCAAGGTTGGTTATATAAGGATTTACAAAATAACAGATACCTTACTTGGCTTGGTGATATTTATAATCAAGAGGATGAAGTTGTTGAAAAAAGATGGAGAAACCATTCATACTGGTGTCCATACACTGAAGAACAAATGAATTCCTTGATTAATTTATGTAAATATATTTGTGAGAGATTTAATATACCATTGGTCGCTTTATCTCATAACACTAATATTGAAAGTGCTGGTGATTTCGAAGGGATTCTTTATAGAGCCAATTTTACTAAGTATTTTTCTGATATTAGTCCGGCATTTAAATTTGATGAGTTTAAAAATAATTTAGAATTAAAATAATTGAAATGAAAAACCTTAATGAACACGACATCACAATGAAGATGTTGAATATTATTAGAGAAAACTCCGGTGTTAATCAAAATTCAACACCAAACAATGGTGTAATACAATTGAGTGGTGAAGAGAGGAAAGCTGAAGAACAAAAATTTAGAGAAATTATTGATGGTTCCACACAATTTACTGTGTTTAATGTGTACCCAGAGGCTAATAACGTCGTTTTTGGTGGTGTAATCCAAGGTATGGGTGGTATCGAATTTCAAATGACACTAGAAGATTCTAATGGTTTATACATCACTGGTAGTAATATACAAATTACTGATGAAGTATCAGATAAAATCAAAAAACTTAAGGGGTTTTATGACAATTGGAAGTCAGAATGGTTTCAAAAACTAGCTTCCGAATATAAACCATCACAAAAATCATAATTATGAGTGAAGAAGAAAATATTTCAACAAAATTAACTAGTATTGTTTCTACCAAAAGACAAAGAAACATCTTAGTTATAGTTCTATTGCTTTTAACATTAGCATTTGGTATTGGATTCAATAGATACTCTAATTTAAAAACCAAATTGATGTTCTCAGAGCAAAATATCAAAGCGTTAAATGATTCAGTCAGAGTGTCTGAAAATAAAGTTGGCGAACTTGAGTATTCAAAAAACATTTTAATTGCTGAGAAGCGAGATTTAGAAGATTTGAATGCAGATTTAGCTGAAGAAGTCAAAAAAGAAAAAGGTAAGGTTAATGAAATCATCAAATTGGTATCTAAGATTGAAAGAGATACAACATACTTGACCAATACATTAATCAGCTACCCAAATGGAGAAAATGGCTTATCTTGGTCAAATGATACTATCTATAATCAAAATAATGAGAGGCACCTATCCGGTATTAGTAAATTTACTATAGATTCCAGTGGAAATATTATACCGCTGGAAACAATTATAACTAAGGATTATTTTAAATTTGATTTAGTTACGGGATTAAGAGAGAAAGATGGTAATATCGAAATATTTGTGAGGTCTGGTTTCCCCGGATTTGAAAACATACAATTAGATGGTGCTATTATTGACCCAAAAAATCATCCAGTAATGAAAAAATTCACCGAACCAAAAAGATGGGGTATTGGACCATATGCTGGTTTTGGGGTTAACATTAATACGATGCCAACAGCAAACCTTGGTATCGGGTTTAGTTTCGGTATCTCCATACAATACTCACTGATTAGATTTTAAAGACACATTCACAATAAAAAGCCCACCATAATGGTGGGCTTTTTTGCTTTAAGCTCAATATTTATTAATAAACATGAAATGAAAGAGTTCATCAAAAATAGGCTTAACGAAGAATTGACTAAATCAGATGTAAATCGTGAAATCGATAAGGTATTAGATTCTAATGCACTATCTGATAAAGTGGCGAAAATTGTTAAGGATAAAATCAAGAATGACCCAGATTTGGAGAAATTCATGGTAGATATCAGTAAAAATGTGCTTGCTCAATTATATAAAACATTGTGGACTAAAAGGAATTTTTGGCAGTCCAGCTTGAAAAACAAAGAATCGTAATGGGAAAAATTAAATTAACTGAATCACAAATTGTGATGTTACAAAGTCTAGAAGAACAATTACCAAAAAAAAAGTTGGTAAAAATTACTAGTGAACAATATAATCGATTGTTTGAAAATAGAATTGATGAGAAATTCGAAGTGGTCGCTAAGAGCCGTGATAATGAGCCAGTGAGTGATATCATGATGTATAAAACACCAAAAGGTTTTTATCTAGGTAGAAGTTTCTATAGTGATAGGGCTAAAACTTGGCAACCATATTCAAAGGATAGTAGTGATTTTAATAATGGTAAAGAAATGTGTGCCGCTTATGCGAAAGGATTCTATAATAAAGAACTTCAAGAAGAAATTGTAAAAGAAGAAGGTGAAGGATTGGGAGTTCAATTAATTGGTAACCCAAAAGAACTATGCCCAACTAATTCAGTCGGTGAATCCAACGAACATGAATTTAAAATGCCACCAAAACCAATGAGGCCATCAACAAAGGTAACTAATAATTTTAAATCTGCTGGTAGGTCAATACCTAAAGCCAATATAAAATTTGAAGATACACTTAGGGGTGATTTTAAGCCTCAAACTGAAAAAGAAAATATTAAAACAACTAAATCCTTTAATGAAAATAAGGGTAATCCGGCTTCGCAAGTAGATATCATTGAATTTGGTCAACAGGTAATAAAATTCCTTAAAGAACTTTTAACGGACCCAACTGATGAGCATATAAATAAATTTTGGAGAGACCGTGGTGTTAGTAAAAACGATTTAACCAAAAAAATGTTTGAAATTGGGATGATTGGTCATAATTTAATTAATGGTAAAAAATTGATTAAAATATTAAAACCAAATTTCTACGATAATGTAAAAGCATTATACAAAGAGTATGTTCCAGAAATTGCGGAATCATCTGATAAAATCAAAACAAATCTTCAACAACAATTGAAAAGGAAGGAAGGTCCAAAACCATCACCTGAATCAATCGCTTCTAAAATTAAACAAAAAAGAGCTGAAGAACTAAAAAGAAGAAAATCAGAAACTGATAAACCAATTGAGGAGGATAACTATCCAATGGGTGCTAATGAAGACCCTAGTGCGCCTTGGAATCAAAAAGAACCTAATCCGGGAATAACCCCACAAAATAGACCATTAGATTTACTATGGTGGCATCAAGAAAATGCAATCTTTGAAAAGGATGGTAAGTACTATGTTTTTAATGTTGAAACAGTTGATAAAAATGAATTCGCTAATTATGCTAGTCGTGATGAAACACCAATAGGTCGAGATGAAGACGGTATGATGGATGTTGAATATGGGGATTGGGAAATGGATAGTAATATCATAGATTCCTATGTTAATGATAACTATGCTAATTTATCGCTAGGTAAAGGCTATTCTGATTATGAAAATGGTAAACAATTAGTTGAAATTGACCAAGAAATGATTGATGAATTGATGGCGTTAGTTAAACATATTAGTGACCCAGCAAAAAAACAAGAATTGATATCAACACTTAGTAATTTATCCTTGAGTGAAACAACAGCATCATCCAGTGGAGCATTTGTTGCACCGATGGGTTCATCAACAACAATCAATAAGAATGACCCAGCGTCTGAAATGAAAAAAATTGTTGGTGAGGTTGAAGGTAATGATTCTGAAAATGAAAAATTGAGTAATTTAAAATACAAAAATTTTCAACACCCGGCGTTAGGTGTTTTTATTATTGATAAAGTCATTAATAAAAATGATAATGAAAAAACACTAGAGTATTCTATTTCATTATTAAGAGAAGATGGTAAAATTTCCAATAGTGAATTATTGTATATTTTTAATAAAGAAACAAAAAAAGATAAATTGATTTTCAATCAAGAATCTGAAAAAATTCGTGATGCCTATTCTGTATTTGACGAATTATATTCAATTGTATTTGATGGTCTTAAAGAAGCTCTTAAACCAAATGAAGTGGAGGAAACAACAACAGCTGCTTCAAGTGGGTCTTTTGTTCAACCAAAAATCTGGGCCAAAGATAAAGCAAATATGAGATTTGGTAAAAAAACGATGTATCCAAAGGGAAAGATTGTTGATAAGACTATAAAGGAATCGGTGAATACTACATCAACCGCTTATCCAGAAGGTGGTTTTGTCAAATTGGACGATTGTACTAAATTAAACAACAATAAAAAGGCCCAAAATGGTGGTTGCAGTACTGGTGCCGTTGATAAGGTGGTTAAATTGAAACAAACGAAAGATTCTGTTATTTCTGATGATGCAGTATATTACGAGGTAGCCAAAAAAACTGGTAGAACCATTGATGAAGTTAAAAAGATAATTCAAAGAAAAAAAGGGTGATTTTACTCTTATTTCATATATTTATAATAAAATGTCAAAACATTCTGAAGTTTAGATTTGGATTACAGGTATGACTATAAAACTATTTTAAGATGTATAAAAATTTAATAAATAAACACTTATCCGGTAATCTCATTAATGAAGATAAACCTAATGGTCTTGCTACTGCTGAAAAGGTTCAAAAAGCCGAAAAAAAGGTAAATAGTGAATACTATACTGATGTTAACAAAAAAATGAAAGATTACGATAAAGCTGCAAAACAAGAGGATAAAGATGCCATTGTTCCAGTAAAACGTGAACTGAGTTCAGAAGAAAAAGAATACCATGATGAGATGGAAATTCTTAATGGACAAGAAATGTTGAAATATGATAATGAACCAACTGAGAATTTCAAAGAAAGAGCTGAAATGGCTCTAAAAGGTGATTCTAAAATGGGGAATAAAACCTACACTGGTAAAGATAACGGAAACACTGAAGAAGTGTGGGGTTCATCTGGTGGTAAACATACTGGTGAAGAAATAGTAAAAGCAGTTAAAGCGTCAACTAAAAAAAGAAATGATGCTGAATATAAATTAATTCAATTCGGTGATGATATTGAAAATTCTGGTAATGAAAAAACCAGAGGTAAAGCTAGAAAAGTCGCTGTTGAAAATAAAGCAAATAACAATAAACAGTTAAACGAAACAAAAATGAAAAAAAGACTAAGGTTTAAAAAACCATTCGATGGCGTAGGAAATGCATTGAGATTAATACCTGAAACATATAGAGTAGATTTGAAAGAATTCGAAATGACTGATGGTAATGAAACTTATAACATTAGATGGGAAGGTTCAGCTACTGAAGGTAGAGCTATTGTTGAAACAGCTTGCGACGCTAACATGGTTAACGAGGACATTCAAAAAATGAAACACCTTATGGGGTATAAATCAAAAGATACTCTTGGTTTACTTAAAGGTGATGAAAGATTGACTGAAAATGCTACATTCAGACAAATCATGGATAAGACTAAATCATTATTGACTGAATCAGAAGAAGAAGCTGAATTGACAGAAGTTGAAGAAACTGAAGGAGAAGAAGTGATGGAATCATTAATCGATGAAGGTTGGAGAGATTTCTTGGGTATGGAAAAGGGTGATGTTGTTCAACAAAGAGAACAAGAATTTCTAGCAATTATCGATAAGGCAATTGAAAAAGGAATGAAAGTTGATAAAGAATCACTTATCAGACAAGGTACTGCAAATAAATTTAGAGGAAAATTGATGCCAATTAAAGGTATGTTGATTTACAAAGCTGGTGCATCCGGTTTAGGTAAAATGGCTGCTGGTTCAAGTTCTGGAACAGTTGGTGCATAACCAAAAAAATATAAAAAAACAAAAGCCACCCATGGGTGGCTTTTTTTATTCGTATAATTCGTGAATTAATTCAGCATTAGTTTTATAGTTCGCAATAGCCAAATAATCTTCTTTACTAGGCATGGCGACTGGTATTGTAATCAATTGGTATAACCAAACAAGAATACCTATGTATGGGTCCATAAAGAAAAATACTAGTGGTAATGAAAATGCAAAAAACGGAGCTAAATGTATTAAGGTGTTTTGAAACCGATATTTGGAAACACTAAAAACAATGAATGTGAATCCAAATGTTTTATTGAAATCAGCATGTTTTTTAATTTTAATGCCCATCCAGCTTGAGAAAACCACAATGGTCATTACTATGTGTAATAACTCATGTAAAAGTAAACTCGGTATGCAAACTATGTTATAAATCTTCTTCATAATGTTAGATGCTTGTCACAAAGATAAGTAGAATTTTCCAATCCACCAAACTATTTATTAATAAAATGTTATTATGGTAGTAAAATTAGGGGATAACGGCAGAGCTGTTAAGGAAATTCAACAATTATTAAAAAACAAAGGTTTTTATGATGGGAAGATTGATGGGGACTTTGGTCCTAAGACTGAGGCATCAGTGAAAGCCTTCCAATTATCAAAAAAAATTAAGGATGATGGTAAAGTGGGTCCAACTACATTGAAATATCTTTTAGAAGGTATCGATACTGATAGACAAGACACAGTAGCACCAAAGGATGATGTTGTGAAATCACCACCCGCTAATGATACTGATGGTAAATTAGCATATTTGGGTTCATATAATACCACATTAGGTCTTAAGATTGATAAAGCATACTTGGATACTGATGAATACGTTAAGGACTACGGAAAGATATTGCCAAAGAATTTATTTATCCACCATACTGCCGGATGGGATAACCCATATAATTGTATTAATTCATGGAATGGTGATGATAGAGGTCGTGTTGGAACACAATATGTTATTGGTGGACCAAGTATTAAAGGTACAGTGGTATATGATGGTGTGGTAGTAGAATGTATACCTAACAATTATATTGGTTGGCATTTAGGTGAAGTCGGTAATTTTAATGCATCTAAATTATCAGTAGGTATTGAGGTGAATAACTTTGGTTATGTAACTAAAAAGGATGATAAATTTTTTACTTACGTAAATACTGAGGTACCATTGGACCAAGTTATTGATTTGGGTTACAAATTCAGAGGTTATCAATATTGGCATAAATATTCTGATGCACAAATAGAAAGTCTTAGATTGTTAATTCTACACATCAAAGAAATCTACCCAACTATTGACATCACTAAGGGGTTATTAGAAGAATTAGAAAGTAAGACACCAGCAGAAGCATTTGAATTCAATACCGATGCTTATAATGCAAAAAAATATGGTTTATGGACACACACCAATGTTAGAAAAGACAAATTTGATATGTCTCCACAACCGAACTTGATAAAAATGATAAAAAGCTTGAAATAATATTTAATTTCTTTAAACATATCATATATTAGGATATGAGTAAGTTAAAAAATACAAAGGAATTTTTGAGCTATATTACCAACCCATTAAGCAAAACAAGCATTGAGTTATTATATAGCTCTAACTATATAATGTTTGAAAAATGTGATTTGTTTTGTGATTTTGTGGTGTCATTATCTGATTTAATTTTTGATACCTATATGGGTGATTCCATTACTAACGATGAACAAAGATTGAATCATTTTAAGTGGTGTTGGAATAGGACTATTAAAAATTTTGAACTGGAGGGAATACATATTGGCAATAATCAAGAATTATTTGATTATTTCTCAAACTTTATGGTTGAAGTATATTATTCTGTTGATGAAAAAAATTCCGATACAAACATAAATCACAATATAATTAAATTGTGGAAATACATCTTCAATTACAAGATAGTTAAGACACGTTCTGATGTCGATACGTTCATTGATGTCTATCAAATGTTCGAAAAATCCATGAAAAATGGTAAAAAACTTGATTTTTAGACTTTATTTTTAAAATACTTCTAGTATTATTACCCTATCATGGATGCATTTAACATATTCAATATTGTATTAACTGACTTAGTCAATGACAGATTACAGTTAGAAGAAGAGTTAGAGCGAGTAATCAATCTAAATGGTAATATACCAGATAAAGTTAATCAAATTAAGGTTGCCTTAGATAATCTCGTAAAAAATGACCTAATGGTGAATAAATGGAAAACATATTTGCCTATAACAAATGAAAAAAACATAGAACAAGATGGAAAAGCTTAATGAATTAAAACAATTAATTGCTTCAATTGAGGCAGATTCAGAAAAATTTTTTGAAAAAGGAACTAAAATAGCCGGAGTGCGAGTTAGAAAAGGTTTACAAGAAATTAAACGAGTAGCACAAGAAATGAGAATCGAAATCTCACAAGCGAATAAGAATTAATACTATGGAAATTATAAACAAAATATTAGTGATGGTATTTGTGTTAAGTACCCTTAACGTTATTAGACATGCGTATTATTTTATTCAAGCATGGGTTAAATCGGATGAAGAAACACCAATTAAATATCGAATGGGTACAACATCTTTAATATTTTTGGGCTTATCTTTAGCCTATATGATATCTAGTATATTCACAGGAATAACAATATAAAAATTACTAAAAAAAATGAATCCAGAACAAGCATTACAGATTTTAAAAAATGTATCAAATCTTTGCATCGCAAATGGTGGTATATTAACATCTATTGATGAGGCTGCTAGCGTAAGTGTTGCTTTACAAACTTTACGAATTGCTATTGAGCCAAAAAAACCTACTCAGCCACAATCAGGCGAATAAAAATTTAATTATGAATTTTGAACAAAGAATAAAATCATTACAACCATATGTTTTGCAAATGCGATTTGCAAATGGAACAGCGGTAGTTGATGTTGTATTTAAGGATGGTTGGGGGGTTCCACAATCTAAACTTGTTAGTGCAGTAAAGGGCGAAGATAAGGACTTAAATTATTATATGTTTTATACTGAAAAAGAAGACCTAGGTTTAGACGATGTATTAGACTTTATCGAACAAGTAATTAATATCAACATCGAAAGAGAAAAAAAGTATGAATTACTAAAGGTTAAAACCGAAGAATTGAAAGAAGTTTTCAAAAAAAATTCATTAAACAAATTATTGGGTATGAAGTTTGTCCTTGGTGGGGAAAAATTAATTCCTGATATTATGCCGAATGACTTTGATAACGAAATAACAATTTCTGATGTTGACCCAGCCCCAATCGAAAATATTGTTGAGGACAAACCAATTGAAGTCAAAAAACCAACTGAAGAAGTATCACAAAAAAAAATTCCTAATAGAGCTAAGGTAGGGAATCAAAAAATAGAATTACCACCAAAGGGCTCTATAGAATTGGAAGATTATACGGAACCAGAATTAGTATGTAAATGTATTGGTGATGAAGTATGCCCAGTATGTGTTGACGAAAAACTAGCTATTTAATAATAAAGGCCCCAATGGGGCCTTTATTATTTTTCTAATTTCTCTTGAATTGTATGAATTAACCATACTGCCCCGGATGCTAAACATCCATCAAAAAATGTGCTTAAAATAATTTTATTAATGGTAAATAGTTCGAAAATATCGATATTTTTCATTAAATTTGTACTAAGCGTTGGTGAAAATAAAAATAGTGATAAAATGATTCCCCACCAAAAAGGTAGACACATCATACAACCAAATAATTTACCAAAAAACGGTGGATTATCTCGGTTCACCCCAACTAGTTCCCTAAATCTACTGAAAATTGAACTAAAAACCATAATATTGCTTGCTCCGTAAGCAACTAGAATAAAAATTAATAAAGATACCATAAGTAAATGTTTTATTTTAAACTTACAGATTTGGTGATAATAAGTAAATATTTATAGATAAAGTAATGATGGAAAAAAGGACTGAAGATAAATTTGCTGGTGTTTTAGTGAAAGCTAAAGATACTAATAGGGTGTTTTTGATGTTAAGAAATCCAAATGCGATTCATCCACTAACTTGGGGATTAATTAGTGGTGGAATAAATGATGGTGAAGATGTTTTAGAAGGTCTTAAACGAGAAATTTATGAAGAGTGTCAAATAGACCCAAATATTATTGAATTTACTAGAATTCATGACGAAAATGAGCGAAATGGTAAGTTTTATTATTATGAAGGCTTGACTGATAATGAATTTATACCTACATTGGACTATGAAAATTTGGATTATATCTGGTGTGATTTAAGCAATCTACCAGAACCTTTATATCCGAATATCATTGATAAGATTGATAAATTGTTGAAATAAAATGGCGAACAAAAAGGATTATAGTATTGAAAATGGTTATATGAGCATTCATGAGATATTAGCTGTCAATGGTGTTAAACAACGAAAATTGATTAATGAAATTGAGAAAGAAGAAGAAATTGCTAGTCGTGAAAGTTATGATATGATTGAATCAGATATTAAATCCACTAAAATAAAAACTGATTTAGCCAAAGAGCGATTTATTAATGAATTAAAAACTGGTCTGGGGACTAAAATCAAAGAAAACCCAAATAGGGTTAAAATCATTAAACCATCCTTAATAAAACGATTTTTTACTTGGTTTAAAAGCATATTTACAAAATTTTAAAATGACATACGAAAAAATCATACAAACAATAAGCAATATCGTGGATAACGACCAAATTGATAAAGTTGGTCTTACACTTATCTATGAATTAGATGAAATTAGACACAGACAATTGGATGAAGAATTATGCATCAAATTAACTGGTGGTTTAGTAGGTTTTGAGCATCAAGAAGTCTTTGAAATAGAACTAGGTGGGATATTGGTTAAATTTATTAAAAAGGGAGCCAAATTCACATATGATTTGGAAAGTTAAATAATTATTCATATCTTTGCGATTATGAGTGATAATAAAACACCAAATAATTGGAAAGTTCCAGCAAAAAATTTTATTGGAACTGTAATGGCTAATGTTGACAATGATAAGCTATCTGATGCTGATTTTAGAGAATTTATCAGAAATACATTACCTATTGTTGAGAAACCGGATTTGGAGTCATTGGGTAATGATTCTATAAAACCAAAACTTAAAAAATTTTATGCTTAGAAATTATTCCAGAGAAAGTGGCATCAGATATGTTGCTGGTTTGGATGAAGTAGGTAGAGGCTGTTTTGCTGGACCAGTAGTGACTGCTGCTGTGATTTTTCCGCCAGACTTTGAACATAAATTAATAATTGATTCAAAACAATTAACAGAAACTAAACGTAGAAAAGCATATGAAATTATCATTGAAAATGCCATTACATATTCAATACAGGCTGGTTCAGCTAAGCTTATTAATGCAGAGGGTATTAATGCCACTACTTTTTTAACAATGCATAAGTGTTTGGATAACTTATCGGTTAAACCAACACATTTATTGATTGATGGCGACCAATGGCTTGATTGGAACAACGTTCCTTATACTTGTGTGGTGAAGGGTGATAATACATTTTTATCAATCGCTGCCGCATCTATTTTAGCTAAGGTTAGTCGTGATGATTACATGACTAAGGTCCATAAGATACACCCACAATATAATTTCAATGGTAGTAAGGGTTATTACTGCAAAAAACATGGTGAGGGTATTTTAAAACATGGTATTTGTTCATACCACCGAACCCAGTATGTTAAAACGTGGTTAGAAAATCAAAAGAAAAAATTATGAATCAAGAAGAGAACGAAAAACGTGTTGGTAGAACATTGAGTCCACCATTTTTAATTCAAATGATATCCAGTGAGCACAATAAACATTGTGATTTATATAACCATGGTTCAATACACAAAGTAAGAACCTGTAAAGAGGGTTTTGTTTGGGTTGATGAACGAATCGATGCAATCCCAAACAAATTCCCATTTCAAGTTCTAGCTGAAAAGCCAGAAACGAAAACATGTCCGAGTTGTAAAAATGAATTTGTAACAGATTGGCCATTCGTCATTAATAAAGGAGAACTCACTTGTACCAGATGTTATGAAAGAAATAATGTCACCGGAGACCGAGATATGTATCGAGATGCCGTCCATAAGGAATTCATAATCCAAGCCAATTTAAATAAAAATAATTGATGGATGAAGAAATCGAGGAAGAAATTGACCAAGATGAACTTTGCAATTTCTGTGAAACACATATAATTGGTGGACCAAGGATGTCTTACCATTTCATGTGTGAGGGTTGTTATTGTGAACGAGCAGCAGAAATGTTTATAGAGGCCAGAGAAGATGATGAATACTACAGAATGTCTAAAGAAATCATCGGCATGATTGAGGAGATTTTAGAAGGTCAGTAAAAATATTATTATAATAATTAGGATTATTGGTTTATTTGTATTATATTTGTAGTACATTAAAACCAACTAATTATGAAAAATTTACTTTTATTTACAGTTTTAAGCCTTATTTTCATTTCGTGTGAAAAAGAATTACCCCCATATATTGATGTCCCTGAAGAGGAAATAGACTCAACACTATGGTCTGATGACTATACAAACGGAGGTACGTTACCCAATGGGTCCGGTGGTTCAGTTAATGAATTAATTGGTACTGAATGGGTTCTAACAAAGGTGGTTTTTTCACCACTCAATATTGAGTTCCCAAATGATACAATAAAATTCGTAGACAATACTCATTATACACTTAATAATGGGGGTGTTAGAAATTACCAATTGAGTAATATTACTGGTTCAACTAATAAGGATTTGAGCCTATACTTCTTTGCCCCATTTGGTGGTAGTCACTATTCTGGCCAACTTGGAATGTATTTTTTCGAGGATGAGGTAATAAATAACATTGAGTTTGAAGATATACAAAACTCGGCGACAACCATAAATGCATGGTTTATAAAAATTAATTAAATGAAAAATGACCAAAAAGCAGCATTATACGATGATTATGTAAATCAAGGTAGCTTACTAGAAAAGAATAACTCCAAACTTAAAAGTGAGTATGCTGGTAATATTCCACCAAACATTCAAAAACAAATTGATGAGAACCAAAGAAAGATTGATTTATTAAATGTTAAATTGATTGAACTAATAAATTCTTAAAAAAATTTGGTGGATTGAAAATTAATACTTATATTTGTATAAATTAATAATAAAAATTATGAAAAATTTAATCTTTTTGTTTGTGATGATTGTTGGTCTTGGATTTACCTCTTGTGAAAAAGATGCTGGTCCTCCACCACCCCCACCTCCGGTTGATACTACTGATACTCCACCTCCGGTTGACACAACCACTGTGCCACCAGTTGATACTACTGAAACAACTGGTGGAATTAAATTCGCTGTCAAAACGAATGCGTTTGTTGAAGATTTAGATAGCATTGTCATAGACCAATATATTAGTGGGATTAAAATTAATACATTAGTTTTACACCCTAATGATATTAATTTTTCAGAACCAACATTGAAATTTACTAGTGATGACTTAATAAATGGTAATAATATGGAAGAAGATGGTTATTATACCATGATAATTCATTTAAACACTACTGATTCACAAGGATGTCCAGAAACATTATATGGACCTTATAATATTGGGAGTGTTTTATTTAGATTTGAATTCGGAACAACAACTTATGATGCCATTAATCACTATTTTACATTTACAACAACAACTTATGATTCAGACATTAATGGTGAAATGTTTGGAGGTCAAGAATATTAAAAATTTTTTTTCAAAAAGACTTGCCATTTAAAAAATAAATAGTAATTTTGTACCACGCTGAAATTCAATATAACGAATTTATTTTAAAACTTTAACGCAATGAGCAAATTATTAAATGCTATGAGAACTGAGGATTCAGTGACTCAAAATGGAATGTCTACAAATTCCTCAACCCTTAACCACTGTGTGGATTTATTTTCAATGATTGGTGCCGTAAGGGGTGCTGAAAAACAAAGAAAAATTAACGCCTTCATAAAAGCTTATTCAGAAGATGCATTGACTGCAATGAAAATCTTATTCTGGGTAAGAGATGTTAGAGGTGGTGCTGGTGAAAGACAAACAGCAATTGATATCATGACACACTTGGCTAATAACCATACTGAAGTCATGAGAAAAAACATTCACCTAATTCCAGAATATGGAAGATGGTCAGATGTTGTAGAATTAATTGGTACAGAATTGGAAAAGGATGCACTAGAATTAATCTCTAAAGGTTTGTCAGCCGGAAATCAATTGTGCGCTAAATGGTGCCCAAGAGGTAATGGAAAAAATCGTGCTAACAAAAAACAAGCTAATGCAATTAGAACTTATCTTAAGTTAGCTCCAAAGGACTATAGAAAATTGATTGTCGGGTTGTCAAAAACCGTAGAACAATTAATGTGTGCTAAAGAATGGCAAGCTATTAATTATGCTCACGTTCCATCTAAAGCGATGTCTGATTACATGAAAGCATTTGGTAAGAATGACCATGCTAGATTCACTGAGTATTTGAATTCACTTGAAAAAGGTGAAACAAAGATTAATGCTGGTGCTGTCTACCCTTATGATATTATTAAGAACCTTAGAAATGGTAATGCTAGGGGAGCTGATGCACAATGGAACGCACTTCCAAACTATATGTCTGGAAATGAAGAAAGAGTTCTACCAATGGTGGATGTATCTGGTTCAATGTGTACTGCGGCAGGTAATAACCCAAATGTTAGTGCAATGGATGTTGCATTATCACTTGGATTGTATATCTCTGAGAGAAACGTTGGTTTGTTCAAAGATGCGTTCTTGACATTCTCGGCTCGTCCAGAATTGCAAATTCTTAAAGGTAAATTGTCCGAAAGATGTAATCAATTATCCAGAGCACAATGGGATATGAATACTAATTTGGAAGCTGCATTTAAGACAGTTCTAACCCAAGCGGTTAAACATTCAGTTCCGGCTGAAGAAATGCCAACAATGATTCTAATCCTTAGTGATATGGAATTTGATTCATGTACTCGTTATAATGCAACAGCCATTAAAATGATTGAAAACATGTATACTGAAGCTGGTTACGTTTTACCAAAAATCGTATTCTGGAATATTAAATCACATGGTGATAAAAATAAACCAGTTCAACACGATAAAAATGGAACTGCGTTAGTATCTGGATTCAGTCCGGCATTATTGACAAGTCTATTGTCTGGTAAGGATTTAAACCCTTATTCAATGATGATGAATATTATTGGTGCTGACCGTTACTCGGCAGTTTCAATTTAAAAATAATGAATGGGTATTGATTTAGGTTGATACCCATTCGGTTTTTACGCTATCTAGAAGAATACTTTCTGCAACTGTAAAAAAACAAATTGATACATTCTACAGAAAGTAGGTTTTGATTGGTACCTACAAAATCGGGCATCTAGCTCAACAAAAAAACCATCGTTCCTAACTGGGTTTGGAATTAAAAAGCCCCCGTATTCTGAGATTGCAACAATATAAGGTCTAACTTTAAAGTTAGACCTTTTTTGTTGTTTACTATTTCATTTGTTTTAAATAGATTTGAATCATAACAAATTCTAAAATAAAAAAACAGAATGAAAATCGTAATAAAGCACATTGATAATCTTAGAAGCTCAATCAATAATAAAGACACCATTCCAGAATATTTGGTCTATGTAATGACCAATGATGATATTGCCGTATCATGTATAAATACGTGTGGAGATATCTTCATGAATGCAGCAGTCAAAGACTCCCAAGCTAAATATGGTAATGATTTACCTGTTCACATAATTTCTTATGAGGAACATCAAAATAACATTAAACAAATCGAAGAAAATTATGTCAGAAATTAATAAATCATATCCACTAATTTTAGTTTTTTATTTGGATAGAGAATTACTCTCCAATAGAGCTATTGCAACTGGTTTTGCGGAGCATGTTGATAGAATGATTGCAATGAGAGAAGCAAACGCCATGGCTTTCTTCTTACCTACTGATGGTGAAGAAAGAGTCGAATGCATCAATCCGGTTCAAATAGAACCAACTAAAATGGCTAAAATCATGAGAATGGTTGATAATATTGCTGAAAATTTCTTAGACATTGGTCAAGGTGCTGATGAAGGAAAGGATAATCCTGATAACGAAATTGAAATAGGTGAAAAAGATGCCTAAATTAAGACTTGTAGATAATACTGGTTGTATTACATATGTTTATCCAGAAGATTTAACACAATTTGAAGATAATTTAATTCTTGATTGGGACTATAATGGTGGAGATAAATATGACCCTCATAGTATTTCTCAAAGTGATTGGAATCAAACTCTAATCACTAAAATAAACCAACTTTCTGCATATATTCATAGAAATACGTTAAAAGGTGGTGCTAATAAATTATTTATGCATTCTAAATTGGGTCCGTTAATAGATACTTTAGAATACATACAAACTGATGGTTCTGGCCATCAAGTTATAGCTGGTAGATATAGAATAGAATTTGATGATTATCTAAAACTTGGTGAAATAATTGTCACACATGAAATGGAATCTAGAGAATTTTATGGTAATAGAATTCTATTACCAGAGTTTACACAAATAGAAGGACAGATGGATGAAGTAGTTATTAAAATTTATGATATGATTGAAAATGCTGATTATATTAATCAGAAATTAAGAAAATATACTGGGGTAATCAATATTTTAAATTATCCTGATGTTGAAGAATATAATCGAGTATCTAAAGAAATTATCGATACAATTGAATCAACCTTAGAGGAGGAATAAATATGTGGTTTGTTTATATTGTAGAATGCTCTGATGGAACACTATACACTGGTATAACCAATGATTTAAAAAAGCGTATTGGGGCCCACAATAATGGTACTGGAGCTAAATATACACGAAGTAGATGTCCGGTTGTCCTTAAGGCATATTGGGAACAACCCAATAGGTCCGAAGCATCCAAAGTTGAATATCAAATAAAGAAATTATCACGCAAGAAAAAATTATTATTGATTAAGGGCGTGTAGATGTTCGTCTAATTTTGGTTAAAGGCCATTTTGTTTTTTCGTGTATGATTTCATACATCGAACTAATTGTTGCCGGACTCGCATTACCTAAAAATAAGAGGCTTTTAATTCTACCATTTCTAGCTGCCATAAATAGTGCATCATGTAGTCGTTTTGCATCAATGTTGTTCTTACAAATAATCATTTCGAATTCCTCTTCGGAGTGAATAATTAATTTGTTATGAACAACTAGTATTTGTTTCACCATTTTATGTTTGTTAACACCTACCATCAATTTTTTAATGATATCATGGATTGTAAGTCTATTATTCTTTGCATCATGTCCGAACACCCAAAATGTTTCTTCGAAGTTGTATTCACTAGAATCTAAAATGGTCCATATCCCACCTAATGGTTGTTCTTGGTATATTTTACCCATGTAATCCCTAACAAATCTATTGGTATCACCTTCCTCAATATCTTTAACTAATAGAATTTGATAATGAACATCTTTGATTCCATTATAATTAATGTATTTACGAGGAAATAATACCGCTTCATTCATTTTTTTATAAACACGATAATTTATGAATGACGCTTCTTTACCTATTGATTTATACAAGGTTTTTTTATATTCACCATTTTTTGTTAAGACAACTCTGTAAGCCATAATCAAATATAATTAACAAAATTTCATAATAAAGGTTGTAAACTACTTAAAAAAACTATAAGTTTGCATTATGGCTCAAAAAAACGACTATTATGAAATTCTAGGTGTAGATAAATCAGCTTCAGCTGATGATATCAAGAAATCATATCGTAAATTGGCTAAAAAGTATCACCCAGATACCAATCCTAATGATGTTGAAGCAGAGGCTAAATTTAAAGAAATTGCTGAAGCATACGAAGTCTTATCAGACCCAAGTAGTAAATCAAAATACGATAGATTAGGTCATAATTTTAAAAATGCTGGCCCTAGTATGTCTGATACCATGGAAGATGTCATGAGACACTTCCAAGAACGATTTGGTGGTAGAAAACACTCAATGAAGGTTAGACGTGGTAATGATTTGAGATTAAATGTATCACTTACATTGGAAGATATGTATGCTGGTGTCAATAAAAAATTCAAATACAGTAGATTAACTAAATGCGAACCTTGTGGTGGTAGAGGTGGCTCCGGCCATGGCGAATGTAAAACATGTCAGGGCCAAGGAAGAGTAATCCAAGTGGTCCAAACACAACTTGGTATGATGCAATCTATCAATGATTGTCCTGAGTGTTTAGGTAGCGGAAATTCTTATCAAACAAAATGTAATCATTGTGATGGTCATGGTGTTTCTAGTCAAGAAGCTATGGTAGATGTTGATATTCCACATGGAATTGCAGATGGTGATGGATTGACTTTAAATGGTATGGGTCATGGTATTAAGGATGGCGATTATGGGAAATTAATAATTGTTATCAGTGAATCATCACATAAAGATTTTACTAGAGTTGGAAATGATTTAAGAAGTAAAATCAAATTGAATTACTATGATGTAATTTTGGGTACTAAAATTAATATGAATACAATTGAGGGTGGTTTAATTAAGGTGACGGTACCTAAATTTAGTAAATTGGGTTCTAGTCTTAGAATAGTTGGTAAGGGAATGAAATTACCCGATTCAGAGTCTAGGGGTGATATGTTATTAGAAATTGATATTAATAATCCTACCGAAATTTCTGATGAAGAAAAAGAACTACTAGAAAAAATAAAAAAAATCAAAGAAGGGGTTGTCGAATAAATATAAACCCAGTAACTTTGTACAAATAAGAAAAATAAATTTAATTACGATGGCAAAAAAGAAAGAAGTAGCAGGTTATGTGGAAGTATTTCCAGATGTTCAATCAGTATTCGAAGATGTAATATTGAGAACACAACTTGACAAGTATGGTATTACTATTAAAGTTTTGGCTTTAGATTCACAAAAGAAAATCTTTACGATTAAAAAGTCGGATGCTTTATTGAAACACGAGACAAATGTTGATATCTATATCATCATTAATCAACGAATTTTTGAAGGGTTAACTGAACCATTAAAAATTCTTCAAGTTGAAGAAGCATTGGCTGGTATATCTTGGTCAGGAAGTAAAGTGGATTACAGAAAGGGTGATGTATTCACATACTCAGGTTTATTGAACCAATATGGTTACGATGAGGCTAAAAAAGGTGGTCAAACATCTTATCAAATTCTTCAAGAGTCTATCAAATCTTTATACGATAAAGCAAAACAAGAAGACGAAGAAAATGGCGAAGCCGCTGAATAATAGAGAAAAAATCATTGAAATTATAGGGGATGACACTGAAGTCATCTTCTATGACGGATTTGACGATGCTATTATAGGAACAGCTGAGCGATTAAATTTAAATCCGGTTGTTGCTTATGACCTAAACAAATGTATCAAAATATTAATGAAAGATATGGTTGTTGATGATTCTGAATTAGAAGATGGTCAAACAGCAGAAGATAAAAAATATGAAATGGCTCAAGAATATTTCGATTACAATGTAATTGGAAGTTGGGTTGGAGAATCAACTCCTATTTTTATTAACACAATAAAATCTATAGAATGATAAAATTAACTAATAGGGCCGTTCAAGAAGCATTATATGAAATACTAAATTCAGATGTGAATGGAATTTCAGTAGTCGAGCATGATGGCCAACCACAAATCGCTATCGCTGAAGACGATAATACAACATGGTATTACCCATATAATACAAAAGAGGCTGCAAATGCTGACTTAGTAGAATTGAAAAAATTAATGACTAAATAAGTATGAACGCAGTAGGAAATTACGATTGGTATGCAGATTTTAAAAATTTTGCAATAAATCATATGGGTGTATCCGGTATTCAATTCCATTATTGGGAAAAATTACAAGACTCACTTTATAACAATGTGAATACATTGAATGTTGGTGCCTCAATGACACCATACGTGCCGGAGCCAAATAAATTAGAGGTTACCATGATTGATATCTTTTCGAGATTGATGATGGATAGAACACTTTGGCTAGCTGGTCCAGTGAATGACCAAATGAGCACCGTGGTCCAAGCCCAATTATTATATTTGGAAAGTCTAGGTAAAAAAGATGATATTACAGTGTATGTTGACACTCCGGGTGGTTCTGTTAAGTCAGGATTATCAATTGTTGATACTATGAATTATATTCATTGCGATGTATCAACTATTTGTACTGGTATGGCCGCATCAATGGGTTCAATTTTATTGGGTAATGGAACCAAAGGTAAACGATTAATTTTACCACATTCAAAGGTAATGTTACATCAAGTTTCACATGGTAGTCAAGGTAACGTACAAGATACTAGAATTAACCAACAACAAGCAGAAAAATACAATGATGAATTGTTTAGATTGCTTGGTTCTTATTGCGATAAAGACCCAAAAGAGGTTTTAAATGACGCAACTAGAGATATGTGGTTAACTGGAGAAGAAGCGGTATCATATGGTATTGTTGATAATGTTATTGAAAGAAAAAAATAACAAAAAAGCTTGTCATTTAGAATTTTTTTAGTATCTTTGTGATAGTTATTAAGACTAACGTTCTTTTTTTATTGGGGCTGACCTTGGATTTGACTGTCTATGGTCGTAAATTGTAAGCATGCACTGCGATGTGAATAAGCAGTTAAAACAATATTTTACAAAAGTTCAAATGGCAATATTTTCAATATTTCCGAAAACTTCCTTGCTAACGCTTCTGTAGAAGTTGTTGCTGGAGAGGCTGTTGCAGCCTAATTGATGCAATAGGAAAACTGAGGAAACTCACGAAACCCATCACTAGGACCTAACCTGTGATGTAAATAAAAAGGCTGGGCAACTTTGCAAATGGGGTTGTAAATAAATTTGATATTTTGTTCGAAAAGAAAAAATGAACTAAGCACGTAGAAAATGATTGAAGAATAGATTAGGACGAGGGTTCGACTCCCTCCAGCTCCACGCAAACTGCTTCTGGCTTAAATTCGCTAAGTCAGAAATTGGACCTTTAACTAGGACATAAAAGCTCACACTCGGTGGGCTTTTTTTGTTTTCCAGAGTATTTATCTTTAAACAAATTAAGGATGGAAAAGAAATGGAATGTAAAATTATTTAAGGATATCCTTAAAGAAAATGGAGTATACTCACAAGGTAGAGTTTATTTATTTTGGTCAGTAATCGCTTACTATATCACATTAGGAATCTTAACGTATTCTGGAATCGTAAAAAACGATATTCAAATGGAAAATTTCAAAATGATTGTTGATGCATTAGAATATGCTATGACATTATTTGGGGGTTATGTATTCGGAGGTAAATTCATTGAGTTGATTAAAGTCATGAAGTCAAATAAACAACAAACTACAACCACCCAATCGTCAAAATCAGTAACAGAGACATTCAATACTGATAAACCAAGCGACGCTGATAATGTTTAATTAAAAAAAATGGTGGAAATTAATTTCCACCATTTGTTCCACTTGTATCTGTGCTTGTATTAGTGTTAGTAGTTACAATGACAGTTTTTTTCTTTTTACATCCACAACCCATGATTTCTATAGTTTTAGTAATATGTTATCTATTAAATAAATATCATTTCAAACCAAAATAAATAGTAAAGTCAGATAAATTTGGTTTTTAATAAAAAAACCCATATCTTTGCTAGATGAATAAGGAATTACTGAAAGAAATATTATCAATACCAAGCTGTTCTACTAAAGAGGAATCAGTTAGAGAATTTTTAATTAATTGGGCTATCGATAATAATATTGATGTCAAACAAGATGAAAAGGGTAATATATTCATGAAAAAAGGTGAATTACTCGATGGTGAATCTTACCCTTGTGTGGTTGCACATATGGATACAGTACACAGTGACCAAGTATTGATGGTTAAGTCGAGCTCCAAATTGAATATAAAAGAAATTAATGGTGAATATGGTGATATTTTATATGCCACTAAATTCAAACCAAATGGAATGGAAGTTAATACAGGTTGTGGTGGTGATGACAAAGCCGGAATATTCATTGCATTATCATTAATTCTTAATTTTAAAACAATCAAGGGTGCCTTTTTTGTTGAAGAGGAAATCGGTTGTCGAGGTTCTGCTTTTGCTAAAAAAGAAGAATGGTTATTAGATGTTGGTTACTTTATTCAGTTCGATGCACCAACCGATAATTGGATTTCAAGAGTTTGTGGTGGTATTGAGTTATTTGATGATGCATTCGCTAAAATATTAAAACCAACTTGGGACGTTTATAACATGTCGGCACCAAATATTAGAGACCCATTCACAGATGTCAAAGAATTGAAAAAAAACTATCCTGTTTGTTGTATAAATTATTTTGCCGGATACATGGATATGCATTCTAGTCATGAATTCGTAGTATTAAGTTATGTTCAAAAAGCCATCAATCTTGGTGCCAGCACAATAATAGAATTGGGTAATAAAACCTACAATTATGGGGCTATTCAATAGATATAGTGTTTCAATCTTAGATAAGGATTGGAAGACGATTATCCCACTAATCAAAATCAAACATATTCCCCGTTCTGGAGAATTTATTTATTTGGAAGATAAAAAATATTATAAGGTAGTTTTTGTTGTTCATCACATACTAAAAAAACATGGTATTTTTATTATTGTTGAAGTTTTAGACGGAGACCCACAAAAATCAATGTAATTTACGTTTTTTCCTAAATTTTTCCATATTTATAAACATGGAAAAATTGATTGACATCATTAAGCTAATCCCTAAATGGTTAGTGTTAACTAACATAGGTAGGATGGTCTTAGCTTTCGTCTGGTTTTTAATTTTTTGGCGCATAGATGCTAGATTATCATATACCAGCTCATATAACGGTTGGGCTTTCTGGCTATATTTAATTGGCGTTGCCTATTGGTTAGTATTTATACTCATTTTATTGATATTTGCTTGGATTATAAATCCAATAAAAGAACACATGGAAATGAAAGAAGATAAAGAAGAATATGAACAATCGTTAAAGGATGAAAAAAACATTTAAGATTAGAGAGGTAATTGATAGGTACAAATTTTATGTTCGATATAGAAATATCATTCAAGAAACTCAGCCGGAAATTATTGAGCACTATAAATTTATCGAAATGGGGACATTAAGAGAATTAGCGATATTAAAGGCTGAAAGCCCTAATTCATATAGGTTTGCGTGTGTTTTAAATAAACTACTTTTGAATTAAAATAAATTTTTTTTAAAAATATTTCAAAAAAAGCTTGCTATTTAAAATAACTTTCGTATCTTTGTATTATATTTAAAACAAAGAAAGCGTTCTTTTATTTATTGAGATTAAAAAATTGTCAGAAGAATGATTACGGCAAACCGTAAAACAAAAACAAATCTACAGTTAAGAAGAAAAGGGGTTTTAGTACATAGGTTCCCCCACGGTAATCCGAATTGAATAACTGCCATGGTGCTAAGCACATGTAAAAAAGCTTAAACCATCATTCTGGACAAAATTATTATACGGGGAAGTAGTGTAAACGAGGAAAGTACTCATTAGGTAACTAATATTATTTGAGCACACTGAAAGGTAGAAAGGGTTAGAGCCCCTTCTTCCCCACACAAGGTCCGTTCTATAGCAATATAGATTGAAGTTGAATCTTCGACGGGCCACAGCGTAAATGGTTAGATACAGCAAACATTTAAAACATTAGACTCAAATTCTAAAGCGTTAAAAAAACTAACCTGTCAGATATTACAATGAAATGTTTGAATTTCAGCGTAAAAATTCTTCGCCAGTTTAAGAGCTGGGTTAATGGTGGAAGCTCCATTACGAAGAACAAGATATTGCGGGGTAGAGCAGTGGTAGCTCGCAAGGCTCATAACCTTGAGGTCGGTGGTTCAATTCCACCCCCCGCTACAAATGGAGATGCTATACTAGAGATGTATGGTTTGGGGAGAAAGCCCCCACATTTTCAAACAAGGTTGTAAACATCTTTAATGGTGTTCTATAGGGGAAGGTCCTATTACAACCACTAAGTCGATGCAGACCTCGTCAGGAGGTGGGTGAGCACATCTACTCAAATACATTCCCACCAGAATGTATTTGTGAACAAGGCTCGACTTAACTGGGGATGCTATGTGTAATACGTAGTTTGAGGAGAAAGCCCTCACATCCCCACAAGAAGAATCGATACAGCAGTTAAAAACTTCTATGGATAAGAAAAAAAAACGATTCTGAAACATTAAAATGGAACTTCGGTTCCATTTTTTTTTATAACAAGTTCCTAAAACCAAGAAACGATGGAAACGATTTATTTAGAAATCAGAGATGCCGAAGGTGGCAAAGATGCTAAGTTATTGGTGGGAGATATGAGAGATATCTACATCAAAACAGCGAAGATTAACAACATTAACTGAATGTTAGTTGAAGACAGAGAAGGATTTGTCTGTCTATGCCTTTAGCGGGTCTGGTGTAAAAAAAATATTTAACAATGAAGTAGGCAACCATAGGTGGCAACGTATCCCTCCAACAGAAAAGAAGGGTCGTATTCAAACTTCATCAATCACAGTAGCAATTTTAGATAAACCACAATATAAGGATGTCGAAATCAGACACGATGAAGTCCGTATTGAATTTACTAGAGGAACTGGAAGTGGCGGTCAACATAAAAATACTACTGATTCGTGTGTTATCATGACACATAATGCAACAGGTATCAGAGTGGTTCGTGATGGCCGAGACCAACATAAAAATAAAGAAGCAGCCTTTAAGGAAATAACACTACGTGTTAATACGTTTTATAAAACCGGACATGACCAAGAAGAGGTTAAAGAACGTAGAAATCAGATTGGGGTTGGTAATCGTGGTGATAAACGTAGAACATATCGTGTAAAGGATGATATCGTAGTTGACCATATTACTAATAAAACTGCCAAATTGAAAGATATCCTAAGAGGAAAAATTCAGCTTTTAAAATAATTGAAAAGGACCCAATGGGTCCTTTTCTGTTTTAAACTTGTGAGTGAAAATAAATTCTCGTATCTTTGTAAAAAATTGATGAAAATGGATAAAAAATATTTAATATTGGGCCACGCTAGACACGGAAAGGATACATTTGCCGAAATTCTAAATGAACATTATGGGTTTAAATATAAATCTTCTTCAGTTGCCGCTTCAGAAATATTTCTGTATGACACACTAAAGGAGCAATATGGTTATACCTCACCAGAAGAGTGTTTTGAAGATAGAGTAAATCATAGAGCTGAATGGCATAATCTTATTTGTGATTACAATAAAGATGATAGAGCAAGATTAGCTAAGAGTATTCTAAAACAAGCTGATTGTTATGTTGGTATGAGAAGTGGTGAAGAGATTAAGGAGTGTAAAAAACAAAATTTATTTAAATTGATTATCTGGGTCGATGCATCTGATAGATTACCACTAGAATCATCTGATTCATTCGATATCGATATCAGCATGGCTGATATCATTGTACCTAATAATGGGACATACGAAGAATTTAAAGAAAGAGTATTAAGATTAGGTGAAATACTAGTCAAGTAATCATAAAATTAATAAATAAGATAGAACCCTTAGCTAGTCGCTAAGGGTTTTTTGATATATTTATTATCAATGAAATGGTTTATTAGAAAAATATTAAGAGAAAGTTTGTTGCCGGAAGCAGATGTTGATGCTCATACCCTTGATAGGGTTGGGGATAGGATATCTAAGATGTCAGACGAAGACTTACCCAATACTATTAAGGGTTCCATTTTTTCAACCTTAAAAAAAATTGAAAATATTGATTTTCCCAAGAATAAATCATATGTGATATTTTTAGGTGAATTCAAAGCCAATCCCAAATCACAATATTTTGAACTTTTCAGGGGTAACCCATATTATAAAATTGAGGGTTCTATTGGTAATCAATTTTGGGTAATTGTTAGGGATAATAAAATCGATACATTCATGTTAGCTATGGATTATCAAACCAAAAACCCAGAGTATAATGCAAAAAGGTTAAATGTTGATTTATCCATTAAAAATATTGATAAATTTGCTGAGCAATTAGCTAAAACTAGAACACATAATGTAAAAGATGAACCAATCATAATAATCAATGGGGTTAAATGGATGGTAGACATTAAAGACGAAACAATTTATAAAAAGAATAATCCGGCAGTCAAACATAAAATTGAAGACATGTTAGATAGTGTAGATATTGCGACTCAAGAAAAAGTTTTATCTTTTTTTTAAAATAATTGCAAAAATGTTTGGACAATTCAAATAAAGTTCTTATCTTTGTAATGTGTTTGAGAGAGGTACAAGTTACTGTGATGCCAAATTCCTGTCCCAGTAGCCGTTTTGTTTCGAAAGAAATAAACTCACAGGTCCGCAAGACCTGAGACCCAAGAGTAAAGGATTGTGAGAGGTCTAACATATTTGTTCTTGTAGGATGTGACGGTGGCCTCTAAAACCCGTGTCAGAGAGTTCGATTCTCTCCAAGAGCACTAAAAATAAAAAGTAGAAGTATGAAAAATTAGATTGAAAATAACAAATTAATTGTCATCACTAGACGTGATTTACCACTTGCTTATCAAGCAGTACAAGCAGCTCATGCTGCAATCGATTTCCAACATGGACATCCAACGGAGGCCAAAGACTGGCACACAAATTCCAATTATTTAATTTTCCTAACCGTAGCTAATGAAGATGAGTTAAAACAATTCATTCTAAAAGCAGCTGAACGTTATATTAAGATAACACCATTTAGGGAACCGGATATCAATAATGAATTAACAGCAATTGCATTGGCCCCATCTGAGGCTAGTCGTAAATTAACTAGTTCATTACCATTAATGGGGAAAGGGGTATTATCATGTTAATCATTGATGACACAAAAAGACGAGAAATAATTTTTCACTTTAATAAGAAAAATCTCGAAGATAATACGATACCAATGTGGGTGATTAAACATATGGGTCTGACGCATTATGTTAATCATATTGATGTGTCTCCCGGAGTTGGATTCTCTACTAAAGAAACACCAGAAAATCCACACACCAAGGGTAGTATTAAATTTAGAGCCAAATTAAAAATTGAAATAATAAATACTGAAATTATAGCCAATATTTGGTAATAAAAGGTGGGGTGACTGATTGGTTAAGTGCACGACCGCAAGTCGTGATATGGTAGTTCGATTCTGCCCCCTACCTCAACATAAATGTTATAAATTATGAAATAGAAAGTAAAGCCACCTTAAAATTCTTCGAGTAAGAATGGATGAACGAATATGGTTCGGATTGTCCCAAAAGTAATAAAGTTTAATTAAAAAAACAAAACAAATGGAAACAATTGAAAACGCACAAGAAAAAAAGGTACAAATTAAATCAAATATTATTGCTTATCTTAAACAAACAGCTAAGCATTTATTTATCACTGACAACAATTACTTTCAAAAGGTTTTCACCTATAATGTAAATGGTGAAGATTATTTTATTAGTATTGTATCTAATGGTAAAGATACAACAGTATTCTCAGGTAATATCAATCACTATGTTGAACACCATGGGAATAATGCTAAAAAGGTTTTATCTGATAAATTATTTTCATCAGAAGTTAAAACAACATCTATTCCTAATTTCAAAGAAATGCGAATAAGAATGGATAAGGTTTATAAAGACCTTAATGATGGAAAAACAATTGGTGAAATAGTAATACACCTTCTTGGTTTAGAACCTAAGAAATAAATCAAATGGAACCCTAGGGTTCCATTTTTTTTTCATTAAATTTGGTCAATCAAAAAAAATTTATTATCTTTGTCAACTAAATAAACCATTATGAAACAATTATTATTTTGTATTACTCTGTTGAGTCTTGTTTTTGTTCATGCTCAGGAAGATACAACTAAGATGATTACACTTGAGGGTGTAAGTGTTACTGGCGTTAGAGCTGATAACAAAACTCCAGTCACTGAAACAACACTTGGTCGAGATGATATTAAAACCGGATATCAAGGTGAAGAAGTTTCACAAGTTTTGGATAAAACCCCTTCAATCACATCATCAACGGATGGTGGTCATCCACAAGGTTATACTTATTTTAGAATTAGAGGGATTGACCAAACTAGAATTAATATGACACTTAATGGTGTTCCCCTTAATGAACCAGAAGACCAAGGTGTTTATTTCTCTAACTACCCCGGATTTTCAAATAATATTCAATCAATGCAAATTCAACGTGGTGTTGGAACATCTACGAATGGTGTTTCCTCTTATGCTGGTTCAATCAATTTTGAGAGTCCAAGTGGTGTGAAAGAATTCACCGAAGTAGAATTAGGTTATGGCTCTTTTAATACAAAACGATTTAATGTTTCGCACAGCACTGGGATTAATGATAAAGGGTTAGCAATCTATACTAATTTTTCTACATTTGATACTGATGGTTACAAATATAATTCTGGAAGTAAGGGTTATTCGTTCTTCATGAGCGGTGGTTACCATTTAAAAAATAGTGTAATCAAATTTTCAGGATTCACTGGTCGGTCATTAAATCAAATGTCTTGGAATGCAGTTTCCGAATTGGATATTAATGCAGACCCAAGAACTAATTATAACACACCAGTTGAGGATGATAATTTCATTCAAAATTTTATTCAAGTACAACATACTCAAAGATTGGGTAATAAATCATTAATTAATACAACAATTTATTATAATCGTCTTGATGGTGAGTGGGATTTGGATTTAAATCCATTAGGTGCTGGTACCGATGTTTTGAATTACCAATTAGCCTCTAATTTTTATGGCCTGATGTCCAACTACAAATATTCTGGTGATAAATTAAATGCTAATATTGGAATCCATGGTAATATGTACAATAGAGAACATGGTATGGCTCTTTTACCTCACGTTGAAAATAGGTTATACACTAATAAAGGTTTTAAGAATGAATTGAGTGGATTCATGAAAGGTGGTTATGACATCGGAAAGTACACATTGTTCGGGGATGCCCAATTAAGATATGTTACATTTGAATATAATGGTGATGTAGTCATGCCGGACTTAAATTGGTTATTCTTTAATCCTAAAGCTGGTGTAGTATTTAATTATTGTAGACATTTTAGAGCATATGCTTCAGTTGGAGTATCTCACCGAGAACCTACTCGTAATGATATGTTCATGGGCGAAGATAATCTAATTTCATATTCAGCAGTAAATCCAGAAATGGTTACGGATTATGAGGTTGGTTTTAGTTATTTGAGTGAAAGATTCAAATTTAAAAGTAATCTATACTTCATGGATTTCAAAAATGAAATAACCCTGATAGGTGCTTTAGGCTCTAACGGTTTACCATTAATGATGAATGTTGATAAATCATTTAGAAGTGGAATTGAAATCGAGACATCAATTATTTTATTGGATAATGAAAATGGTAGATTGACCCTGAATAATAATACGAACCTATCTTATAATCGAATAAACGATAATGGAATGAAATTCCAACCATTGTATACACCTCCGGTAGTTAGCAATGCTGAATTGAATTATAAGTATGGACCATTTAATTTAGCCTTTACAGCCAAATACCATAGTAGTTCGTATTTAGATTTTAGTAATAATTACACCACCCCCTCTTTTATCATATATGGGGGTAGTATAGGGTATACCTATAAAGACTATACTATTAGTGGTAGGGTTAACAATATTACCAGTGTACGGTACTATACTAATGGGTATGTTGTAGATAATCTTAGGTATTTCTATGTAAATGCACCATTAAGTGGTTATATCACAATCAAAATGTCTTTATAATGAAATTTTTGGAGATATCTGCAATGATTTTCACATTGATTTGTGTTTATTTGACAGCAAAACAAAATATTTGGTGTTGGTTTTTCGGAATTGTTGCAATAATTCTCTTTTTCGTCATTTATTTTAATGAAAAAATTTATTTACAAGCAATTTTGCAGATAATTTTCTTCATTGCAAACATTTTTGGATGGTATAAATGGGGAAAAGGTGCCCATGAAGAGTATTTAGAGCTTAAAATAACACAAAATGTTAATTTTTTAACACATATCATCATTTTCACCCTTATTTCTATCCCTATGGGTAGGATAATGGATACCTATACTGATTCTCCCTCCCCCTATATAGATGCTATGAGTAGTGGTATAGCTATATTGGCAACCCATTATATGGGTAATAAATACCTAGAGGGGTGGATATTATGGATGGTGGTTAATACATTAGTTTGTGGTATGATGCTATACCAAGGGTTATATATTATTGCCATACTAGAAGTGGTATTATTTTTAATGTCGATTAAAGCATATTTTTTATGGAAAAAAGATTTAAAAACGGACTTTGCTTAGGTAAATTTATGCCCATACATAATGGGCATGTCCATATGATAAGAGAGGCTGCTAAACAATGTGAAGTAGTTCATGTTATGGTTTGCTCACGTCTTTGTGAGCCAATTGATGGTGAAATCCGGTTTAAGATGGCCAAGGATATTTTTATTAATGAAAAAAATATCAACGTTATCCATTGCCCAGATGAGAACCCACAATATCCAGAGGATAATGAAAATTTTTGGCAAATTTGGCACGATTCAGTTTATTCATATATTCCAGAATTGGATGCAGTATTCGCCTCGGAAGATTATGTATTTGCTTTCGCTAAATGTCTTAATGTTGAGCCAGTATTAGTGGATAAGAACCGAGTAGCCTTTCCAATATCCGGGACAGACATTAGAAGAAATCCTTTTGATAATTGGGCCTATATTCCAGATGAAGTAAAATCTTATTTCAGGATGAAAATTGCAATCATTGGTCCTGAATCTACTGGTAAATCAACACTGACCACCCAATTAGGTGAAATATATGATGGTATGGTTGTTGATGAATATGGACGTTGGTATACAGAAAATAAAGTTAAAACCAAGGACCTAAAACCGGAAGATTTTTATCATATTGCTGGCGAACATTATCAATCAATGTTAAGAGCGGAGCGAATATGTGAAAGGGACCGTAAGGATTGCCGATATATATTTGTAGATACTGAGGCAATTGTTACTAAAACATTTTTATCAATGTATACCGATATGAATGATTGGTACAATTCTGATAAATCTGATGATGTTACCTATTATTCCGATAAAATCGATGGATTAATCAAACTACAAATTTTTGGTAATGGATTTTACCAAAATGTTGGTAAAATTGACCTTTATTTATTAACTTACCCAGATATCGCTTGGAAAGATGATGGAACAAGAGATTTCTCAGAACAGAAAGATAGACTTCTTCATTTTCTACGTATTAAGGCTCAATTAGAAGCTAATAACGCTAATTTTAAGATTGTGATGGGCAAAGGTGACCAACGTCTACAGAATGCTATCAGCATCATTAAAGAAAAACAAAGAGAATTAAGAGAAAAACCTTGGGAGAAAATATCCTTTGAAAGATAATCATTAGAACTTAAAACCCACCAATTAATTGGTGGGTTTTTTTAGTTTATTGGGGAATATTTATAATCATGAACACTTTTCTCAAAAATAGACTAAATGAAAAATTGATGCTAAAGGATTGGACACTATACAGTGAACTAGTCACACAAGCATATATGGAAGCACCGGATTATGATTCATCGGTAGTTAAACATTGGAATACTTTAAACCAATCTAATTATACTTTATTTAAAAGATTGTTATCTAAGGTTAATGTGGTGTTTTATTCTACTGATAAAAGTAAAGTTGGTACTATCAACATCTTAGGTAAGGATTATAAAATTATTTATCAAGCAGATGGAGAAGAATATCAATCTCAACAGGAGATGAAATCTGATTTTGAAGCAACTGGTACCCTAAAGGTTAGTATTGACCATTCTAATCACCCAATTTTTAGCGTTGCTGATAATATTGTTTTTAGAACAGTTCATGATTATATTGTGCACATATTAGGTAATCATGATTTTTCAGCTAAAGGTGAAATCGCCTCATATAATAGGCATGCTAAATTAGCACCAAAAGAAGCTATTCCGGCTATCTTTACTGAAGTAGTTGGTCAAGCATGTTTTGCAATCGTTAAGGGTAGTTTCCCAAAACAAAAAATAGCAATATTAGATGGATTTGATTATAATAATGTCGGTATGATTGATGATACTAATTATGAAATTGTTGACAAAAAATTAGTTAAAAAATCAGAAATAAAATCAACTGAAGAACCAGAATCAAATCAAAAACAAATGGAACCAGTAAAAAAATCTGAACCAAATAAACCTGAATTAGAATTAGCGCATCATTTTAAAAATACTGTCATTAAAAAACTACTAAGGGAAGCTTTAGTTACCGAAATAAATGTTGGTGATGCATGGACTCAATTCTATTCTAATAAAGAAAAATTTCCAGCACTAAAAGGTGATGTCGAATTATTCAATAAATTGAATGACCTGTATCCAAAAAAAGGTGATAATTTTAATAAAGGATATTTCACTTGGTTATATAATTTACTTAAAACTGGTAATTTAAAAGAAGAAGATTTTTATAAAGCGAAAGAGTACTTAAATCTATTTGGTAAATTCATTAATAAGATTCCTAAAGAAAATAGAGATATAAATAAATTTAAAACACTTGGTGATTTATATCTAGTAGTTAAGCCATTTGCTGAGGGCGAACCAACACAAGCAACCAGTAAATCAGACGAACTTAGAAAGATAAAAAAAGAAGAAATTGATAAGGTTTTTGAAAACGAAAACTGGTTGGTAATGATACCTAAAACCGAAAGGGCTTCTTGCTTAATAGGTAAAGGAACTCAATGGTGTACTGCCGCTGAAGAATCAGACAATTATTTTGAAAGATATAGTAAAGATGGTCCATTATACGTAATTGTTAACAAAGATACTAATGCTGATGGTAGTAAAAAGTATCAATTACATTTTGAGACTGATTCATTGATGGATGAAAACGATAGACCGATACCAGCAACATATTTTTTCGACCATATTGAAAATGCTGATGAATTACGTGATTTTTTCCAAGGTGCATCTGATAAGTTTTGGGATTTCGTCTTAGAAACTAGTACGGAAGATATGGCTGATGGTGGTTATAGTGAAATATTTTATGAAGCATTAAGTGCTGATGATGTTAATCCTAATGTACTAACAGATACATTATCTAGATTAAGAAGTGGTGGTGAATCAGATGCAATATATGCTGGCTTTGTTTATGAAAAAGACCCTGATAAGATATCACATTGGGAAGTTAGTGCTTTATTAGATAACGAATATATTGAAGGAGATGATTTGAATGGTATATTAGAGCATTTGGTTAGTATTGATTATGAATTTAGAGGTGACAATGAGGCATTAGGACAATATATTGAAGCTAAGGAAGCATTGGGTGAACATAAATTAGAACTTAATAAAACATATGAAATTGATAAAGGAAAACAACTTAGAATTAATCATGTGAATATTGATAGTACTTTAAATGGTAGGTACAATGTTACTATTGGTAAAAATTCTGGTAATATCAATTTAAATACATTATTGAATCTTATTCACCAAGGCCAATTATTTGATGAGGGTGTTAAAATCATTAAGAAAACAATCAAATAATTAGGTCATCCAAAAATTAATACTTATATTTGCAAGTGAAAGAATTTATTAAAAATAAAATCAGAAGTCTTATTATGGAAAGTCGAGTAAAAATGAACATTCCGGTTCCACAAGACATTATTGCAATAAAAAACATATTTGTTGCTAATGGGCACAAATTATTTGTGGTTGGTGGTGCTGTTAGAGATGCGTTACTTGGTAAAATACCAAAAGATTGGGACTTAGCTACTGATGCAGTTCCAGACAAGGTTGAATCCATGATGAAAGAAGCTGGACTCAAAACACTCCCAACTGGAAAACAATTTGGTGTTATTAATGTATTTTCCGATTCAGGTGAATATGAAATAGCGACATTCAGAAAAGATATTGGTTCAGGTAGAAGACCGGATGAGGTTGAATTCACCAATATTGAAACAGATGTAAAAAGACGTGACCTTACAATTAACGCATTATTTTATGATATCGATACTGGCGAAGTCGTTGACCTTGTTGGTGGTATTGATGATTTAAAAAATGGTGTTGTCAAAACAGTTGGTTCTGCTGAAGATAGATTTGGTGAAGATAGACTTAGAATTCTGAGAGCAATTAGATTTGCGGGAAGGTTTGGTTCCGAATTAGACCCAGCGGTTGATAAAGCATTACAAAAGGATGCAAGTCTTAAAGATATTTCTCCAGAAAGAATCAGAGATGAATTCTTGAAGGGATTAAAAACTAGTAAATCGGTAATTCATTTTTTACAATTGATTAATAAATACAATTTGTTTGATTGGATTTTCACTGGGTTGGATGTTAACAAAGATTTTATTGAAGAAAGAGACCCAGCCATATTAATTGCTTGGTTATTAGTAAATAATGACCCAACACAATTGGCTAAAGATTTAAACAAATTGACATATTCAGCTAATGAAGTCAAAGCTATTACATTTTTAATTTCATTGAAGGATTTTGCAATTAATTCAATTGTTGGCTATAAAAAGCTTCAAGTGCGTTCCGGCGTTAATTCTGATTCAATTAAGAAATTTGGTAAGCTAATTTCTTTTGATGATAATATGTTAGCAGCATTTTTAGAGTTTAATTTAAGTGTTACTGGTAAAGATGCTACTGATGCTGGAATAGAAGATGGCCCAGCGATGGGTCGATTCATAAATGCTAAGGAAATTGATAATTTCAAAGAATTACTCAAATAATTTAAAGACTCACCCTTGTAAGTGAGTCTTTTTTTGTGTAATTTCGCTCTATGACATGTATAGTAGGATTAATTCAACAGGATAAAGTTATAATTGGTGGTGATAGTGCTGGTGTTGGCGGATTATCTATCCATATTAGACGAGATACTAAGGTTTTCAAAACAGGACCATTTATAATGGGTTTTACATCAAGTTTTAGGATGGGACAATTATTAATGTCTTCACATTATAAAGCACCAAAACAAAAGAAAGGTCAATCTGATTTTGATTTCATGATAACAACATTTATTGACTCAGTCAAGGAGTGTTTTAGAAAAGGTGGGTATAGTCAAAGATTTAAAGATGGTGATGATAAAGGTGGGACCTTCTTAGTCGGATATAAAGGTGAACTTTATATGATTGATGAAGATTATCAAGTAGCAATGACTAAAGATAATTTTATATCAGTTGGGTGTGGTGAAGAAATAGCAGATGGTGCCATGTATGCTCTTCAAAATGTTAAAATGAAGCCATACGAAAAGTTAGAAATTGCATTATCTGCGGCAGCACATTTTAGCGGAGGAGTGGAAAAACCATTCAATTATGTTGAAATGACAAAAAAAGATTCTATCGCCGCATCTGTCAAAACACCAGTAAAATCAAGGAAAACTAAAAAAAAGAAAAAATAATTCACAAAAATCATTGCTAATTCAAATAACATTAGTATCTTTGTGATATATTTAATAATAAACAAAACAATTTTTACAAAATGATGACAATGCACATACATATGATTTCGATTAGTAATTGGAGACGTAATTCTTCAACCGAGTCGGGTATGTCCATAACCAAAGTATCATAATGTAACAAGATATAGGTAATAAGGATTTAGCTCGACTCACAAGGTCGAGCTTTTTTTGTGCTTAAAATTTTTGGTTATGGAAGAGGATTTAGTGAGAAAGTTAGGGAGTGAAAAGTTGGAATACTTTAAAAAAAATTTCGATAAGATAATTGACAAATATACAATAATAGCTATTGCCACCGGATATCATGGTGAGCTGGTTTTTAAAAAGGAACATGGAAACATGATTATATTTGTTAAGATAAATGGTGTTTGAAGCTTTAAGGTGAAGTGCTAGGCTGTGAACCTAGAGAAGACGGGTCGGTACCGTCCTTACACCCAACAAAATGTGAATCTAAATGTAGATTCAATAGTTCTTTGACGTATTGGTAATACACGGGTGATGTCCTATGGTGGGACAGCGGTCTCCAAAACCGTGACGAAAGTCTAGAGGGTTCGATTCCTTCCATCCGTGCAATTTATACACACCCGCTCATTGGCGTGACCAGCTGGCTCCAAATCAGTTTCTACGGAAGTCTTACGATTGGCTGAGGGTTCGAATCCCTACGGGTGTGCAGATAATGTTGGCTGAGTGGTTTAAAGCGGCCTGTGTGAAACAGGTGTCCCGTGTAGGGACCATGAGTTCGAATCTCATACATGTCTACTGGAGAGGTAAGCAGAGTTGGCCTAACTGCAACGGTCTTGAAAACCGTAGGCCCTAGAGGTGTGTGGGTTCGAGTCCCACCCTCTCCGCAAAAATGGAAGGCACCGTCAAGGTGGCAAACACGGCTTGAACCCGTGGGGTACGTACATCGTACAGGTTTCGATTACTTTGTCTTCCGCAAAATGGATAGGTACTCAAGTGGCTAAAGAGGCTGTCTTGGAAAGGCAGTAGAACGTTGAATCGTTGCAAGAGTTCGAATCTCTTTCTATCCGCAAAATATATGGTGACTGTAGTGTAATGGTCTAACACGACAGGTTGTGGTCCTGTTAATGCGGGTTCGATTCCCGTCAGTCACCCTTGACTTAGAAGCATAGATGTGACTTCCAAATAGAGTGCAAGGCTCTTTTACCTATGGACAGGTAGTACTAATGTAAAACACTCGCCTGTTAAGCGAGGGGATGTCAGTTCGAGTCTGACCCTGTCCGCACTTGCAAGTCTCTCTGAAATACTAGTAAAGGAGAGTAGAAATGTAGTTTAATGGCTAGAACGGCCCCAGCGAAGGGGTTGGTATGAGTTCGACTCTCATCATTTCGTCTAATTTAAATTGTCTCGTGGTGAAATGGTTATCACGCATCGCTGATACCGATGTATTCCCAGTTCGAGTCTGGGCGAGACAACGAGCTAGACTGTTACTAATTCATAGACCGTTCAGGTAACGGAAGCTTAGAATTAGATTATTGTGTCGGGGTCGGACGGTTTAGGCACCAGCCTGATAAGCTGGGAGGTATATCCTCAAAGTGGGTTCAACTCCCACCGACACAACTCGAAGTCACCATATGCCTCTGCTTGCATGCACACTATGTGGTATCGATTATAAGGCTAAAAGATGGTACCAGACGTTAGCCGGAAATGAGACGGAGTTGTAGTTTCTCTAGGGCATAAAACTACAAATGCTGATGTATCCCCTCAAGCTTATATCTTGTTGAAAGGGTAATAGGTTACAAGTGGGTTCGAATCCCATCGTCAGTACTAAGAGTCAATGGTTGAAGTTTGGTTCGATTCCAAAGGAAGGTCGTGGGACGGGTAGCACCCTGCGGAGGTTCGAATCCTCCACTCTTAAATTGGGCCTTTAGCTCATTCGGTTAGAGCAACTGACTCATAATCAGTAGGTGGTTGGTTCGAATCCAACAAGGCCCACAAAATGGAGTCCACGAATATTTTGAATAAGTGGGTGTAGGATTAAACCGATTAATCCAATATCTCAGCTCCATTTTACATTCTTCTATAGCTCAGCGGTTAGAGCGTTCGCCTGTTAAGCGAAGGGTCCTTGGTTCGAATCCAAGTAGGAGAGCAATATTTATTACTGGGTTCGCATAGTTGGCCGAATGCATCAGACTGTTAATCTGACGAGTTAATTCTCCACCGTGGGTTCGAATCCCACCCCAGTAGCAAAAGTAATTTATTGTTGAGTTTGAAATTTGGCTCATTTGACAAAGACCCATACAAAAAGGAGAAGTCGGGCACCTCCCAATAATTAAATTACTTTTACATGGCGATATCGTATAGTGGTTATTACACTCGGCTCATATCCTTGAAATTACAGTTCGATTCTGTATATCGCTACTCTTGATTTTTATAGAGTATTTATTATTAATGATAATGGCTCCGTAGTTCAACGGATAGAATAGAAGTTTCCTAAACTTTTGATACAGGTTCGATTCCTGTCGGAGTCACATGAAATTGGGAATACTTTATAAAGATAACAAAATTGTTAATCATAGGTCTTTGTTAAAGGTCCTCATCAATCCAATACTTAGAAAGTTTGGTTATTTTATTGGTAGTGTTTGTGAGAATAATAAAATAAAAGGAATGAGGTTAGAAAAAGGTCAAAAAGTGGATAAAATTAGATGGGATTTTAAATCATATAATGACCATGATTTAATTGTGAGGAAAAGAATGATATTTTAATACAGATGTAGCCAGCCTAGTCTTCGAAACTAGAAGCTGTAACGGAGCGCAATGTAGGTTCGAATCCTATCATCTGTACCAAATAAATGGTTCCTTGGTGTAACTGGATAGCACCCAACGCTACGAACGTTGAAGTAAGAGTTCGAATCTCTTGGGAACTACAAAATTATTGGCCCCGTAGTTCAGCGGAAGAACATCGGTTTTCTAAACCGACGGTCACAGGTTCGAATCCTGTCGGGGTCACAAATTTGCCTCTATGGTGTAATGGATAGCACAAATGCCTTCTAAGCATTTAGTTCAGGTTCGAGTCCTGATAGGGGTACTGTTAATTTAATATTGTGATGCCTAATACGGTGGCAATTTGAACAAAGTAAATCACATTTATCAAGTTCTTGAGTAATCTTATTCCAAGAACGTTTTTTTAATTTGTTCCAATCAGCATCTTTTTTTGATGGGTCTCTATGGTGAAAATCAAAAATAACATAAGGTTGATTAGGATATGAATGGGTACAATCAAGACATTTAGAACCTTTATATTCTATCGCTTTAATTTTAGTCTTTATCCATCGTTCACTACAATAAATATTAAAACATTTTTTACAAGACGATTGACCATTTGGTCTATCATTTTGTGAATAGTATTCATCGATTGATTTATCGATATTACAAGTAGGGCATATTTTAGTTTCCATACTAATAAATATTCGGTTAGTCATAAAAAGACTAACCACCTATTATAATAGTGGTTATAAATGGAAGATGGACTCATCGGGGTGTGAGCGTGGATTGCTAATCCATTGGTGCGTGAAAATCGCATTGGGTTCGAGACCTACTTCTTCCGCAATAAAATTACCAATACGTCTTTTCATAACTAGCAAATATTTATGATTATGAAGGACATCATAAAAAAAATACTAAAACAAAAGTTATCGGAAGTAATTGAGTTACCAATTGAAGTTGGTGATACAATTCTAATGGGTAAATTCAAAAACAAAAAAGTTGTTGTTAAGGATATTGATTGGGATGAAGATAAGGGTGACTTACATATTAATGGTAAACCAGCTCTAAAAATGAGAATCATTAAAAAACTCGAAGAAACACAAAATACTGAGTCATTAACCTTTAATATCATAGAAAATATGATGGTTGATGAAGAGTACCCATCAAATTTTAATATTGATGAATTCAAAACATTAAAATCATTCAACCAAAGAATCAAGTATTGTCAACAAAATTTACAAAGAATCTCATCCGGTAGTTCCAGAATTGTTTTTAAAGTAGATGATGAAAAGGTACTTAAATTAGCCAAGAATAAAAAAGGGTTAGCCCAAAATGAAGTTGAAGCTAGTTATAGCAATTATTCCGATTTGGAAGATATTGTTGCTCGTGTATTTGAATATGACCAAAATGATTTGTGGATTGAAATGGAATTAGCTAGAAAAGTTAATAAGGGTGATTTCAAAAGAGTTACTGGTTATTCATTTGAACAATTTGTTGCAGCGGTACATAATTACGGTGAAGATGTCAATAGTAGACGTGGCCAACAACCATTTAAAATGCATATTGATAAAGAAGTTTATGCTGATATGTGGGAAAATGAATTCATGTATGGTATATTTCAATACATTGGTAATTATGGCATTCCGGCTGGTGATTTAAAAAAACTTAGTACTTTTGGATTAGTTAAAAGAGATGGTCAAGATAGAATCATCATTATAGATTATGGTTTAACTAGTGATGTATATCAATCTTATTATTCATGATTAAATTATTACCAATATTAGAACAAGTATTAAATGAGGACCTTACGGGTAAGCACTTAGTAGTCGTTGACATCCAACCAGAATATCAAAGTGGTTTTGGTAGAATGGCTTCTCAATTAGCTGATGTTATCAATGAAAATATGCCACTCCTTTCTAGGGTAACATTTCTTTATAATGGTGCGGATACATTAGGAATGATATCTGAGAACGATTATAAAAATTGGTGGTACGAACAAGGGTTAGATGAAGATATAGCTTTTAATGCACACTATTACGATAAGGGTTATGCTTTCTTCAGGTATTGTATGGACCAAGGTATTGACGAAGATAAAATCGTTAATTTGGTGAAATATATGATTGCTGAGGGTGTTAATGATTCTAGGGACCTCGGTGAAGAATTTTGGGATGGTTTCATTGATAAGTATGGTGATGAAGATATTAGAGCGTTAGTTGAATTTTCTGACGATGCATTACACATTCCAGATTTAATGGATGAAATGTCAAATTATTCAAATATAGTATTATGTGGGGGACATATCCATGAGTGTCTTAAAGAAGTTGAGATTGCTTTAAATGCTATGGATAAACCATATATCATGTTAGACGAATTTACTTACTAAAAAATTTGGTGAATTAAATAATTATTCCTATCTTTGCTTCATGAAAGAATTAATTGAAGCGTTACAAATATTTCAAAAATATAAAGACATTGACTGCCCAACACATTGCGAACATGAAGTAATGTATATCAATCAAGAAATCACGAAGGATGGTATTTCTCCAGAAGATATAAAAAGACTGGATGATTTGGGCTTCAATTGGAGTGATAGTGATGGTATGTTCATGTCTTATAAATTTGGTTCTTGTTAATCATGAAAAATTCATTAGGTATAGAAGTTACTAAACCAAACAATGTGTTGGTTATTATGCGTGGTATTCCGGGTTCTGGAAAATCTACCGCAGCTAAAAGGCTTGTTAAAAATGGTGTGATTCATTCAGCGGATGATATTATTGAGTCAAAACATGACTACAATAAGTTTTTTGCTGATATGATTGAAGCCAAAGATTTTTCACCACTACATAAAGTACATAGCGAAAACAATAAAAACGCTAAGGCTTCTATGGTAGCTGATATTTCCCCAGTTATTATTGATAACACAAATATTAAAGCCAATGAGCCAAAAGATTTGGTTGAGTTTGCTTTAAAGCTTGGTTATGCTGATGAAAACATTGAATTTGTTGAGGTCGGTACTGCCGGATTATTGGCTGAGGAATTAGCTGAAAGAAATACCCATGGTGTTCCATTAGATAAGATTGAAATGATGATTGAGTCAATGAATTCTATTGGTCCTTTAACACTTGAAAAGGTGATTAAAGCAAAACCTATGTTCAAAAATAAACCTAAGATTTTATTTTCTGCGGTTGTTTTAGATGATGCTTCCAGAAGCAAATTATTCACTGCTTTAGCTAATAAAATACCTAAAGATTGGGAGCCAATTGCTCACCACATGACAATTATATTTGGAAAGGGTCTTCCAGACGAAATGAAGGAAGATAATGGTAAGAAAGTTAATTTAATGGCTACTGAAATTGGTATGACTGATAAGGTAATTGCTGTTAAAGTGATTGGATACCCAAGTACTAATGCAATACCACACATTACATTAGCAGTAAATGTTGCTGATGGTGGTAAACCAGTCATGTCAAATGACATTGTTAATTGGGTAAAACTAAATTCTCATATTAATTTAAGTGGAATTGTTACAGAAATAAAAACGAAATAATGAGTTACCATAATAAACATAAATTGATGGTTTTAAAACCATCAATTTTATCTAGCGAACCATCCATGCAGTGTAGAAATTGCATGACACATTATCCATTAGACGCAGTTTATTGTTCTAAGTGTGGTAATATGTTAGGAAAATCATCGCAAGAAGTTGAAGTCAAAGATATTATTAAATTATTTAGAGCAGAGAGTGCATCAGCAGATTATTTAATAAATAATTCAGGTGGGGTTAATGAAACCGGAAGTGGTAATATAAAAGAAGATTTAATTATTTTTTCGAAATCACACCCAACGGCTTTATTTCAATTAGATATTACTTGGGACCAAGGATTTGGTGACCCACCTTCTCGTTATTATGTTCAGAATGGTAAAATTCAAGAAAGTAAAACTAAGTTAGTTTATGATGAATTTGATTCAAATAAATTAAAATAATGGCAGAAGTAATTAAACCACCGTTTAGAAAAATATCCATATTTTTAGCTGGGTCAATTGAAATGGGTGTTGCTGAAGACTGGCAATCTAAAATTGAAGAAGAACTAAAGGATTATAATGTTATAATTTTTAATCCACGTAGAGACAATTGGGATAGTTCTTGGGAACAATCTATTCATAACCCACAATTCAGAGAACAAGTAGAATGGGAATTGGACCATCTTGATAAATCTGATATTATTCTCATGTATTTTGATGAGAACACAAAAAGTCCTATTTCATTATTAGAGCTTGGTCTTTATGCTGCCAGCGGTAAGATGATATTGTATTGTCCAGAGGGTTTTTGGAGAAAAGGTAATGTAGATATTGTAGCTACAAGGTATGGTGTCAGACAAGTACATTCAATGACTGAATTGTTAGTTGCGGTAAGGAGCTTAGCAAAATAAAATATGAAAAACAGAATTTACATAGCTGACCATACTACTTGGTGTGGTACCGATATGGTAGCTGGAATAAAATTGGCTGAAATATTGAATAAAGAATATCCGGCACACATACATGAAGTTAATACAATATTCTGTAAGTATGACCAAAAATTGAATGCTTTGAGATTAATGAAATCAAGTGTTCATTTAAAATATTTTGGTAATTTATTTATTACTGAATCAAAAAGATTAGTTAAGAATAAAAAATTTCCTTTGAGTGTTGAAACTCATTTATTAAATGTAATGACTGCCAAATATCGAAAAATAATTGAATCATGAATAATCAGATAACAGAAATCGCCTTTACAAAATCAAATTTACCATTCGGTTGGATGGGTAATATGTCAAATTTTAGAATCATTCATGATGGAATAGAGTGGAAAAGTACTGAAGCATTATTTCAAGCAATGCGATTCCCTGAGAATTCCCCAATACGTGAAGAAATTAGATTAGCAAGTAATGGTTTTACTGCTAAGTTAGTTGCAAAAGCAAATCGTGATTGGATGTCAGTAGTCCCAACTTCTGAAGAAGATTTAGCCAATATGAGGCTTTGTATTAAGCTTAAAATTGAACAACATTCTGAACTTAAAGAAATATTACTTGGTTCTGGAGAGATACCAATTTACGAAGATGTTACTGCTCGTGGAGCAAAAAACAGTAATCTTTTTTGGGGTGCAATGAAGCTACCAGATGGTACTTGGGAAGGAGCTAACATATTAGGTAATATGTGGATGGAATTAAGGACTGAATTGAAAAGCCAGCCGGAACCGAAAAAACCAATAAATATTGAAATCGAAAGGAGATTTTTACTTAAACGATTACCAAATGTTAAGTGGGATGATGAATTATCAATTCATCAAATTTATTTATCGGAAAAGGGTGCTCCAGTGGTTGAAAGAATAAGAAAAACTCAAAGAGATTTACCTACAGATATTGAATATACTCAAACAACTAAAAATAGAATATCTCATATGTCTAACGAAGAAGATGAGATTGAAATAACTAGGGAGGACTATGTTACATTATCAGTGAAAGAAAAACGTTCTCTTCGAAAAAGTAGATTCATTAAAAACATTGATGGTGGACTAAAATGGGAAGTTGATTTGATGGGAACTAGGTCTGACATTGTTGGTCATGGTTTAAGACTTGTAATTGCGGAAATTGAGCTTCCATCCGAAACCTATGAATTAAATCTTCCTGATTGGTTAAAAGAAGTTCTAATCATGGAAGTAACAGGTATGAACCAATTCAGTAATTCAAATTTAGCAGAATGAAATATACCGTACAAGCAATCATCTTAAATGATAAGGGTGAAGTTTTAGCAGTTTCTAGAAAAACTGACCACAATGATTTCGGCCTTGCTGGTGGCAAAGTGGACCCAGAGGATGATTCGATGGAAAATGCTTTGAGTAGAGAAGTTTATGAAGAAACCGGATTAAGTATTGATACTAAGACTATGGAATTGGTTTTTGCCATTCATAAAGATGGTTATATGGGTTATACATACTTGGTTAAGGATTGGGCTGGCACTATACAAACAGATGAGCCACATGTTGTTAAATGGACACATTTTGCTGAAATTATGTCTGGGTCTTTTGGTAGATATAATTCCCTTGTTGGTGAATCTCTAAATGATTTAGGAATTAAATTCAAAATGTTTGCATAAAAACCAATAAATTAAAAAAATTTTCGATAACTTCGTAGAATACTTAAAATAAAAAAATTATCATGGATAAAAAAGACTTCATAGAATCCCCAGAAAATCAAGCACGTAGAATGGTTATTAGTGCTAAACTAATTAAAATGGGGAAGAGCTTACTCATTGAGGGTAAAAATAATGATGATTATTGCGTTTTATCCGTTGGTAATACATTAATCCTATTGGGTGGTTTAATACTCAATTCTAAGGATATGGGTGAATTCAATAATGTCTGTTCGATGTTAACAGCTAAAAACATTCTGGACGATTTGATGAAATCCCCAATCGGTGGACTCATACGTAGTAACATGATGGCTAAATTCGATGGCTTGAGTGGTATGAATGGTATGACTAGTGAAAATCTTGATGACATCAATGGTATCCTTGGATTAATGGGGGATAACGATGATGACGACGATGACCTGTAATTAAAATCAACTTTAAATTTGGTAGATTAAAAAATAATGCTTATCTTTGAGCAATTAAAAGATTGTGTTATGAAAAATTTAATCTATTTTATTATTGTTATTCTTACACTCAATAGTTGTAAGAAAGAGGATGCGAATGGTTTTAAAATTTACACAATAAAAGAAGGGAACCATAAGTCTACAAATAGCTTCAATACGATGTCTTCAAATGAATTGGTATTTGAGGCAATATTTGATGAGTCTGCTAAATACGAAAGTGTTTTGCCAGAAAACCAGTATGCGATTAATAAATTGTATGGTTTTGCTGACAATAACCAACACCACCAAAAGAATTCAGCCAGATTTGGCTGGAGATGGTCCACAACCGATAATATTATTGAAATTTATGCTTACGTTTATAATAACGAGGTAATGTCGAATGAATACATTACTTCAGTTGGTTTTAATGAAACGCATACATATTCTATTCTAGTTGAACCGGATTCATACGTTTTCACAGTCGATAATGTGGTTATTTCAATGGATAGAACCAACAAATATGATAGAGGTATGAATTATATTCTGTACCCTTATTTTGGTGGTGATGAAACAGCTCCTCATGATATTAAAATTCGTATTAAAGAATTAAAAAATTGATAAAATGTTAAAAATTGTTGAATATATAAAATTACATGGTCTTGAAAAAACACTTAAGGATTTTGCCCTTAAGTCTAGAGATTATGAAAATAAGGTCCTTATTAAATATGACCAAATTGAGTCTTCAATGGGTGAGCCTATTGTTCAAGAAGCTAGAGGATTAATTCTAGAAAAAGGTACTTGGAAAGTTATGTCCTTACCGTTTTTCAAATTCTTCAATAGCGGAGAAGGTCACGCAGCAAAAATTGACTGGGATACTGCTCATGTTTTAGAAAAAATGGATGGTTCCATGATTCAAGTTTATTGGGATTGGAATAACAACAAATGGTTCGCTGGTACTACTGGTACTGCCGAAGGTGAAGGTGAAGTAAACAATAAAATGGGTACTACTTTTAGCGAATTATTTTGGGGTACGCTTAAGGATAAATATTCATTAACTCCAGATTCAAAGTTTTTAGAAAAAGACTTCATTTATGTTTTTGAATTAACAACACCATACAACATTGTGGTAAAACCACATGGTGAGTCTTCAGCTACTTTATTGGCGATGAGAAATAGACTTTCATTGCAAGAATTACCATACGGTGTTTTAAAAAATAAAGCTGAAGAATTCCTGAATGTGCCAGTAGTTAAGTCATACGACCTTAACCATGGTAATGTTGGTGCTTTGTTGCGAACATTTGAAAACATGATTTGGCACGAAGAGGGTTATGTTGTTGTTGATGGTAATTTTAACCGAATTAAGGTTAAGAACCCAGCATATGTAGCTGTGCACCATTTGAAATCTAAAACATCTGAGCATGCAATTATGGATGTTGTTAAGACAAATGAAATTGAAGAGTTCGTTGCTACTTTTCCAGAACGAAAAGAAGAGATTGAAAAATTGAGCACTAATTATGTTGCTCTACTTTCAAGATTGGAAGCTGGGTGGGAAGAATTAAAACTTAGAAAACCTAAAAATATTACACCAGCAGAACAAAAAAAATATGCCATGGCAGTTTTCGAGGTCGCTAATAAATTAGACTTAAAACCTTTCACTGGTATGTATTTTTCTCTTAAGGATAATAAGGTTTCTACAGTAAGAGAATTCATGTCCGGTTATGATAATAAATTATTATACAAAATGCTCTAGGTTAACCTAGAGCATTTTTACATTTGAATTATGTTAGGAGAAAACTTTACAAAAACACCCGTTAGTGAGTTACCAAAAAAAGATGGTAAGTATATTGTCTTTACTAAAAGAATGATGGGTGATATTGGAATCATACACGTTAATTTTCATTTAACCAATGGTAAACCTCATTGGGGTTGCACTAATCAAATCGTAACACATTGGTTAAAACCGGATGTGGAATAATCATGGCTAGAGATAGAAGACAAATGCATCGTAGAATGGAATTTTTAATGCATGAAGCTCATGGATTAGAACTAATGTTTGATTATGATAAAACACTTCAAGAGGCCCAAATAGCAATTGCTATGGGTATCTCTGCTTATGATTGTTTAACAGCCCCTTATGAACCCACTCAGTACTTAAAAAATGGATGGCTTAGGGCACCAATTCAAATAATAATCATATCAATAGAATTAGGCTTAAAGCGTGATGACGTACTTTCTAAATGGTATGAAATAAGAAGGAAAAAAAATTTACAAGAAATTGAAATGTCAAAGACTCCAATAAAAGAGGGTCGGGATAACAAAGATGTTAAAGTTGGCAGTGGCGGAAGTAGTGGTAATTCTATTCGATATCCAAGTAAAAAAAGGTCTAAAAGAGTCTGGTCAAAATTTTATAAATTATTCCCTTGGTTAGCAATAAAGGATGAGTGGAATGGTAAAAAATCAAAGCGTACTAAATAATCTTATAAAAATTTGTTTTACTGGAATATTATGTGTAAATTTGCATTAAACAAATTTTTATGGAATACTCTGATAAAATATACCGAGAGGCTAGAATGGTTTCCATTAAAGCCCATGGAAACCAAGATTATGATGGAATTTTTCCTTATAAAAAACACTTAGATGATGTTGTTGATGTATTGAAACGTTTTGGTTTCTCTGGTAAATTCATTGTAGCCGGATACTTGCACGATATTATTGAGGATACACCATTGTCTTATAACAAAGTTAAAAGACATTTTGGATTTGTTGTGGCTGAAATGGTTTATTGTGTGACTGATGAATTAGGTAGAGATAGAGCTGAGAAAAAAGCAAAAACATTACCTAAAACAGCCTCCAACCCAGATTCAATTATTCTTAAATTGGCTGATAGAATTGCAAACATTGAACATGGTGGTAAAGTTGATATGTATGCTTCAGAATACGAACAATTCCGTGGGTTTTTATTTGCAAACACACCAGAACAAGGTAAGCCAATGTGGGCCCACCTTGAAAAATTATTAAAATTAGAAAAACAAGCAGCTTAATATGTCAGAAACTTGGAAAAATGAACGGGCAGAGCATGAAATGCGTGAGTCCGATAAAAAAATAATGGAAGCCGCCGCTCTTAAAGAAGCCGAAGAAAAAAAAGCTCTTGAAGATAAAGCATGGGATGAAATTAAGGCCAACTTACACATTGGTGATAGTGAAGACGATAAAAACATCGATTGGGTTATCGAAATGCTTAGTGAAAAATATGAATTACCAAAACAAAAAAAATGATTAAACAAATTTTAGATGAAATTGCGGCTGATAATGGTAAGCTTGCTAAATTAGCGATTCTTGGTAAATACAAGGATAATGAATTATTAAAACGAGTTCTTTATCTGGCCGATTCAAAACGCATTAAGTTTTATATTAAGCAAATTCCAGAATACACAAAGGATGGTAATTCATCTTTAACTCTTGATGAAGCATTGAAAAAACTTGATAAATTAATCAATCGAGAAGTCACTGGTAATGATGCTATTGAATATTTAAGAGATATTCTTTCATCAGTATTATCAGATGATGCTTATGTTATTGAACGTATCATTCAAAAAGACTTGAAAATTGGTATGGACTCTGGGATAAATAAAGTCATCCCTAATTTGATTGAAGAAACACCATACATGGGAGCTAAATCATTTTCAGAAAAATTGGCTAAAGATATTTTCAACAAAAGTAAAAAAGCCTTTTCACAAATAAAAATGGATGGTCGTTATTGTAATGCGATTATTCGTGGTGGTGAAGTTGAATTGGTTTCAAGACAAAGTGAAACAACATTCGTTGGTAATGCACCATTTTTAAAAGAATTGGAATTATTGAATGACGTTGTTTTGAATGGTGAATTAACTATTGATGGATACGACAGATATACTGCGAATGGTATGGTTGCATCAATCGTAGATATCGAAGGTAAGCGTGAAGAAAGAGGTGAAGTAGAAACACTTAAAAAAATAAGTGCGTTCGATAAAAAACATGGTCCTTATATTGATGCAATAAATGGTATCCGGTTTACAGTTTGGGATATGATTACAACTGATGAGTATTTTAATAAAAAAACATCAGTACCATATCATGAAAGACTTAAAAATTTAGAGGGTGTTTTATTTGGTAATCAAAATGAAAACAACAAGGTATGTGTGGTAGAAAATGTTCTATGTGAATCTTATTCAGATGCGATGGCCCATTTTCAAACAGCATTAGCTAAAGGTCTCGAAGGAACTATTCTTAAGGCGCATGATGGAGCTTGGAAAGATGGCAAACCCAACTGGCAAGTAAAAATGAAACTTGAAATGTCTATTGATTTAAAAATCGTTGGTTTTAATTATGGAACTAAGGGCACCAAGAATGAAAATGTTATTTCAACAATTAGAACTGAGTCATCTTGTGGTTTGTTAAAAACAAATCCATCAGGTATGAACGAAGAAATGATGAAGTACGTTACCGAAAATCAAGAAAAATTAATGGGTAGCGTTGTAGAAATAAGATGTTGCGGATTATCCCAAGATTCAGATGGTAATTGGTCTACTTTACATCCATCCGTAGTGGAATTAAGGACGGATAAAAACACTTGTGATTCATTAGAATCAGCTAAGGAAATCGAACACATGGTAAAAACATTAGTATGATAATATTTTGTATAATTTTCGTTATTAGTATAATCTGTTCAATCGCAATCGTTAGGGATTTATCATACGGGCAGACTATAATTAAAAAAATAATTAATTATTTTTGTGGTATTGTGATGGCTATTTTTATTACTGGTTTACTTACCCCTATGATATGGGGTCTAGGTGGTCAACTCTTCATGAAGGATATGCCATACACTGAAAAAGTGGTTCATGAATTAGTTTCGATTAATGATGGAAATAACACTGATGGCAATTTCATTTTGGGTTCCGGCCACATAGGTGAGAAACAGGTTTATAATTATTATCGTAAAGATGATAGTGGTGGAATCGTTAGACGTTCTATTAGTGCGAATCTGACAACAATCTATGAAGTGGATTCGCTTGATACACCAAGACTTGAAGTTTACATTGTAAAAGAATTAAATGATTCATGGTGGTTGCCAATATCTGGTAATGCAGGTTATCAAAAATATCACCTTTATTTACCAACTGGTTCGATAATAAAAGAAATTAAATTAGATAATGAGTAATGGAAAAAGTTTATAAATTCCCTAGCATTGAGCTCTTCAGAAATGTTATTTATCAAGTAGCACATAGAGCTAGGTATATCGGAAATGATGAACAAGGTGAGCCAATGTATGATGAATCTGCATCGTTACCTGTTTTAACGTTCAGGGGTTCGGTTAAATTACATGGAACCAATGCTGGAATTGTTTGGGTATGGAATCCCCTTGCTTTTGAATATGAAATGCAAACACAGTCTAAAGAAAGTATTATTACTCCATTGAATGATAATGCTGGATTCTCTTCATTCGCTAACACTATTGATAATAATGCCCTACTTTCAAAAATAATGAAGGTTTTTGGGGATGATTTAGGTTATACACCTGAAGTAGTAAGGTTATATGGTGAGTGGTGTGGTAAAAGTATTCAAAAAGGTGTTGCTATTAATGGCCTAGATAAAATGTTTGTCATTTTTGCCATCAAAATTGATAATATTTGGTTGAAGGATGAACAATTATCATTGGTTAAAAGTCCTGAAGAACGAATTTACAACATCCTAGACTTCCCAACATATTCAATGACCATTGATTTTAATGAACCAAAATTAGCTGCCGATGAGATGACTAAATTGGTAGAAATGGTTGAAAAAGAATGTCCGGTTGGTAAAGCTTTCGGTAAAGAAGGTGTTGGTGAGGGAATTGTTTGGGTTTGTACCACTGAAGGTTGGTATCAATCTAGATATTGGTTTAAAACCAAAGGTGATGAGCATAAATCATCTGGCACCAAGGAAAAAATTCCAGTGGATATTGAAAGAATGAATTCTATCAATGAATTAGTCGATTCATTTTTAACTGAATCAAGATTACTTCAAGGATTCACATACTTAAAAGAAAATCACCATGAATTTTCAAGAAAAAGTACTGGTGTTTATTTAAGTTGGGTTAGTGGAGACGTTGTGAAGGAAGAATTAGATACTATTGTCGGTAATGGATTTGAGGTTAAAGAGATAACAAAATCTGTTGCAGATAAAGCTAGGAAGTGGTTTTTTCAAAAACTTGATGAGGGGGTTGGCTTATAAGCCAACCCTTTTTTGGTCTTTATCCTTTATTTGTTGATATTTATAGTTATCATTATCAAAAAAGTTATGATAGCAAATAAAATTCATTTATTAAAAAAGGCTGCAAGTTTACAACACGGCCTAGAGTTTCCAAGTAACACAGAATTCCATATTGTTATGGATGTGGTGTATATGCAAGGATTCCCATTACCACCAAACCTTCAAAGTTTGATTTATAATTGGATTGTATCCAATCCAACACTATTTAAAGAAATATTCAGATAATATGGTTTTATTATTCGCATTTGGTGCATTTATCACCACACTAATGTTTGTGTTATCAAATTCAGATAACGAAACAATAATCACAATTAAATCAAAATATTCGTTATCATTAGGTCGTGATGAATCATACTTAGCCAAGCGAAAAAATGATAGAAGTGGTAACAATATAGATGATTGGGTTTATTACAATGAATCCGGGGATATTATTGATAATGAAATCTTAATCAATTTAATCTATTCTTCATTTGTAAATGAAGATTGGTATGGTGATTACACCTTTTATGTTGATGATGTATCATATTACACTAAAAAAGCTTCATCTAAACCAATAGATGTTGTGGAATATGAAATAGAGGGTGTTATCGTATAAAAATAAAAAATTATAATAAAAAAGGGAGATTATTTGGTAGTCTCCCTTTTTTTATTTATATTTGTGGTCAAATGGGTGAACTAATATTCAGAAGTGGTAAACATAAAGGTAAAACATTAAGTTGGGTTACCGAAAATGACCCAAGCTATATTGTCTGGATTGAAGAGAATAGACCTGAGATGTTAAAGAGCACCACCAAAGAGGTTAAAGCTGAAACAACTGATACTGAGTTTAGATACAAACCCTTAAAGCCGAATTATGATTTCGATAAACAAAAACCAGATAATGGACAAACAAATTAGAAAAACACCCTATGAGTGGGCGATAGAATCTGAAATAAGAGTTTCTGGATTGGAAAACCATCCCGATGATGAAGAAATGTTCTACACTCAAGAATGTAACGAGGAAACATTTCGTTCATTATTGAAAGTTAATCTGAAAGGTGTTAAGGTTACTTATGGTAAGCTTCATTTGAAGTCTGAAAAATACTTAGAATTACGAATGTATTCATTGGTCCCATATAATTTGTTGGGGATTCAAATGGGTATTCAACATGAACACTCAAATACTGATTTTGTGGTGAAATATGTTATTGACCCAGATGAAATGGATGAACAATACGTTCGATGGGCTAAAGAATGGAAAACAAGTATTCTTTTAAATGGCGGTACTTCTAATGAAGGTCATAAAGTTAGACAAGGATTTAGAGAGATAATGTATATTGGTTCGATGCAACAACATTTAGCTAAATTAAAAGAAGCGAATGTTAAGGTATCGACATTTTATGAGCCGGACCTAAATTCTATGTTAACAGGTATTTCATTTATTGTTGATGAACGTGTTTTCAATAAGAAACTGTATAAAGATTATGTGGAAACACCATTTAACCCAGAAGTAATTTCTACTGATGATATTATTCGTTGGGAAGAAGATAATAAAAAAAATTATGCTAGCTGGGTTATAAAAATGGGTGGTGAGAAAAATGTTTTTTTACGAGATTTTTTGAAAAATTTTGCTTTGGCTAAAGGTTAATCTTGACTTAATAAATTATTTTTCATAGGGTTGTGTATGAAAAATAATTTAGATGATTTATTTCACAAGCAAACATTAGTTTTTGATTATCTAGTTAAAAATTATGTTGTAAGCCAAAAGGATGATTACAATAATAGCCGAGTTGTAATCCCTAAAGATTTTATTATAAAAGATAAATGGTCTGATGAATTAGTTTTAGGTATTCAAATCGAAGAAGAATTAAAATTATTTTATCCTTTTGGTGCAAGTCTTATTAATTTAGTTATTGCTGAATGGTTAAAATTATATGGTTACACTAAGCATGATGGTGCTTGGGATAAGTATCCTCGTGGTAAAACAATTAATGTTGAATTCGCCAGTGATTTTGATTCACTAGGACCATATGGTTTAGATGAATTAGTTAGGGTTATGATAATGCAATTATCTAATCATTTGGATAATGAAACAGCAAGATTTTCATTATCTAATTGTTCAAACCTAGATGATGTTATTGGCACAATGGATATGTTGGGTTATCAAACGATTAGATTAGTAGACCCAGCAACATTTAGAACTAGAATACGATTTATTGAAAAAGAAGAAAATAGACACAACATTCAACCACCAATTGCCCCTCCAAATTATGAAGGATATGGATACAATAACATTAACAGGCAAAATTTATTTTGACCCAGATGATAAAACAAACAAACACAAATCCCAATCATCTTGGAAAAGATTAGCTATGGTTATTATTAAGGATGATACTACTGAGTATTATGCTTGGTTCATAAAAAAAAGATTTGGACTAGAATTGACTAAACCACTTAGAGGTACACATATTTCATTCATTAATGACCATGTTAGTGATATGAATGGTAATTGGGATAAGGTTAAAGCTAAGTGGCACAAAAAAGAAATAAAAATTGTTTTAGATATTAAGCCACGATTTTCCGATAACGGACTTCATTGGTGGTTAATAATTCCTCATAATGAAAGGGGTGAACTACAAGCAATAAGAAGCGAATTAGGATTAGGCAAACCACATTTTGGTATGCACATGACTATTGGTAGTGCAGTAGATAGAAAACCAGAAGTAAAAAATGATGCCGGAGCCACTACAGCAAAAAAAATGAATCTGCAACACTCTCAATATATTATTGGTTTAATTAATGGTGGTTTAATTAAATTTTAAATTATTTTCGAAAATAATTTGGATTATCGAAATATTATTTATACATTTGCACTATGGATAATCAAGAATTAACTTTTGGTGGTTACCCAATCACTTTTACTAAAGTAGATGGTGAAATCCTTATCACTTGTAAAGGCTTAACCGGAACACTTACTCAGATTGATAATTTTTTAAAGAAAAAAACAATAACTAGATATAAATTTGGTGATTCTAATATCAGAACGTGTCCTGATAAAAAAGTTAGAATTGATTGTTTAACTGACACGAAAAAACAAATGGAATTTTTATACAAACAAGCTCAAGAACTAAAAAATGGCTAACACGAACGAACTTACAAAAGAAAAAAACGCTGGTGAAACTAGCATTTCTGAAAAATCAAATCCGATTAAAAAATTGGGTTCTGAAACATCTGTAGAAAATGAAACAGAGGAATCTACTGTCAATACAGACATGTTCAAACCAACTCAAACGGAAATGAATGAAGCAGAGTTAACCGAAATGGTTGGTCTAGCCCAAGAAAAAGGTTTTGAATATGCTTTAAAGTTCATGAATGATAAAATTCATGCAACAAAACAACTAGTTGAAATTCATTATGAATTAAAATGTTTTCAACATGAAGGAGCATATGCTATTTCAAAAGCAGTTGAAAAGGTTTTGGGTGTTTTTAACCAAACTAGTACTGGTGGTATGTCTGGTGATAAAATTCCTGAATTAATCAGTGTTTCATTACCAAATGGAGAAGAAGTAAAAGTTCCGTGGGGACGAATTCAACTTCCGGGTTTTGATGATGAGTGTTATATCGACCTTGATTATGATTATGAGGATACTACTATAACAGTTCATGCTCGAATCAGAAAAAAATTCGAACCAGACATCAGAAAAGTCATTGATATGACTAACGAGATATTAGCGAAAGAAGCATTGTATTTAGCTCAAGCAATTGAACTTGAGTTTGATGACGATGACTATGCTAATGAACCAAGTTTCATGGATTTATCAACTATCGATGAAAATAAAATTTTATTTTCAAAAGACATCCTTGATGGTCTTATTCCGATTCTAGCCAGAATCAAGGAAACTGAAAAATGCCGCAAAGAAGGTCTTGATATAAAATTGGGAGTACTAATGGAAGGTATCTATGGTACTGGTAAAACCTTAACCGCTTTTTGGCTTGGTAAAATTGCCAGAGAGTTTGGTTGGACCTTCATTTATGTTAAAGAATGTAAACATTCAGCTAAGGCTTTGAAAATTGCTGAAAACTATGCCAGAAATGGTAATGGAGTTATTTTGTTTACTGAAGATATTGACCAAGTTCTTCGAGGAGAGCGTGGTGAAAAAATTCAAGAAATTGTAAATACTCTTGATGGCGGAGACACTAAAAATCTCCCAATCATCTCAATCTTTACGACAAATCACATTGAAGTAATTGAGCCAACATTCTTAAGAGGTAAACGTATTGGTTCATTAATTAACTTTGGTGTTTTGGATGAAGAAACAGCAAAACAATTTATCGATAAATTGGTTGTTGATAAAGAAGGTAAGTCATTAATGGTTGAAGGTGACCATACTGCTGCAATTAACTCATTGTGTGGTATTGTTCCGGCTTTCGCTTCTGAGGTAATCGATAAAGCAAAAGCATACATGATTCACAGACAAGGGAATCAAATCAGTAATGAAGATATTGTTTCAGCTGCGGATTCGTATAAAAAACAAATTAAATTTGCTGAATGTAGAGCAATCAAACAACACGATAGTGTTAGTGATGCATTACAAATTTTGGGTAAAGAATTGTTCTCTACTAAAGGTGGTAATGAAGAACACCGAGCAGTAATGCAAAAAGTTGCGGATGTATTCCGTTATATGGAAACTAACAGAAAATAAAATGGGTGGATTAGCATTAAAGTCAACATATACTAGACGTTATTCTAGAGAAGAATTTGATGTGGCTTCAGATAAGCTAGTTAACATTCTTAGACAAACTTTCAAAAGAGTTGAAGTACCTTTATTTTATTCAACAAAGGAAAGTTTTGGTGATATTGATATCATCATCTCTATGGATGATAATTCAAATGTTTTTGGGAATATGCATTCATATATTACCCAGACATTCATGCCTAATGAAATTTTTCATAATGGTAATGCTTGGTCATTTGATTATAAAGAAATTCAAGTTGATTTAATTACTTGTTCCGCAGCAGACTTTGATTCCAATTATCATTACTTGGCGTTTAATGACCTAGGTAATTTTATTGGTAGAATTGCTCAGAAGCTTGGATTAAAATATGGTCAAGAAGGTTTATGGTATAACCATTACTTTAAAGACCAAAAAATTGGTTCAGTAATGATTTCTAAGGATTATCCTAAGATATTTGAATTCTTAGGATTTGATTATTCAGAGTGGCAAAAAGGTTTTTCTACACTTGAAGATATATTCGAATACGTAATTAAAAATCAATATTTCGATGCCGAAATGTTTGAATTGAAAAATTTGAATAAAATAAATCGTGAGCGAAATATTAAAAGAAAATCATACATGTCATTTTTGACATACATTGCTGAACACTATTCGGACAAGTCTTATGAATTCGAAGACAAAGCAATTTCAGTAGCTAGGGCAAATAAATTTTTCCCAGAAGCCAGAATGACTGAGAAAATGCGTGAATTAGAATACTTGGAATGTAAAAAACTTTACATTAAGTCAAAGTTTAGTGGTGATGTTATCATGAGACGTTATGGTATTAAGGGTAAAGAATTGGGTAGAGCTCTAACTTCGTTTAAAGATTACTTTGGTTCCTCAGAAGAATATGATAAATTTCTTTTGGATGAAACCACTGATAAAATTTATGAAAAGTTTGAATTTTTTTATAAAGAATTTCTAACATAATAAAATGGGACCCAGTGGGTCCCATTTTTATTTATAAAAAGGATTGTCTTCGATTAATAACTTTATTGTGGTATGAATCTTATCACAATCGTTTATAAAACTATAAACATCAGCATCCTCCAGTAAAAACCACTCACCTTCAACACGTTTGGAGCTATGTTGTTTATGGAGCCATTTTTCTACTTTTTGATAATTTTCACATTCATATTTTCTAGCTAAAACAATTTCATCCGGGCAACCAGTTTGTAATTGTTTAATTCTTAAATTGATATCCCTTTTTGTGAACCCAATCTTGTATTTATTGGTCCCCCAAGCATTTAGTAAGTATACTGTTCCCATTTGATAATTATAGTTCTTTTGGTTGTGTTTGTCAATATTTATATATAACTTTATTGATATGACAGAGATACAAGAATTGCATATAGAAATTGCTGCTTACTTGAAAAGTAAATATGGGATTGACGAAATAACTTTCGATGATGATGAAAATGTGACTGATAAAGAAATAAAATTTCAATTAAAACCAAATTGTGATGGTACAAAAATCAAAGAATCGTTGCATAAACATTTTGGAGAGAAACTAATGTTTCATGCCACCGATATGGGTGGAATTCTAGGTATTCTAATAGAAGTTAATACTTTGAACTAGAAAGTATTTGTAATAAATCAAATAATTTTGTTGAAAATTCCATCGGACTAACCTTAGCCAATACTTCTATTGGGCGATTATCAATTCTTAGAATTTCGTTATTATCATTATTGGATAGGTAATTAAAATACTTACCTTTGAAAATAAAATCATCAGCTTGGATTCTGTATTTAATCATGATTGGAATCTCAGTATCCAAATTATGGTGAATTATATGTTGAATGAATTCATTTAGTGTTCCAGATTTTCTAGCAGCATCAAATTTATCTAATACTGAAGCAATACTAGTCCCACGATACCCAAAATCATCATTAGCTGAATCCTCATCATCACCCCAACTTTGTATCGGTGTTTTAGCATTATAAACCATTTGAAATGGTTGCCCCATTCTAATTCTTTCTTTTATTTCTGGGAATGATTTTAAGAAGTCAGCAATAGAAATCTTAATACCTCTAAAAGCGTAACCTCTCGATTGAAGAATATCAGGATAATATGAAACACACGTTTTTAATTTGTTGGCCATATTATACATATTAGTATCGATTCTAGTACCTTGTGGTTTGCCAGAGAATTTATGAATTAATTCAATATAATCATTTTCTAATTCGGTGTTAGGTTCATCACCACCGAATTCCGGCGAAAATAATTCCATACCAAATTGTGAAATACAAGACTCAACTTGACCTTCTTTTATAACACTTTCATATAATTTCACTAGCTTCATATGTTATAAATATCTCAATCACCACTATAACATTTAGGACTAATGTCGACCTATTTTAATATATTAAAAATATTTTCATTAAAAATACATAAAGTACTGATAATCAGTACTGAAATACTTTAAAAAAAATAAAAAAAAGTTCGAAAAACCCTTGCCTATATCTAGGTTTCTTCGTATCTTTGTACTAGAAATAAAAACCATAACAAAGCCTTAAAAAAATTAAAATGGCAACAAAAGGAAGTAATGAAATAAACAAAGTAACCAGCATCGCACAAGCTAGTACACAAAAAATTAACAAAGCAACAGAAGCATTAGCAAAAATCGTTTCAGATTTACAAGCAACTAATGAATCATATGAAGATTTAGTGACAAACATTGAATTAAAACAAGCGGAACTTGAGAAATTGAGTGTTAATTTCACTGAAAAGGAAAGAGAAATGCAAGCAGACCTTAAATTGAGAGCAAAAGAATCTGCTTCTTCATTGGTAAACGAAATCTTAAAATCAGAAGGTAAAGTATCAATTGATGCTAGTGAACTAGCTTCACTAAAGAGTGAATTGGAATCTACTAAAACATCATTTGATAAAAATGTTAAAGCTGAAACTGAAAAAGCTATCGCTATTATCACAGCAAGACATAATGGAGAAATCAGAGCAAAAGAATTGGAATTTGCTGCTGCTTCTGCAACAATGAAGGCAGAATTGTCAACAGCTAAAGATAAAATTGATTCTTACGTTAATCAAATTAACGATTACAAATCTCAAATCACTGCTGATAGAGAAGCAAGAGTTCAAGAAGCTCAAGCTAGAGGTGGTCAAAGCATCACAGTACAAGCAGATGGTAAAAGATAATTTTCAAAAATTTTTTACAAGTAAAAGCCATACCAAAAGTATGGCTTTTTTTATTGCAGACTAATAAAAAATTACGTAATTTTGCCTCAATGGAATTCCCAACGTACACATATAAAGGTTTACAAACTAAGTTACATTCAGAACTTACTAAACCCAATCTAGATAAGGAATTAATAAGCCGGATAACAACTGAATTAAAAAACAGGCCATTATTGACTTTACCACAAATGTCAACTAAAGAACAAATTCATTGGATTTTAGAAGACATGGATTTTGATTTAATAAAAAAATACTATGAGGCATTTTCTAATAGATACCATAACAGAATTATTGATATCACATCTATAGAACGTTTAAAAGAAACGGCTAGTGATTTATTAAATGAAATTTCTACGTGGGAAGAAAATGATTATGGCCATTCTGATTATAGACGAGGTCATTTTCATGCAAGGAGAGAAATTATCGATGGTGTTGTGTGTTTATCACTTAATTTTGTAATAACATCATGGGATATGGATTATGATTGTGTGACATCATCTAAATATTCTGATGAAAAATATGAGGGACCAATAAATGATTAGATTGTATGCAACATTTAATGGTTTAAAAGACTTAGAACCAAAAAAATCAGATAACTTTGTTGGTGATTTACAAATGATGTGGTCCGGTGTGAGAAATGATGCCGGAGAAGACATGTCAGGTGAATATCACTCCAACCGTGCTAAAATTTTTGATACAATAACCCTAAGAAAGGGTAACAGGTATGTTATTGAGTGTAAAAAATTGGAAGGTAGTAAATTAATCCATCCGGTCTCAATAAGAAATACAAATAAAAATCCTAGATGTGGTGTCATTAGGAAAGTATCTGATGATTACACATTTATAACTGGTAAATTTAAAGGTAAGTGGCTTAGTAAACTTACATTATTAGAATTAGATGAGATGAAAAGATATTTATTATGGCTAGGTTCCAAAACCAATAATGAAGCAACAGTAATAAATGTACTTAACATATTGAAAAAAATTAATAATGAAAAATAGTTTAGATTTACATGGTATAAAACATGCGGATGTATCCAGAGAGGTAGATAAATTCATTGGATACCACCTGATGGGTGGCTCCAAATCGGTAATCATTATCACAGGTAATAGTGATGAAATGAAAAGAATTGTAGGTAAAACATTAACCGACTATAGTATCACTTATACCGAAAGTTGGTTTAATAATGGAGAATTATCAGTTAATTTATCATGAGTTAAATATCACAAAATCAATCGATTAAAAAATATTTTAAAAATAATTTATAAAAATCATTGCTAATTCAAATAACATTAGTATCTTTGTGATATATTTAATAATAAAACGTAGAAATCTTCAATGAACAATTTTGTAAACATAGTGCTCCTTAACTCAGTCTTATGCCTATTGGTGTTAGAGTGTTCGAGCTATGTCTATGTGATTGGAAGTTAATAAAGATTAATACCAAAGATATTCAAGCTCGAACTCAAAAAGTTCGAGCTTTTTTTTTGACCAAAATAAAATGCATGTGTGGTCGAGTGGTCGAAGGCAACGGTCTGCAAAACCGTATGGGGCAACCCTCATCATAGGTTCGAATCCTATCACATGCTCAAAATAATACGATAGGTTGTAATTCCTATCAAATTGGAGTATAGCTCAGCGGTAGAGTTGGTGTGTTACATGCACTAGGTCGGGGGTTCGAATCCCTCTGCTCCAACATAGTAATTAATCCGGTTATGGAACGCACTAATGAATTGGAGTTGATGTTTAAAATGAGAAACTTCGTCACTGATGCAAAAGGGTGGACTAGGGGATTTACATTCATTACGATTGAAAATGGTGATTTGAAAATATCACATACGATTAGAGGTAGTGTTGGTAAATTGACTAAAATAGAACTTGAGGATTTAGATGTTTGGATTAAATACTTTGATAGAATATAATTGCCTTCGTGGTGTAATGGTAGTCACGTTTGTTTTACATGCAGAAAGCACTGGTTCGATTCCAGTCGAGGGTACATAAATGGGGGCGTGGCGGAATTGGCAGACGCAGTAGTTTCAAAAGCTACCGCCTAGAGCATGTGGGTTCGAATCCCACCGCCCCTACAACTGATGGCCGAGTGGTGGAATTGGTAGACACGCCGGACTTAAAATCCGGTGGGCAGAAATGCCCGTGCGGGTTCGAGTCCCGCCTCGGCTACAAAGGGATACGAAGTACAAGTATCCTTGCAATGTGGCGGAATCGGTATACGCATCTCCCGGAGAGGGAGAGGGTCGCAAACCCAATTGTAGGTTCGAGTCCTACCTTTGCAACAATTTGGAATCAATACGGTCGGGCGGTATTGACGAATGAATAGTAGCCCGAACATGCCCTTATGAGCAAACTGGTAAAGCTTACGGTCTAAGAAGCCGTGGAAAACATAAGAAACGTTCTCAGTTCGAGTCTGAGTAGGGGTACAATATGCCGAAGTGATGGAACGGTTAGACGTGCTGGTTTTAGAAACCAGTGTCCGAAAGGGCGTGTGGGTTCGAATCCCACCTTCGGTACAAATTGCGGGATGGAGAAGTGGTAACTCGCTAGGCTCATAACCTAGAGACCCTAAGAAGGCTTGCGGTGGTTCGAATCCACCTCCCGCTACAAATGGCCCCATAATATAATGGGAGTATATCTCCTTGACGTGGAGAAAGCGATGGTTCGATTCCATCTGGGGCTACTATTAAATGGGGGTGTGGTCAAATTGGCAAAGGCGGTGGGCTTAAAATTCACGGCAAACGTAAGATACACCTGTGGGTTCGAGTCCCACCACCCCTACAAAATTAATTATTTTAGTTAAAACCCTTGTGGTATTGGAAATTACTTGATAATTTTGCGGTATAATCTAAATAAAACTAAAGTAACATGAGAAACACAAGTACAAAAACAGAAACCAGCGTTAAGAATGGTATTAGAATCTTAAAGAGAGCAATTAGCAGAGGTATTTCATTATCAGAAGCATCAAGAACTTTTGATTTCGGAAGAAATTACGTTTCTGACGTTAAAGCAAGAATCAAAAACAACTATAAGAGAAAAAATATCTCAAGAGATTTGTATACTGAATTCAACACTTTGATGAAAGAATACACCGCTTAAGAAAAAAAATAAAAAATATTTCGAAAAAAGCTTGCTAATTAAAAATTCTTTCGTATATTTGCAGTGTAATTAAGATTTTGATAAAAAACAATATATTTATAATACAATGAAAACAGTTAACAACATATTTGATTTTGCTTTTGAAGCAGCCGAGGCGGATTGTCGCCTAGGGTGGTCAAGTATTGTCATAAGTTAACGTTTAAGTATTTAAACAAAACACTGATAAAAGCTCGACCAAATTTGGTCGAGCTTTTTTTGTTTATGACATTTCGGGGGTATAGCAAAGATGGTCTATGCGCTGGTCTGAAAAACCAGAGATATCAGGTCGCTACTGATTGCCCTCACAAAATATGTGACCTTGGAAGCAGGGGTCCTTCGTTTGGTTGAAGCCCAAGAAAGCCCAGTTCGAATCTGGGAGGTCACACAAAAGAATAAATTGTTCATTGACATATTGATATGATGCTCGGTTCGTCTAATGGTTAGGACGAATGGTTTTCAGCCATTAAATAAGGGTTCGATTCCCTTACCGAGTACTTTTAAATGTTGCCGTCGGCTAGCGGTCTAGGCCACCAGACTTTCAATCTGGAATCCGAAAGGATGTACGTGGGTTCGAATCCCTCCTAGACCGCAAAAATGGTGATAATAAGCAAGTAGGTCTGCTAACTGAACGTAAGTTAAAAGCCATTCTACTGATACTATGATAGCAGTCATGGGTAAGTAGTTAAAATGTATAGTTTAATGGTTAGAACTCCGGCGTTGAGCCGGGGGTCTGGGTTCGATTCCCAGTGCATTTCAAAATTTGGTCTATTGGTGTAGTGGTAACATCCCACCCTGTCACGGTGGTGCCGAGAGTTCGATTCTCTCATAGACCGCTTTTAGTTTTAAAAATCCCAGTAACCGCTGGGGGACTAATAATGGTCTCTAGGTCAAATGGTTAAGATATCTGCCTGTCACGCAGTATGGAGCGGGTTCAACTCCCGTAGGGACCGCCAAGGTAGTAGATGTCGTAGTTTCAGCACAACGACACAACGGTGAACTGTAGTTCTCACTATGCTGAAGTTGAGAATGAAAGCAAACATCGTACTACTGAAATTAAAAGTTAGCAGAGATGGGCATCCAATCCCGCACACTGAAAATGAAAGAAAATTGGATAAATTTTGGGCTATAGTTTAGTGAGAGAACACCACCTAGACGGGTGGGGACACGAGTTTGATTCTCGTTGGCTCAACGATGTAGGGTTTTACACTTTTATATTTCCTAGAAGCTATTAGCTGAGAAAGAAAAAGTGAAATGGGGCAGCATGTACCAAGGCTGGCGTTTCTCCCTTGCAAGGAGAGAGTGGAGGGTTCGATTCCCTTCTGCTCCACCAAATGAACGGTTGACAACCAAACCTGCATCTAGTCAATGTAGGGTTCATAGATATTAAGGGGCTATAGTTAAACAGGCTATAATAGTTGGCTTGCACCCAGCAGTACTCGGTTCGACTCCGAGTGGTTCCACAAATTATCAATATGTTATGGGAAAGATTGAAAAAAAGAAGAAGAAGTTACAAGAAAGAATTGATTTTCTTCAAAATGAATTAAGATTGTCGTTAACAAAGAAAACTTCAGATACGAAGGAAATAAATGTTGGTGAATATCAAAGAAAAATTCAAGACTTAAATACTGAATTAAGTAATTTATGAATCCAGACAAATTAGAACGAATTCAATTAGCTAAAACTAAATCCGGTTCTAGAAATGATAGACATTTGAAAAAATATTCAGATAAATTTAATAAAATGTTTGATTTTTATTTGAAAGTTTATCGCACTGGATTAATAACGTTTTGTGGTGTTGGTGTTGATGTAAATTTTGATGTTAATGGTTCTGATGGTAAATTTGGATTCAGAGAATATGATAATGGTCGATTTAAATTAAAAACTCCAGTAACCAAACATTCAAATATTTTAAAAGCCGTAATTGTAGGAAAAAAGGGTTGGGGTTTGTGGGTTGAACAATGGAGTCAAGGAATTGTTGAATGTTCATTCACAAGAGATGAAATTCTTCAAGAATTTCATCTCAGAAATATTGAAATTCCAGAACCACTTATGGTTGAATGGAATAAATTGATTCAAAAGAAGAAATCCCAACGACACTCAAGTTAAAGCTATTTACAAGTTTTCTAATTTATATTATACTTAGTAAATTGGTATAATATGAAAAACGATAGAAATTTAACGCATCATTCTCAAACTATAAGCAAAGAAGATAAGAATCTCAAATTTAATCACGGGTCACCAGTAATTTGGTTAACCGGATTACCTAGTTCTGGTAAATCAACAATAGCTAATGCCTTAGAAGAATCATTATTTGATATGGGTATCAAAACACATATTTTAGATGGTGATAACATTAGATTAGGATTAAATAAAGATTTAGGCTTCTCTAAAGATGACAGAAAGGAAAATGTTAGACGCATAGCAGAAGTTTCTAAGTTGATGTCAGATTCTGGAACATTAACTATTGCAGCATTTATTTCACCATTTATTGATGATAGGGAATTAATAAAAGGAATTGTTGGTGAAGAAAATTTCATAGAGGTTTATATTAATACCGATATTTCTATTTGTGAACAAAGAGATACTAAGGGTTTATATAAAAAAGCTAGGAATGGTGAGATTAAAGATTTCACAGGTATCAGTTCACCATATGAAGTTCCTTTGAATCCAAAATTAATTATTGATGCTGGTAAAACACCAGTATTATTTTGTGTCGCTAAGATAATTATTTACCTTCAAGATAATGGAATCATCCCCATGGACTTAGAAAATGAAACTAAGTTAAATTCATGGTCTAAGATTAACCATGGTGGGAATAGAACTGAAAATGAAGATAAAAAAAGTGCGATTTTCATTGGCAGGTTTCAACCATATCATGAAGGTCACACATCCTTGGTCAAACAAAAACTCAATGCAGGTATACCTGCTCTGATTATGGTCAGAGATATCCAACCAGATGAAAAAAATCCATTTACTACTGAACAGACAATTAATATGATTGAAAAATATCATCGTAATGATGATGTTATTGTTATGGCCATCCCCGATATTGAATCAGTAAACTATGGTCGTGGTGTTGGATATGAAGTTAATGAATTTATACCACCGGATAACATTGGTGCTGTTTCGGCTACAAAAATTAGAGAATCATTAAATACTGGTGATAACGCTTGGAGAAAAATGGTTGACATATCAATCCAAGATGACATTGTGAATTATTTGGCTAAATGAAAAAATATCAGATAAGGTATAATACCAATTCAACCAATGATAATGATAGATGGCGATTAATTGAAAATGGAATTGAAGTGTTGGTTTCAAATATTATAATTAATGGCCGTACTTATACTAGTAAGGATTGGATTGATGATATAAGTGATTTTAAATGGCATATTACTTGTGATGGCCATTGCGAAATAAGAAACTCTATTGCCTATATTACAACAGGTACATCAATTTTAAAACATCAAATTCTAAAGACAATATCTTATAGAATTCTAGGTACTGTAACAACAATTCTTACTGCATATTGTTTGGGTGTATCAATAGAAATGTCTTCATTATTGGGTGTAGGTGAATTAATGATTAAACCAATATTGTTTTTTTTACATGAAAGATTGTGGAGTAGAAAAAATAATTGAAAATAATTACAAAAAACCTTGTGAGATAAATTTACTACCAGTAATTTCGTACTTCAAAAGTGAATTTAAACAATATAAATTAAAAAGTTAATTATGAGTAAATTTGTAACAATGCTTTCAGCAAGTAATCAAGATATTAAATCATCTAGAGCTGAAATGATTGCTGAAGAAACAATTATTGAAGTAAATCAATTTGTTAGTACCCTTAAGAAGGAGAAAATGTTATTGAAAAACAAAATTGTAAAACTGACTGATTTAGCACCAGACAACACTTACAGTTTGAGACCCGGTGGTAAAGATTTCAATGCAACAAAATGGGTACAGGAATTACACCAAACTAAGATGGACCTGAAATTAAAAGAGATTGAGCTTACAGAAGCTGAATCAATTTTGACTGAATGGTTTACAGAAGAAACTCCTAAAACTAATGAAGGGTAAGGTTTATCTAGCCAAGTCCAATCGCTCTAATCCTGATGATGTATCTAGAATTAGAAAGATTTTATCGAATTACAATGTTGAGGTAGTTGAATTTAAAGGTGGTCGTTATACACACGACCAGCTTCTTGAGTGTGATTATTTAGTTATTGTTCCAGATTTATCTGAAGTAGATAAAGAAGATGGTTTTATTCCTTGGGGGAAAGGTCTTCATGAACAATATTTTGCATTTAAAAGTGAACACTTAGCTTGTGATATATTTTTGGTTGTAGAATCAAATGACAAGTGGAATTATGTCACTCAAATAGTTGAAGTTGATGTAGCTGAAGAAGATGACTATGTAAATTATTCGGATGCTTGTTTTGACCGTCACAAATTAGATGACTTAGAGTCTGTTTTAGAAAGTAGGTTGGGTCATAAAGTGGTTGGTGATACAATCACAAAAAATAAAAGTAAGTATTTATTAATTGGTTCAAAATAATTTTATAAAATACTTGCCAATTGCAAAAATTTTAGTAATTTTGCAATTAATAACAAACGTTTTTTGACATCATGATATTAAAGATGCGGTACATAGGATACCACAAAGCCCTACGATTGTATTTATACATAGTTCGAGGTGATTAAAAATCCTATATGGTGCGGTAGCTCAGTTGGTAGAGCAAAGGACTGAAAATCCTTGTGTCGCTGGTTCGATTCCAGCCCGTACCACGAGAATATAAAAACAAACAACTCACTGTTCAGTTCAAGAGTGGAAAAGTGATTATGGCGATGCGCTTGAACCAAGCTATAATAAATTAATGTTTTTGTATTCTTATTTTGGCAAGGTAGCTCAGTGATACTTCGGTATCTTGGTAGAGCAAATGGCGTGAAACCCATTGTGTCGTTAGTTCGAATCTAACCCTTTCCACCCGAAAACCAACCCCTAAATTAAAAGTAGGAAGCTCGACGGAGGACTGGGGCAATGGTAACTGGGGGTGTAGACAAACATGGTCTATTGATGGAGCGATACCATCCATCACCACAATATAAAATAACGTACAACTAAAAACCAAAATTATGGGTAGTTGCGGGTCATGGGAAGCTAGTATGTCACTTAGAAGAGTAGTGAGTTTAAAGCAAACTAATGAAAACACATCAGAAGAAATACAAAATTTCATTAACAAAAATAATGGTCTTCTAGTTAATAGAAAAGATTTAGAAGAACTTAAAAAAGGTGATATTCTTCTTAATATTGAAATCTATGACGAGGATAAAGAATTAGTTAACACAGTTCTTTTAAAAGATTTAGGTCTTGAAAATATTGGTGCTAAAAAATTCATGGACGATGATGTTTATAAGAAGTATGATGCACTTAGTGAAAATGGTGAAGATGATGAGTACTATACTGAACCAGATTGGTGGATATTCGGTATCCAAGTTGATACTAAATCTTTAGAGAAGAAACTTAAATTCATCAATCTTAAACTATTACAAGAAAACTTGGGTAATTGGTCTATAGATAATCCGAACTACATCTATGATGAGAAATACCTTGCTGATTGTAGCGATTATATTTATTGTGGTAATGATAATTCAGACAGTGGTGTCTTTAAAATTACACAAAAATTTATTGATAGCTTAAGTGTTGGTGATGAATTGGTTGTAAGAGGTAGCGGTGATGGTGAACATTGTTAAATAATATGGGGGTGTAGACAAACGTGGTCTATTGATGGAGCAATACTATCCACCTCCGCTAAAATATTGACCGATAGAATGGGATAAATGTGAGAAGCTGGGAGAGCGGCGATGCCAACGGTACACACTAAGGATAAGTATCTAGTCTTAATTGTACTAGAGTAAACCTCAACTCTCTAATGGTGTGTGAAGGATTGTAATGATAATAATCGTGCATTTGAAAAGATGCGGTAGTCATTATGATTTCGAGATTCCATAAAATCACATTCGGTCAACTTGGGGTTGTCACGTTTTAATTTATAAATGTAATTATTGGTGAATAGTCATTACATTTTTATTAAAATAATGTTGGTAAGACTGGCAGGTTTTGATAACAATAGTTCGATTCTATTCAACCCCACTTGTGGTACAAGAAATGATTGAATTGATGGATGCGCATCCATCATGAAGTTTTTTGAATACATGCTTCGTAATAGCGCATTGCGAAGTCCTTTGATAGCTCAGTCCGGTTAGAGTGCTGCCCCGAACGGCAGAGGCCACTGGTTCGAATCCAGTTCAGAGTACAAACGAGTGTTCCCGACTCGTAAAAATGGGTAAAAAGATTGATTCAGCAATATTAAAAAATTTGTCTGTAAAACAAGTGGGCTAGGTTCGAATCCTAGTGCGGGTTTGGGAAACCGCATGGTGTAGTGGTAGCATAGTAAAAAACCAATCTTGTCCCTTTTTTGGAATGGCTAAGAATGCGTGGAGTCATGACCACAATGGGTGTTCAATTCACCCACATTCCACAAGCATGCGAAACGTAGCATAGCACTACGTCAATCCATCTTGAATGCAAACTTTAGACTGAAGAAGTTTCAAACTGAAAAGTTTTTAATCAGTCAATATGGCGTGAAAGGATTTCAGTATGCAGTCATGAGCTATTGAAAGTGTGTTTATTGATTCATGAGTCGATAATTTGGTTCAACTCCCACACACGCTACATTTAAAATACCCCATATGGGTATGGGAAGTGACTAATGCGGTACTTGATTGGAAACTAGCTAAGCCAACAGAGTTGCAACCGAGGTGTTAACGGTAACAGAAAATTAGACGAAGCCAGTGCCTAGGAATACCTTCCCAAATTATTAATAGGCTTATGAGTATTAGCTCCTATGAATCTCCCTAGGACCGGAAGGTAGCAAGGATAAGTGGTTGTAGCAGTAGTTCATGATAACCTATTAACTTGATTGATAAATGAGAACTGGGTGTCTTATTTGGTGAAATGCTTGCTCGGCTGTTTTTTAACGGAGTAAATCCTGAATTGCATTTCGTTGGTTCAAATCCAACGTCAATCACAATGACTAAGTGACAGATTGTGATGTTGATTCTAATAAGGGTAGATTGCAAGTTGTTCTTCGGCACTTGGTAACAGGTGTGATATACGGAAGAACCTCAGACGGGTCCATGCTTGAGTCCTGTCGTTTACAGAAAAGTGTTGCATTAGATAACTTACCCATATGCTGGTTGAAATCCAGCCTTAGTCACAATATTAAATTAAAAAAATTATAAATGGAACTAACAGAAACTGACATCAAAAAAGAGCTTTATAAAACTAAAGCTATGGCTAATTTTAGTCACTTGGAGAATGGTAAGGCTTACTATCAAATTATGTTAGATGGTTCAATGTATCAATTCCCTTTAGCCCTAGAGGAAGAAAAAACTTTAAAAATCATGATTGATGACGAAGTAGTATCAACAACCAAAATTATGGTTCCTACTTCTGATATGAAAGGTGCTAGTTTTGGTATTTGTGTTAGGGGTTCTGAATTAAATAGATGGATTGCAAAAGCAATTAAATCTGAAAATCTAATTAAAATACAATAAATAATGGAAAGAATGGCTAATTACGGAAACAGAATCATTAAGGTTAATAAACAATCTTTGATTAATCGAATCAAAGAAAACAAAGAAAATCACATCAAGGAGTATAAAAAAGCTGTCATTGCTTATAAAAAAGAAGCATTAAAACAATTAGCTGAATTAACAAAGAAGGTTAAAGATGGCCAATTGAAGATTAGCCTAAACCTAGTCTCTCCAATTGATAACACGAAGCATTATGATAATGTTATTCAAATGTTTGATTGGGATGTTAATGATGAGGTTGACTTGACACAAAATGAATTCAACGAATACATTCAAGACCAAACGGAATTCGCCAGACAAGCTAAATTTTCAAATAGTAGTTATTTGGGTTAGAATTAATTAAAAAATGGGATTTATGAAAATAAATCCCATTTTTATTTAAAAAAGTTTGCGATATCGAAATTATTTGTCTATCTTTGTCATTAATTATTAACTATTAATAACAAAATAATACAATGAATTGGAAAAAATTAATATTTGCTAGTGGGGGTGAAGATGATGATTCAGTAAAAAAATCAACACCAGTGGAAACATCCAAAGAAGCATCACCATCATTTCAAAGTAAATTCCCCGTAACCCCAACTGCGGTGAGAAATGAAACAATCACGATGCCGACTTCCAGTAATCCGGCCATCACGCCGAACAATCCAGCATGTGCTCCACATATGGAAAAAATCATGACTATGTATGAACAAGGTTTTGATAGTCTTAATCAGGCCGGATATGATTTTTACGAATATTTCAAAAGCGTTGTAGAAGGTGGTGTTAATAATCCAACTGTCTATACTATGGCATTTACTATGGGTAAAGCCATGGATAAAAACCTAACAAAGGCTAGCCTTTTGTCTCAATCAGAATTTTATATTTCTGAAATCAGAAAAGTCCACCAACAATATGTTGATGCTGGAAATCAAAAAAGGCAACAAGCAATTACCTCTAAAACACAAGAAGAAACAACACTCAATACAGACATAAGAGATATTGATGTTGAATTAAATCGTCTTATGACTTTAAAAAGTCAAAAACAAGCTGAGCTTGCAAAAATCGATGGAAAATATCAACCACAAATTACAGAAGTTGAATGTAAACTTATGGCCAATGATGTTGCTATGGAAGGAATTGTAGGTTCAATTCAAAAAGTTGTACAAGGAATAAACAACAATATTTAATAATTAAATTTTTATAAAAAAACATGGATAATTCAAAAACAAATTCGTTACCAATCATGAAACACTTCGAAGGAAGTAAGATTAGTAACGCAGTAGATTCATTCCGAAAAGGTGAATGGACATTATTTACATTCTTCAAATTTGCTTTGCTGATTACAGTCGTAGTCTTTAGTTGGATATATGTTCTACCAGCTGTGTTCATCGCTATTGGTCAAACCTTAGCAGTTGTTTCCGTTGGTATTGTAATCGTTGCGGTTATTATTCTAATGCCAGTAATAATTAAAGCTATTCGTAGGTTTACTAGAGCTGTTCATAAAAGAATTATCATACACGACCCATTCGCTGAATTAGAAGACCAAAAGGTTAAAATGCAAGAAAATAAAAAGAAATTTCAAAATGCTAAAGGTAAAATTTCTGCATTGAAAAATGATATGGAAGTTTCAGCATCAGAATCTGAAAAAAATGCTAAGCAATTGGAAAAAGATATTGTGTCTTTACATGCTAGAGCTGCTAAAAATAAAGCGGAAACCGAACAAAAGCTTGCTCAACATGGCCTGACGTATAAAAATACTGATGAATATGTTGAATTAAGAACTGATTATCAAAAAATCGTATCACAAGCCGATAGACTTTCTCATAAATTGGAACAAGAAAAAACATTTGTTCAAAAATATGGTACCAGAGGTAATGTCATGAAAAAAATGGGACAAAAATTACTTATGGTTGAAACATCTATGGACATTAAAATTGATGATTTTGAAGCAACGATTGAAATTCTTAAAAAGGATTATGACTTCGCTAAAAAATCTAGAGAAGCAACAGCTTTAGCTAAAGAAACGATGTTATTCACAAAAAGTTGGGAGCTTGAATATGCACTTGATGTTGTTACAAGTACGATTGCTCAGGATATTGCGATTACGGCTTCAAATTTCAATGATATTGATATGTTGACATCAACATATAATATGGACTCTGATGAACTTTATACGAAATTGGATTTATTGGCTGACGAAATCAATACAGGTAAGGACCCAATTATGTCGGCTAAAGATTATGCACACCCTGAATACAAATTAACACATCAGGATAAAATGAATTCTGGCGGGTTTGGAGAATTATTTTAAAAAAAACAAAAAATATGTGACAAATATTTGGTAGATTAAAAAATACTTCTTATATTTGTCACGTATTATTACACAAAACAAATTTATTAATCCTAAAAAAAAGAAAAATGGGAAAATTATTTAACAGAAAGAATCCAACAAAGGGTTTTTCAACAGGCTTCGAAATATTCCTTGTGAGTATTGGTTTAGTACTTATTTGCGGAGCACTTTATTATTTTGCTCCGGGTCTTCGAGTTGGAGAGTCAGTGGAAATGGAAGCAATGGAAATTAACACAGACAAAATTGATAACGTTACTAATTCAGCGTTACTTCCATTACCAACAAGCCAAGCTTCAACTTCAATTCAGTCGAATCCAAGAATTAGAATTGCTGGCTATGCTTGGAATGGCCAAACACCACTAATTGTTGCTAATGGTGGTCCTTTCACAACTAAGGGCTCACTAATGGAACAAAATGGTGTGAATTTACAAATAATTCGTCAAGATTGGTTGTCAGAACTTAAAACTATGCAGTTGAAGTTCGTAGAACAATATAATTCAGGACAAGAATTTCCAGAGTCGGATAAAGCAGCCTTTGCTATTATAATTATGGGTGATGGTGCTCCATTCTATATTTCGACAATGAATAAAACACTCGATGAAAAATTCGGTGAGGATAAATATAATGTACAAGTAATTGGTGCTATTGGAATGTCTAATGGTGAAGATAAACTTATCGGACCAGAAGAATGGAAAAAGAACCCAAAAACTATGGAAGGTGCTCTTATCTCTACTGTTCTAGGTGATGGTGACTGGGTAACTAGTTTGAACTTCTGTTTTGCAAATGGTTTGAAAGTAAACCCAGATGCTACAACATATGACCCACATGCAGTCAATTTTTACCCTTCAGCTGATGATGATTATATTAACTCAGCGAAAGAGCTTATCGCTTCTCAAACAGAAGGATTTACTGTTGAATTAAAAGAAGTTATTGATGGTAAATTAACTGGAGAAACTATTAACAAAAAAATTGATGGTTGTGCTACTTGGACTCCGGGCGATAAATTAGTGTTTGATGCACTAAGTGGATTTACTGATGTTGCTTCAACAGCTGATTTTCCTAACCAAATGGCAACTACAATTATTGCAGTTAAAGAATGGTCTGAAACTCACCCTGACATTGTAACTAATATGCTTAAAGCAACTTATACTGCTTCAAACCAAATGAAACAATATGATGAGTGGAGAGTAGCTGGTTCACAAGCAGTAGCTGCAACTTTTGGAATGGAAACACCTGAGTATTGGTATTCAATGTTCCAAGGTCAAAAAGGAGAAAAAGATGGCGTTAAATATAGCATGGGTGGAACAAGATGTCTTACTTATGCTGATGCTATGCAATACTATGGAATTTCTGATGGTGTAAATCGATATAAATCAGTTTATGAGCAAGTTTCCTCATATTTGACTGAGCTTAACCCATTTGGTTTTAACGAATCAGTAAAAGGTGTTACACCTTATAGTGAGGCGGTAAATTTATTCTTCCTTAAAAACATCAATGATATTGAAGTTGGTGTTGCAACTAAAACTGATTATTCAGAAACTAAAACCGATGTGATGGCTAATGGTGAATGGCATATTCAATTTGCCACTGGTAGCGATGTGATTCAAGAATCATCAACATCTGACTTAGAAAGTATTTATAACTTATTGATACAGGCAGAACAAACTAAAGTTAAAATTATTGGTCACACCGATAATACTGGTTCTTCAAGTGTTAATAACACATTGTCTGAGGAAAGAGCTAATTCAGTTGTTAATTACTTGATTAGTCGTGGTATTTCTAAAGATAGAATTCAAGAAGTTGATGGTAAGGGTGATTCAGAACCAATTTCTGATAACAGTACACCTAAAGGTCGTGCTGAAAATCGTAGGGTTCAAATTACTTTACTACAGTAATCAAATAAAAATTATTAACCAAAAAGGTGACAGAATTCTGTCACCTTTTTTTAAACAAAAACAAATGAAAAATTTTATAGGTTTAATTGCGATTTTATTTATCATCACAATAAGTTTTGGTCAGTACGATTCACCAAATTGTCCACATCGTTATGATATAACACCATACGTTGGTGTTGGTCTATCCATCGCAAATTCTGATGACTTTGCGATGAGTTCATATACATCAATCGAAGCCGGAGTAATGTTTGAAAATATGACGGTAGCCGGAGTGTTTGGTCGTAGTAATCTTGACCATATGTTTAATAATGATTCATTCACTAATTATTGGTATGAGGGTAAAATCGCTTATTCTTTTCCACTAGGTTTTGTAGATGGTTATGGTGTCTTTGGATTAGGTAATTATATCGGAAGTAAAACTATTTTTATTGAATATGGTGGTGGTATTTCTAAGGTTTTTAATGACCATTTTGGTGCCAGCATCCAAATTAGTAATTGGGATGGGTCGACTTATTTTTCACCAAGTATTTTTGTCACTTTTTAAAAGTTAAAACATGAAATTATTAAAACCATTTGAGCAAGTAAGTAAGAATAAAAAACTCTTAATTGGATTAGGCTGGTTAGGTTTAATCTTATCAATGTGGATAATTTATTCTATGGGTGAAACCCACATGTTCCCAACACCAAAACAGGTTTGGACTGGCTTTACTGAATTATATGCTGAAGGGTTAGTTGTTCATATTGGTAGTTCTTTATGGCTTTGTGGTTATGCGGTGGTAATATCAATATTTTTATCTTTGATGTTTGTATACCTTTCACCAATACCATTAATGAAACCATTAGGAGAAGCACTATCCAAATTTAGATATTTACCACTAACTGGTATCGCTTTTTACATAACAATGATGATTGATGATGGCCGGAGTATCCAAGTGTGGATATTAGTAATCTTCATGAGTACTTACTTAATAACATCATTACTTGCTATGTTGAAAGATATCAAAGAAGAAGAATTTGACCACGCAAGGGCGTTAGGTTGTAATCGTTGGGAAATTCTTTGGGAAGTTGTCATTAAAGGTAGACTTGATTATGTTATCGAAACTATTAGACAAAATTTAGCTATTGTCTGGATGATGTTGGTAACCGTTGAATCTATTATGGCCGCAGCGGGTGGTTTAGGATTCTTGATTAAAAATTCAGATAAATTTGGTAACCATGGACGAATTATTGCATTGCAATTAGTTATTCTGTGTGTTGGTTTATTTATGGATTGGTCACTTACCAAGATAAGAAAATTATTATTCAGATATTCAAAAATCTAATTATGTCATACGATTTAAGAAATACAATCCTTTATCTCAATAATGTTGAGTTAGGATACGGTGAGGGTAGCGACTATAAAGCAGTTTTAAAAAATATTAATCTTGAAGAAAAAGATGTTTTTAGGGTTGGTCGCACTACTGGTCAAGTAATTGCTATTGTTGGCAGGTCCGGTAGAGGTAAATCTACTTTATTTAAGGCATTAACTGGATTAGTAAAACCGCATAGTGGCCAAGTTTTGATTACAGCTGCAAATGCTAATGATGCTTTAGCTGCTAAAGAAGTTAGTGAAGGTAATGTTGGTTTTGTTGACCAAAAATACACTTTATTTAGACATAAAACAGTTAAGCAAATATTTGCTTATGCTCTTAGAAAGTCTAATAAAACAAAGGCTGAAAAGGAGCAAATTATTAATAAATATTTGGGTGAATGGGGTCTTGAAAAACATAAAGACCAGTATTCTTGTGAACTATCCGGTGGACAAAAACAAAGAACTGCAATTATTGAACAAATTCTTTCTTCTGGACACTTTATGGTTCTAGATGAACCATTTTCTGGTTTGGATGTGGGTAATATTAGAGATGTGAAACGTTCTTTTGAATTAATTCAAAATGACCATGAACTCAATACTATTATTTTTTCAACACACGAATTAAGACTTGCAGTTGAATTGGCTGATAGCATTTACGTTGTTGGATATCCACAAGGTACTACAGAATATTCAACCATTGTAAAACATTTTGATTTAAAAGCAATGGGATTAGCTTGGCAAGAATTTGGTCCAAAGCACTTAGAGCTTATGAATGAAATTGATAACACAATGATGAATTCATAAAGATTGCCGGAGATACCTATACTTACAGGAGGTTCTAGACCAATTGTAAATGAATTGGTGGTATAAACAACCATATATTAGTTGTGTGTGGATTTCTAGAATGAAATATATTACTATGTGGGAAGTAGGTTCGATTCCAACCTCCGGCTCAATAAAAGTCCCCGATTATCGGGGACTTTTTTGTTATTAATGATATTTATAAAATTATGGAGATTTGTGAGGTAAATAACACGATTGATGATGAAGGTAGTAAACAGGAAAAAAATAGCGACCTTAGTTCTGATGGCAGCGATGTTTCTGAACCCGCTCGGCTTCGACATCCTATTTTATATGGTGTTGAAAGCGACTGGGGATTCCTATGCAATTACCACATTTATTTTTTACCTATCATCAGCATTATTATTTGGGGTATATTTCTATTTACTTGATATTAAACCAATTAGTAAGATTAAAAACAAATTTGTAAGCTTAAAAAATCGAATAAAAAAGTAATAGTTTCATTTCCTTTATTTATAGGAATAATATTTGTATATTTATAAAGACAGACTATTATGAATTTTAATTTTGAGAAATACGAAAGAAGAAGGTTCCATGAGAACAGAGAGATTGATAAAAAAATTAAAGCTCTACTTTTATACTATGATTATCAAGTAGAAAAAAAAGAATTATCCTTGTCAGAGCAACTAACATTAATTGATGATTGGATAAATAAATTTGAACAGCACGAACTGTACGAGGTCATCCCAACATTCAAAATTAAACGAGCTCTAATTATAAAATCTATTATTGGTTATAAAAAAAATGAGACTAATGATATGACTTTTTTAGAGATGGCCGGATTAAAAATAAAAAATTTCGTAAAAAACATATTTAATAGAAAATAAAATCATAATTTCGTAATATTAAACACAACAGTATGGATAAAAGTTTTGATGAATTATCAGATGATTTCTTAAATGAAGGAAACAAATCTAATAAAAATAATGATTTTGGTATTCCTTTAAATAAGGATAATATGCCAAATAATATTCCACCATCAATCAAGAATATCATTGATACATTAATGAATTCAAAAAGAATTGATAGTGATTCAGAAGATGATTTGAATCTTGGTGAACCAGATGAAATTGAAACATCAGAGGGTGAAGATGGAAATACCTATGAGAAAAAAACTTGGGAAACTGATTTTGGTTCGATAACTAGAATTTCAATCGGAGGTAATTTACCACCAGACTTCAACTCAGATATGTTGAAAGAGATTTTCCAAAAGGCAATGCATGGTTCTGGTAAACCGGATAACAAAAAAGCTGAATTATCATTGGAAGACCAATTAAAGATAGCTGTTGCTAATGAAGATTATCTAAAAGCTGCTGAACTAAGAGATGAAATCGCAAAAAAATCAGAAAAAAATGATTCACCTGAAAACCCAGCAAATTCAAGCGATACAGATAAAAATTTTTGGGATTCAATATAAATTTTAAAAATAATTTCAAAAAAAGCTTGCTAATTAAAATAACTTTCGTATCTTTGTGATATATTTAAAGTAAACAACAAGAAAACAATTAAGAATTTAAACAAAATGAACTTAACATTTGTAACATATCAACCGAAACAGTATACGCAAGGCGGGAAGCCTAGCAGGTCGGGTATGTTATATCTAATGGGAATTGAGTAAGTAGAATTCTTTAGAAAAATATAACAACCCGATTTAGGTAAAACTGAATCGGGTTTTTTTGTGTCTTTAATTTTCTAAACGAGACCTAAAATAAAGTTTGGATGTTCTTTGACATCGTGGAAAATCTAGGTGTGGGAAAGTTGGTATTCCGCTTGGTTTGGGACCAAGAGACCGCAGGTTCGAACCCTGCCACTTAGACACTGGTACATTAATTATGTACCAAATAAAATGTGCTGTGTTGTAATTAGCAGACGAGGCGTGGGCTTTGGGGTGTGAGTTAAAGTCTCACCAGCACAACTATCGAGTGGTGACAAAATAGGCTACGTGCCCACCTTGGAAGTGGGAGATTGTTGGTTCGAATCCAACTCATTCGACAAAATTAATAACGAGGAGTGACTAAGGTATTAAGCACGGGGGGTCTGGAGCCTTCTGTTAGTCAGTTCGATTCTGACCTCTTCGACAACTTGGATTGTTGTAATATAATGAAGCCGGAGGGAGTAATTACCCTTAAGGTGAATGCCGAGTAGCCGACGTACATAGAACCGTAAGCTTAAGATTGCGGGGATATAATTATCGGGAAAGGATAACATACCTAACGTGGAGTTAGGAGTTGAGGTGGGAGTCCTCGTCCAAGAACATATTATGTGGAAATAGTTTAATCAAAATACCACCCGTTGGGGGTGGAGTTGTCGGCGGAAATCCGGCTTACCACTCTAAATTGCCTTGTGGTGTAATGGTAACTACGCTTGGTTTTGGTCCAAGAGTTGAGGGTTCGAGCCCTTCCAAGGTAACAATAAATTAATACACTGCCCTATGGTGTAACTGGCAACACATCTGATTTTGAATCAGAAGAGTCTAGGTTCGAACCCTAGTGGGGCAACAAAGAATGGTTACAGCAATTGTACAAAACTCAACTTTTAATTGAAAACAACATGCCATTCTGACTTGGGAGTGAACGGGCGGAAGCCGTGTCTGTAAAACACTTGCTAGAGGGTTCGATACCCTCCACTCCCACTAGGTTTTGAACTTTAGTATTTTGAGCATTGACCACGTTAGTCAAGTTAGCTGGGTAAAATACAAATTGGGGTACCGCCAACGTGGGAGAGTTGGGGCGGTCTGTAAAACCGTTGCTTCGGCTGAGTAGGTTCGAATCCTATGTGCCCCACTCAAGCTGTTAGGATTTAAGCTCCGCTGTAGGAGGTAAAAATTCATGATGCCTGTATCGCTTAGTGGACGATAGCACTGGTTTTGTAAACCAGAAGATAATATCTCATCGGGGGTTCGAATCCCTCTACAGGCTCCATAATACGCTGTCTAAGCATAAAAGGTGATGTGCTAGTCTTGTAAACTAGCGAACCCAGTTCGATTCTGGGAGACAGCTCTAAAATTGGAAGGTTGGGAACAGCTGGGCATTGAAGCCCTTATCCTAGGTGCTTTGAGGTTCGATTCCTCTTCTTCCAACAAAATGCAGTAGTCGTATAGTGGCTATTACAGGGCCTTGCCAAGGCTCAGACGGCAGTTCGATTCTGCTCTACTGCTCCGGTGACTTTTATAACTAAATATATTAGAAAATAGGTACAAAAAAGCTTGTTAAATTTAATAACTTTAGTATGTTTGTTGTATATTTAAATCAAATTATAACGAGCCCCTTAAAAATAAAATAAAAATGGGAGAAAACAAAAAAATCCTTATAAGTAGGAAAGAAGAAAATGGTGTTAATATAAGTTTCAAAGTTAAAATACGTAATAGTGAATATACTATGACAACTGATATAATTGCTAGAAATATTATAATTTTTAATTTTGAATATTATACAAAAAATGATGATGGTACATTATCTATCGTGATTCCAAAATCTAGAAAGAATGAAAATGGAATACTAATACCATATTTATCATCTAAATCTAATAATGATTCTACAGATAATATCGATAAATTACCAAAAAATTAAAAGTATACTGGTTTTTGACACCGATTTACCGTTAGGACCGTAGTTAATGATGGTTGAATCTAGCAATAGATAAACGTAACAAACGACTTAGACTACAAAGGTTAACAGAATACAAATGGGGTGTGACGGATGCAGAGAGAGGCATAAATGCAGCTATCGTATAATGGTTATTATATTAGCCTTCCAAGCCTAGGATGTCAGTTCGATTCTGACTAGTTGCTCTCAGCCAGTTGTAGTTCTGGTGAAAATTAAAAACTATGATTGCATCATAGGTGTTACGGTAGCACACTGGCCTTCCAAGTCGGTGGCAAGGGTTCGACTCCCTTATGGTGCACAACATGAGTATGCTCTCGATGAGATGAATCGAGCCACCCACCGAGGGTGTGGCTAACGCAGCTAAGGTTTGAAACACGGGTAATTCACTAAGTACGTATTAGGTGAATTATGAGTAAAGTAAATGGAGAAATCTAGGTTTGATTCCACCCATACTCACAAATGGTTATAACAGATTGGCTGTATTCTATCGTTAAAAATAGAATGGATAATCTTGAATCGGTGTTACGATTCAATTATCTGCTGGGTTCGAATCCCTGAGTAACCACTAATAAAATAATATAAAAAACAAACATTATGAAAACAACTAAATTTATCTGCAAAAAGAAAAAGAAACGTTAAGGCACTCGGCTATTCAAGTTACGAGTGTCAATAGATAAACTATGCACCCGTAGCTCGAAGGTCGAGCAGCTGGCTTTTAACCAGTGGGCGAAGGTTCGATTCCTTCCGGGTGCACAATTGAAAAATTATGCATCTAAAGCTCAAGTGGACGGGCATCTGGCTTTTAACCAGAGGGGTGTGGGTTCGAGGCCCACTAGATGCACTAAACCGCTCGTAGCTGAATTGGAAGCAGTACTGAAAGGGAACAAGCCATCGTCTTTTAAACGATAGGATGTGGGTTCGAATCCCACGGGGCGGACTAAATTTAAGTGTTATGATAATGAATGAAAAACTAGCTCAAGAATTCAGAGAACAAATTCTCACAGAATATGCTGAGCAATTTAGGGGTGTATGGGTTCAATTCTCAAACATAGGTAAATCAAGAAGTAAACTATGTATTACACTTTTTCCAATACGAGGTCCATATAGAATGGTTTTTACTGAAGAATTAGATTCAATCAATTGGACCGATGTTCAAAAAATCATTAATTAATTAGGTAATTATTTTTTTATTTAGTATCTTTACAAAAAAATGTGTTTATGTCTTATGACGATGAGTATTATGACAATTATCAATTTGGTAGCAAAAATCTTAATGCACCAAAAGGTGTTCATATTAAAAACAAAAATGAGGCGAAACTTTGTAGAAAGCTAATGGCCAGTACTGGTTTAACAGAAGCAGAGTTACGTACACATAAAAAGTATCGTAAAATGCTTTCTGAGGAACAAAAGAAAGGTACTAAGGCAAAGCTTCATCCGGTAGATAAAGCAAGACGTAATTGCATGAAAAGCATTACCAAATTACTTAAATTACCAAAAGAACACCCACTAGTGATTAAAGCATATAAAGAAGAATGGGAGAAACGAAAACATTCTATATTCGGACACCGTTCATTTATTTATCATACTGCATCACCTTTTTAAAAAAATATTATGGAAAATTTTATTGACGAAATGATGAAGGATGGTGATAAAATCATCACACGATTCCCACCTGAACCAAATGGTTATTTGCATTTAGGTCACGCCAAATCAATTCACTTGAATTTTGAATTGGCAAAAAAATATAATGGTAAATGTAATCTAAGATTTGATGATACAAATCCAACTACTGAAAATATTGAGTTCGTTAATTCAATTAAAAAAGACTTAGATTGGTTAGGATATAAGCCTGATGGTGTTTACAACACATCTGATTATTTCAGTTTACTTCATACAATTGCATTAACAATGATTGATAATGAACTTGCTTATGTTTGTGACCTAACGCCGGAAGAAATTGCGGTCAATATTGGAACAACAACAAAAGCTGGTATCAATAGCCCTTATCGAGATAGGTCAGTGGATGAAAACCTAGATTTATTCGAAAGAATGACTGATGGTGAATTTGAAGATGGGACCAAAGTTCTTAGAGCTAAAATTGACATGAGTCACCCAAATATGCACATGCGTGACCCAATTATTTATCGTATTAAAAACGTTGAACACCATAACACTGGGAATGATTGGATTGTTTATCCGATGTATGACTTTGCTCATGTATTTTCTGATTATATTGAAGGTATTACACATTCAATATGTACATTAGAATTCGAAGCTCATAGACCATTGTATGAATGGTTCTTAGAAAACATTAGCTTGGATGACATGCCTGAACCAAGACAAATTGAATTTTCAAGGTTGAATTTATCTCATACAATTATGAGTAAACGTAACTTGAAAGAATTGGTAGAAAAAGGTATTGTAACCGGATGGGATGACCCAAGAATGCCAACAATTTCTGGATTGAGACGTAGAGGTGTTCCGGCAGAAGCAATTAGATTATTTTGTGAAAAAATAGGTGTTTCGAAGCGTGAGAACTTGATTGATATGTCATTATTGGATTCATGTACTAGAGATGTTCTAAACAAAACGTCTAATAGACGAATGGTTGTGTTCAATCCACTTAAGGTAACAATCACAAATTGGATTGAACCATTTGATAAGGCAAATAATGATTGGTTACCAGCCGGAGTCAACCCAGAAATGGAAAGCAGAAAAGACCAAGTAAGAATGGTCAATTTTGGTAAAAATCTTTTCATTGAAAGAGAAGACTTTATGGAGAATCCACCAAAAGGATTTTTCAGATTAACCAAAGGAACCGAAGTAAGATTCAAATATGGTTATTACGTCACTTGTAATGAAGTTATAAAGGATAGTGATGGTAATGTTATTGAATTACTTTGTACCTTTGACCCTAATACAAAGGGTGGTTGGTCTGATGATGGTAGAAAGGTTAAAGGAACCATTCATTGGGTGAATGCTGACAATAATATTCCGATTAAGGTTAATCTTTATGATAGATTATTTAGTGTTGAAGAACCTACTGAAGATTTTTTAAATGAGATTAACCCAAATTCAATCATTACTGTTGATGCTATGATGGAAGCAGCCGGAAAACACTTTGGTGATGAGATGTTACAATTTGAAAGAAATGGTTATTACATTGAAGATTCAAAAGGTATCTGGAACAGAACCCTTCCAATGAAGGATGGTTGGAAAATAAGTTAATAAAAATACTGGTATTAAATTTAAATACCATATCTTTGTGTAAATAATAGAAAAGAGAATCTAACGCTGTGTTAATACTCGATATTAATGTAGAGGAAGTTCAAGACATCACTGCTTAAGGTAGGAGATTGTAAGTACGCTGTTAGGGTGGGAATTAAAAAGGAAAAAGGGATTATAGTACTCCCATCAACCCAGAATCCCCGAAATACCCAAAGCAATCGTTATTACTACCGAGGATGCAACACATACAGACCTAGGGGGTGAGCAGCCCTGTGATGAGTCGGGTTGTGGCACCAACTGAAATGTTGGATGAAGTTTAAAGGCTTCATAGTTAAATGTTAGACTAAAACAGAATCTTGGCTAAGCTCATCTATTATTTTATCACCGTTCAAAGCATTGCTGGCGATGCTCTGGTCTCTTAAACCAGAGAACTGGGTTCGATTCCCAGTGGACGGACATGAATATTATTACTGACAAAACAAATCAAATAATTGATAAAACACTTGCATCGTGTATTTCAGTTGAGATGTCTCAGGTGCCGTATGTTAAAGTTTTGGATGATGATTTATTTGAAGAATTAGAGAATATCTTTAATACGGAGAATGATTCTTTAATGATATTATCAAATAAATATGGACCTATTTTTGTCTTGGAGGATAAATATGGTAAACATGTTTTTAGTCATGGAACTTGGACTTTTAGTGTTGATGGGCATAAAATAGTAAAAAGAACTAGTCTTCTACCAGACTCTAACACAAAAAGAAAGGGGTCTAGTGATAAAGTGGTTACTGGTAAGATACTAAAATTAACCGAATTTGACTTTAAAAATAAAAATTTTATTGAAAGGTCAATTAGGGGAAATCGTTTTCATGTTATCTTGGTGCCTGAAACAAAAAAGAATGAATTTTTATCTGAGAATTGTAAATTAAGACAAACTGTTTTAATGGCTTTAGATACACATGGTTTTATAGGATATTATTAAAATGAAAGTATTAATTATAGGTGATGGCCTTCTAGGTTCCGAATTAAAAAAGCTCAATCCAACATGGGGCGTACTTAGTCGCAAACAAAATGATTTAGATATTAATCAATCTGAAGTCTGGTCCAAAACATTAATTGATTATGATGTTGTTGTAAATTGCATAGCGCATACAAATACATATGATATCAATAAGGATAAACACTGGGAAGTCAATTATAAATTTGTTGATGAACTAATCAAATATTGTAACATATATGATGTTAAATTAGTTCAAATATCAACTGATTATGTATATGCGAACTCCGTATCAAATGCTTCTGAAGATTCAGTTCCGGTTCATCATAATTCTTGGTATGCTTATACTAAATTATTAGCTGACGGATTAACCCAATTGAAATCAAAAAACTACTTGTTAATAAGATGTGGTTTTAAACCAACACCATTTCCTTATCCGGTAGCCCCTAGTGTGGTTTTAGGTAACTTTGATTATGTTGATACGATTGCTGAAATGATTTCAACTATGATTCAAAAATCTTATGTTGGATTATATAATGTTGGGACTGAATTAAAGACAATGCATCAGTTAGCGTTAGATACGAATCATAGTGTATTAAAATCTGACCAATTGCCAATTAAAGACATGCCAACAAATGTTAGTATGGACTTAACAAAATTAAATAATTCGCACCTTTAGTATAATGGTATTATACGCCCTTGGTAGGGGTGAGATTCAAGTTCGATTCTTGAATGGTGCTCTTAAATTTCCACGATATTATCTTCCTTGCCCAGAATAAGCTTTTCTGTAGTTTTTAGACCTCTTATGGTTGGAAGTTTTTTTCTTGCTGTGAATACCTTTTCTTTTTTTGATAGTTTCACGTTTTTTTGTGGTTACTGAAGTTTGTTTTGCCATTTTATAACAGTTTTTGTTTATAAGTATTTCAATTGTCTAATAAATCATTACAAAAATTTGTTTTAGTTAAATAATTTACTTATATTTGCCAAATGGATTTTAAAAACAAAAGAATATTGGGTATGATACACCTTTCTGGTGGTGGAGGTGACTCAACCATCCAAAGAGCCCTTAACGAAATTAAGATTTACGAAGAAGAAGGTTTATACGGTTGTATCATAGAAAATTATCATGGAAGTATTGCTGATGTTGAAGCAGTGTTGAAAGCTTTACCATCTGATAGGACCATCCTAATTGGTATCAATATTCTCCCAAATGAATATGCTTTGGCTTTTAACTTAGCCAATACCTATAATGCTGATTTCATTCAATTAGATTTCATATCTGGCCAGTACAAAGCGAATAAGAAAATTGATTTATCGGATTACAACAAACACTTATCTACATTAAAACCAAATATTAAAGTCTTTGGTGGTGTGTGGCCAAAATACTATACACCAGTTGATGGTTCTGATTTAAAATCTGATATCACCGAGGCCATTGCGTTATGTGATGGAATTGTAGTTACTGGTGCCGGAACAGGGAAAGAAACTCCTTTAGATAAAATAAAACAATTCAAAGAATTTATTACTGATGATTCGTTTCCATTAATTATTGGAGCCGGATTAGATGCAAGTAATGTCGTTGAACAATTAACAATTGCTGATGGAGCAATTGTTGGTAGTTGTTTTAAACCATATAAGAGGACTCAAGAGATGGTTAGTCGTGAATTGGTTAAGGAATTCATGTTAGAGGTAAAAAAAGTCGTTGGTGAGAAGAATAGAGAAATCTTCATGAAACTCGTTGACCCAAGTAAACGTTCAGGATTTTTTGATGACACTAAATAATATTGGAATGACACATAAATTAGAAACAACGGCAACAATATCTTGGTTACTAATGGATTTTTGTTGGTCATCAGAGTATATGATTCCGGCTTGGATTTTCAGCTTAATTGCCCTATTCTTTTCGGTTTGGGCTCTCCTTTCTTATGAGGGAAATAAAAAGAGTGAAGAATATGTGTTAGCCGCATCTTGGATGTGGGTGATGATGAATTCAACTTGGTTATGGGGTGATGATTTAAATATTTGGTGGTTCCTTGTATTAGCTAAGATTTATTTTGTTGTTGCTGCAATCCTAATTGTGTTATCATTTAGGGCTGCCAGAAAAGAAGGTACTACTGTTGATTTGAAACGATTAAAAATAAAACAGTGAAAGATAAATTGTTAAACGCCCTATACGAAATATCAAATGAACATGTTCATTTGATATTTCTGTTACGAACTGGTTATAGTAATATGCGTAATAGACTTTTAGCAAATCAACAAAGAGATAATGAAAAAATTCTTTATGAAATAACAATTAAACATCTATTATCTAAATTTTCCAATGAAGAATTAAATCCAACCATTAATGGTTGTGAATCAAATCTTTGTGAAAAAAATTCAATGACAGATGTGTATAAGTTTTATAATCAAGATATGACTATATCTACTACCCATAGAATTGTCTTCACACATCTTTATCCGAATGTATTAGTAAAATTATATAAAAATAATCTTGTCAAATTTAATAACCAATTATATGGTTCACTAATTATTTTAATCATTGAATCCATAGATAAAATAAAAAGTGAAATATCTAATAAAGAAAATCCTCTAGATGTTGAGGATTATTTGACTGAGACGTTATTAAACGAAAACACAAAATATTTGATTAGATTCATTGTTAATTTTACTTATTATATTTCAGCAGTAAATGAAAAGTTTCGTTTAATTAATCATCCTCTAATAAGTAGATATACGAAAAATGTGTTTGATGAACTAATTGATACCCATCATATGGATATTGTGTCAATCAATGTTGATGAAATACTTTTATGCCAAGATGGAGAAGATATTGATGAAGAAATTAAAATAGTTTTAAATAAACTTGAATTACCATATAGGGTTGATAAGTTAAATTACAAGAGATTAAATGAAAAAAAATACAAGAGATTAAATGAAAAAAATTAAAAAGATTTGGTTTACATCAGACACACATTTTGGTCATAGGAATATCATTAGATTTGCTAATAGACCATTTAAGGATGAGAATCACATGGATGAAGAATTAATCCGGCAGTGGAACGCTGTAGTGGATGAAGATGATGATGTCTATCACATAGGAGATGTTTCATTATCCTCTGATAAGAAAACACTCCATATTCTCAATAGATTAAATGGTAACATCCATTTAATAACTGGTAACCACGAAAAATCAGTATTGAAAAATGCGGCATGCCGAGATAGGTTTGTTTGGATTAAAGGTATCCACGAATTATATGTTGATACTGGGGAAGTAAATTTCGAAGTTCCAACTAAGAACAAACAACAAATGATTGTCTTATGTCACTACGGTATGAGGGTTTGGAATAAAAGTCACCATGGGTCATGGATGTTATATGGTCATTCTCACGATTCAATGGAACACGAAGAGTGGGGTCGCAGTATGGATGTGGGCGTTGATTCAGCTTATAGAATCCTAGGTGTGTTCAGACCATTTAGTTTTGATGAAATAAGTAAGATAATGGCTACTAGAAGTCATAATCCGGTTGACCATCATTTAGAAAAAAGAACTGATGGCCAGCAAGAAAAAAAATAAACTCAAGGACCCTATTGAGGAATCTGAGAATTTTTTAGCATTTCTTAAAAAAGCACTAAACAGTGAGCGGTTTAAAGAAGAGGCTAAGAATGACCCTATTCAAATGGTTAAGTATAAAAAAATGCAAAACCAATATGAGAAAGAAAAGTTAAAATTGAAATTCTTAAAGGATAAATAACTATGGTAGTAGAACTTAAAAGGTCCCATTGTGAAAAAATTGTTTTAATTGATGGAAAAGAGACAACACAACCCAAGAAACCATTTCCGACTCTAGATGCTGCAATAGAAGCCGCAAAAAAGATTAATGCTTATCCTAACATCACAGAAAAAGTCGTTGCTTATAAGTGCAAGGTTTGTCACAAATATCATGTTGGCCGGAACGGAAAAATCCTCACATCAAAATATAAAAATAAATTGATTACTGCTATAGAGAATGAGGAAATCAAAAAGAAAATAGCTAAAGTCAAGGCAATCTCATTTAAGATTTTAGGTAAGGTTGATTTATCAAATTTACCGCCGACTAAGAACAGATTTAAAAAAGGCTAACCAATGGTTAGCCTTTTTTTATTTACCATTGTGTAATTCAGATATAAGTCATAATTTTGCAATATGAAGAACCTTATTATTGTAGATATTGATACTGACCGTGTTCCGGTTGTGAAAATTGGTAAAATCGATGCAACAGAGTTACCAAAAGATGAGAACGAAGCTAAAGAAGTTGTCATCAAAGATATTGCTTGTTTGACTGAGGCTATTTGTACGCTAATAAATGCAGCACATAATAGTGGTTATAAATCAGCACAAGATTCTTTAAATGATTGCGTAGTACATTTAGAACGTAGTATCATTCCACCAGATGCGGTAATCCCTTCAACCGAAGAAGAAAAATAAATTATTTATGGCTGAACACACATGTGAGATGTGTCAAAGGGATTTACCGACAACTTCTCACCATTTAATTCCACAACAAATTCATTCTAAGAATTGGTGCAAAAAGATGTTTACCAAGGAAGAGATGAAGAAACGTAGAGCTGATTTATGTAGGGATTGTCATCCTTATTTACACAAGAAATTTACCCATAGAGAATTGGGTGAGACTTATAATACGATTGAAAAAATAATGGCAAATGATGATGTATTCAAATTTGTCACATGGCTTAAAAAGCAAACAAAGAAGGCAAAACGATAAAATGGAAAGAGAGATAATTAAAATTACTGATATTGAAGAATTCGGTGATGTTACTGGATATGGTCCTTGGAAATGGGGTGGTGAAACTTATAAAAAAATTGAAAAAATTACTCACCGTGATTGTGATGGGGAATGTTGGGATACAATTATTCAACGTGAGTCTGATGGTAAGTTTTTTAAAATGGAGGTTTGGGATAATAACAAGAGATATGTTTTAGATGGTGGTGATGGAACAGATGATTACATTGAAGAAGTCTTCCCAAGACAAATTATAAAAATTGTTTACGAATAAATGAAAACATATCAAGGATTTATTGGTCCACTTGAATCACATCAAGTTTTTGTGTTTGGGTCAAATCCAGAAGGTCGCCATGGTGCCGGAGCCGCTAAAATTGCCTTAGAACATTTTGGAGCCAAATATGGTAAGGGTCGTGGATTTTATGGTCAATCATATGCACTTGTAACCAAAAATCTCACACCATTCTATTATGAGGTGGAAACCGAATTAGAGTATGAGCAAGCTGGACCAAGAAGTGTTAGTTTGAGACAAATTCAAGATAATATCATGGAATTGTATGCTTTTGCTTTGAATAATCCAGATAAGGAATTTTTCATTGCTTATTCTGATTTAAATAACAACCTAAACGGCTATACGGCTCAGGAGATGGCTAATGTATTTAATTCATTTGATATTCCAGATAACATTGTTTTTAACGAAGATTTTGCCAAGCTATTTGTTTAAATGAATCTTTGTGATGCGTATAAAATTATAAAGTCAAAACCCATAACACCATGGATGGCTTGGGGTATTATTGAGTGGAATGATGAATATGCCATTTGTGATACTCAGCACATTAAACGCTTTCCCAATAGGAATTATATTTATATAAGGAAGGGTGAGTGTTTTCCAAGGGAACCACTTTACGCCAACTTTATTGACAATAACAAGAAAATTTTTGCGAATATGAATGAAAATAGGTAATGTATTTAAAGCACTTTTAAATGAAGGGGCCAAAGGCCATAAATACGGTTGTGTGATGTTGTTTTTGGATGTACCAAAGACATGGTGGAAAGATGTAACCGAAAGGGTTGAAGAAGAAGATATTTATTCACCAGAAGGTGAAAGAGATTATGGTATTCAACCATATGATGAGGCTCACGTAACAATTTTATATGGTTTACATGATGATATTCCAGATGAAACAATCGAAGAGCTTATTGATAAAATGACAGCACCGGAGCTAACATTAAAGAAAATCAGTATGTTTGATAATAAAGATAAGGGTTTCGATGTCGTTAAGTTTGATGTGGAAGGTGATGATTTGTTTAAAATGAATAAAAAATTCACTAAGTTACCACATACAACTGATTATCCAGAATATCACCCACATGTGACGATTGCTTATGTTAATGCTGGTACTGGTAAGAAATACACGAAGGATTTAACTGAAGAAGAGGCGTTAGTAATCAAACCAAGTAAGATTGTTTATTCTAAGGCTGACGGTACTAAGAAGGAATATAAATTCAAATAATAAATCAATGATAGTTGCTGGTACTGGGCATAGACCAAATAAACTTGGTGGTTATAATAACGATTCTTATCTTAAATTAGTAAAGATTGCGGAGGATTGGATTCATGAGAATAAACCAACTAAGATTATATCCGGTATGGCCCAAGGATGGGACCAAGCTCTAGCTCAAGCAGCTATTAATTTAAGCATACCATTCATTGCTGCAATACCATTCAGAGGTCAAGAAAGTGTTTGGTCATATAAGGGTCAAAAATATTACGATAATTTATTAACTAAAGCTGAAAGTGTTGAGTATATTTGTGATGAGGGTTATGCTCCACAAAAAATGCAAATTAGAAATAAATGGATGGTAGATAAATCCGATGTAGTATTAGCCATGTGGGATGGCACTAATGGTGGTACTTATAATTGCATCAAATACGCCCAATCAAAGGAAAAGAGGATAATCAATCTATTTGAAAGTTTTAATCAATGAAATATTATTGCGATAATATGAGACATTTAGTCTGTGTTCCGTATAGTATTGAGAATCTACACAAAATGGCGGAAGCACTAGGAATCAAAAGATGTTGGTTCCATAAGAATCATTACGATATTCCTAAACTAAGAATTAAAGAAATTCAAGATAAGTGTACCATTGTGAGCCCAAGGGAAATACTTCTGATTATAAAAAATATTTAAAGTTTTATTTGGTAGATTGAAATATTCTATTTATCTTTGTCCATTAATTATAAATCTATAAAAATGGAAGAAGTAAAAAAAGTTAGTAAGTTTAAACAGATAATCCAGATTATCTTTGGGACTAAGACAAAGGAAACTGAAGAAAAATCAGAATCTAAAGAACAACAAGAATCCCAAGGTGTTGTTCACCATGAATCACTTGAAGAAAAATATTTATTTGACTTCAAAAATTATTCAGCCGGATTTTCATCAAATGACCACAGGTCAGATGAGATTGATGATGAAGAAACCAGAAAGGCCAACAAAAAAGCCAGACAAGAAGCTGAAAGCAAAAAATTGGTCGTTAAACCAAAGGATGTTTTGGTTGAATTGGAAACGATACCAACACCATTTAGTTTAAATGGGTTGGATGAGAAGATTTCCATTCTGAAAGACAAAGAAAATCTAATCACACAATACTACGCCAAAAGAGAGGTTTCTGCTTTAATCAAGAGACTTGAAAACCGAAAAAAATATCTTGAAAGCAAAGCATTTTTCGACAATTACCAAAACACAACCGATGAAAAGATAGATAAACTTCTATCCGGTTATAAATTGGTGATGAAAACGTCAGATATTTTCATTCCTGACTTTCCAAATGACGCTATTGAAACAATGACAGCTTACACTCAAAAGTGTGAAGAATTGTTTGGACAAAAGCCTGTTTTCTATGTGATTGCTGAAGAATCTAAATTCAGAAAATCATATGAAAAGCGTGACCCAATTCTTTTGGTTCAATCTCCTTTCGGATTTTTCTGGCAAATATTAGGTGCTTGGGATGAAGAAATGATTCTCCTTGGGGAATTATAATCTAAGCCAATATAATTAATTTTCTCATGGCCCCTTGTCAATTGACAAGGGGCCATGATATTTATTAGTATGGGACTAAGTATTATTTTATTATCATTATTACCTGTTATCGTATATATCTTGATAATATACTCAACCGTTCCATACAATAAAATCAATTTAAGAGTAGCATTTTTATATCTGACTGCTGGTTTTATGTCAATAGGTGTTTTAAAGTGGATTTGGGCATTAGTTCCGGCCACAACATCGTTTGCTGAGTTATTTGCTAATCCAAATACAGACCCATTTAGATTTTTCCATTACTTTTATTTTACTCAAGTTGCTTTTCTAGAAGAAATATCTAAACTTTCAATATTCTTAATGATTGAATTTTATAGAAGAAGAACCTTTAACGTGAAAGACAATCCAATTGCAACCATGTTCTATATGGGTATGGTATCATTGGGATTTGCTGTTGTAGAAAACTTACAATATGGATTAATTTATGGTAGTGATGTATTGTATTGGAGAGCAATTACTGCTGTGTTAGGACATATGGTTTTTGGTTTATTTATGGGATATTGGATTGCGATTGGTAGAATGGGTCCTACATTAGGTAATATGTCTTTATTTGATATGATAATCGATAAAAGAAAAACACTAAGGAATGTGTTATTCACTATAATTGGTTTATTATCTGCTACAATATTACATGGTATTTATAACTTACAATTTCAATTGAATGGTCAAGATGGAATAACCGTAATTTACATCTTATTGATATTTTCTATTTTAGGTGCTTACTGGTGTTTTAAAAATCTAATTACTTTATACCATAAGAAGCAAGAAATTTTAAAAAAATAATTAAAGGGTTCTTTCGAACCCTTTTTCGTTGTGGATAAAAAATTATTTGTGTAATTTTGCTTACCAAATAAATTCATATGACAACAAAAATAGCTGACATTAACATCATTGTTGCAGCATCAAACAATAACTGTATTGGTAAAGACGGAACATTACCTTGGGACTTACCAAGTGATTTAAAGATGTTCAAAGAAGTCACATCTGGCCATATAGTGATAATGGGTAGAAAATCTTGGGAATCAATTCCAGAAAAATACAGACCATTACCAAATAGACTAAATGTCGTTATTACTCGAAACAAAGATTATGTTGCAAAAGGTGCTGAAGTTAGGACTGATTTAGTTGCTGCATTAGAAGAATTTTCTTATCAAGATAAAGACATTTTTATTATTGGTGGTGCTGAAATCTATAAAGAAGGTTTTAAGTATGCTAATAAGTTATATCTTACTAGGGTCATGACTGAAATTAAGGGTGATACATACCTAGAAGGATTAGTCGCATCTGATTGGCATTTAATTAGTTTTGAAGGACCAATAAAAGAAAATGGCTTTGATTACAGATTTGATAAATACATACGAAATTATGAGAAAGTTGAAACTAAATAATGATGATAGATTATTCATGGGTGTTTGTGGCGGAATAGCCAAATCAATGAATGTTGATTCAACATTAGTTCGTGTTGGGTTTATTTTTCTAACCATGATATTCCCAGCCACTCCGATTGTATACATAATGTTGTCAATTTTTATGCCTTATGAATGATGTCGACGATGATGATGAAGTAGGAAAATTTCTCATGTCTGAAGAGTTCCAAAAAAGCTTTCTGGAGCAAGTAAATAAAGATACTTGGGGACATGGATTACCAAAAGCATATCTTGATAAAGATGGAAACTTGATACATCATTGGGAAGATGGCCGGATTGAAATTATAAAAACAAAAGAAGAATTAAAAAACAATAAATGATGAGTAATGGTATTGTTAATATGATTTCATATTGTATGGGTCATCCACTTTATTGGAAATCTAGTGATAACGTTTGGCGACTAGAAAATGGTGAAGAATATACAAGTGAAATTCATCAACAATTGGTGTGTCCTAGATGTGGCTTAACAGCTACCGAGGAAGGTCATGACCCATGTATTGCTAATTTACCTGAAGTAGAATATGCTTGCT